GTCGAAACCTGTCTGCATTTTCTTCTCTATATTGTCGAAGCCTGTCTGCATTTTCTTCTCTCCATTGTCGTGTTCGTTGTCGAATCCTGTCTGCATTTTCTTCTCTATATTGTCGTTGATTTTCTTTAATTCTATCTGCATTTTCTTCTCTCCATTGTCGTGTTTGTTGTCGAATCCTGTCTGCATTTTCTTCTCTATATTGTCGAATCCTGTCTGCATTTTCTTCTCTCCATTGTCGTGATCGTTGTCGAAACCTGTATGCATTTTCTTCTCTATATTGTCGAAGCCTGTCTGCATTTTCTTCTCTATATTGTCGGAGCCTGTCTGCATTTTCTTCTCTCCATTGTCGTTGATTTTCTCGATATCTTTTATATTTTTCTGGTCTACATATCTCACACTGATTTTTTTTGTGTTCACATAGTAACTTATATCCATTCCAGAATCTGATTTTATTATTCAATACATAGAAAGTATTGTCAACACGATCTTTTTTAATTGCTGGTAAAACTTCCATTGTTTAGTTTAGTACATCAAGAGATAAGATAATAAGTAATAATTTCTTTTTTTTTTCAAAGTTAGTGAAAAAAAACGACTAAAAGATTCGCGTATTACCATCATTGAGGTTAAACACAAGTAGTTAGAATGCCAAAAGAGATAGTATTTGATTTAGAAACCACGGGATTAGAATCCTACGATCGGATAACGCAATATACCTTTTTAAATATAGAAACCAATGAATTTATAGCAAGTTATGTAAAACCAGAAATTCCAATTCATCCTCGTGCAGTTGAAGTCACGGGAATCACAGATATGGATCTAAAAGATAAAAAAACCTTTCATCATCATATTCAAACAATTCTTGATTTTATTACAGATACAAACGATACAGAACCTACTTATCTAATTGCACATAATGGAGACAAATTTGACCGTCAAATCCTAGCTCAAGAGTTTCAACGGTGCGGATCAGCTTTTCCTATTTTTCAACATTTTCGTTTTATTGATACTGTAAAGCTATCAAGAAAACTATTACATGAATTAGAGTCACACAAATTAGACTCGTTACGAAAGTACTGTAACTTGTCATCCGATAATGCACATTCTGCTGCGAAAGACGTGTTCGATTTAGCTATTGTATATAATGAATTCAAAAAAAATAACACAGTTGAAGAACTATATGATATATCGTTTCATCACTTTCCATTTGGAAAACATCGTGGTAAAGATTTTAGAGAGATTCCGGAAGAATATATCAAAAACTTTATACTTAAAAAAGAAATTTATAATACAGATCCTACGGTCTTATCATTATGTTTACGTTATTACCCGGAATGTCTGGTTTAAGCCTTACCTCGAAATAAACTGGCTATTCCTCTCGTAGCGTCAGTTGCTGCTTCGGCAGTTCCCATTGCGCTGCACATATAAGGATGACTTTTTATAAATCTATAATAAAAAACACTCCCTACAATGAAGCATGGTCCGAGTAGTAAAAGAAAAAATAGGAACCCAACTTGGCGGGGGAGCCAACTCCTACGGATGTAACGATCAACATAATAGCTTTATATTCAGCATAACCACAACTTACTTATTTTTCTGAACGTACCCATTTTAAAATTGTATTTCTTTATAATCTGTATCTTTTTTTTTTACATTTTTTTTTTATTCACATCTTCGAACAATGGAATACGGTATTGCATGTCATCGTCAGAAGAGTAATCAATAGGATATAAAACTAGACGGGGTTGTCTTCGACTTCGATGGATTATCTTAGTACATGACATTAATTTAATCAAAAAATCATAAACCCATCTAAAAAAAGAATTCATTTTTCTAAAAAAAATATAATATTTTAATTATTAAAAGTATTAAAAAATTTTATGACAAAAAATAGTAAGACTCCCGATGTTGAAATTATCACTAGTGAAAGTGAATCACCTGATGATTTAGAACTTGATGGATCCTACTTTGAAAAACTTATCTATTTTATAAAAGTAAAATTGTTATCAATAATATCTATTATATTAGTGACAAATAGTATAAAATCAGATGATACAAAAACAAAAATGGACTTATCTATTAAATATATAATTACATCGTTATTGATTATATCAGTAATACTATTGATATCAGGGTTTTTTGAATTTATACATACGATAAACCAATACAAAAGCAAACATAAAAAAGAATTCAATTGGATGGATTGGGTAATTTCATTTTTAGTTGGATTTATGTATATGATTACGTGTGGAATTGTCTTTTTATATATTCGATATCAATACACAAAGTTGAAGTAATTTACAAGTTAATTTTTATATTACATATTCGACTAAATGTAATATAAATCTAATTTTGTTTATTTAGCTTGACGGAGCAAAGACCCTAAAGTTCATTGTTGAGTTTGGGTTATAGTTTAGATTTAAAGAGAAATTTGAATCGTTTGACTCTATAGTATAAATATAATTATTTGTAACGATTTCTTCTGAATCTGTAGTACTACTATTTCCCATTCTCGGGTCATACACAGATCCTGCACCAGACAATTTCGTAGAAGTTATTTCACATACTGACAGTTTTTTAATATCATTACTGGACAAAATTCCAAATTGTACGTAAGAAATTTCTTGATCCATTTTTTGTTTGTTCTGTCTTTTTAACCTTTTTTTATTTTTTTATTTAGTTTCATTTAAATGCGCATTTCATCTTTTTTTTTTATCGTTTTTCCACTAGGTCTTGGTTTCTAGAGGGTTGACATATGGTTATTAATCGAAGTATTTTCAGAATCTGTGACTAATCAAACTCACAAGTGCAGAAAAAGTAGTTACAGTAGAAGAATTGCGATGTGGAATGCCTGACATTTTTTTTATTCTTATATATATAAAATATAAATTTAAATAAAAAAAAATGTTGAACTATGTCACACACAGTGTATTGTTTCCGTTAACATTACCAATGTATACACATAAATTATACAAGATTACTATTTTACTTTTGTGGTTCTATACTTTAAATATATTACTGCTAGGTACCTTCATACCAGAAGATATCGAAAATTACGATAACATATATAAATATCGTGTTGCGTGTGGATTCATTCCGTTTATACTATCAAGTGCTGTAATAATTGACGCTATTTATACAAGACGATATAGATCATTTAATAAACCTATCAGTTGGTTTTGGAAGTTGATATTCATAATAATTTTAGGTTTTGTATATTTTATCACAAATCAATCAAAAACAGCTGTTTCAATGAATGTTTATGTGTATAGAGTATCTTTCATTGCGTTATCAGGACTATTAGTACTATACCTCATAAAAAATTTTATGTATATGTCTGGATCAAACAATATCATTCCTAAAAATAATACTTTTATGAAAATATCGAGAAGAGTGCAACTAATGTTAATTATATTTTTCAGTGGAATACTAACGATACAGGTTTTACGAATAACATCCGACAAATCTATTTCATTTACAAATTTAATAGATATATTATGTTTACTTACGTTTTTCTTCTTTTTCAATTTCCAACTCTATAAACTAATTGGCTCTAATAATGTGATGTTATTTCCATTGATATATAAATCCAATAATTCTTTTATATTTAATTAGTATGGTGATAATTCCATGATAACGATCTCTTTTCCAGCATGATTTTTGAAGAGTTGGATCTTGTAATGACTGGTTCAGTAAAAGAATCACCATCGCTATCTGAATGTTATCTTTTTGTTTTCCTTTCCAAGACGATTTGTGAATAAAAACATATCAAACATTCAACTATGTCTTACATTTTTTCATAATATTTTTACTGAAAAAGATTTTTAGTTATTTATTCAATGTAAATTCATCTAACATCCTGAAGTCCACTTCAAAATATTCATGAGAGATTTGATTGTCGACTACAAAATGTAAATATTTTTTAGAGTTCTTTAAATCTCTATACTTTTGACTGATTATATAGTCTCTATATTTGGTTAACCAACAACGGATCATATTTGATTTCGATCAATATACCTAAATTAAAAGATTTAAAGTGTTAAATTGGATTTTTGAATATTATAAATGTTTAAATAATTTATAATTATGTTCAACCTATCGTCTTTATTTTTATGTTCAAGCCACTCAACTTCAACAAGCCAGGATCCAACGTTTTGTATCGCATGCCCCGCCGCCAGCATGAGCCAATGTATCGTTCGCTCCGCCATCAGGATCCAATTGTCTATACGCGACTGCATTAAAGGACAGATGTCTATTCTTATTGATTTCCATTTTCAGGAATGTTCATATTATTAGCGACAGAACCAATCATTCCTGTTATAGATTCCATCATATTAGAGATATCTAAATTGTTGTTGTTCTCAAGATTTGCCCCAACAGAGTTAACAATATTATTCATAAAATCGGACTGAAGTAGATTCCCTAGTAAAGCCATTGGATTTTCCTCATTACTATTAGATATAGTATCATTTACTTGACGAAAAATTGTTTCGAATATATTTGGTTCTGTTGAAGATGTTGAAGGTGTCGTCGCTTTCTTAATAATATCCAGTACACGTTCCTCTTCTGGACATAACAATGCTACTAATACCATCATATGCTCTAAAATAACCTTCTTGTCATCATCTGTCGATATATCGACAATTGATTTTAAATTAATGTATACTTTCTCTGAGTATTGAATATTTGAATCATCTAATTTTGTCAAGTCCTTTTCTAAAATAGAGTCGATATTCTTTTGAAAGTACTCTCTGAATATTGAGATGTGATTATTAATCTGCTCTTTGTGGACAATCCGCGTGTTTTCTATAAGCACTTGATACAATTCAACTTCATGAAATTTTCCTGTATTCGCATATTTTTCAGCTAAACAAAATATGAAATCACTTATTGCACTAAAGATAGACATATTAGTTCGTTGGTTTTCTTTTGTTGTTTTTATCGATGTCGATTGTAATTGCGAAGCCTCGTCGCTAGTTTTTTTATTATCATTTAATGTAATCTCTTCAATTTTCTGTTCAATGTCTTCCATTATCTTTTTGTTGTTATCTGGTTTTATTTTATTTGAAGACTACAATTCTTTATATTCTTTTTTTTTTTGTTTAAAACATTGTTTTTGCATTATGATTTATCCTATTATAGTGGAATTTCCACGCATCATTAGATCCAAACGTCCAATCTAAATTATCCATCATCGGCGCTTTATACCAAAATACACAGTCTTCTATTGAATTACTACTTCCTGTGTTGTTGATGTAAAGCGCAGTATAATCTTCGGTTAATGCATCCATTAATTCACAAAATACTTGAAAATTCGGTATACATGACGGGCAATAATTATCGTACAATGACTTTCTGTTTCTGATATTGTTATCTTTCAATATAAAAATTCCGTCAGTGTTACTTCGCACGACTGGCTTTACGTCCATACAGTACTGTAAACTAAGGATGTATAGCATTTTCCAGTGACGTCCATTTTTGTAAATGCTTTGCATTAACGGTTTATTAAAAATACGTATGTCATCTGTACAATCATCTAATATCAAAAAGCTCCATGGATTGGGGCAGTATTCGCGTGCTATCTTTTGCCTCTTTATAAACGATTCAATCAATTTTTCATTATATTTTGAATGTATAAAAATGCTCGGGCAGAACTTCCCAAAGTGGCCGTTACTGTCTTCAGTCCCTGATATAATTAGAGCGTTTGGTATTAAATGACGCTTCTCGTATAATATTCTTGTAATAATAGTACTCTTCCCTGTACCTGGTTTCCCTATAATCGCTAATTTGAATCCAGAGTTTCCGTTTAAATTTTTCTCATTTGGAGATATCATTGATATATCTAATTCTTTGATTTTAAATTGTTTTCGTTTCGACATTTCTTTTTATATTTAAAAGCAGTATAGAATATCTTTTTAAATCCATAAAAAAAAAAAATAAAATTTTTTTATATTTTACAAGAAATTAATATTATTATAATGAAAATAGAATTTATTGTAAATAAAATTAAAAAACACCAACAGTTTTATAAACTGTTAAGTGATATGTATAATGTACTTTTCGAAAAGATTCATGATACTGATGATGGTACTATAACAGTAGAAACTCGATTATCAATTGATGTAACAACAACAAATCGATTTATTTGGAGATTGATAACGAAGTTAACAAATATTCATTTGTTCGAAATCAATATTCATCTTGTCTTCATTCCTCGTCTAAATAGAATATCCTATAAATTCTTCACAAAAGATGAAGAAATATCATTTAAAGGTACGATATTGTTGTCTCATTCGGGTGAGATAGTAGATAACAATATCTTTGTTCAACATATTAAACCTCGTTATAAGTGTCTCACATGCAAAATAGAAACTAATATTGTAACACAAATGAATAAAGATATAAGTCGTATATTCGAAAAACTAACATAGTTCTTCTTCTTATCTAAACTTTCTTGAGCGATTTATCCCTCTATATATAGATTTACCCTGTACATAGTCTGCTAGTTGAGTCTGTGATGCTGTAAAAGGATCACCCCTGAATTTTTTCAAACTTATGTTTTTGGGTGATCTATCACTAGCTTGAATGTAATCTCCATATTGTCCTGCTTTCAATTTCCAGTTGGGATGATTTGAAAATACTTCATCATACTTTCTTCTGGAAATCAATTTTGATTTATCAAAATCTTTTATCTTTGTCTGGTCTTGCTTTGCTATATCTGGGGTGTCTTCTAATTCAATCTTTACCAGACTGTCATGATGTTTGTGAAAATTTTTGTAATATAAAGTATTTCCAAATAATAATAATTTGTAGGCAACAAAAAATTCGTCGCTTATGTGAATTACTCTTTGTTTTATGATTTTGTTATCTCCAATGGTATCAATTGATATATAGTCATGATTGTTAGTACTATTATGCTTTACTACTAGCATCTGATTTTTTTTATAAGTCATACAGCTTCTTATCCTGTAATTTTTAGGATAATAAATTCTATCAGTTTTATAATTTATCAAATTAATTCTTATTATACCATTAAACATTAGATTACCAAAATACTTATCGTCAGGGTTTAGAATACTATTAGAGTATAGATATAAATATTTTCCATCTATATCTCCCATGATTGGATTACTCTCTTTCATCTCAATTAATCTCTTTTCTGCATTAGTTACAATAGATTTAAAGTCGATTAAATCTTTTTCTTTTAATGTTTCGGCTGATAATCTTATCAGTTTCAAATGATATGGAATTAATATTTCTTTTTTATATGGATTGTAGAATATATCTTTTTTATCTCCCATACCAATACTCGACGCGTAAATATCATACGGAATAGTAGTTGTTCCTGATACAACAAGCTTTCTTTTATATGACAAATCATATACGCTAAAGCCCTCATCACTATTACTCACTATGGCAAGTAAATTAGGCTCTTCAAGATACACGACTTTTAAAATTTCTCCATTTTTATCGAATTGTTCTCTTCTATACCTTAATACATCAACTTCTTTTTTTGACCTAGTCTCATATATACTTATTTGATGACTTGCAACAAGTACAATATATTTACTATTCTTTGTTACAATTATTTGACTAAGATGCTGATGTATTGGTAAAACGATTTGACGAGCATGTAATGGAGGGCGTCCTTCAATCTTAAAATCAACACTAAATAACTTTTTTACATTATTTGTTTCTACATTAAATAAGTATAGAGTCTTATAATCAGTAGAGTATATAATGTGTTTATCGTCAAATTTGGTAGCTGCACGTATGCCTGCTTTGAACATTATGTTCACAGAAGATAATAGATTATCTGTTTGTTGTTTCGAGAATTGTTGTGTATCTTCTTGCTTCTGTCCTAACTTCTGCGCACTAGGTACTACCTTTTCTTGCTTCTGTCCTTTCTGGACTGACTTCTGCGCACTAGGTACTACATTTTCTTGCTTCTGTCCTTTCTGGACTGACTTCTGCGCATTTTGCTTCTGTTCGGTAGCTTTGCGCTTGATATTTGCTTGCATTTCTTGATTTTTCTTTCTGAGTTCTTGATATTTCTTATTAAGATCGTCTAATTCCTTAGTCAATTGTTGATATTGTTGAATCTGTTGCGATTTCATTCTATTTATTTTTTATATTTAGAATTTTTTTTTAAATTTTTTGAATGTCTAATGTAGATGTGTCTATCAAAACAAATGTCGGGTATTTAGAAAAGTATTTTTTTGTTAACATAGTAGTAATGCTTGGATTTTTTCCATTTCTTTTGTAGAAAACACTATCAGGTTGTAAGAAAATCTCATCAATCACTATCCCTATCGACTTTTCAGTCGTTTTATCATCTATGTAACTTTGGATTATGTCTGCTATTAAGTATTCTAAGTGACAAAATTCATCATAAGATATATAATTAGAAAATCGATGAGAAGAAAACAAACTATATTTATACTGATCTATGTGTTCTTGCGGTCTATTTATTCTATTGTATTTACTTGTAACAACCGTTTTGTATAATTTTGGTATATCTACTGTGACTAGGTTATCTAATTGTGGTTCAAACTTATGACTTGATCGAAAATGAATCCATAAACGATCATCTTTTTGCTTATCCTCTAAAATCTGAATATCCTTTAAGGGAGTCAAGATCTCGCTAACACACACGACATTTTCAAAAATATGATGATGTAAAACGGGGGTATTCATTGGCAACAATGATAGTACTTTAAACAAAAACGAATATATTTTCATACTATTTGCTTGTGTGAGATAAAAAAAAAAATATTTTTTTATCTTGTTTCGGTGAAACAAAAACATTAAATAATTAACTAATTATTAATTTAAAAAAATCTATTAACGGGGGAGAAGCTTCCCTCTTCCTTCGTACCAAGGCAGGCTTGAATCGAGTCGATTCAACGAAAAGCTTCCCTCTTCCTTCGTACCAAGGCAGGCTTGAATCGAGTCGATTCAACGAAAAGCTTCCCTCTTCCTTCGTACCAAGGCAGGCTTGAATCGAGTCGATTCAACGAAAAGCTTCCCTCTTCCTTCGTACCAAGGCAGGCTTGAATCGAGTCGATTCAACGAAAAGCTTCCCTCTTCCTTCGTACCAAGGCAGGCTTGAATCGAGTCGATTCAACGAAAAGCTTCCCTCTTCCTTCGTACCAAGGCAGGCTTGAATCGAGTCGATTCAACGAAAAGCTTCCCTCTTCCTTCGTACCAAGGCAGGCTTGAATCGAGTCGATTCAACGAAAAGCTTCCCTCTTCCTTCGTACCAAGGCAGGCCAGGGAGACCATGCAGATTAGGGATGATTGAAATTAAAAAAAAAAATAATAAGAATTATAAATGACAAATTGTTCAAACACTGCACGGATAATATATTCTACGAAAGATATTCTAACAGCTTATCCAACTGTTGTAACGAATTTATACTCGATTTTAGACATCAAGGTACCATGTGAATCATCCACTTCATGTCCTTGTTCAACTTTCTTGTTCGAGCTGAACTTTTTATATTATTTATATACTTTAAATAAATGTTTACTTAACAATGGCTCAATAAGCAAGTCTAATTTTACAAATATAGACCAACAAATAATGTTTACAATTGAGACTCCTGGGAATTTGCAAAACTCAACAGTTAAAGAAAGTCAAGATCAAACTTCAAAGGTAACAACAATGAATATAAATGACCCAAACAACCAAAATCAATTAGGTGGATTTTATTATTCGATATATCAGAATTTACAAAATGCATTTAAATCAGAAGGTATTAAAATAAATACATCATTAGTTGGTAATACAACTATTTCGAAGGAAACGTTCATCACATCCTTTCAAGAAGCCGTTGGAAACATGATGATTACTAATCAAATTTTAAATATTACAATAAAAAATACCATATTCAAATCATTGACGGCAAACTTAAATCAGTCAACTACTATAAACCTTTTATCAGAACAACTTGCCAACAATACACTCTCTAACTTTTTTAATAAACAACTCACTGTAAATATTCCAAAATCGTGTCAACAAGAACCTAAGTCCAAAACATCAAAAACAACAAAGACATCGAAAACGACAACCACTGCACAATCCAGTTCTGATGATAAGGATCACCACGTAAATCTAATAAAAGTATCAATCATCATTGCAATGCTCGTTGTTATTGGAATCATAATCGAAATTTTTATTCATAAAAAACGTCACATGTACACCCACCCACTCTTAAATCGTATTAGTCCCTTTTAAATCGTTTAAGGCGTAATCGTCTAATATCCTCAATGGATAAAGATGAAGACGACGACGATCCTAATCGAATTCCTCTGTACGTAGCATTTACATCGTTCTCTTTCATTAAGAATCGTTCTTTCTTTTCTTTTTCTCTTTCTTCTTGAAGGCGTTTCTGTTCTTTTTTTTCCTCTTGTAATTTTTCATACCTTTCCACTGCAAACCGATCGTATATATCGGTGTTCACATCTTGGTCAATTAATAAAAAGCAATTCTGATTACCACTCTGGTTATAGTCTGCGAAGTTTATTTCTTCTGTATCAGGTTCAATCTCATTTACTTTCAAGAAGAAAACGGTGTCTTGGTATTCAATATGAAATAGTTGATCTCTCGATAATATCAAATATTGTGAAAGTTCCGCTTGTAGAACATTTACATAATCTGGAATAGAAAAAAATGATTCAGTTTGAGGCTCTAGTTTCAAATACTTACATGGCATTATCTTTTCTATATAATGCACGTTTACTACAAGATCCTGTTCTATTCCTAAACTTGATGCCATAATATATGGTACTTCGATTGTTTGTTCCGAAGCTGTGAATTGGAGGCAGCCTGAGTAGAAAGTAATTGATGTTAATGAGATTATTTTGAAAAAACATGGAAGGTTTTTATTCTGTTCAATCAATGAATGAAGAATAGATTCAGGTAATATTACATTATTTCCTTTGTTTAACATGGGATCGTAGGAAATTCGAACTGTCAATGAATGTTCCATTTGTATTTTATTGTAAACCCCTGTGTTTTTTTTTAAATAATCATAATATATAGATAATAAACAAAAAATATTTATGAATATGTCACCTATTTTACAATTACATCGTTCTCAATCCTCGAAAATTGAAGAAAGTATCGATGAGATTTCTGATATTGTCGAAAATAATGTAATAAAGAAAAGTCCAGACAGCGACTTCTTAGGGATTTTTTTGGAATTAGTCATGTCTATAGTGAATTTAGTAGAAGAGTGGTTCAAATGCAGTGATGGATCTACAAAGAAATTGATAGTAATAGAAATCGGAGAGAAAATTGTAGAAAAATATTTCGAAGAATATCTTCCATATTATCAAGACAACATAGATTCTATTATAGATAAGACTGTGGAAAGTTATAAAATCTTCATGTCATTACAAGTAATTAAAAATAATTGTTGTATCCCGTTTTGTGGGTAAATTTTACTTTCATTAATAATTTTATGTCATAATGTTCACACACTATGAGATAAAATTGTATTTCGTTTTACGACAGGTATACATCTGTTTTTCTTTTTTCACCACCGGTATACTTCTGTTTTTCTTTTTTCACCACCGGTATACTTTTTGATTGTTCCATAATTATTATTTTTTTTCTGTCCTGAAAAACTTAATGCGCTGGCGAAGGTATCATTCTTTTCAGCTTGTTGTTAACAAATCTAAGGACAATAACGAATCCAAGGATAATTGGTGATAAATCTTACATCACATGCATCTTGATCCGGAACTACATGATCATAATCAATTTCCCTGATTTCGTAGTTAAGATGTGCCAAAATACTACGAATAAAAATTTCTTCTAATTGAAATGTATGATGGGAACATACAAAAACTGTTCCTCTATTAGCCTCGTCATCATCATAATTAGCATGTGTATGATAACCAAATTTATGTAAATTATTTTCAGTTAGTTGGAGGATTCTATTATCGGTTTGTTGTTGTAACATATTATCGGTTCGTTGTTGTAACATATTATTTATTCTCACCAATGCATTCAACCCCATTAATATATCACCTTCAGGAATGATCTGACTATTATTGTCAAATATTTCTTGAATAATTCGAATTTCATTTGATACCATTGTTTTGTTTACGCTGTATACTTTTATGTTTGTTGTTTTACATATTTTATATTATAAAGTTTTACATATTTTATATTATAAAGTTTATAAATCAAAACGATAGAAATATTAGAAAACTCCTCTCATAAACATCGTAAAAAAAGAGAGAAACCCCTCATTAGTTCCTTTAAAGGAAGATATGGGAAAAAGAGATGAATTTCCCTAAGAGAACCTGACGCCCAAAGAAGAATGAGGTTGTGATCTGGTGACTCATAAGGACGCCTTGTTGAAGGTCTCTATCTCTTTTTTTATCAGGCCACCAATCTTTACTTCAACAGCCCTCTAGTTGAGCTTGACCAAATATAGAGAAAGAATAAAGGGAGAGAGAGAAGCTCTCATAAGGACGCCTTGTTGACGGTTTTTTTCTCAGGACTACCACCCTCTGTCACTCTCTCTTGTCCACTACGATGATTTCTTCAAGTTCGCATCACCCCTTAAGAAGAACGGGTTTCCTTCTCTCTCTTTTCTAAAGAAGAGTGCTTCCTCCTACCAGAGCACAAACCCGTTCTTCTTTAGCACAACCCCGTTCTATCTGTATAGCCTTTTTACTTCCTTTTAGCGTAGTTGACTGTCGCCCTATAGTGGACCAAAGAGAGAGGATAGAGAGACATAGAGAGAGAGACAGAAGAGACAAGAGAGATATAGATAGAGAGATAGAGAGAGAAAGAGAAAGAATGAGGAACTATTGCCCTTTTACTTCCTTGGTTGACCTGACACCCTATACTTGAAAGATAGAGAGAAGACAGGAGATGAGACAGAAGAGGAGAGAAGCGATAGAAAAGAGAGGCGATATAGATCGAAACGGTTTCACTTGTATTTTCAGATGAGACAGAGGATATATAGACAGGAGAGAGAATAAATGAGAGAAAACGGTTTGTAAACGAGCTCATGGATGTAGATACTGTGATTTATCTATCTTTACCTATGAATATTAGAGAAGACGACGGTATAATAAAGAAGGTAATTTCAGAACATCCTAATTTATTGAACTATGGTACCACAAAGCATTCGAAATAATTACAAGGAACTTGCGATGGACTCAAAAAAGCAATTGGAGCTTGATGGAAATTATTCAAAGTTGGATAATTTGCGATTTGGGAAAATTTAAATTAAGTTTTAACAACTCAATTTAGAAAAAAAAACAAACACTTATTAAAGAAAAATTTAGATGATTACAAAAAAAAATATATAGAAAAAAGAAAAAAAGTTTAATAAACAAAGAACATGTCCTATAAAACTACAACAAATACCAATACTGGATCGATTTCTGGTACAAATGGATCACAAACAAACGAAACAAACAAACCTTTAAAGTTCATGAATATTAATAACGTTGTACTTTTGTCTATTCCCCAAACAACAAACATTTCAAGTAATACCCCTATTTATTTAAATGTTTCTATGAATAGCAGCGATATAAATTCGTTTCTATCGTCACTTAGTAAACAGAAGTGGGATTACTTTCCATTGAAGGGGAAAAGTAAAGGGGTGATTAATTACCAAAGAAAAAATCAATCAGAACAGAATACTCTTCATGTTACATACACAAATGAAACAGATATGGATAAGTACATAATGGTTGATAATGATTATATAAAATTAATTAAGGTTACTGAGACAAATTTAGTAAACAAAAGTTTAAGTATTATTCTTATTATATCTATCATTTGCTTTTTTGTTTTTATAGTACTTGTGTTGGGTAGAAATAATTCGTACGGATCACCGATGTTAATAGGTTCTCCATTCTCACCATTTTCACCATTTTTACCTGGATACGGGGCTTACTAGGTATAAATATACCCAAAGTTGGCAACGGCCTGGACATAAACACCGTTAGATTTTTATTAAACATTTTGTACTTTTTAACCTTTTTTAACGTTAGATTAATTTTATACAGGTTCAAAATGTTTAATGTCTATAACCGGTGTCTAACTCCACCGGTGGAGGGAAATACATTCTTTGTTCTTAAGTACATAAATACTTTAACATGATATTCCTTGCTCCATTTGTATCTCGATCTATTTTGATTCCACACTGATAACATTCAAAGACATCATAATTCTTCAATGCTTCTAACTTTCCACATCGACCACACGTCTTCGACGTGTATTCCTCTGTACAGATATGAAGTTTACAATACCGTTGAAGGCATTTCTCTTTGAGTCTTTCTTTGAATTTATAATGTTGGAGCTCTAATAAATTTCGATTCGCTTGACGTCTTTTACTATTCTTCGTCATTTTTTGGCTTTCAAAAGTCGGAAGAATAATAGTCTTATAGTTGTCTGTTAAATAAGAAGCTGTCTTAAAATGAAGCTCGTTGATTAAATTACTTTGTCGTCGGTACAATCTTTTTCTATTGCGAGTATATCTCGATTGTGTTATTTTTTTTTTGATCGGAGAGATTGTAATAAATCTAGTTTTTGTTGTAATCTTTTCAATACAAGAGGATCGTCCCCCTTATCTCCGCTCGCCAAAAAAAAAAAAATGAAATTTTTAAGCTATCCTATTTCTAGTGTGAGAATCACTTAAATTATTAAGTTGATCATAAAGAGTAAGAAAAAAATCACTGAAATCCAATTCTATTCCAGCTTGTAGTGAATTGACGTTTGATTATTTTGAAATATATTCATATAATTTCAAGGTACACCCCTACGTCCCCCTTATTCCCGCTCGCCAAAAAAAAAATGAAATTTTTCCTCTAGCCAATTTCTAGTGTGAAATTACTGTAAGTTATTGAGTTGATCATAAAGAGTAAGAAAAAAATTCACTGAAATCCAATTCTATTCTAGCTTGAAGTGATCTGAGATTGAATATTGTTGATATAATTTCAATGCAACCCTGTGTTACTTGAACAGTCCTTTCATAAATACTCTCATAAATAGGAATTCAGGGCAGTTTGAACCCTTGGCATCTGTTTTGAAATCGTCTGACCAATGACACATCCCATATTTGTTATTATCATTATCTAATTTTAATGGTCGACTATCTTTTGTTTGTTGATCAGTATTTTCCATTTGTATTTTTATATGTGTATTTATATATATTTAAATAATAGTAAAATTTAAATATAGTTTTTGTACAATGGGATGTTTACTAAGTAAAACATGTTCTCAAGATTCGATTTCGATTTCAATCACGTCTAGTTCTGATGATTCATCAGTTTCACATGAAAACCATACTATATATAGAACTCCTATAGATAGGTACATTTGTAAAGCATCAACCCCTCCACCCGTAAAAAGAAAGACTAAAAGAAATAGATCAGAAAGTATTTAAGATAAAGATAAATGTAGTTTAAAATTAAGATTCAGAAAGTGTCGGTTGGACGATCTCATGATGTGGTTGATGTCTTTTCCAATTCATATATTTAATCTGTCGGATAATAGAACGCACACCAGACATAAGATCTTCATCATTTTCACCAAAGAGAATGATCTTATTCTCAGAGTACCAAATATATAATAAATTGTGTTGTGTAGTAATTTTGATAAAATGCTTGCCTTTGTCACCAATAAGAATTCCAATGTTTTCATGAATATAATCACTAATAGTAATTGACCGACTTTTCAAATTTGGAAAGTCTTTGATCGATGGCGGGTTATAAATGCCAGGGCAACTGTCTTGAGTCCAAATCATTTTGTTTCGTACTAATAATTTTAAATTAACACAATATTAAATAAAATTCCAATCTCATTTTTTTTTTGTTGTATCTCCATGAAAGACAAGAGCTGGTGGTAGCTTTAATGGATCATCAAGTGAATAATTAGAAGGTTGTAAGAATTTTGTGTTTAGTTTTACAGGCATAAATGATATAATTGCATTTAAAATGGCAGTGCCATTCGGGCCTTTTTTTTTTTCATGAACTTTTACTCGTAAACGTAACTTCGATTTTATACAAAAAGGAGGTACACCTAAATTTAAGACGTCACCATGTTCGAGGTGATAAAGGCCAAAATCTGATATTTGAATGTAGTGACAATTTTTGGCACTATAAAGCTGAGAAATAATGTTAGAGGGTATATTTTTTGTAAAGTACTGATCATCCAAATTCGGATTTGTTTTTTTCAGATTCACCCATTCGTCATACATAATATTGCTAAATTGAAAGGGAGGAATATCTCCTCGAAAGATCTCGTCGTTAGAAATATTATTAGTAATGAAGTCATTAAAAATAGAAATACATGATGGAGGTAACCGAGATTTTTGACTAACCTTCCATTTTTTGTTTGATTGGTCATATTGTAGTGTACATTGAACCCAATCAGGCGCTTTTCTTTTCTTAATCTCGATGGATATATCACGTATGTCGTGATAATTACATTTAAGATCATTATCTGTTTTACCGATTTCGGATTCTGTTTGAATATTGAACCGATTTCCATTCAGAGTAGTCTTGTTTAATATATTCAGAATTTCGATTTCATACTGTCTACCAGAATTATGACTGTTTCGACCTTTTTTTCCAATAAAGAATTGATTCCAGTTGTTTTCTAATTGAGAATACTTTTGTTTCAGTATCAAAAATTCGTTTTCCAATGACAAATAGTCGTTTTTCAAACGAGAGTTTTCATCGTGTAATAAAAGTAGGTGTTGTTGAAGCTTTAGACATTCATCCGCTTTATTTTTGTTGTTTTCAACTTTAAATTGCATAATATTATAGTTTTTAAAAGTATAGAATGTATCAAGCAAAAAGTAAATATCATTTTTTTTTGGTAAAAAAAAAAATAAATGAAGGATAAGAAATTGTATATGTAATGTGAGAAACAAAGACAATAAAATGCAAAAAAGAACGTTATCACGCGAAGAAATTGATTATATTTTTCAAAATGTCCAAGAATTGATTCCAAATTTTCTTGATAAGCGACTAAAAGATAATGTGTTACAAAATATAACAGGTGAGTTGAGAAGCGATTTATCGAAATTAATGATATACCCAGAATGTATTGATAAACTGAAAAAAGAAGTAGAGTCTAGAATCAAACGGTCGATTGTTCCACCAGGTGAATCAGTTGGCTTATTATCTAGCCAGAGCATCGGTGAAAAGAATACGCAAATGACGTTAAATTCTTTCCACAGTGCTGGTCTTGCTCTGTCACTTGTTGTCACCGGGGTACCTCGTTTACTTGAGATTCTAAATTGTACAAAAAACCAAAAGTCTGTTCAAAACAAGTTTCAAGTAAAGAAAAAGTACGGTAGTAATATTGAAAATATTCAAAAGACAATTGGTAATACATTAAGATCAATTTACTTAAAGGATTTAATCCAAAGTGTGAGTATCTCAATAAATAAAAATAGTGAAACAAGTACTGATGAAGATTCTGTTTGGCATGAAGTTTTCTTATTTTTTTTTCCAAGTAAACATACACTGTCCGACTCATCTTATAATGCAAAAATTACGTACAAACTAGATATAGACAAATTATATCGGTATAAGATTCAACTTCTGAAGATTAAGAAAGAAATTGAAAAAAAGTTTGACGACGTAACGGTTGTGTTCTCACCTCTTTATATTGGTCAACTACATGTTTATTTATACATAGAGATTGACAAAGATAACCCGCATGTAGAAAAGCAACTGAATATTTTTTACAAAGATGTATTAAAATCTAAAATAGAAGAGGATATCTTGTTATATGGCGTTCCTAATATCAAAGATTATTACATATCAAAAGAAAACAATGAATATATAGTAACAACGATAGGCTCCAATTTGAAGGAATTGTGTACACTAAAGTATATAGATCAATCTACATTACAGACTAATAATTTATGGGAAATATATACTATATCAGGAATTGAAGGTGCACGAAAATTTTTAATAGAAGAACTCAAAGAAATCGTGAATAATGAAATCAATGAGTGTCATATACAATTACTCGTGGATACAATGTTATCATCTGGTTCTATTAATTCGATATCAAGGTATTCCATGAAAAAAGATCGTACATCTCTGTTGACAAGGTCCAGTTTTGAGGAGTCCATCGATCATTTCTCGAAAGGAGGTCTCTTTGGCGAGCAAGAGCATGTAAACAGTGTTAGTTCAAATATCATTCTAGGCTCATTTAGTAATGTTGGGACAGGATTAGGTCAAGTAATCCCCGATTGGCAGCAATTAATCTGATGCATTATGATCATCATCATCATCAGTATCATCAAAATACGAAAGCTTTAATGCTTGAGAACACGATATTCGGTGTTTTGGATCACACTCAAGTAATCGAGATAAGAGGTATATACCGTTCGTCTTTAGCAAATTCAATACAATTTTCTGTAAATTACTATGGTGGCATTTTATACAACCGTATGGAATGCGTAAACCATTTTTTATCATATGTAGTTGGTTATCATCTGTATCTCCTGGGAAAAGTGGTCTTCTCGTAATCAACTCTACCATGATACAACCTAATGACCATACATCAATTTCACTTCCGTAACAGGTTGAGCCTAACAATAGTTCTGGACAACGATACCATAAAGTTACAACTTCATTTGTATATCTTCTATCTGTCGTCAATGGATTAAACCTCCTACTAAGTCCAAAATCGGTAATCTTTATCTCAATCGACGGTGTTAATAGAATATTTTCCGGTTTTAGATCACGATGTAGAAATAATTTGCAATGCAAAAACTCCATCACCTCAATTAGTTGTTTCATTATCTTCTTTACATTATCAAGATGAAACAATGTAGTATCTTCTATATATTGACGTAACGTCATTGGAACATATTCCATTACAAGATACATATAATCAAGTCTACCAGTAAATCCATTTGTTTTGAAATGTTTGTGTAACGACACTATATTTTTATGTGAACAAGTTTCTTGTAATACACTGATTTCCCGTAAAATTGTAGTAGATACACCATATTTATCTTCCTCTTCTGTTTGCTTTATTTTCTTTATTGCCACAACTTGATTTGTATTTTTATCTATCGCTTGATAAACAATACCATAAGTCCCTTCTCCTAAAACTCGAATCTTCTTATAATTTTCAATAGAATTTGAAATACTAATATTGGTTTGTCGTTTCTTGTGCGGACGAGGTGCAGGACAATTAAACATTTTTCGCTTTGGTTTCTCGATAAAAAGTCCATATGGATCTTGTGATTGTATTCCTCTTATCATGTTACTAATAATTAATAGTATTATAATCAATATATTGTATATATAATCAATATATTGTATATATATTTACTAAAAACATACCAGTATTCACTAAAAACATACCAGTATTAAAAATGACCAACGACCGAATTGATCTGGAAGAAATGGTATCTTTATCAACTAAAATCTTAAGTTTAAACTTGGAAAATATTACAATTGATACTGAAACTGAATGGGAATCCTTTAATTTTTTTAAAAATCATGTTTGCACTAAATTGACTCTTACTTTACCTACAATTGAATCATTTCAACAATACCCTACATTTTCTAATCCATTAAAAGTATTAGTACTAAATACTCCTCTCTTAAAGAACTTCCCGTATGCTCTCATACGAGACCAGCCACAGCTTGAAAAATTTTCGCTCTCGAGTGACGTGGTAGACGAGCTAAGATACAATTTTGTCAAACAAAGATCGTCTCTTCAAACATTGCACCTCGAGCTTCCCTCCTTAACTTTTTTGTATTGGGGCGTCTTTCGAACTCTTCGAGAGAGTCTCACGAAGTTATCTATCCAAAACTGTAGTAAACTCCCGCAGGTCCCTCCCACCATCGGTGTTCTTCACCAACTCCAAGAGCTAGACTTGATTAATTGTAACATATCCGATCAAAATTTCCCGCGAGAAATCGCATTCTTATTAAATTTACAAGTGTTAAATCTCGGGAGCAACCAGTTGACCAAAATACCAGATGAACTCGCTTTGGTATTTCCTTTGAAGTCACTATGTGTTTGCTATAATAAGATAAAATTATTACCTCCATGGATAGTAATTTCTGAATTAAATTCACTATGTGTTGCTCATAATGACTTCACAAAATTTCCTACAGAAATAGAAAGATCAACTACATTAAATTTTTTCAATTACAATGGAAATTCAATCGAAGGAGACTTTATAATTCTCTCCAAAAATAATTATAAACAACCACTTCAAATAGCCAGTTCATATAATGTTGTCTATTTTTCTCATAGTCAATATCAGGTGTACACAAATGCTCAAACACTCGAGCTTCAAGATTATGATACAATTCCCAAAGACTTCATTTGTCCAATCACACAGAGTATCATGATTGATCCTGTTATTACTGTTAATGGAGAAACATATGAAAAGCATGCTATTCGAAAATGGTTCCGAACGAATAGCAAAGACCCTTTAACAAATAAACGTCTTAAAAACAAAAAGTTGACACCAAATTTAGTACTTTCGCGTCTCATTCGTGCGTATGTCGAGAAAACAACAAAAAAATAAGTTTCACATATAAAACAGGACACTACTGAAATTTAAATTAATAATGTTTCTTATAATTTAAATTTATTATTAATCCATATTACTACTGTATTAAAGTTCCTATATTATCACCTACAACCATGTGATAACTCCAGTCTGCTTCACTTATGTACCCGTCTAAATAAGCATCTTGTCTTGCTCTCCATTGACCATAAATATAAAAATTTTCATCAGTTTGCTGATGTTCAAGATTACCAGTCCATATATAATTTTTATTGTTGATACTTACCACCCAAAAACCATCTTGATATTTTATTTTTCCATCGACGCCGTCATTACGAGACCATACTAATGCAGTATCAAGCGGGTTTTGTGTGAAGTTACTTGAATTATTTGGATTTTCTGTCAAATAATAATCACCATCTACAATTGAAACAAAGCCGTTTGTATTTATGTTTATGTATGTACTACTTGCTGTACTTGCTATTACTGAAATTGTTCTAGTCACAGGCGTTGCCGCATTACCGGAAGAATCTGTTACATTATATGTAATTGTATGGTCACCTACAACATTTGTATCAAGAGTATCAAGACCTCCTACTACGATGGTAGAAGTTAAATCACCATCTGCATTATCGATAGCAGTAGCCCCGGCGTCTTCATAGACCGATCCTTGATTGATAGTGACGGAGGCATCACCAAGCAAGGTAATGACGGGAACTGTTGTGTCAGGCTGTATTAAAGTTCCTATATTATCACCTATAATCATATTAAAACTCCAATCTGCTTCACTAATATATCCGTCACTATAAGCTTTTGTTCTTGCCCTCCATTGACCGTAAATATAAAAACCTTCATTCTGGTGGGCTTCAGTATTACTAGTCCATATATAGGGTGTACCGTTGACTACCACCTCCCAAAAGCCAGTAATGGAATCAACTCTTATTTTTCCATCTACACCATCGTTACGTGACCATACTAGTGACGTATCGAGCGGATTTTCGGTAAAATTTGTTGAATTGGTTGGATTCTCTGTCAAATAATAATCACCGTCAACAATGGACACAAAGCCATTTGTATTTATGTTTATGTATGTATTACTTGCTATTACTGAAATTGTTCTAGTCACTTGTGTTGCTGCATTACCGGCAGCATCGCTTACATCATAAGTAAGAGGATAAACACCCACGACACTCGTATTAAGAGTATCGAGACCTCCTACTATTATATTTGACGTTATATCATTATTGACATAATTTGTTGCAGTAGCACCGGCGTCCTCATAGACAGATCCTTGATCGATGGTAATGGAGGAGTCACCAACTAATGTAATGACTGGAGATGTTGTACTTTCTAATGTTCCAATTCGCGTCGTTAAATCGTTCATAGATGTTTGAATTGTATCCAATGTTGTTTGAATTAAAGTAATACTGTTTTCCATATTATTTACGAACCCTGACCCATTTGCTGTGACATTCCCATCATTATCGGTTTCTACGACAGACGTTAAATCACTACGAAGCTTCGTAATACTTTTTCCTTTTACCTTTCCGTTGTCGTCTGTTTCTGTGAGACCCATGGTTTCTAACAACTCTTTGATTTTTCCACTTGATAAATTGTTATCCTCGTCAAACACAATAATATTATCAAGCGCTTCATGTACTGTATTTTGTGAAACTTGGTTTTTCAATACGTTCACAATGAAATTATGATATGATGACATTTGTTTATTCATTGATAAATAATATTTTTTTTTTATTAAAAAAATGTTAATTACTATTACTATTTAACTCATTCAATTCGGTGTTGCATTATATACAACATATTTCTGTCGTACATCGGCATTATTTGAAAGATACATCGTGCTATAAGATGTACTGGATAAATATTGTTTGGAAGAATCGACGAAAAATGAAAAGGTATTATCACTATTATGAATAATGTCAAATGATAACGATTGAGTTAAATCATCGGTGTTAAAATTTAAATCAGAAGTTAAATATTTACCTTGATATGACTCAAACGTGTACTGTTCATTCTCCTTTTTAACAATGGTTAAAGTCTCCCAAACATCAAAACTAGTACTATATGCAACTGGTACGTTTGTCACATTGTGTCGTACAGAAATAGAACTATATATCGAATAAAAATTTAATAACACCCTATCTCCTGCTAGTAAGAAGAATGGATTATTTTCAAGTTCAAGGCCATATGTAATCAAATTATATGTTTTTGAATTTTTTGTCATTGTTGTTGGTAATTGCATATTTAGACTGATGTTATACAATGTATTTAAATTATCAATTGCATATTGAATATCTTGTTCTGAAACATTGTAAAAAGTGTATTTAGTTTCAATCTCGTTCGCCTTTACAAGTCCGTTAGAACCACCAATTGCTTTAGCAACATCACTCATTTGATGTAACAACAAAATCACAAATTGACCCTGGATGGTTTGTTTATCAGGAAATTTAGTAAACAATTTAGTCATGAAAGTACGAAAGGATGAATTGCTAAGAAAACTTGGATTAAAATATGGGTTATCTGGTAGACCGATAATAGAATGTACCATGTCATTCGATAGACTTGTGTACATTATGGTTTTTCTGACCCAAATTCTAAGTTCCGTTTGTTGTCCGCTATTAATGTTAGAATCTTTCATTGAATCTATAACACCAAAAAAGAATTCCGTTAGTAGTGGTAGTGAAATATTATAATCATCCAATTTATTTTTAATAGTATTTTTTTTACTAAAAGAGTTATTATTGTTTATTTGATATGCGTAAACAATCATTTCTGTTAATAGTAGAATGGTTAGTTCTTTTATTAGAGTTTGGTCTTCAGTAAAGGTACTAAGTAAATTATCAATAAAACGTTCTATTGCTGAATTGGCGACCCAGCTAAAGTCAAAATACCCAGGGATGTCTGTGCCATATTTTTTGTAGACACCGGTATTCAGTACCCAATTAATTAGATGTTCTCGTTGTGCGCTATTAATATTATCATCATCCGTAATGGATGCAAACACCCCCGAAAAGAATTCGGAGAGGCTGTCACTTGTGATTCCGGATATACCAATCTGCTTGGAAATTTCTTGTCTCCCGACTCGAGATGCTAAACTGGTAAGCGACGATTGAATTTCAGATAATGTCGATTCTATTGAACTAATATTGTTTTGCAAATTATTTAAGGACGCTATACCACCTGTTTGAAGATTCCCACTATTATCGGTTTCTACAATTCTATCCAAGTCACTACGCATTGTATTAATTACTGTCGTGACATCTTTTCCTTTTACGTTTCCGTCTAAGTCCGTTTCTGTAAGACCCATAGATTGAAATAACTCTTTAAATTTTCCACTGGATAGATTATTTTGATTGTCAACAACCATAAGATTGTCAACGCTTTCTTGTAAGTAAGTTTGTGTAGCACTAGTATTCAATTTATTTAAAACAAAATTTTTATAAGACATTTTCTTTGTTTTTTATAAACATAATTTTTTTTAGGAAAAAAAAATATGTTGAAACATTTTTTTTTTATATTTTCTTTATATTTTCTTTATAAATACATTTTTTTTTTTAATTTTCAATATTTTCCATACATGTTTGTGTTATCTTATCTAGCATATTTTTCTTTGTTTGAATTTGTTTCTTAGTTTGTTTGTTAACGGCATTATGAAATAAGAAAAAGTATTCATAAACAGCTTTATAACCTTTATCGATAGGAATTTTATGTTTTTGTAGATACTCTGTTGCATGACTCACACATATACTACAGGGCAAATTTTCTATGATACGATAAACAAGGGCTTCTATCTTTTTCGAATTCTTTTTTGTGTACATCAAGGACAGCCAGTGAAGGAGAGCCCACATCGTCGGTCCCCAAATTTTTGGATTGCGCGGTGTCATTGCATCCGTCTTGCATTTTTGTCGAATATGCTTCAATCGTTGGATAATCGATGGTGTGTTAGGATACTTTCGTGCAACTTTTGCTCGAATACGTTGCATTTTTTTTGTCATATTGTCTACGTCTGTTTGATAGAACGAATCTGGTATACTATTATAAATATATTGTTTATACTCTGATGTAAATTTGTCGTCGTCGTCTACCAGATCAATCAGTGATAAGAACAACACGCGAACAACAATATCATCCGTATCTGCTGCTAGTAGACACGATATATAATTAAAAATGAGACAGTTGCATATATGAATTTTTTTATCTTCTGGTAACTTAATCATCTAGACTTATTCTAAATATATAAATCATAAAAAAAATAGAAAAAAAAAAATAAGGAATAAGAACAATTGACAAATAAAACGAAACAGACCAATAAAAATGAAAGCGAATACCGTAAAGATTATCGGAATATGTGGGAAAAAAGAAAGTGGAAAAGATACAGTAGGAGATTATATTCTGTCACATTATGAAGGATACACTAAATTATCATTTGCAGGGGCATTAAAAGACATATGTAAAATATTATATCCCCTCTTAACAGACGATCATTTAACAGATCATGTATTAAAAGAGAAAATCGAAGTAGATACACTTCAGAATCAAAGTCCGAGGATGATTATGCAGAGGGTTGGGACTGATTTATTTCGGAAACATTATGATGAAAACATTTGGATTCGCATATTGAATGATTCGATTCGAAGACACATACAAGAAAATCACTGTTATAAGTTTGTGATTACAGATGTGCGCTTTCAGAACGAATTGGATTACATTCTGTCGACATTTGAAGATGCGATGATGTTGAATATACAACGTGAAACAAAATCAGGCGTTGTCGACCAACACATCACTGAAAATGGATTATTATCATGTGAATCAATGATTACAATTGAAAATAATGGAACATTATCTGAATTATATCAAAAAGTAGACCACGTATTGAATATTACGAACAAACGATAAAAAAACAAAAAAAAACTGAATAAGTAACATGCGATATAAAGTGATAATTTTATACTTGTATAATTATGTCAAATATTTATTTTTATTATCCTTCATAATTGAATATCGAAATGTAGATCTACCAAATTATTCTCTAGCATATAATTCTATGAATATCCCAAAATATATGTATTTCTGTTACAAAATTTCTACATATAGAAAGATGGCAACGTTACACAAAATGGCAAGTCAACAGAGAGGTTATGAGGCACGAAAGTGGGAACGGCAGAATGGGAATGCTTTAGATTATAATGTATTTTTAGAATATGTTCCAAATTTTCCAAATCCAGGATATTATAATTTGGAAGAAACAGACCGTCTTGACTATATTCGAAGTAATTCTACATTACATGATAGAAAAAATATTACGTCTGAAGACTTAAAAACTCATTTAAATTATAACAGTGAATTCACTTCTAATAACAACAGCATGATAATTAAAAGACAACATTTTAATTATCATGGTGAAACAACATTGAAGGAAGAATTTGGGGATGATATTGTATTTAATTATCAAAACAAAAAGCAATTTAAGATTCTGTATGCGATGAATAAAATTGACAAAATGATTCAAATTCCGGTAAAGTTGTTAAGTCCTAAATTTAGGAAGGGGAGAGGATCTCAAACAGACTTATATAAGTTTGTAGAAAGTCTTAAGAAGAAATCTAACCCTATAACATATATTACAGGGTGTTCTTTTATTGATGATATACAACAAACGGAAGAAATTAATACTCTTCTAAACATACAAAAAAATCAAGGTCTTGTAGAAAATGCTGAATCCAACCCTATTATGTCAATCAATAATCAAAATGAAATTGTCGTTCACTACATTGATAGGATGCATACAAACTATAAAGAAGTAGTTAGAACTAAACTTTATAATAATTATACCAATCCTTCGACAGATCAACTAGGTATTTTTAAACATTTATCTAATAATCTGAGTGATAAATACAATGAAGTAGGGTGTTCTAAAATTACAAAGGTATTTCATGCGTTAAATCAAACAGTCCCTGATTTCGGTACACCCGATGATAATATAAATAATTTACATATGTCATTACTCCCTTCTTTAGGTAAGGTAAGCAAGCAAAAACTGGAAATTACAAAAAAAACTGTTGAACGTCATTTGCGAGGTAAAAAGACAAGTAATTTGATTCGTGGCGATCTTAAAGATATTTTAGAAACTCGTAGTACCATATTCGGGAGAAAAGAATATGATGGCTTAGGGTTGAACAAGTGTTTTGAATATACTGAAGAATATTTCAAAATAGACGTGCATCGCAATGAATTAGAAAATATGAAAAGAACAGACGATCCTAAAAATATAAAAAAATGGGATGATGACAATAATGTACATTATGAATTATGGTATTACACAGATACCAACTTAAATTTCGAAAATAAAACTGTATTAGTTATCATAATTGACAAAAAATATAGTACAAACGATGTAGACAACAATGATACATTAGAGCCTCCACAAAAACGCAGCAGAATGGTGTGCGATGATGTATTCATTGAAAGTCAAAGTGACCATCATTTTCAAATTGAGTCTGATTCCGACGAATCTGAACCTGACGACTCTGTTGTTTCATCGGAACACGATGATGATGACAGTAGTTACAGACCGGGATCGTCGGAAGAGGACGAAAGTAGCAGTAGCAGCAGTGTTTCTTTTCTATCAGATGATTTAGAAGTCATTGCTCAGCAACGTCCCCTTGATGATGATACGATGTCTTCCTTGACCGAAACTAGTAGCATCTTCTTTCCTTCTAGACTGCACGATCCAAACGAAGAAGATGGAATTTAAAAATTCCCAAAAAAAAAAAGACCAACATGAAGAAGATAAAATTTTAGTATATCTAAAGATCAAAGATCGTTTTTAAATTATTTTTTAATATTTTTTTTCTCGCTTATAAGTAGATATAAACATTCATACCTTTGATACATGTCGATTTTTTCATTATTATTACCAAAAATTGTTCACTATACCAATACAGGTTTATTACAGGATTATTATAAATCCAATATGACATTCGCTTTATCGGTAGAATCTGCGTTGATTCAAATTAATACAATTATTCAAAAAAATCCATTTGATAATCAATTACTTGCCACACAAATTAATGGCGTAGATAACTCTGTGTTTGTTGATAACTCAAGCATTAGAGATTTCAATGATAAAATGTTAACAATTACTAAGAATTTTATTGAAGCATGCGTTCAAGTTCTTAATCTATTTCGAAAAAATAAAAGACTTGATGAGAACAAAACTGAGATGTTAAATATTGTTCATTCTAATTTTTTAGAAAACCAACAAATATTTTACAAGAACTTTTCCAATTATATTTCTATTTATTTATTCTTTCAAGATATGAGCACTCTTCCGAATATGTTCGATTTATCAGCTGAAAGTTCTGATGAAGATTTGATTAATGGATTTATGTTTTCTGATTATGTATTGTCTAACAAAGATCACTTATTAGAAACAAATATTCGAAATATGACTCGTGCTAATTTTAAACAATATCAAGCTATTTTCAAAGCAATCTGTAAATGCTTTAGAATTACTGCTTTAAACAACGAAGAAACTTTAACACGCCAAATGATTAATATGAATCACGGTATTCCATCTACTTTAGTTAAATATGTAGATCGTTTCTTAAAGTTCCCAACTTTATTTCAATCGGCGTTAGTTGAATATTTAGATGCATTAGATTATTATTACATGAATGTTTTTAAATCGAGTAATACAAACAGTACACACGAAGGTTTGATTTATCATGACCAGCACGATCTTGAAAACGCACTCTATCGTGTTGTTGCATTGATTGGGGCATGCGAGTATATCTCTTCGGTTGAGATAGTAGAAGGAGGAAGGGATCATCAGCTACATGAGATATTTGAAATTGAAGGTTCCGGAACGAAACTCGGTAAAGCCCGTGTCATCGAGTTAATTGATGGGCATATTTGTGAGTTGACGGTTCAACAGTTGCAAAATGGAGGAGCGTCCAATACTGCTATAAATTATAGCATTGGTGAAAAGCTTATCGCCATGGAAAATGAAAATAATTCATTTGATATAGAAGTCAGTCAAATAAAAGATGGATATATTACATCTGTAGATGAACTAGACACTAGTAATGCAGGATTTATAAAAGATGACTCGACGTCAACGAATCTTCAAACAAATGACACAACTGGTATAGGATCCGGTCTAAATTTGGAAGTTACCGCGGTCTCTGGTCAATTACGATCGATTGCATTAAATGGTTCAGGAAATGAAATCTTCCAACATGGTGATAAAATAATCGTTTCACCAGAAACAACATTTGATGATTCTACTAATTCAGAAGTTACGATTAGAACAATCACACCTCGAGGAACAGAAGACGTAATTAAGAATCATTCTATCGTTTTAAAAGGTGACTCGTACTCATCTGATTCACGTAATGCAAATCACACCCCACATACATTTGATCTATCTGATTATGATAATACTAAAAAAGCTTCATTGAAACGAGGATTGACAGAATTTGATTTACAGATCGATCAAATGTTATTTGATCCTGAGAAATTCGATTTAAGCTCAACTGCCAATACTACCCATGGTAGCAGTATTGATGATTCTGTCGTCTTGAATGATGGAACTGCCGATGGATTAACTACTCTTGTCAAAGAAATAGAAATCACCCCAACTGATTTGTATAATTATGTTGAACCAACAGATGACGCACAAGCGAAAATTAGTCAAGAATTTTCAGAAAACTTATCTATTGATAATCAAATAGTTGACAAAGTGACTGTAACGGAAATCGAATTAGCAGCAGGGGCTTTAAATGATAAATTCACATCGATTTCTACTCATGATTATAAAGCCATTGGAACAGTCATACCTGATTTTCAATATGGTGGTGACGATGCTGACACCTATACAGCGACAGTCACTGCAATTACGTATCCACAAAATGAATTAGTAAATTCTGTGACTATAAATACAGATTTATATTCAAGTGATCCTACATTCTCTCAAAGTTTACCAAGTACTGAAACAGCGTTTACTTACACAGGAAACCCCAATCAACCATCGATCGATTCCATTACGGTTCCAGCAAATACAATTGAACAAGATGTTGAAATAAAAATAAAAGATGATGTCACAATTCCTAATCAAACATTGACAAACGGACGAGGTGAACCCAACCATCATGGTACAGGTGCTTATTACAATACTGAAGCCTATAATGGTGCGGATCTTAACATTGATATTACTAAAATCGAAAATGTACTTGCAACTCAAGTAACTGAGAATTTACCTGTAAAAGCAGGTACGTCAATTGAATTTTCTCATTTTATCAACGATCAATCTAGATATGCAGGTTACCCCGTAAATTTTCAAATTGATACCTTAGAAGTTCCTTCCAATGATGTCACGGACTTGCTTGTTTTAAACAACGAATTTGTACTATCAACCAATGAGTTAGGAACAGGTACTCTTGCTGATAGTACTTTTGGTACCGATTACAAAATTAAATATAATGTAGAATCAATTGAAGTTCCTTCTACTGAAATCACACAAAACATTGAACACGAGTCTACAGAGCTCGGTTCGGAGAATGAACTTGAAGATACCTTTGCATTGACTTATAATGAAGAGCCAATTACCGCAACTGTGAAATCGATTGAAGTTCTTTCTACTGAAATCACACAAAACATTGAACACGATTCTGCAAAGCTTGGTTCAGAGAATGAACTTGAAGATACATTTGCATTGACGTATGATGGTAAGCCAATTACCGCAACTGTGAAATCGATTGAAGTGGCTTCTAGTGAAATCACACAGAACATTGAACACGATTCTGCAAAGTTCGGTTCGGAGAATGCACTTGAAGATACATTTGCATTGACGTATGATACTAACAACGATATCACTGCAACTGTGAAATCGATTGAAGTTCTTTCTACTGAAATCACACAAAACATTGAACACGATTCTGCAAAGCTCGGTTCGGATAATGAACTTGAAGATATATTTGCATTGACGTATGATGGTAAGCCAATTACCGCAACTGTGAAATCGATTGATGTGGCTTCTACTGAAATCACACAGAACATTGAACACGATTCTACAAAGCTCGGTTCGGATAATACTTTAGAGAAAACATTTGCATTGACTTATGATGATGAGGCTATTACTGCAACTGTGAAATCGATTGAGGTGGCTTCTACTGAAATACGAGATTATATCATACATGATTCAACAAAAATGGGAGACCAAAATCAAATAGATGATACGTTTGCATTGACATATGCTGATAAGGGTGTGACTGGTACAATTAAATCAATTGAAGTAAGTCCTACTAATATATTAAACAATATACAGCACGACTCTGCTAAAATTCACTTTTCTCAAGAATTGTCTTATGATGATAATTCTAATGTCATTACAGCTTCGACAACCCTCATTGATGTTGATGACATATTAAATAACATTGACTTTAACACAGATATTACACCAGTTACCGATCAAGCATACGAAACATCTTTTAATTATGATGGAACTAACTCCATCACCGTTTCTTTAACAAAAGATGTCGATGGTGTAGTAAGTAAAAGCTTTCAATACGATTATGATACATTTTTTAGCACAATTAATTCAAGCATTGACACTCTACAAACATCTAATAGTTGGTCCGATACTGTAACAGACTCGTTTAAAGTTTGGGTTCAACAATCTGGATTATATACGGATAATTCAGCATCTGGAATATCATTAAGTCAAGGGTCTCCCGTCACGTATGCAGCAATAAATTGGGCTGATATTTCATCGTTAACGGGAACACTTGCAACTGATTTCTTAGATAATACTTATGCAGTTGAATCTCCGTATTTTATTGCAACGATTATTTTGTTACACGAAATGGAAGCACTTGCAGCAGATGTAAGTGGTAATACAGATGCTCAAACAGCCTCTACTGCAATCAGTTCAGCATTAGAAGTTGAAAATGCACCGGATGACTATACAGGACCAGAAATATTAGAAACGACTATCCGAATTAGTGACGGATTTACTGGATTTGCAGATAATTCCAATTTTACTGTAACAGAAAATTATGATCCAAAAGGAATCCCACGATCAGATATCGTGTATGAATATACTGGAACACCTACAACAATCAGAGTGACAAAACCAGACAGTGGGGTAATCAATGACACGTCTACTGATTCTTCTGTCGATATTGAAGCAACCTTTACTGTTACTGTAGATGCTGGTAAATTTTTGATAAACGGTGAATCAGCTCCTGAATTGAATCTTTACAAAGGAAGAACATATATATTCGATGTAAGTGATTCATCTGTTACAAACCACCTATTAGGGTTCAAAGAGGGTGATGGCGATGGCGATCAGTATTCAACGGACGTTGTTGTTACGGGAACACAAGGATCTGTTGGAGCAGCAGTACAGATTACAATTCCATCTACTCAACCAAATAATTTTGAATATTACTGTACAAATCATCTGAATATGGGAAATACTATATCTGTAGTGGATATATTTACAATGGATAATACGTATATACCAACAGGTTCCATTACACCGTATGCTGACTTAAATATTGCAATTCAATATGATATGGATGATGGAAACGAGTTAATAATCAGACTTACTACAGAAAGTGCTGGTTTAGCAGGTAATGACTTTGATGATTTAGACCCACACTTCAGTTATACTCACGAACCACTTGGAGAAATTACTCCTTATGGTAATACAGAGAATGTAGTAGCAATTGAGTATACCATGGACGTGAATAACTTTAGACTGCAATCTGGACATAGTTTATTAGGAGGTACAGACTTGGATAATAATAACTTTAGTATTAATTATACACCACAAGGAACAGTTACTCCTTATGGTAATACAGATAATGTAGTAGCAATTGAGTATACCATGGACAACTTTAGACTGCAATCTGGACATGATTTATTAGGAGGTGATGACTTGAATGATTCAAATTCAGACCCACGGTTTAGTATTAATTATATACCACAAGGTTCGATTACTTCTTATGGTACAGAGAATGTAACAGCAATTGAGTATACCATGGACAACTTTAGACTGCAATCTGGACATGATTTATTAGGAGGTGATGACTTGAATGATTCAAATTTAGACCCACGGTTTAGTATTAATTATATACCACAAGGTTCGATTACTTCTTATGGTACAGCGAATGTAACAGCAATTGAGTATACCATGGACAACTTTATACTGCAATCTGGACATGATTTATTAGGAGGTGATGACTTGAATGATTCAAATTCAGACCCACGGTTTAGTATTAATTATACACCACAAGGTTCGATTACTCCTTATGGTACAGAGAATGTAACAGCAATTGAGTATACCATGGGAAGTGAAACGATTGTGTTAGAAACAGGACATACAACGTTGGCAGATACTACAGGGTTTACTCACACTCATATTCCAGTTGGAGCACATACAATTAGCAAATCTGTTGTGAAGATTGAGAATGATTCAACTGAGACTCAGGTCAGCGAAATGATCATAAAATCCGATCATGAATTTTCTGACTTGAACACAGATTTCACTTTATACATAGTACCAACTCAAACGGACTACAGTGGCTTATCAGGATTTCCTACGTTAACCATTACACTTCGTGATCCTAATAATGTTGCTACTATCTTGTCAGAAATTACAGTGTCGTCTGATCAAAATGTACACCCACTACCCGCCATTCAAGATACAAATGTGTTTACAAATGTGCCTTCAATAGAAACGTTAACAGGTAATGTATCAGAATTTGTGGTAAGACACGGAGAATTTGTTGAAGCAAAAGATAATTATGTTCTAGACTCATCTTTTAGTATTATAATCTCTCTACCAGAAAATAATCTTTTGAACGAAGACACCGCTACCGATTTACAAGGTGTTTACATAGCCGAACCATTTGATTCAAATATGACATTACAAGACTTAGGAATTACTGATGCAACGATAGCCAATAAAGATGTAAAATATATAGGTCCGAATGGATTTTATCTTGAATCGACTTTTCAAACTAATTGGTGGTACCTACGCAACCCTAATAATGATAATAAGGCCGTTTTTAGGATATATATAGAGGATGGTATTTCTTTTCTGAATGATGAATATCTAATTGATAACACATTTTACACAGGTAATGAAAGTAGTGTTAGCACTAGGGTTATGTCAAATATATTCGAAATGATGTTGAGCTCAGACTTTGAAATGATATTGAGCGGAGATAAGTCACAAGTAAAAGGACATTTAAAGACATTGAGCTTTACACATGACGAATTTACTTCAGTGCATACAGCTGGTCAAGCCCCATTCGCATCAACGAACGACTACTTTGTAGTTTTGGATAATGCTCATCCAAAAGGTACACTTGAAATTTCTGGAAATACGGATGCGTTAGAAGGTATTAAAGATTCGTCAATCAGTTTTGTTGAGGTTAACTATAACGATCATACAGGGGCCCTAAAGACAATTTCTGCAGGTAACATTAAATTCAAAAATTATGACACAAATGATAATGTGAATGGAAGTGGAACAGAACCAGATGGTAAAATCGTTGATTTTTCAATCAGTTTTGGAAATTTACCAAATTTAACAAAAACAATTGATTCAAACGATTTTGAAGATTCAGAATCACTGTTTGTTGTAAAAGAAAATACGAGTTTAGAAGGTATTGCACGAAGTATCAAATTGGGTGAAACCGATGGAAGCACCGATTATATCATCTTACCAATCAATCCATTCGGGGGGACTGTCGATTCAAAAAGCCAGTCATTTGTTTATAATAGTACTACTAGTTCTGGTGAACACTACATAAACATAAATACAAACGGCTTTGTTTCAATTGTAGATGGTGATTATTACTTATCAGAAAATCCAAATAATTCAAGTAACTTCACCCAAAACCCGCTTGACACTTCATTAGTATGGTCTCGTAATGACGGCGTCGATGGAAAAATAAAATATCAAGATGGTTTTTGGGTGGTAAGTATCAACAATAAAAATTATATATGGACTGGTAATACTGAACAGCAACAAATTGATGGTTTCTATATTTACGGTCGTTGGAGGGCAAACCTAGTAGCTTATACAGAAGGTTATATTAGTGAAGCAGACTGGAGTTTTAACATGAATGTAGGTGATAATATAGGAACTTTACTTCAAAATACTGTTAATGTAAGTACGCATTATGTATACTTACACTCAAACACAGAGACTCCATTGGTAGACAATGCTAAAATTAAAATTACACCTGTTGGTCTTATATCTAAATTTAAAGATATTTACGAAAATTCAACAGTTTTAACGGACAATATTAGTATGACATCTGTAGGTAAAATTCTGTATGAACAAGATGATCTTGAATTTCAGGATGACTCGAATACGATCAAGTATTTATATTCATCCAAGAATATCTTCTTTTCTGGTACATTAGATTACTCAAATTCTGGTATCGCAGGAAAACCGATTGGAGATTACGAGATTACCAGTAGAGGAAGTGGATTTGATGGCGTGACAACTCCTGTTATTTCTGGAACGTTTAAACGTGTCACTGATCCTAATATTCAAAATGCTTATACTGAATTAAATAGAAGCGATGAAGGATTAGGAGCTGTTGGATTTGATTCAACTGGAATGTTTTTAGGGGAGATAAGAGAACTCAATTTAATTGATGGAGGACAAAATTACACAAGTAGTAGTATAGTAGAATTCAAAAGAACTTCAGATCCAGTCGAATCTCTTACAATTAACACCGGTGGAATCATCCCTGTCATCGATGGAAAGTATACGGTCACAAGTAATATTAACAATATAGAACTGAAAGATATAACATCACCTGAAGTAAGTGGTGCAATAGAATTACTCCATGAAAACGGTAATCTAAGACTAGAAAGTGCAAACAGCTCAACATGGCGAATAGTTGATACTGTAAGCAATCGCTCGATTGTTACAAGCACATTTAATGATGGAATTGTTGCAGATACTGGGAATTATAATGACAGTAATTATAATGATATATTCCGTACATGGAGAGCAGAGGGACATGGTTACTCAAATCCATATCATGATGAGCTAAAGCATACATCGATTGACAATATTGTCATTTTAGAACCAGCTACCTTTACATTCAAAGTTAACAGTGTGGACAATGGAATCATCACTGGAGTATCGATCAATAATGGTGGAAAAGATTTTGTTGCTGATGCTGAAATGCAAGTTCAAGATGAGAATAGAGCAAAGATACCAACCACGGTAAAGATCACCGATTTAGATAATGCTCATATCGAAAAAGTCGAATTGGTAGATCCAGGATCTGGATATAGCAATGGGGATAATACAGTAGTTTCTATTAAAGATGCAGTGACTAATGAAACAGTACTTATTCAGACAGACAATGATTATGGAAATACAAATGAAAGTATTTTATGTATATTAGAAAAATTAGATAATATTTTAAAAGGAAATTAAAGTAAAACAAACGAATTTAGTGAATTTTATATAAAATTTTTTATTATCTGTTTCAAGGTGTTAAGATAATAAAAACTCAAATTAGTTTTTGTAAACAATACTAGTATTTGAAATGACTTTCAATTGTTTCATAATTTTAAAATGATTGATGTGGTACTGATAAATTGTGGCAATTGGATCTGGATGAGCTCGGAAATTTTTGACACGATCTTCATTGTTAACATTGTAGGCGACATTGAAGAGTTGATCGATACACATAACAATTGACTTAATATAATAAAGACGATCGAGTCGTAATAGTGTGCAACGACTACAGAAATAGTCCGGATCTTCTAGCTTATCGAATAGTTTAGCGTTGGGATCGTTGTGATTTTCAACGATGACGTATTCAATGCGAGAACCAGCAACGACAGGTTGTCCACGCTCCCCTTGCTTATTGGCTAATTGCTTATGCGCAGGTAAAGATCGTTCTTTATATTTTTCAATCATGGTATCAATCATTGGATTGTCGTGTTGCGTGTTTGACAAAATACATGAATTGATATCTTTAATGTGTGAGAAAAGAGTCTTTAAATTTTCTGTCGATCCGCATGGAATAGTAAGGTCCTTAAAACGCTTATCGAGTTTCGAGATAGAGTCGGTTGGTAACGGTTTAATTTTGTAGCCATCAGATACCAATTTAGTAATGACAAAATCATTTATATCATTGGAAGTTTCCCATCGTAATAATGCTAATATTTGATCGTTCATATATTCGAGTAACGACACGAATGATTTGTTATCCATAATATATCGAACGACTTGTTCGTAAATGATACGAGACCACTTACTATTATCGCGACGAGCCAAGATGATACCTCTTATAGATAATTTTTCATCGATAATTCCTGAAAAGTCTGTTTGGTAACAGACGTAACGTTTTTTAGTAAGAATAAGAAATTCTTTGTAAACCACTTCCTCAAATAATAATTTCATTGGATCCATGAACAAATTAGCATCTATAATGCGTTGTTCTACGGCTTTCGCATTGTCCCATACCTCTTTGGGGGTTTTATACATAGGAAAAGAGCAGTATATAGAATCAGTATTTTTGACAATGACACAACCAGTCCCTGCCATAAAGGTTGAGTTGGAGGTTTCAATATCATAAACAAAAGATGTAGTTTTCCCAAGAGCTACTTTTTTCAGTAAAAGACCTGGTTGTCTGTTTCGTCGATTCAACAAATCAATGACATAACGTTGAGTTTCTGTTTTTGTTTTTTCATCGTACTCAATGATAAAATCAAAACAACATGATGGGAACTTTTTTCGAAAGGTATAGAACAGATAAGTGACATACTTGTCTTGTAAGTCTTCTTCAAAAAAAATATAGCCGTTCTTTTGTTCGTAAGTGAGATCCCAGTCTTCTTTTTGATAAATCAACTTATTAGTAATCAAGGTCGTATCGTTACAATGAAGAAGACAATGCTCATTCACAGAGAGATCTTTGGGTTTGATCTGAATAATGGACGATGATGATGAGTCTAACAATAGACTGTGATCTCCTGTTACAATAATACTACCTGTAGTGGTATAGATTTTAAACATATCTTTTTCACATTTGTGTCTGATTAATCGTTTGATTGATCCCCACCCTTCATGGGTCATGATACGATATTTATTACTATTGAATATGATTTGTTCTTTGTGTGTTAGAGTCACATCATCTGTCTTGAATTGCCTATACGGTAAAGCATTTCTCTGATACATTTTATAATACTGTTCAATTCCATATAATTTCACATTGTCATTTGTGAAAGAAATTAAAATTGGAGTATTTTTTTCAACAGAATCACCATAGATGATTTTTCCACCAGCGTTTTTCTTAACCCATTCCGCAGAACGTTTTATTGATTCTCTACCCATTGCAGTGCAACTCATGGCGGCTACCTTGTTTGGGAGATAACCTACATTAACTCCTAATGCTCCATATACTGAATTTGAACTTAGCTTATATGCCAATTGTCTTTTCTCTAAGACTAATTTTAAGAAGGGGTTCTTACTTGCTTTTAATAATTTTTTTGTGGCGTTTCGTTGTTCTAATAAATTCTTGAGTAAAGATGGAACTACTCCTATTCTTTTGTTGTAAAATTTGTATTCATATTCCGTGACTGTCTGAGTATCTTGTGTTTTGTTGTCATCATTGTCATCTTCATCGCGCCATCGCACAATATTACAGTCTTCATTTTTCACTTTATGATAGTCCGATGGAAACACTAATGTAGTGTAATCAATATTGTACCCTATCAGGGTCGTTGGATACAAACTCGTGAAATCGTAAGGGATGATATTACTGTACTTACCCGGTTGCGGTTTAAAAACGTATGCGCCCTGATACCTATCAAAGGCTAAAAAATTGTGCTCTTCTACCGATAAGTTATCATAACTGTCAACCAATATATCTTCTAAATAACATTTTTTATAGATTAGAGAATAAACCTTATATTGTTGTCCACGAAGCATCAAATCTGATAAATTAACATTACACAGACGTGCCATTTCTACCAACTCCAAGAAGGTTTGCAATTTGTTATACAATTTCAATACTAAATTAGAATCTTGGACACAATACTTTGCACATCTAGCGATCGTCTCAAGATCTCCCTTCACTACCCCTTCGGAATACGCCGCGAAGATATCTTTGGGGGTCATGGGGTCCTTAGTATTCTCATTTCCGAGAAAATATTCTGATACCGTGCTTAATTTATAGTTACTCAATTTGTAATTACGTTTCACAAGTGTTAAGAGATCAATCATTATCCTGCCATCATAGTCATAGAGATAAAACTCTTGTATGGAATAGGCAGAAGAGCTCCATTTGATCTCTTTGTATTCTGATACTCTATTACGTGATCTACCTCTTGTTGCCATATCTATGCCATACTTCTCGCAACGAGTCTTGAGGAATGGAATATCGAAGCCGAAAATGTTGTATCCTATGAGAACATGTGCATTAAACTCGTGACTCATAAAGTTAAGAAACCCTCTTAAAAGTTCAGGTTCTGATTCATATCGCTTTACGATCATGTTATCTACATGCATCGCCCTGTCTTTCGGCATCAACGTGAAAATATAGCGTTGTTCTTCATCGTGTTCATCATTGGTCACCACACCAATTTGGAATATACAATTCGACGCGATCTGTGCATTTGGAAACTTACTAATCACATCAGAGTAACATTCTAAATCGAATGATAGGCATCTGAATTTTGGAATTGTATGTTCTTCTTGATTGCTTTTCATCTGGATTTGAAATGGATTTATAATACACTCAAAGCACGAGTCCCCACGCGTTATTCGTTTATATGGACGTTTCGGATTTGACAAAACATTGTGCAATGTAACCCATCCACAGGATGGGAGTTTATTTTCATTCAAGAATTGTAAATTAATATTGGTTTCACTCTCATTGATACTGTAAGGTTTTTTATGGTCATCCTTCTTTTTGTAGAAAAATTGGCGTCGTTTAGCGTTCGATGGGAAATACAAACGATAGACCGTCATATCATTTTCAACGGAATAAAAATACAATTTTTTGTTGATTGATGTCTTTTCTAAATAAATGGAACTGTCTTCATATTTCTCGTCATCCGATGTTGTGATTTCTGTTTTGAACATTTTTTCACATATTGAATTAACATCGTCTTCTAGGTCATCTTCAGTACGTCCCTTATTGAGTTTTAAGCTTAGCCATGGTTTGAACGTAGATCGAACAAATTTGATATAAACATTTTTATTTTCAGTATCAAGTCCATACCCTGATACTTCTAAGAACTTTGTATAGCGTCCTTCATCATCTTCTCCGTTAATATCTTCTAAAATCCATTGATAGATAAAAACATCATAGGTGTCATCAGTGCTTGCCTTGTTTTGCATTGCTTCTCTTTTGTTTGGATTCACAACTAATAAAATAGCCCTTTATCATTTTTTTTTTGGTTTTATATAGATAGGTTTGTATAAGTTCGGATGCTTATATTCTTTTTGTATATCGTAGTTTGTAATTAAATTTATCTTATCTATGGTTATCGAATGCTTTTTCACTTTCTCATTCTCATGAATCAAATAAATAGAACTCCCTCTCATAACCAACACATGTAAACAGTGAAAAAGCCAATCAATTTTAATCATATCGTCTTTCACATATTGAATAGATTCAATCTGTAGCTTATCTTTTGAAGAAAAACTCAATAGCTGACATAAATTGCGTATATTCAAATATCCACATATATATTGTTTTCTATTATGCTTTATAATTTGTTGATCATTCACATACAAACTAATATTTTTATTATAGATTGATAAATCAGGCTTTATCGTACTGTCTAAAAAAGATTGATACTCCTTTTTTATTGTATTTGCTGTGGTATAATAGTAGAAACTCGATACTTTATTGATAAATAGTGGTATTATCAATAAAACATTGAATATTTTCATCGAAAACTTATTGATTATCCTTATTACTATTATTATTTTTTTTTTTAAATCTTTTTCTTACAAACAAAACATAGAAAAACACTTTTCAAGATATCCTATTCTTGATCAAGAAAGATAAAAACAACTTAAAAAAAAATAATATACAAAAATAAATAATGGCAAAATCAACTCAAATAACATTTTATAAACTTTTTAATTCTTTCTTATTTCTGATTTTAACTGTAGCATCATGTTACTTTGTTTATCGATTTATCAAATTTTTAAATTCCATCCAAACTTTAGCTGCTATAAATAGTGAATCTTTACTTGAGGTGTTGACAAACATCGCGAACCTAACAAACAAGGACTCCACTGAGAATAAGCAACTTAAAAACGACTTAGAAGCTGCTTTGAAAAACATTGCTACCTTTAAAGTATCATTATGGTAAAATTTACACAAACTTCTTACAAAACGTTTTCCTGTGATACAAACTTAACCCGTTCTGTCTCAATCCATCTCGATGGTGGATGGTTCCATATCCTTTATTTCGTCTGAGACAATACTTTTGATCATATTCTGGATTCTCATCACAAAACTTTTCAATGTATTCGTCTCTGTACGTTTTTGCAAGAATTGACGCACATGCTATCTCAATCACTTGATCGTCACCCTGCTCAATGCATTCAAATGGAATGTTCGTGTTCTCATTCGTAAAATAATTACCATCCACATATAAGAACGTTGGTGTCGGCTCGAGTTTGCGCACCGAATCATTAAAACACCGCATCGTTGACTTCAATATTCCATTTGTATCGATATTATCATTGTCTTGATATTCAACCGCATATGCTAGAGCATTGTCTTCTATAAATTTTCTTGCTTTGTTCCTTTGAAGTGCTGTCATCTTCTTGGAATCTCGTATTACAATCTTCTCCTTTGCGGCTTTCTCTTTAAATTTTTCAACAGCATCCTTATTTTCTGCTATTATTACAATTCCACTGTACACTCGTCCAAAAAACGCCCCTCTACCTGCTTCGTCAAGTCCGGCTTTTAACATCATATTGTTTTCGTTTTTTGTTAAACAAGCTTCTCCATAAAGTTTTTATCGATCACTTTTTTTTTCTATCCTATCTGTAAAAGCCTAACAACAGCTGCCTTGCACTCTGACAATATGAATATCTCGTTGTATAGAGGCTGGACCAATTTTCCGACTAAATTTTTTTTTTTTCTATATTATTTGTAAAAAAGTAAATAATAATATGGGCAGTTTATTCTCCTCACCACAACCAAAATATGACACTAATCCACAGAAACAAGCACAAATAACTCAAAAGGCTACCAGACATAGACAACAAAGTGCACGTGCTCAAACTCAAACACAAAACCAGACTAAAAAAGAAATGAAAACAGAGATTGAGAGTCAATTGACTTATGCAACAGGTGATTTTATACTTCTTAAAGACTTTAATAAGCTTCCTATTCATCATATACTTGACGGAATGGACAACCTACTTTATTTGAAGGAACGTAGGTGGAGCAATGGTTCTCAGAACTTTTTGGTAAGAATGGGTAATAATTTAAAAGAGTTCATTCAGCGGTATATTAAAATGTATCCTGCAGAAAAAGAAATCATATCGAATTTAAAAACAAAATTTAAAGCAATCTACAATACCCCCTACAATAGATTTAATAATTGGATAGCTGGTTATAGCAGATAGCTGGTTATAGCATATAGCTGGTTATAGCTTCATAGAGTCACAGTTTCTATTTGTATACAATTCTCATTATGGCTTATTTCTAAATTTATTCTACTTGATTTAGAAATATTTTACATCATTCTGTATTTTTATAAATCAACAATTTCATGAAAGTAATCATTTATATCCTCTTCTGGTTCATCATCTTGTGTTGAATTTCTCTTTCGAATATTATCCTTTTCATCACCTGGTTCGTTCATTTCTAGAATCGGTGGAAGTTTATATAGCAAGTTCTGTCTTTTTAGCAGTTGTATATCACAACAGGTTAGCTCTTCAAATACTTTTTTCTTTGTATTATATTTTCTGGTTATTCGATCATCCTTATTATCCTCTATCACATATTTGTAGAATGAATTATAGGTACTATCCGTAAGATAAACATTCAATTCTTTATTAAATGTATACTCTTTACGTGTTTCAATTGTTTTTTTGTAGTAATCTTTATAGTTATCTTTATTATTTTGTTCCCACAATTTCTTATCTTTGTCAGTTAATATTGATTTTCTTTCAAAGAACCGTTTCTTCTCTTCATCAATATAATGATCACTTTTACGATACGATTTTTGAAGGTTATTAAACATAAGAGAAAGTAACAACAACTCTTTTTTTCCAGTCATCTTTACCTTATTCTTTCTACACTCATCTTTCAGAAGTGTTGCTGAAAGTTTATTGTAATTTAATTGTGTAATTAAATGATTCACTGTACCTCGAACAGGTAACTTATGTGCATCACATTCTTTCTCTAATTCATCTATACTCATCTCATTGTAATTTTTATTTGTGCCTTTCTTTGCAAACTTTATACTTGATTGCGTTTTTTTGCCACTCGTTTGTTTTGTACTCTTCATTTCTACTGATGGATTTGTCTTGTTTCTAGGCATCTATAATTGTGTTTTTTTACGTTCAATTTTTTTTTAATGTTTAAATAAATAAAAATGTCGACAACATCCACAATTGAAACCAGAAGACTTGCTCCTATTCACATGAGTGATGCTCTTGAAATGAAATATATTCAAATACATCTATAATTGTGTTTTTTTACGTTCAATTTTTTTTTAATGTTTAAATAAATAAAAATGTCGACAACATCCACAATTGAAACCAGAAGACTTGCTCCTATTCACATGAGTGATGCTCTTGAAATGAAATATATTCAAATACCTTCTTATATTATAAACAATGAATTCGATGAAGTATACGAAAAAAATTACACAGCTCCTTCTTTACAAAGTCTTCGATCTCAGAAAGAACCAGAATCTTATAATCATGAAATACGACTAGTTTTGGATAACCCTAAGCAATACTCTTCTGATGAAGAAAATACAATTTATTATCTACCATCCGCCTGTTTTTCTTTGTTTGACAGCAATACATTTTCGTCAATTATTGATTTAGCATTGGTAAAAAATCTAATTCCAGATACTATTGTTCAAAGCGAAAATTCGACTGTTCGGAAATACGATTCATCCACACAAGAATTTACCGAAATTACAATCACTCGTACTAGTGATTGTGTTCTTTCTTCTTTATATAATTTTCATTTTAAAGATTCTTACAAAGACGATTACAATACTACCTTCTACAATTTCATTATATCTCCTTATACCAATTTAGGTCTGTCCGATGATGTAATTTACCCTCAAGACAGTAGTGTATCATTCAATCAGATTTATAGCACCCGTGAATTCGAAGTTGGTAACGACCATATACTTTACACTAATGTATCATTGTTAGTTCACGACAGACTGTTGTATGATGTCGATGGGGATTCGAATATTCCTTCTGATTATTTTATTCATAATGATAAGTTTTATACAAAATTGTACTGGGTTGGTATTACATTATTTTACACAAATATTAACGAAAATGTATGTTCATCCAAAAACGCAGTCTCTTTGAATGTGCGCTTAGCTGAAAATTCATCGTTCAAATCGACGATACCCTACTTTGCCATTGGACGCAAAAAATATTTATTAACTTCTGATTCATATAACAATACTTACATTCCTCAGTATGGTGATAATAAAGGAAATCCTATTGTAATGAATAAGAATGAAGGTGACGACTCGTTACATGGTTTCATTTATCGTGGCGATGCAGTCTTAGGTTCAAAAATTCCTATCAATAATGATACAAAAGAAGAATTACAAATATCGACCTCAATCTCTTTGTCTGACATACTTGACACTGAAAATGTTATATATATTATTATGTTGCCTACAAAACATCATGTTGCAAAATTAATGAATAATACGAATAATTTATCTTCTTAAATACTTTTTTATCTGTGTACTTTTATACTCATTCACATGTTTTTATTTTTCTAGCTTGATAATACTTGTTTTGTTCAACATTGAATTGAAATCCGAATTAATCGCAACATATGGTATTACACCATTCGCTTGGTTGTTCAATAAGAGTTTGTTGTTTATCCAAATAACTTCAGTAAAATATGGGAAGTTTATGGTTCGATTACAGATTTCTTGACTCTCTATTCGATAAGGATTATAAGCGTATATAATTAGCCTATTTCGCTTAAAAACACACAAGACATTCGAAATAAAATCACAATCAATAATAGGATCCTCTGGACATCTCACATTAATAGAATTCTTATTATAAAATTGCATTTCCTTTGTGTCATTGATGTAATGTAACGTAATTAAATCGATTCTATTCTCATTATGATATAAGATACAAAGCTGAAAGAAGTTCCCATATTTTTTGATCTGAAGTTTTTTAACGATAGTTGATGACACAAGCGCCATTGAATACAATAGTCTAATTTTTCCATCTTTGTACTTGAAGACTTTCACAATATTAGAATTGTTTATGATAAAAATATACTCTTCTATTGTACAGACTTTCTGTAAATATTCATACTTAGAAAAAAAAGAGTTTAGTTTCAACGTATATGGCTTTTTTGTTTCGTCTTTCAGTATTTTAATAAAGACATCACCAAAATGATTATAACGGTAGTACACATCGTTATATATTGTGTGGTATAATGTCGAGTCTTTCCAATTAAATTTTAGGATATGCTTCTCATCGATGACTGAAGTACTGATGGACATTGTATCCTTTGAATAATAATCTAGTAACGAATAGTTATTGTTAATTGCTTTATATTCTTTCAAATTCAAGCAATTCGATATTATCTTTTGAGTAGACTCAGTAGTTAAATTGTATTGCCAAACGTTTCCCTTAACGTCTGTACAACCAAATTTAGAGCATATATTATTTGTATAAAATTGATCAATAGGTTCCTTGATGTTTTTAATCCATAACATTTTAAAGGTTAAAGACACAAAAGTCGTTAAGAATGATTTCATTGACCTATCTACTAGAATTATATTAGTTTGTTTATAAATATACATCATAAATATATTTAATTACATATAACTAATGTGCTGTTGTTGAAGAGACAAAAAAAACCGTTAACTACAGATGACGTGTCAGCAGGAGCCCGATGGGAGCTGCAACGGTAAAGATTTTTTTGTTTTTGTAGGCCACGATGACAACGTGGCTGAGAATAAAGTAACGGACAGGTGTCCGGTATGTTCCCAGAGAGGCCTTTGAATCGAGTCGATTCAAAGCCGGGTAAAGCTTCCCTCTTCCTTCGTAGCAAGGGAGGCCTTTCAGAAGCCGGGAGAGGCTTCCCTCTTTCTTGTAGAAACAAACGAAATTTTTGTGGAACAGTCGTAAATTTATTAGACAAAAAAAACCATCGAAGAGAAGTATACAAATACAAGAAAAAAATGATTGTTAGTAGTCTACCTATCGATTTAAATCAATAAAAATATGAAAGAACTATTTTCATTGACAGATAACATTCAAACAACAGCAGCAACAACTATCGATCGTAAAAAACACTCTGATTCGATTTCAAAATTACCATTACAATTATTTCTTGATTCTTTACACTTTCATGATTATAATAGGAAATATACAAAAGAACAAATACTAACCTTGATATCGTATTTTCAATCTATCTACCCACAAATATATTTAAACAACAATCAACCATTAGACTATCAAAAGCAAAGTCAACCAACAGAATATCTTTGTATGAATTGTGGGGAAAAATGTACGAAAAATCTAAGGAACCTTTTATATAATCTCACATCAAAATCCCGAAAACATGATTATTCTTTTCTACTTAGCGATCCAGACAAGATCCTTCCATCGCTATGCTGTATTACCTGTAACTACATCATTTCACAAAGTTACGATAATAGTATTTTGTTTAAAGATACGCGATACGTCAACAACGTCTACCGTAATATAACGAAAGAAAATAGTAGTCCTGAAGATTATGCGTTGTACCAGACCTTCTTAAGAGTGGAGAATATTGTCAGCATTAAAAGTGGCGTAAAAATGCCATTTGCAACGACGACTGAGAAAGGATATATCTGGCAGATGATTGTCGATGTATGCATTGATTTCTCTTATCAAAGAATCATTGAAAGACAAATTGTAATGCATATGAAGTTCAAGACAATGCAACGCAAACTTGATGATATACACTCCCAACCTATTTTATTACCAAACGATGGAACTACAATCAGATTGTCTACCAAGCATATCAATCAAACATATCGAGGACGAAAGCGAACATCTATTTCTTTTCTCGATAGTAATGGTAAGAAATATAAAAGAAAATTTAATGATAAGAAAGAATTTGAATTTAAAGGGGTGGTCTACCAATTAGTACCGGATTCCACAATGGATGATATAGAAAAACAAATTATCGAGAGATATTTAGAAGACAACGGACTACTTAGTCTAGACAATTTAAAAGACCATGGACTCGATCAATTACAACTACAAATGGACCCTGACGGACAATTATTATGTGACCTCACCAAGATCAAATTAAATTTTGAGAAAGGCTCTTTATTTTATTTATCCCCAGAACGACTCAACCAATCAAAACCATATCTATATAAAACTGATAATGGTCAAATCCAACGGAACTTCGTGTTTATAGCGCAACTCTTAAACACACCGAAGCAAATGACACAAGAAAAGTGGTTGACAATATGTCTATCTTATTATATCAACCAACACTATGGAGTGACAATTGAATTATGTCATCGAGTTTCTAACGGTGATTATCAAGAAATACCTAAAGAACGAGTCAACATTATACAAAAACATCTAGCGTCTGTCCAGAAGACATATAATGAATGTATAACATATTGCAACAAATCTCATGGTGAGAAACGATCACGATCGACGACAAAACCGATTTTATACGAATCTCTACGAAAAATTTTAGGTAATATTAACAAATCAAGTAATAACAACAAATCGAAACAAGGTGACATTTCCAGGATCGAACAATTACTGGATCTCTGGAAAAGCAATTATGGTCTTTGTCATTATTCCGAGCATAAAATGAATCTTGACACAGGTCCAGACCACAATTTTCAACTTTCACCGGAACGTTTAAACGATTCAGGGTCTTATAGTGAATCGAACGTAAGATTCATCTGTGCAGAATTGAACGTAGGGAAAAATACAGGTTTTAGTGATACTAAGGAATCAGGAAGTAACTCGAAAAAAGTATTACGTGAATTAATAGAAAGTACAATACAACATTATAAGTTCGCTAAAATTCTCGAAAAGAGATATTATACAGAAGACGAGATTAACTCGATCATACAAAAACAGTTAAAACGATGCGCATTTTAAATTTTCATGAATTAAATCCAACTTCATAAATACTCGTATCTTTAGATTTTTTGAAATCGAATGCATAATTAAAAATGTTATACATCTCAAAACACTCTTCACGCATTTCTCTCATTATGAACCACTTTAATTGATATTCAAATTCTGTTTTATACTTTTTTTCGATCATAACTTTTTTATTTTCCTTCTTGTTTGTTTGCGTGTCAACAAAATCAACAAATAATGTCAACAATTCTTCAAATGTTGTGTTTTTATTGACTATTAAATGCTCCTTTATTTTTCGAAACAGATAGTTCATTCGTTTTTTATTTATTACATCGATCCTATGATAACTTTCTAGATTGTAGAGCGCGTTTTCTTTTTCTAGATCATAATATTGAAGCTCGGAACTTATACTCTCTAGTTCACAATGGTTTTCTTTAGGTGGATCAACAATATTGTTCGTTTTAAACACAACATTATATAGCATCGTTCCGATTTTTTTTTGTGTAACGTAAATATTCTTGTAAAGTAAATAACATGGTGATTCTTGTAAAAATTCTGTATTATCTAGAAAATCTAACTCTTTAAAATCAATATGTTTTCTTGATGGACAATTCAAACATATCAATTCCTTTGTATTATTGGTTTGAAAAACAGAAATTATCCTATCACAGAAAACAAAATAGTGAGCGTATCCGTCTTCATCTATAACTTGATAGAGAAGATTTTCACATAGGTCTTTATTAGTAATAAAATCATAATATGACTGATCGATCATACGTTCTTCACTGCAAATAGTATTGTAATAAATTGAACATAAATCATCATAGAATGATTTGTGAATCGTTTCATCAAACGCATCAATTATTTGAGTTTCATTCAATCGAAGTTTCACAAGTTGATAATGATAAAATAAAGAACTTGATTTATTCCTTTCATCAATTGTCTCTAGTACGATTGAAAATCGATTATAATTCACGGTTTGGAATTTTTTTGGATGTATAACGTTTTGAAATATAGGAACATCTGATTTTTTGTCACTTAGCTGGATTAGAATAATATTTGATTTCAATAAGTAGCATATTGAATTATAGACATACTTAATATTTGAATATCTATGATGAACATCTTGAGATTGTATCTCAAAAAAGGTCAACGTATCATTTGATATATTGTCAAGGAGACTAATGTCGTCACAGTGTTCTTCTATAATTTCCAAAAGACTTTTTTTATGATCGGTAATGAAAGTAGCATTTTGATAATCACCCTGTTGTTCTTGGAAAAATAAGCCTAATAAAAATTTAGCAATGCGAGGATCTATGTGTTCGCTTGATTTTCTGATGTAATTTGTAGTGGTTTTTAAGTTTACACGACTCTTATCTTTCTTGGTTAAGGATGGGAGCCAGCCTGGAGACAACGGTGTAACTGATAAAAATCGATTATCATCGTTGCTCGTATAAAAGTACATGAATGTAAAATCAACACTTATTAGATTACACAGCCATTGCTTTGTATTTGGACATTTGTAAATTTTATTATCCCCAATGATTAATTGAAAGAGAGCTTTTGTTTCATCTTGTTCACCATTCCATTTTAATTGCAGTGGTTCTCTGTATTTTACCGATTTAATAAAAACTTGTTGTGTTTCTTGATTGAAATGACTTAAAGGAGGCCACCGATAAATTTTATCAGAATTAACGTTATCTGGTTTGCGAAATGAAAACAATGGTGTTCGTTTCTTATCACAATATCGACTGTAATTAAAATGTTTGAGAATTGATTTACAGCGAGTTTGGTCATCCTGTTCATTAAATATAGTTTCTTTTTGACTAGCAATCTCTTTTTCGTCACATTCAAAGTATTCGATTGATCTAATTGGCTTTGTTGTCATTTGATCAATTTTCCGATTTTCATAGAATGGAATTGATATCGAACATAAATCTTTAATCTTCATTCTAAATAATTCGTCATTAGCTTCTTTTATATAAAAGAATTCCCTAGTAAGAATCGATTCCAAAGAGCGCATGAAGAGAAAAATAAATTCATCACATTGCTTTTTCAAAAATGACTGTTTAAAACAGAATTCAATATGTTCGTCAGTCACTATTATTTTTGCTTTGACAGACCCTCTGGCATTATTGTAGCCTCCTCCTCCTCGGATTTTTTGAACAGCATTAAATTTCCTTTCAGAGATAGAACTCTTTGTATTATCAATCTGCTCACTATTTAAAAATATTACATCATCTTCTTTGCCAAATATATGCTTATTGTACAATCGTTCGTTCTTAAAAAAAAACATAATCAATGTAAAGATAAAATTATCATTATCCTCATTATCTTTATACTGAACTTGAGCTGAATTATGCACTTCGAAAAAATAGTTCGTCAGATGATCCAATGAAACAAAATCTATAAAATAGTTCACGATCGTACGAAGCTTTAATCTATACTTATCCACTAAGTATTTTGCATTAATTTTATGAGACCCTGTGTATTGAACTTCTTTCATATATATCATTTGTTCAGTCGGTAACCTTAAAAAATTTAATAACTGAGTAGGCCCTGAAAAGTGTTGTCTGTTTTCATCCAACTGAAATTGAACTTTAATTCGATTGTTTGCAGCTAACTCGATATATACAACTTTAGTTAACGCCCATGAAAGAGATTTGATGTCAAGCTCTGATCCTCCTCCATCAGACTGGGTTCCTCTAGGTCCTGCAATTTTTCTTACTTCTTCAACTTTTACTAATTTATAGAGAATAATATGATTTCGATAATTACCTAAATCGCTTCGCGTTATAATCTTATTATCAAAATCATGGCTGTTGTAATAGTCTTTTAAATTCTTGAATACTTTTACAAACACCTTCTCTGCACTAAACAAAACGCAAATAGGATACAATAGATCCACCTGTAATCTGTTAAAAATACGCTCAACAGTGCATGTGAAGTCTTCAGATAAATACACATCTAAAATTGATTTATTATTCCATATCTTTACATCATATTCATTATTTAAATTGATATCGTACTCTTTCATCAATAAATTCATCAAATTTAAGTGATTTTCATTCATCTTCGATTCCTCTTCGTTCATTCGTTCTATATCCATATAGATATGATGTTCGTACAGTATATTATGTAGTATATCACATTCATTTGATGTATTCGTTATCGTATTGATTAATTTTGCACGTTTCTTTCTATCGATATCTTTGCATATATCTATATACTTAGTCGCATCGAAAAAGAAAACACGATTATGCTGTTCATGATGCTTATAGATTTCTGCTGAAATCAATAGATAATGTGAATTCTTTTTTTTTAGTAACGCTTTTAACGTATGCACGGGTGATTTATCAAATATAAAGAGCTCTTTGATGACAGGAATGTAATGGTACTGTTTTTCTTCTAAGTTATCTATCACAATCTCTTCGCACACCACAGTTCTTGTTAGTTCTAGCATTTTGTAAGTATTCTTAATTGTTGTGGATATATAAAAGTTAATAGTATAATTTATCAATAAAATATAAGATATAATTGACAATTACTGTAATTTATTTGGATAATCCTTACTATCCTATTCGAATATAATCACATCCCTAGTCGTATAAAAAAAAGCGGTTCGTATCTAAAAAAAAAAAGAACTCCCTGATAGTCTAGCTTGCGCTCGCTCGATGGTGGGGATGTCGTAGGGTAGATGAGAAAGAAGAATTACGGTTGACCACTTTACCTGTATTGGTTGATGTTGGTTGGCTCATGTTGGTTGGCTCCCTCACCACTTGGCTGATGTTGGTTGGCTTCGAGGCTCGCTGGCTGATGTTGGTTGGCTTCGAGGCTCGCTGGCTGATGTTGGTTGACTCATGTTGGTTGGCTCGCTCACCACTTGGCTCGCTCACCACTTGGATGTATTGGTTGGCTCTCTCACCGCTGGCTGATGTTGGTTGGCTTAGAGGCTCTCTCACTGCTAGCTGATGTTGGTTGGCTCGCTCACCGCTAGCTGATGTTGGTTGGCATCTTTTAGTCTCGTTGGCGACTGATACATGAGAAACTAAGAGACTCGCTGGCAACAGCTGGTTGCTGAAAATATTGTCTAAGTAGATAAGAAAGTAGAATGGCTGACTCCTTCAGCAGACCCTCCCAAGATTCGCTTGCACCCTAAGAGATTTGATTGCGATTCGCTTGCACCCTAAGAGATTTGATTGCGATTCGCTTGCACCCTAAGAGATTTGATTGCGATTCGCTTGCACCCTAAGAGATTTGATTGCGATTCGCTTGCACCCTAAGAGATTTGATTGCGACCGATGGTGGACTCCTTCAGCAGACCCTCCCAAGATTCGCTTGCGCCCTAAGAGATTTCATACGACATATGGTGGACTCCTCACCAGAATTCCAATAGATTTTCTCTCTTCAGTCCTTGCGACCAAGAACCGCTGGCGGACTCCTTCAGCAGACCCCTCCAATATTCGCTAGCTGGTAAGTAGGCAGGCTGGGGCTAATAGAGGAGAACTTAAGAAACTAGAGACTTCGGCTTTTAAAGAAGAGCCACTGGGTCTCGCTACAGACTTCGGCTTTTAAAGAAGAGCCACTGGGTCTCGCTACAGACTTCGGCTATTTAAGAAGAGCCACTGGTTTCGCTACAGACTTCGGCTATTTAAGAAAAGGCTTTAACTGCACAAAAAAAGACTCCTTAATCAGAGGGAAGACTCCTTTGTTTATAGAGATGGAAGACTCCTTTGTTTATAGAGATGGAAGACTCCTTTGTTTATAGAGATGGAAGACTCCTTTGTTTATAGAGATGGAAGACTCCTTTCTTTCTAGAGAGGGAAGACTCCTTTGTTTCTAGAGATGGAAGACTCCTTTGTTTCTAGAGATGGAAGACTCCTTTCTTTATAGAGAGGAAAGACTCCTTTGTTTATAGAGAGGAAAGACTCCTTTGTTTATAGAGAGGGAAGACTCTTTCGGGAAAACAATAGTTAGTGAGAGGGAAGACATCATATATTTTGTGGGATTATCTCTTTTTTTCATTTACAATTATTTTTATATCATGTTCATAACAGTAACATAACAGAAAATGTCTAATAAGAACACTCAAAATATGAATGGATATCAGTTTAAAAGCAAAATCAGAAAGAAATACACTGAACGAAGAATTGGAATCAGTGCTGAAAGAATAGAGTCGTTGTGTGGAGAAACAATTGAAGAGTTCTGTCAAGATGAATCTATATCAGCAGATGTAAATCGTGTGAAAGAAAGAACTAATCTATGGGAACAAATGTGTTCAATCTATGGTGATCGCATTATTCAAAACGTAATAAATGAGTATTTTTTTACAAAACAAGACACGTGGATGTATGATCTTGAGAAAATTGTTTCAGATAGTGCATATTTTAATGACTGGAGACATTTTCTAGTTACTTTCAAGTCTAAGGTACGAAACGAACTTGATAATGTAAAGAAACATGTTGTAAATGAATTTAAAGGCGAATTCCCATATCAATTGAATCACACTGTTGTTGAGACATTTATTGAAAATGTAGGCCATTGTTATTATAAAGAGCATAGAGACACTTTTTTTCTTCGATACTATTTCACATTATATACAGACACATTTGTTGTAGGAATAAAACTCACTGATCATTATTGTCAAATTATTCAATATGATAATGATGAAGAAACGTACAAATCTATGAAATTATCCCCAATTGGCACTTCCATTGATGACATGAATGTTCCTTTATTATGTAATTTAACTTACAATGAGTGGGATTCGGAAACAAACAAATTCCTTAATCATGGTGGGAATGTATCAAATAATATATCTGTAATTCATTACTCAACAATTTGTCGCATTCCTGTTGATAGTGAAGAATACGTATTGGGATTCAATCTGTACAACATGTACATTAGTATAGGAGCTAATAGTGATGAAATGCAAGATGAAATGAAAGATTTGATAAAAAATGTGCTCAACAATTCAGACCTTGGATATAAAGAGGACCCAACATCTGTACTGACATTACGATTTGATAAAACCGAAAAGAATGTGTTTGAATTATCCGGACTTCATCGCTATTATGATGTTGTAGAAGAACAAAAAACCTCTAATAGTAAAGATTTTGATGATGTTTTCAATATAGTCCGCAACAAAACAGGTGGTATTGCTAAATATCTTGCTGAGTCTTTTCTCAATTTTTTTGATGTAGTATGGTTTTGTGGTGATTGTACTTTATTAATCAGTAAGTTAAACATCTTTATTACCCGTGTGCCTTCAACTAATTATAAATGTTTTACATCAGTTGTTCAACAACCCCATAATATACAAACTAACCATATTCAAGATATTTTCAATATATTGCTTTTTGATGTACCACCATGTATCAATTTAACATGTGACCCAACTGTATATTCAATTGAAAGTCAATATCTTAAAACTTTAAAGGACTCACTGCCATCTATCATTAAAAATACTCATTTTAAAGAGTCTCTTCAAAAGTTCTACAATGGTAAGATGAAGTTATCAAAACAAATGGTGAATTCACTTGAACTTGGTTTAGTATATTTGTCGAATATTTTGATTATTAATGATTATCCTATTTCATTTTTTATCAAATGTTTGTATGAGATATTTCCATCAGGATTAGATATGTCTCCTGAAATTACACCAGATGTGGATCCTTTACACGAGGCAATGGTAAAACCCAAGAATAAAAGAGGTCGCCCTAAAAAAAACACTGGCAATATTACACAAAGTAGCAAAAAGATGAAAATGAGTCCTGCAGAAACAATTGCTGCACGACTAAAGTCTTCAAATCAACGATCATGTACTATCACACGCGAATATGTACAAACCGATGCTATGGACATGGAAGATCCTAATGTTAAAACTCGATTGATTCTGGACTCAGAAACAGACGGATGTATTCAATGGAATGAAAAAGACAATGTTCAATTACCAGATAGTGTAAAAACCGCTTTAAGAGAAAATATATTACAACGTTTTGAAGTGAACATACAACACAAAATCAAAAAAAAAATAGTTCACGACTTTCTGCAAGAGCTATTCAATTCTGATAAATGGAAGGACAGTGAGTTGAAAAAATCATTCGATATGGAATATGCTAGACGTAAAACAACTGGAGGAAATAAATATGGTGGAACTGCTTGTATGGGTCCAATGTATCAACTTGTCATGAAAAGTTGTGGCTTTGATTTATACACACCGCCCACAGCTCCAGCAGGCATAGCCTATTATCTTGAAGAAAAAAAAGACTAAATTGTCTTATTCACTTCACGGCAAATGAAGAAACATTTCTTTTATATATATATAATTTTTTCTACATATATTAACCTAGGCTCTCAACATTATCTTATTATTTCACAATGAGAGTTCTATAGAAAATAACCGCAACATTAAATCTTATTATTTCACAATGAGTGTTCTATAGAAAATAACCGCAACATTAAATCTTATTATTTCACAATGAGGGTTCTACAGAAAATAACCGCAACATTACTAATAAAAACATCAAACAAAACAATAATTAACACAATAAGTACAACCAAAACAATGAGTATAACCAAAAACACATAAACAGAGTGAACCAAAGAACTGAAAATAACAAAAAAACAAAATCAGAGTGAATCAAAGAACTATAAATGAGAAAAAAACATAATCAGAGTGAAGCAAAAAACTACAAAATGAGAACAAACATAATCAGAATGAAGCAAAGAACTGCAAAATGAGAAAAAAACATAATCAGAGTGAAGCAAAGAACTGCAAATGAGAAAAATCAGAATGAACCAAAGAAAAGTTATGATCAAACAAAAAAAGTTATATATACAAAAAAAATGATATTTATTTTGCTTATGTATGATTAAGTTTATAAAATAAGTATTAAAATAAAATGTCTATAAAAATACCAATTCGTGAAATTACAAATGAAAACATAGATTCTTTAGAAAAGAGATTATATATTCAACAAGATACAGATAAACATAATAAAAATTATATAAAGCAAGAAAAAATTCCTTTTTTCAAAGTCGATCCTTCTAATCAATTCATTAATGTCCCATTTTATTTTGGAAAAGAGTATTTTGGCGACAAATTTATCTCAAACAATCCATCTATATCGATCCCATTCTTCGGACAACTTCGAGAAGAACAGAAAAGTATTGAAAGTGAAAGTTTAACTTTGTTAAAGACAAAAGGGTCTGTACTTATTTCAGCTTTCCCAGGCTTTGGAAAAACGTTTGTTACACTCAAACTCTTATCAGAATTAGGAATGCGTGCTATTATAATTGTTAACAAAATCTGTCTTTTGAAACAATGGTCGGACGCTATAGAACAATTCTTGCATATCAAACCATGTATCATAAAGGGTAAAAACTCAAAAGTAGACAATAGTCGTATATATCTTGTAAATTCCATAAATATCATTAAGCATCCTGAACTAACAACTTTAAATATCGGTGTAGTTGTATGTGATGAAGCGCACCTATTAATGACTAAAACATTTTCTGAGGGACTATTCTTACTAAATCCATCTTATATTATCGGATTGAGTGCAAGCCCTTATCGATATGATGGGTTTAACGCTTTATTTGATTTATTTTTTGGTTTGAAAAGGCTTCATCGTCCTCTAGAGAAAGAACATACTGTTATTTGTGTGAAATCGAACGAAAAGATAGAACATACTGTAGATAAAAATAATAAGATTAATTGGAACTCTGTAATAGAAAAGCAATCAATGTCTGAGACAAGAAACAATTTGATCGTAAAGTACTGTGAGAAATATAAAGAACGGTACATTTTAATATTATGTAAACGTATTTCTCAAATTAAATTACTAGAATCTAAATTGAAAAACAGTAATATTAGTAATTTACGTGTTGGTACTTTTTATGATAATGATATTGACTTTGATAAAGAGTGTAATGTATTAATAAGTACTTATCAAAAAGCCTCTACTGGGTTTTCTCACGATATTCTTGATATGCTTATATTGGGTTGCGACATTGACCATTTTTTCATTCAAACACTAGGTCGCGTCTTTCGACGAGAAACGTCTAAACCAATTGTAGTAGATATACTGGATTCTCATCCTTTGCTGAGAAAGCATTTTAAAAGTCGTGAAAATGTCTATAAAGAAGCTGGGGGAAAAATCAGCAGTATAATCGAAAAATCATGAACATTCCACAAATCAAGTCGCAACGCCAGCAAGATCTATCACTCGCAGCGCGTCACAGTTCTCCAGTCCAGGCAGCCTTCCACAGCTGACCATTTTTCGGGCCGTACCTACCGGCTGACCAGCTGTCCATTTTCGGGCCGTACCTACCGGCTGACCAGCTGTCCATTTTCGGGCCGTAAGTACCGGCTGATCCAGTCCAGGCAGCCTTCCACAGCTGACCATTTTTCGGGCCGTACCTACCGGCTGACCAGCTGTCCATTTTCGGGCCGTAAGTACCGGCTGATCCAGTCCAGGAAGCATTCCACAGCTGACCATTTTTCGGGCCGTACCTACCGGCTGACCAGCTGTCCATTTTCGGGCCTTAAGTACCCGCTGTTCATTTTTCGAGCGGGCCGTCATAGACAAAAGATCTGCTCATTTTCTCGGGCGGACCGTAGAAATGTCCAATAAGGACCGCATGTCCCATACTATGACAGGAATTTCCACCTGTAAATTTTTGGAGTTTAGACAGGCCATCTGCTCTGCCCACATTATAAACTCCCGTCTCGTAGTAAATAAAGAGGGAGAGAGGGTACTCGTAGTAAATAAAGAGGGAGAGAGGGTACTCGTAGTAAATAAAGAGGGAGAGAGGGTACTCGTAGTAAATAAAGAGGGAGAGAGGGTACTCGTAGTAAATAAAAAGGGAGAGAGGGTATAAGGACCGCATGTCCCATACTATGACAGGAATTTCCACCTGTAAATTTTTGGAGTTTAGACAGGCCATCTGCTCTGCCCACATTATAAACTCCCGTCTCGTAGTAAATAAAGAGGGAGAGAGGGTACTCGTAGTAAATAAAGAGGGAGAGAGGGTACTCGTAGTAAATAAAGAGGGAGAGAGGGTACTCGTAGTAAATAAAGAGGGAGAGAGGGTACTCGTAGTAAATAAAAAGGGAGAGAGGGTATAAGGACCGCATGTCCCATACTATGACAGGAATTTCCACCTGTAAATTTTTGGAGTTTAGACAGGCCATCTGCTCTGCCCACATTATAAACTCCCGTCTCGTAGTAAATAAAGAGGGAGAGAGGGTACTCGTAGTAAATAAAGAGGGAGAGAGGGTACTCGTAGTAAATAAAGAGGGAGATAAGGTACTGGTCGTCGTAGTGGTAGTAAATGGAGAGAGGGTACTCGTAGTAAATAAAGAGTGAGAAACGGTGCGTAGTAAATAAAGAGGGCGGTGGTGGTCGTACGGGTAGTAACAGAAATTGGTCGTCGTATAGAGTACGTAGTGGATGGTTAAGACGGCAAGTTTTTCGTCAATCGAAAGAAAGGCATCCGTAAAGTATTTTTTTTTTTAATTATTTTTGTTCTAAAAAAATTCTATCCTTGTATCTACCGGTTTTTCACCGGTCTACCGGTTTTTCACCGCTCTACCGGTTTTTCACCGGTCTACCGGTTTTTCACCGGTCTACCGGTTTTTCACCGGTCTACCGGTTTTTCACCTGTTTCCTTCTAGCTTTTGGTAGAGGGTGGTCGTGGTCGTAAAAAAAAAAGAGAGATAGAGAGATAGAGGGTGGTAGTTGTCGTAAAAAAAAGAGAGAGAACCAGAGAGAGAGGGTGAGTCCTCCTAGATTTCCTCACCCACCCCCTTCATAGCTTGTTTTTGTCTCTCTCTCTCGGTGCTCTCTTTTCCTCCTTACTTTTTTCTTCCTGGATTCCCAGTTTGGTTTTCTCTCTCTCTCTCTCGATGCTCTCTTTTCCTCCTTACGTTTTTCTCTATTTTTTCCTGGTTTCCATAGCTTGTTTTCCCTCTATCGGTCCTCTCTTTTCCTCCTTACGTTTTTCTCTATTTTTTCCTAGCTTGTTTTTTTCCTATCGTCTTATATCATTCTTAAGTAGACAAAGCTTTTGTTTGTGGTTTGTATTTTTTTTTTTCGCTTACTATGTTAGCGATATATCTGTAATTGGAATACACGCATTATTTATGTAATATCCTTTCTTAAAAAGTTTCTAGATTGTATTTATCCTTTCTTAACAAATCTTTTGTCTCTTATTAGATTTAATTGTTTGTGAATTGTATTTTTTTTCAGTTGTTATGTTAGCGATATATCTGTAATGGAAATAGACGCATTGTTTATATTTATGTATTCAATTACTATTATTTATTTCGTAGAATGGAATCCGTTGACAATAGAGTTCATAGTTCTAATTTTATGGAGAATGAGAACCAGTCTAATCCAAACAAGTCTAATCCAAACAAAAATCTGTTTACTGAAGTCTTACTTAAGTATAAAGAATTCTTAGATGCGGAAAGAACATTGAAAAAAGCGGAAAAAATGACTTTGGAAGTAATAAAACCATTATTACTAGAGGGAGAAAATAATTTTCTTAATGGTTATTTTAAATATCTCAAAGACGAATTTCATAAAGATCATATTGAAACTTTTATTTCTAAAAACAAAGTTGATTGCATTGCTTCTATTGAATCTGTTCAAAAGATGGATTTAAATCAATTCAAATCCTCTTATTATACACCAAATGAGTCAAAAAAATTAAAGGTTTTATTTACTCTTCCAGATCGTGATCCTGAAAAACTGGAACAAAAAATGTATTCTCCTGTTATGTTATTTATCAAGGACAGAAGTGAATCTGCTAATGTTGAATATGAATATATATATGAGTTTAGTTATCGAATTTGTCGAGATGTCTTTTCCTTCTTTTTTATGCTTCAACCAATATCTCAAAGGCAAATAGTAGAACGATTGGGTCACGTGGGAGATGATACTTCACGAAAAAGTCGTAAGCGAACCTTAAATAAAAAGGAAGCGATTACATCGAAGGAAGAACTGGTACAAGTGATCAAAGACACTTTGGGAGAAGAAGGAAAACTGGAGTTTAAACCTAACCCTGCAAAACAAAAAAAGCTTATTGGTGATGCGATTAGTTCTGTTACTGGTAGAAGAAGAAGACCCAATATTACTGAAGAAGATTTGCAAAGTTTTACAAACTGGATTAATACTCATACTCACGATTGGTCTACTAATCGGTCCAATGAATGTTCAAGTACACCTGTCCGTACATTTACTAATCCAGAAAATACAAATACAAATGCATCAACCCCTCGTGTGCATACACAGTCAACAGACTCACAACAAAATTTAAGTAATGTATTTGTTACTGTAAACAATGCAAATAATGTTCAAGAGGTTGCTCCAGAGGTTGATAATGCTCAAAATGTTGGTCCAGAGGTTGATAATGCTCAAAATGTTGGTCCAGAGGTTGATAATGCTCAAAATGTTGGTCCAGAGGTTGATAATGCTCAAAATGTTGGTCCAGAGGTTGATAATGCTCAAAATGTTGGTCCAGAGGTTGATAATGCTCAAAATGTTGGTCCAGAGGTTGATAATGCTCAAAATGTTGGTCCAGAGGTTGATCAAGAGGTTTTGCAAGACGATCCTAATAATGCTGCACTTGACGATAATGCGGTGTCTGTCGTTACAAATAATATAGTAAGTGATACACCACCAACTATTAGAGGGACTGCTCATACTGTTACTACTAATGAACAATCTAACAGTAGATGTAATGCTGGTGCTAATAATGAAACTCCCTTACAAAAAATCTCAAATATGATATTCGATTCAACTTTAAATAATGGAGAACAGCTTGATATGCAAAACGAATTGAAAAAGGTTCATGATGAAATGGAAAAGCTGAGACGAGAAAAATCAATGTTACTACATACACGTTCTAGTCGTTCTAGTCGTTCTATTCGTCGTATTCGTCCTATTCGTCGATCGCAACATAGAAATCCCGTTTTTGAGAATACAGTTAATGGATTTATAGATTTGTCGCCAGACGAACAAGTAATGTTGTTACACGATATAGAAAGAAGACGCAGTAGCAGACCAAATAATACGCAGAATACACCAGTCCAAGACAATCAAGAGGAGAATAATGAGCAAGCACCTGTTCCTGTTCAAGACGATCAAGAGGAGAATAATGAGCAAGCACCTGTTCCTGTTCAAGACGATCAAGAGGAGAATAATGAGCAAGCACCTGTTCCTGTTCAAGACGATCAAGAGGAGAATAATGAGCAAGCACCTGTTCCTGTTCAAGACGATCAAGAGGAGAATAATGAGCAAGCACCTGTTCCTGTTCAAGACGATCAAGAGGAGAATAATGAGCAAGCACCTGTTCCTGTTCAAGACGATCAAGAGGAGAATAATGAGCAAGCACCTGTTCCTGTTCAAGACGATCAAGAGGAGAATAATGAGCAAGCACCTGTTCCTGTTCAAGACGATCAAGAGGAGAATAATGAGCAAGCACCTGCACCTGTTCAAGACAATCAAGAAATTTTGCAAAATTTGTATAATTATTCTGTACAAGAGGTGAATAACAATCTCAATAATGAATCTGAATTAGGAGACGGTAATGTCTTACAAAATTTTGAACATATTATGAATTTGCAACAAGCTTATAATCAAGCTGAGCAGGGTAATAATGATATGCAGCTAGTTGAGCAGGGTAGACATGTGGATATTCGTCAAATGATGCAAACTTTTCCTTCATGTAATTCGTTAGCAGAATGTTTGAATTTGGTAAGGGGGGGATGGTTTCATCCTGACATGTATAATCTTATGCAAGTCTATACTGAACACGTCAATTGGACTTTAGCAGGTCAATCGCTACAAATGTTTCTTACTTCTATAATTGAAAAACAATTAAGCTATTATAAGCCACTTACGGAAAATAATCTTTTCAGCACCGGTTATGCTAATACAATGTATAGGTTTGTTCAAGATATCGAAGATGTAGTTAGGATAGTGAGTGCTAATTCAACAAATGCACTTTTAAATAGTATGAACCATAAACACAACTCATTGAAGTTACTAAAGTTGTATATTAAGAATTATGTTCATCCTCTACTCGAACAACTTCTCGAAGGTTGCAGTTTCCATGCTGATGATGATGATGAAATAAAGTTTAGATGTGCGATTTTGGGACAAATTAATGAAAATTCAAATCTGAATGGTAGATTTGCAAATATTAGTCAAGATGGGATATCGACAATATTTGCAAGTACACTTGTAAATAGAGATCAAGTTTCTTTATTTACAAGTTTTTCAAATACAATACAATTAGTGTCTAGATCTCGTCAACAAAGTACCTCTACATCAACTCTAAACCAAACAGCAGACAATGGAGAAAATGATGGAGAGGACGAAGAGGACGAAGAGAACGAAGAGGACGAAGAGAACGAAGAGGACGAAGAGGACGAAGAGAACGAAGAGGACGAAGAGAACGAAGAGGACGAAGAGGACGAAGAGAACGAAGAGGACGAAGAGGTCGACGAAAGTTCTAATAACATATGTAATAAACGTAAACGTCCAAAAAAGCAAAAGAAACCAGATACAGAAAGTGATGCACAAAATACTGCTGAAGAGACACCAACTGCACGAGTTACTAGAAGTAAAGAACCCATCGTTCAAGGGACTTCACGAGTTACTGGAAGTCAAACAAAACGTAAACGTCAATTATCTGAAAAAGAAAAGGCTGGGAAGAGTAATAAAAAGCAAAAGACACCAACTTCTAATGAACCAACTTCTAATGCATCAACTTCTAATTCTGTAAATCGAAGAAGTGGTAGACTAAATCCAGAAACTGCTGTACAAGAACCAGCAAGTAATGCACAAAATACTGAAGATACTGGAAGTCAAACAAAACGTAAACGTCAATTATCTGAAAAAGAAAAGGCTGGGAAGAGTAATAAAAAGCAAAAGACACCAACTTCTAATGGACCAACTTCTAATGCATCAACTTCTAATTCTGTAAATCGAAGAAGTGGTAGACTAAATCCAGAAACTGCTGTACAAGAACCAGCAAGTAATGCACAAAATACTGAAGATACTGGAAGTCAAACAAAACGTAAACGTCAATTATCTGAAAAAGAAAAGGCTGGGAAGAGTAATAAAAAGCAAAAGACACCAACTTCTAATGGACCAACTTCTAATGCATCAACTTCTAATTCTGTAAATCGAAGAAGTGGTAGACTAAATCCAGAAACTGCTGTACAAGAACCAGCAAGTAATGCACAAAATACTGAAGATACGCTAACTTCTAATGAACCAGAAAATAATGCACAAAATACTGAAGGGGATACTGAAGGGGCACCCGAAACTGAAACAGAAAATAATGCACCAAATACTGAAGGGGCACCCGAAACAGCTACTCAAGACAATGATGAGGAGAATCAAGAAGATGCACCTGTGGATAACGATGAGGAGAATCAAGAAGATGCACCTGTGGATAATGATGAGGAGAATCAAGAAGATGCACCTGTGGATAACGATGAGGAGAATCAAGAAGGGGCACCCGAAACTGAAACAGAAAATAATGCACCAAATACTGAAGGGGCACCCGAAACAGCTACTCAAGACAATGATGAGGAGAATCAAGAAGATGCACCTGTGGATAACGATGAGGAGAATCAAGAAGATGCACAAGAAAATAATGCACCAAATACTGAAGGGGCACCCGAAACAGCTACTCAAGACAACGATGAGGAGAATCAAGAAGATGCACCTGTGGATAATGATGAGGAGAATCAAGAAGATGCACCTGTGGATAATGATGAGGAGAATCAAGAAGATGCACCTGTGGATAACGATGAGGAGAATCAAGAAGGGGCACCCGAAACTGAAACAGAAAATAATGCACCAAATACTGAAGGGGCACCCGAAACAGCTACTCAAGACAATGATGAGGAGAATCAAGAAGATGCACTTGTGGATAATGATGAGGAGAATCAAGAAGATGCACCTGTGGTTGAGATCAATGATCTTAAAGATAAATTACTATTTATCAGGGATCATTTGCTTAAGAATGCTGATATCCAGGAACATATGTTGAGAAAACGCCACGACTGTGTGGATAACATTAATGAAGTGTTTGAGCAATCAAATGACACTGAACTCGTGCAGAGGTATATCCAAACGTTTGGTGATGGTGATGATATTACTCTTGTTTGTAAGCGTTCTATTAGCGAAATCTTTAATCGTTGGAACACTATCATAGGATTACGACGACGAATCAATGTTGTCAATGTAGATGATCCTAACGTATTTTACTACTCTTTATCGGAAGATTTTCCCGACAGTACTATAGAGTTTAAAGGGAAATTGTTTCAATGGTTCATCCTAGAACCAGATGAAAGGGGCTGTAACCCTAACCACCCTGACATTACTATGCCTCAATTACATGATTTTTTGAACAAATTTTGTCCCGAAAATAATTTGGAAACAAATGATAATTTTAGAAATGATGCACGAACGTGTATGGATCTTATTAAACTCTTGAAGAAAGCAAATTTGGGGGCGTGCTTCATTGACAAAACAAAGTACAAGGTAAATATAGGTATAGATGTAGATGATACCTATCAAATTCCCTACATAAGGGTTGATTATCAGAAAAAAGACGGCTCGTATAACATTACGACACGCTCATCCGAACAACTTTTAAGGCGAACGGAGCAGCTTCTAACTGAAGGAAGAAATCCAATAGAAATTATGGCTATTTTGAATGAGGAATATGCCTGAATAATAATCTGGTAGGTGGTTCAATAACACAATCCGGAAAATAACAATGAAAAGCCAAAAGTAAAAACAAAAAACAAAGGATCAATAACAAATCAAGAACAAAGGATCAAGAACAAAGGAACAAGAACAAATGGAAAAGAACAAGGAACAAGAACAAATGGAAAAGAACAAGGAACAAGAACAAATGGAAAAGAACAAGGATCAAGAACAAAAGATCAAGAACCAACGAAAAAAACAATAAATGAAAAAAAAAAACAACAAAAGAAAAAATCTACCAGAAAGAAACAAAAATAAAAAATATATATCTATTATAAATCAGTCACAATAATGGTAGATACAGAGAACTATACTATTTCAGGTATTTATAAACACCTTTTCATTAAGAATATGTTTTTGTTTTTACAGAATGTATGTTTAGAAGCTCTATTACCACCGATGGAGATCTATCTATTCACCAAGATTTCAAAAACACTTCTAGATGATATAAGTAAAGATAAAAGTAAATTAAGAGTCTTAAATCCAAAGAATCAAAAATATTTTACATTTCTTGTTTTTTTACAGTTTTTGTATAAATATAATAGAAGACTGCTTAATTTATTGAATAAACCTATTCGATTATACGTAAGGAATGTATTATTTAAAATAAAAGAAGAAGATCAGAAGATGGCGATTAATATTGTCTTTATGCCGCTGGCTATACAAAACGGCTACATATCTATATTGAAATTTATATTACCACTTTTTGTATTATTTATTTACATGTTGTTTGTTGTCTGTAAATATAACAAAGATGTTGCTATTGTATCTATATTTTATGTTATTTGTAATCTTATATACACATATTTGCAGACGAAGTGGTTATCAAGTGAAGCAAAGGATATGTTTAGAAAACATGGAGAAGCTATTAATAGCTACGATGACAATCATAATTCTGAGCCAGACATAAACAATAGTTTAATGAAAATAACAGGCAAAGAAGATGATTACGAAGAACTTAGATTCAAATTTAATGAAGGTATCAATACGTTTGTATTCTTTCAAATGGTATTCTATTATATATATGCATCTGGATTAGTATACGTATTTGCAAAAAGAAAACACTGTGAACTGTCATCAATCATCACAATGCTTTTATTTATTGCTAGATATTACAATACCATTTTACTTAGATCCAAAATGTTCATAGAAAGTGTAGCGAGATTAAGACTTTTAAAAGAGAAATTATAGAATACTTAATGTGGCGAGGTAGCGTTAGGTCCATTACCTCGTTCTGAAAGAGCCTGTAGAACGGGGTGGACAGCCTGCCTGTAGTGCGGGCATCAAAGGAACGAAAACATGAATAAAAACAGAAATAAAGAGAAATTGGTTCCTTTGCTTGGAAAAGCTCTGGCTGGTGTGTAGCGCAGTGGAGATGTAGCGGAGCTATAGCGCAGTGGAGGCTTGGGAAGATCGGAAGTGCGGGCCATCAAAGGAACGAAAACATGAATAAAAAAAGAAATAAAGAGAAATTGGTTCCTTTGCTTGGAAAAGCTCTGGCTGGTGTGTAGCGCAGTGGAGATGTAGCGGAGCTATAGCGCAGTGGAGGCTTGGGAAGATCGGAGAGACCGGAGAGTGGAGATGCTGGCTTGGATGCTGGCTTGGGAAGCCTGGTGTAGCGCAGTTGAAGGCTGGTTTAGCGCAGTGGCGACTGCTGGAAAGCGGGGTCATCAAAGGAACGAAAACATGCATAAAAAAGGAAATAAAGAGAAATTGGTTCCTTTGCTTGGGAAGGCTGGTGTAGCATAGTGGAAGGCTGGTGTAGCGCAGTGAAGACTTGGGAAGATCGGAGAGAGTGTATAGTGGAGATGTTGGCTTGGATGCTGGCTTGGGAAGGCTGGGTAGCACAGTTGAGATTATGTCTTGAGAGAACTAAGGAGAAGCTGGTTTAACAAGCCTATTCTATAGCTAGTGAGGGAGAGAGCCTGTCTTGGTGTACCTTGGACAGAAGTAATGAGGGAGAGAGCCTGTCTTGGTGCCTTGGACAGAAGTAATGAGGGAGAGAGCCTGTCTTGGTGCCTTGGACAGAAGTAATGAGGGAGAGAGCCTGTCTTGGTGGATTGGACAGAAGTAATGAGGGAGAGAGCCTGTCTTGGTGCATTGGACAGAAGTAATAGTGTGATAGAATTGATTGTTTAATGAAAATATATTATATGACGAAACATATAATATAAAGATGACAATAGTTATATCAATTTGAAATCATACATTTTTAGTTAATATGGGTAGAGTATGTAGGCTTGAAATCAAAAAACCATCTATATCATTTCAATTGAAGGAATGTAATAAGAAGTCTTCTTATTATTACATATCAGAGAATAATGAAAGAAAAAAGCTCGTCCAATACATTGAACGAATGGGTGATGCTCTATCTGATGAAAGCAAAATTGTTGTCAAAAGAGAAGATCTAGTCGAATCTTCTTATATATCAGAAATAAAATTTGGATCAAAAGGCGCAATTTTATTTTCTGAGCAAATAATAAATTTTTACAATGAGGGTGTACAGAAACGAGAAATAGAACATGAACGCAATATAGGAGATAGTAATGATGGCGATGACTTACCTATTGAGGATCGTCCACAGTGTGACGAAATTGACCATTTTAAAAAATACATTAGTAGATCATTTGATGTAGAACAATTAGTCGAAATAACAAATTGTTGTTCAGATAGAATTAAGAGAATAAAACAATTAACAGAAGAGTCGTGTAATAATGAGACGATGAGATCACTATCAGTTATACCATCTGTCAAAAGTAACCAATACGCAGCTGATAGAAATGCAAGTGAGAAAGACACAGGGGTGAAAAAGAAAAGAAGAATTCAACCAATATTAGTATCTAAATTAAATTTATAATCCTCTTTCTTTCATCATTTGATCGGCTAATTCTTTTGGAGAAAGTTTTTTACGTGATTCTGAAGGTTGATTAAATTCTGAAGGTTGATTAAATTCTGCGTTGGCAACTGTTTGATGATATGGTTGTCTTTGTGTTTCATTCGGTGATTGCTGTATAGAAGCTATTGAATCTGGATATGACTGTGGTTTTGTTTGAGTGGATAATGGATTTGCCGCAATCTCTGAAGATGACATCTTTAGACGAGCATCAAAAATAGATGGTTTTTGAATTGATAACAGTTTCTGCTTGTTTAATTTCGAGACAAATTGTTTACATGCATTATCTCCTGTTGTTAGTGAGTCTTGTCCATTATGGTTTATGGTCAGAATCGTTGGTACATCTCTTACATTGTAATTAGTATCAGCTAAAATAGACTTGTTTATAATTTTATTATCAACGCATAATGTACGCACATTATGCTCTTTCATCAATTGATTCTTTATTGTTTTAGATATCTCGTCAAACTTGCTCCAAAATATTATATGAACTTCATCGTTTTGTATTTCCTGATTCATATTTTGTTTTATGTATTTATACCGTTTTATATTATTTTTTTAAATACTTTATAAATACATTAATAAAAACAAAATGTCGTATCGTATACGTACAATCAATAGATCAATTATATTTCCTGGATTTCCAGAGTTTCAGCCAAATCTGAGTCCAAGACAAATCTTTGAGAAAGGGTCTTTTGGTGGAACGTACTGGAGACCAATTTACTCTTCTATTACTAAGAAAAAATATAGCAACAAACACCATAAGTTTGATTTTCTGAAAGGTATTCCTGATGCAAAGATGACAAGAGATTATGAGAAAGATTATGATGTGAACGTAAATACGTATAAAGTTAAAGTCGGTATGACATTAAATGAATGGGAAGAACGGAGATGGATTACCAAAGAAGATCCTTATGGGTGGGTCCAATGGTACTGCGAGTTTTACTCTGGGAGAAGAATACCAGAAATCGATGAACTACAAATTAAGCGTTGGCAAGCTGTTGCTGGAAATAAAAACGGTAGATGGAAAAGAAGATTAGTAAATATGATTAAAAAAAAGAAAGGTAAGTACGATGATTTTAATATTTCTCCAAAAATCCGGCAAACATTACAACACTGGGGATACCAATTGGTTGAAAATGATCTAAAAATTGACAGTTAAACCGGGCAACATTTACATATCTTTTTTCATCATCTCCATGAGAATGCGAATGTAGTATAAGTCTTTTGAATCACTGCGAACAATATTTTTCTTTCCATTAAATTTGATCTTTTGTTGTATGATGTCATACGTTTTGTCAAATACGGGTGGCTCTACAAGATACTTTGAATTGCTATCAACATACGTAATCTCCCCATATTTGTCGATCCGTAATGGACTGCTAGTAGGGAAATACTTGAACATCTTCTTATTATGCACAATATTTCCGACATGATTGATTTTGGATATATAATCATCAAGACTTGTTCCTAAAACTATCTGATTATATAATGAAAACAATGCATATTCTTGATTGTCTATTTCACGCCGCTTATTCCGGTACATAACCTTGTTATTTTTTTGCTTGAATTGCTCAGCATGCATCTTTAAAATTCTGATTGTATGACATAACTTTTTATCCATTTAAAGACAAGTGGTGTCTATTTGTATAAAAGATGCAAGAGTGTAATATTTGTCTTGAAACCTGTAAAGTTCCAATCCAATTGACACATTTCGAATGTTACAATCCCATAAAAGTGAATTGTAATTCATTTATACGATTTTGTTTGTCATGTTTTATTCAGAATAAAGATAAGTTATCAAAAAATTGCTTGATTTGTAAGAAAGGGACAACAATACCAGATCATTATCCAGTTATAGATTCTAATTACATGTATCATGATGAATTCTCTAGGTATAAATGCGATCTTTGTCATGATATTAATAATGATACCAAATACTTTAATCATTTAGACCTGTACAATCATATAATGACTAATCATATTTACACGTGTCAAGAATGTGATGAATTAATTTCACACAATAGTATTGAGAAACATCACTGTAAAAAAAAAAACACAAAAAAATCGTATCAATGCATCGAGTGTCATCAACTTATAGGTGAAGATGATGTCTTGAAGCACTACCTATCTCATCTGAATGAAACCTCAAGTCAAATCGAGCTTTTTCAAGAGCGTACACGGGTATCTAAAAAACTCTACAAAAAATTACTCAAAGAATCCGAACGGATATATAATCTGTTATTTCCAACGGCACGGTAAGATCGTCGTCGTCAACAAGCGAAGAGCGAAGAGCGAAGAGCGAGTTGCCAACGGCAAGGTCACCCTGGCGATCGAGTTGCCAACGGCAAGGCCACCTGGCGAGCGAATAGGGATGTGGGATTTAAGCGAACAACTAATGATCGAAAAAAAAAATATAATGCTAGATTAAAACACAAAAAAATGTCCCAAATCAACACACCATGGATAGATTCAAATATATTTGGAGTAGATTTTCTGCCACCAATTCCAGAATTTCTTTTACAACGTTTGTCTGTCAAATTAATGAGTGAAGAAGAATTAAAAACTAATGACTTATATTTTGACAATCTTAATATTGTTGGTCCTAAAGATGTCCCAACAAATGCTAAGATTATTATTTCAACTAACCCAATAGAAAAAAAGATTTATCCTGATCAATATTATTTCCAAGGTTCTTTAATTAAAGACATAGACATAGACGTAGGACCATCATTAGACGACTTACCAACTTCGGTTAATTTAGTAGTATCTGGTCAAAAAATCTCTAATCTTCAATATTACGAAGAGAATTTGGTGGTAAAATACAATTTATATATGTATCATATGTACTCTATCGAATCTGAAGATAAGTTTTCAGACTTTTGGTCCGCCAACGGAAATAACATAATGAAGTACACCAATATCCATTTGTTAGAACTTTCATCATATTATCTTGTAAAATATTTGTGCGACCCCACCAATACAACTGGAAAAAAGATAAATCTTTATGTATATGATGAAAACGATATAAAAATATTAACTGAAATTTTCGAGAATAATGATATCATAGGATCTAATGTCACAATTAATTTTTTTCTTGGATGGATAAAACAAAGTGAATCATTTATTTTGAATTACATGAATCTTATCTTAAAAATGACCGAATATAAAATGCGCAATTATGGAAACCAACACCAATATTATAACAGATCAAAACACTTTCAGCTTCAATTCAAAACAGATACAGAAACATTATCTAAAAATTACCTTTTTTTCGAGTGTGCTGGCGTCTTACTTGAGAGATACATACAGCCTAATACGAACACAAAAGAAGACTATAAAGCATGTTTATTAGCTATACGAAATTTAGAATTATTGAACTCAACTACGGAAAATACAAACAAGAAAATAACCAACATGAATAATGAATATGCGGGAAAAATACAAAGCATAAATACTACATATACAACATTAAAAACTAATATAGATAGTAACAATACACAATTAAAAACTTTAGCACAAAAAATAGATGATAAAAATACAGATGTATCTAATACTATAAACACTTTAAATGATGATATAGAATCCATCGAAGAAAACATAAAAGTCAACGAAGAAACCATAAAAGACATCGAAGAAAACATAAAAGACATCGAAAGCGATTTTGCATTAAAGACATATGTAAATGAGAAAGAAAATTCTATAAACAATAAGTATAAAACTTTATATGAAAGCTTTTCTGACTCTTTACAAGAAGTTTCTAAAGAGTTTGACAGAATGAAGCTGGATAGTGAGAATACAACAAAAAGTGTTAATGCATTATATGTATTAATCGTTACATTCGTTATTTTTTTCATAATTCTAATAAATATCAGAACTAGTAAAAAAAAGAAATAATGTCACTGGTTTCCGTTGACAGAATTATTATCTGGAAGATTCAAATCCATCGTTGTTTTCGTTGACAGAATTATTATCTTGAAGATTCAAATCCATCGTTGTTTTCGTTGACAGAATTATTATCTTGAAGATTCAAATCCATCGTTGAAATTCGTTTACATAATAATCTATCATTATGTTTTAAATTATAATCTTGTACCGTTTGGTTCATATCAATATAATCATTTAAATTATTAGTAAATTTGAATGATGTTGGATCTATTTTTTTTTCTAAGGCATATTGATTACGTAAATATATAATCTTTGTTTCTGGACGCAATACAAATCTCAGAATGGATTTATCTTCATCTTCAATAACTAAATACATCTTGTGGTAAATGACATTTAAAGAATCTCCATTTTTCATGTTAGAATCCTTTACAGTTGCTGTCGATTTTAATAGATCATTGCCGGATGTAGTGAAATCTATATATGTATGGCATACTAACCCTTTCCTACGAGCAAATTCTTTCAACATACGCTTAATAGAAGTTGTTTCTTTAACTCGAAAGACAAAATCCTCATTTCTAATATTCAGATCAATAATCTCTGAAAATCCCATAATCTAGATACGTATATATATATTATTAAAGCAATGAATATATCTTCGCTGATTAGACGATATAGAGAATTAAGATTGATCTCTCCAAGCTCCCGCGCCCCTCCTCAATCTCTCTGATCTCCGATACTCTGAGAAAAGACTTTCTCCGCTACTTACTTCTCTATATCGCAATGAACCAGCCACTTTTTTATATCGCCTCTCCTCTCTTTATCTGAGCTCAAAATATCCCATGATTGGTGGGGAAATTCAAACGCCCCACCCAATTCCAGGCCAAATAAGGAAGAGGGAAGCCAGACCCCCTTAGACTTTGAATCGACTCGATTCAAACATTCCAGGCCAAATAAGGAAGAGGGAAGCCAGACCCCCTTAGACTTTGAATCGAGTCGATTCAAACATTCCAGGCCAAATAAGGAAGAGGGAAGCCAGACCTCCTTAGACTTTGAATCGAGTCGATTCAAACATTCCAGGCCAAATAAGGAAGAGGGAAGCCAGACCCCTTTAGACTTTGAATCGAGTCGATTCAAACATTCCAAGCCAAATAAGGAAGAGGGAAGCCAGACCCGTCAGGGACAGCTTAGACCCAGGACGACGCTTGCGATCGCTTGCAACCGCTTGACCTCCTTATCTGTCTCTAGCTCTCCACGGTCTAATCTCCACAGGCATTAGACTCCAGGGGTTAGACGATATTCACAGGCTTGTCTCTAGCTCTCCACATGCATTCCATTCTCTCCCATTTTCTCTGTCGGATACCTTCTCTTTCTTTCTATCTCTCTCTTTTCTAAAGAAGAATGGGCTGGTGCTTCCTTACGGGGACTAATTATAAGAGCCCGTTCTATATCTATCAATTCTCTCTTCTATTCTCTCTCTCTATTTGATCATCCTGTCTCTTTTCTAAAGAAGAATGGGCCGTTACAAAAGACAAGGATAGTTCTTGTATAGTTATTGTATACTTTAATTCTTCTATACTATATAATTCTTATATATTTCTCCTATGGTAAAAAAAGATGAACTTACCTGAAATACTAGATCGAATGATCTTATGTCGTACTAATAAGATAGTCCCGAAAAAAGTATTTGATGAATTGGAAAAGTTGAAAGAGTTAGATGCATATTGGTATACACACTTAACAAACTCTATTAAGAAAAAACATCTAGATGTTCACTGCTGGTTAAAAGATAAGACAACGGGAAATATAATCGATCCAACGCCAGAAGAACCTCATATAAAAGTGATTATGGATTTGAATTCTTGTTCCAGTAAAGACAGAGTATATGATGAGATACAGAATTTTGAGGTAGCTAATATTATTCATAGAGCTATGTGGCATTTCGCCGTGAAACAAGAATACAAGGATGGAACATTATCGAAATACGACCAAGAACCAAAACCTCAACCTAGCCAGTGTTCGTTCAATGTATTTGCAAAGTATATGTTTAATGAGAATTATAGTAAAGAGCATACAGTTATATGCTATGGGAAGATGGGATTTAGAAAACACGATGGAACTATCCACTGGGAGTATGGTTAACAAAACCAATTCGAGATATTTAAATGAATTATCGTTTAAACCATGATCTAATGAAATTATGTATAGTGAGAATACAGAATATCTGGACGATTATATGGTATCAAGCGATGATGAAGATAATTCTGAGTAAGCAACAAGTATAAATCTTAAAAGTTTAGTTTTAATTTATTGTAAAATATACATCAATAGTTTATTTTTTTCTTGTTACAATTAAATATTATGTATGTTAGTACTAAATTTTTCGACTATAATGATCAGGGTATTGATTGACCCGACAGGGGAAACAGCCAATTGACCCGACAGGGGAAACAGCCAATTGACCCGGATCCTGTCTACCCAAGATGATTTCCCCATGGGTTTTGATCAATCGGTTTGGCATGCTCGAGTATTTTTTTTTTTTGGTCGCATGATAATCCATTCCATTATAAAAATTAGATGAGTTTATGAAAATTATAGGTATATTTATTAACAAGTCCTTATTTTTTTTTTAGAAAAGAATGTTTTTTTCGTATAAAAAGCCAGAAGAGGTCGAGGGGGACTTTGCAGCGTACCTCTCTAATTTACATGAACTAAGGATTGAAAACAAACAATACTTAAACCATCAAAGCATGATCACACGATATTTGTCACCATATACACCCTACCAGTCATTGTTAGTGTTTCACGAGACTGGATCTGGAAAAAGCGCCCTATGCATATCTGTGTTCCAAGAGCTTTATCGGTTTCACCAAGGGCAACTTATTTTTATTTACATGGTAAATAACAATAGTGCCAAAAAAAATTTCAGAGAAGAAGTGGACAAGTTTTTATCTAATCAACCGGATTATAAACAAGACAACATATTCATCATTGTTTACTCGAATGAGGAAATACAACGATTAAAGAATCATATCAAGACATTTGTAGTTGAAAAGAAACTTCCAATATTGATTGTAATAGACGAAGCACACAATCTTGTTACAAATGATACGATTGAAGTAAAAACCCCTGACAATGATAAACTTAATATGATAAAAAAATATATAGAGCGGACGAACGGTCATAGTTTAGATATAAAAAGTTTGAAAAGTATACTGAAAACAGTATATTCTTCAAAACAGAAAATTAGCAAAGAAGAAAAAATATTAAATGACGTTATAGAATACATGAGAGACAAAGTGGAAAAGAATCATACATTCATGTTTAAGTGGGAACTAGCATCAATAATGAAAATCAGAGAAGTAAACGAAGTGAACGAAGTGAAAATGAACGAGAATACAACAAACAAAAACAGAACAAAGAAAGAAGAGAGATATTATAACATAGTAGAGTATATGAAGACGTTTGAATCCAATGGATTTCAGATTCCAGTTATGGATATAGTGCATAGACTCGGAAGGTATTTTCATAAGAAGAAGAAAACAACAAAAGAACTAATTCGAGAATTGAATGATTACTTAAATAATGTGGCGAAAGATCAAGTATTTGTGTCAAAAAAAGATATTGAATTAATAATACAACAAGAGCAATCCGATAAGCGATATGCTGCAGTAGATAACTTTTTAAATTCGTTTCTACCAGACATCGACAAAACGGTGTTAGTAATGTCAGCCACACCTATGTGTCACATGGTACAAGAACTGATACCATTATTGAATTTAGTGATAGACAACCCAGAGGATAAAGTGGCACTCGATGTGTTTGTGAAGGACAATTGGCGAGAAAATTTGGCAAATAAGATAAAAGGAAAAGTTTCGTATTTCAAAAGGACAAAAGTGGGAACATGTATTAATGCATCTTTTTTAAGAGGAGATGAATCATTCGATCAATATAATAGGAATATGTTTCATAATGTCTTCTTTCAACAAATGGATGAGTTACAATCTAGACAGTATTTGAATGCGTTATTATCTAATAACAAATCGTTAAATAAACATATTCATAGATATGCTGTTATTACGGATGATGGAAATATGTTGAGAGAGCGATTGAAAGAGTGCAAAGGTAATGTAGATAAGATGTTAGGATGTATACGAGAACACAGTGTAATATATTATACAATAATACATCAGTTGCTAAATGAACCAAACAAGAGGACGTTTATATATGGAAAATATATCCTGGACAATGTCGAGGGCTTTAGTGGCTTATCCGGATTTTGTGAATTGCTTTCTTATTTCAAAATCAAACGCTTTAATAATTTCGAAAGAGATTATCAAACAGAAGATAGATTTTATGTGAAACTATTTGAAACAGATAGGGATTTTGATGGAAACCAAAGAACAGAAGAGGTAGACAATGAAATGAGGAAAAAGAATAACCAACAATTAGTCCGAGATTTCAATAGATTGGATAAAATAAATATTATTGTAGGGAGTGACGCTTCTTCTGAAGCATTAACGTTTTTGGATATTGAAAGAATTCATGTAATTGATCCATGGTGGAACCTTGCAAGAGCGCATCAAGTGTTAGGAAGAGGAATTCGACATCGAAGTCACGATCGTTTACTGAAAACCCACAGATTTAAAGAAATTTTTGTCAAAACTTCTCATGACAACATTTATTTACAAAAGCTTTTGAATGAGTCTGTTAAAAACTCAATGATTGAATATTTGAATGAAGTTATTAGTAGCTTTAGTAGCATGACAAGTAAAAAGTATCCGACAGAAAAGAATAAACCCAAAGATTTTTATTTAAGTCATCTAGAAAGAATTCAATCCGATTCAATTGTGGATGTGAAAGTAGTTCATGTTGTAAATCATATGATGACGAGCAAAAGCGGGAAAGGGTATGATTTTTTTATTCAATTTGAAAAGACACCTCTTGATATTTATCATGTAGGGACATTTGAAGAAAAGAACAGAATAGATAATATCCATTCATTAATAGTCTTGAACTTAAATGACAGGACAAACAAAAGATTAAAAGAACGGTACGTAAAACTTCAACGTAAACATGTCAATACTCAACAAGCTGTAAATTCTCGAACATCGTCGTCAAGAAAAAAATCACAAAGACGAAGTGAAACAGAACTTTTAGAGAAGAAAGACTATGAAAAAAAAGACCAAGATACATTGAAATATGAAAGCGCACCTAGTTTATATCAAGACAAAACTCTAATCCATGATTTTCTAGAAATCGTTTATAGAACTTGTTACACTAAAGATGTTAAGGCTGTTTCTACAGAGGATTGGGATGCTATGATGATGATGACAAAAGACAATGATAAATCAAAGTATAATGATTTAATTCCCATCAGAAATATTGAAAATGAAAACTTGCAATTCATTCAAAATACAGACAAGGATATCAGTATAAAGGTTTACGATATTAAAGATATACCTTTAAATATTTACCTTCATTGTGCGATGCCCAATATGCAGCAATATAATCAAATCTTAACAGATGTCATGAAAAGTAATGGTAAACTGTTTGAGAGTCAAAAAGTATATCAGTTACATCAATACGAACGAGCATCTGAGAGAGAAAAAGCAATATGTCATGTCACAGGGTTCTTGATAGAGCATTCAATAGATTTATACTTGAATCCATACGATTACTCGAAAGATCTATACTTACCATCGTTTTATAAGAATAAACTGGAACAGAAAAAGAAATTGTATCGTCAACAAAAAAATTCTACAAATTACGATATTATTGATTCATCGAAGAACTCGGTACTTGAGGTTGACCCTGTATATGACAGAGTCCGTGAATACATTGATGTATTCTTCAAAAGACGCAATAATAATGCCATTATGATCACTTCTTTATGGAATACTATCAGCAAAGAATGCAACTTAACAAACAAAATACAATTTAAGCGTTATATCTTGAAATTAAGGTCCACAAACACTCTCTACTATAAAATGGGGTATATTAAATTGCATCAAAATGATAATGCTAAGGTTTTTGGTTATAATGACTCTATTTTGCAAAAAAAAGTCCATGACACAATTGAATATAATCTCGATAGCATCAAGAATGTTTTGAATGTATCCAATAAAGTCAAGCTTTTGAATCAATATTGTAGTATTGAAGACAATAACAATGATCTAAGCAAAATTGGCAAATATCTCTCGGTAGAGCAAGAGCAAGAGCAACATACAACAAATTGTAATAATGATGATGATGATGATGATGATGATGATGTCATTAAGAAAAGGGGACAAAAACGACATGTCCAGTCGCTGATTGAATCCTTGCCATCGGAGAAACGACAAAAAATTTTAAAGCATACTATGTATTCTTCATCGTCTACGTCCTCCTTAATATCTCCAACCTCTCAATCAAATCAGAAACAATCAATTCTAGAATCTCTTGTGAAAGATCCTCGTTATGTTGAACTTGATGAATCATTGGAGAGAACAATGATTGGTATTCAAACAAAACAAAAGTTTTATGTTTATATTATGAATGATAATAATTCAAACTATACTTTAAATGAATCTTCTCTAAAATTAGAAATGAATGAATTCACACAATCATTTTCAAAAAAACACAGAAACTCATTCAAGGAAGTTGTAAGTACTCTAGAAAGTTTTCGACAAAGAGATGTAGTCGTAGAGAATTGGAAAAATCAAATATACCCTGTCATCCTGAGAATTTTACAGAATCTGGAATCGTCAGTTCTTGTACGAAATAATAAAGACATCTCATCTTTCATACAGTTATCATTTGACGAGAAACTCAAATACGTATCAAATAAATTTGATGAGATTATTCTTAAAGATTACCTTATAGATGATAAAAAAGAAAAAATATTTCAGCGTTTGAAGAAAAAGTTAATCGATTATGCATCATTAGAAAGTAAAAGCGATTTTATTCGAATAAGAGACCGTCAAATTCAAGGCACGACATTCTTTTATCAAATAAGTATATGGATTGTGTTGATGCGCATCAATTGTTCTTTAGGTGTCGAACCATTCGACAATAATAGCAACAATAACAGCAATAAAAGAAAATGGATTTTATTCTTTAAAAAATACTTGATTGACAAACGTGTTGAATCAAGTGGTAGGGATATAAATACTCTTTTTTTCCCTAACATGTTCGAACTTTTAATGGATCCTTCTTTCTTTTCAAAAGAGGACCTTTTACCCATAGATGGTCAACTAAAGCAATATGTGGAGTACACCAAGTCAGACTCAACAAAGACAGAAATGTTGCAAGGGGTCAAGATCAAACATTGGAGAACCTTTTTGAAAAATTGCTTAGAAAAGAAAAACTTGGTATTTTCTTTTGATTAAAGTTCTTTTTAAATTAATCGTTGGATTTTGTTTAATCTAATAAAATATAATATATGTCTGGATATTTAGATCTAAACCAATCAATACCTTTTCTAATAGTTTGCTTTAATTCATCATCCTCGATCTCAAGCTTCCATTCTTGATTCTTCTGTAAAGTTAGTTCACTTCCTTTTATAGACTCATATACAGCTACTTGAATTGGAGTTAATATAGCTGATTGTTTAGTGAATGGGTTGAAAAGACCCGGCGATATCCTTCGAACATTGAATTCTTTGAGAGAGATGACAATGAGATGGGGTTTGACAGCCTAGCGGTCACACAGTATGGTTGTGCGTTACAGTATGCCTCCAAGGAACTCCAGAACGATCCTGAGATTCAACAAAATTTACCAGATTGGATGAGAAAGTAAAATGAAACATAGTGGGAATGACGACAACAAAAAAAACAAACGAGTCAATAAGGAAGAAAAAAAACTAGAATAAAATCTAAATACAATTTACATTGATATCATTAAATTTCTATATTGGGTATCTTATAATGATAATAATTTTCATTTAAATTTGATAAAATTATTTCGGTAAACGTAAAATGTTTTATACATCTGTATGAGATATAAATAGTATCCATAATGATTCTATTTCATCGTCTAATGGAACAATTACATCTTCATACTTAACTAGGCCGTTGAATCGAGTCGATTCAACAAAAACTTTATGCTTCCCTTTTCCCTATTTGGCTTGGAAGGGGGTGTGGGTTGTTGGCCTGGAATGGGGTGGGTGGGGAGTAGCGCCCGTAGAAAAAAAAAATAAATACAGGTTATCATGCTATGGATATATGAAAATCGTATTTTTTTTTTTCAGAAATACTTCCCCTATATAAACCCTATGTAAAATGTAAAAAAATAGTAATTTTTTTTGATTATATCCAGATTTTTTACCTCAATACTGTAATTTTTTTTAAAACAAGAATGACTCCCGCTCCTGCTCCAGTGTCTGCTCGATCGACTGGTAAAAAACAACGGGTGGTAAAACACCAGAAAAAAGGAAAGGATGATTCATTCCAGTGTGGAATATGTTTAGAATCTTCCAGGAGAAAAAAAACAGTAGTTTGTCCTTGCCCTGGGAAACATCAATTTCATCATAAATGCCTCGTGAGATGGTGTAAGATGACACCCAATGGCAACGCCACATGCCCTATGTGCCGACAAGAGATTTTCGAGTTCTATGATTCCTTACGACAACGGATTTTGAAAAGATGGAAATCTAAGAAAGGTCTTGTATATTTACGTACGTTACCACAACGGTTCGTGGATGACAAAGAAATCTTACTACCACTATGTATCAGGAATCCGCTCATTATGAAGAACGTAAGTCCTAGATTGAAAGATGACTTCGATTTTGTTAGTAGTTTGATAAACAATGAATATTTTCCTCAAGAAGAAACATATCTCATATTTCAACAATGTAGTAGTAATATTAGAAATAATAAAGAGATTGCCTATGCGTCTATTTGTGATAGCTGGAGATCAGCGTCTTATATGGGAGACGAGTTGCAAAAAGACAAGGATTTTATGGTGGAAATGATTAAGAAGAAGTGTTATTTGAAGTATAATAAATTATCTGCTGTATACAATTCTTTCAACGAGGACCTTAAAAATGATAAAGAATTGATTCAAGTTTGTCTAGGATTTACTTCAAAAATTTACAGTGCACTGTCTATGCATATGAAAGCAGAACCTGATATTTATAATAGAGCACTGGACAGGTACATGATTGAATTTAATACAATGAGTAACAATGCTTACGCTTCACACCATAATGAATTTCCAATCTACAATAAACTTCCATATACCATACTCTTAAAGGAGACAACAATAGAGAGAATTGTAGAAAAGGATCCGTTAGCAATTGATTTCCTTCCGCATGCGTACGATGACACTATTTTGAAAAAAGAGCAGTACATTGAGAGTATTTTGAGAAATGCAAATGCGATAAAATTTTTTTCACCATTTCATTTTGATAGCGAAACATATGCAATGTTGTGCCAAGAAGCTGTCAGAAAAGATGGTTTGGCGTTAGAATATATTATATATGATCAATATGTAACCGATGATATTGCGTTAACAGCCTGTAAACAGAACGGGAAAGCATTGTTACATGTAAGACCTCAACAAAGAAAGAACTTCGATATCGTTTATGCTGCAATCGAAAATTGTCCAATGGCTTTTTATTATTGTGATTTGAAATCAAATCCAGAAATTGTAGAGGCTGCAGTGATGCAAAAAATGAGCATATTACATCGCGCTACTGGTAAATTGAGAAAGAATCTCGAGTTTGTTACGAATATTTTACATAAATATGGAACAGAAGAGAATGTCGATGATTTTATTACAAGTATTGACCCTAGGATGCTTAGCAACCGGGATATTATTCGAAGATGTGTTGAATTAAATGGATTAGTGTTAAAACATTGCCATGATGATATTAAAAGTGAAATAGAAATTTGTAGATTAGCATATGAACAAAATCCAGAAGCAGTGAGATATATGTCGCACGAGATTATCAAAGACTTTGTTGTAATGAAACGTTTTTAAAGTGGTTATGATGACGGAATTTTATAATTTGAATGTAAGTAACAAAAAATTATAAAAACATAAACGGTAAATTAAGAAATAAACTTAATCAAATTTAGCATCTGGTTGCCCATGTGTACCAGGTTGCCATGTTCCGATTTGTTCATCACCAACAACGTTATCATCTGCATCAGTTTCTCCTGCGGTAGTTGCCCAAGGAACACTGATAAATGAAGATGCGGTGTCATAGATAGAATGAACAAGATCACCAGTTACATTAGTTAATGTGCCACTAACAGTTGATCGTTTACCATCAAAGTATCTAGTATATTCATCGATTGCAGTCTTTAATGAGTCAGTCGTATAAGTTGGGTTACCGTCTTCATCGCGTGCAATATCAATCCATTCTTCGAGTTTTCCAACGAAAGCTTCACCAACAGCTTGCATCTTAGAGATGGAACCAAGCATATCAGAGAATTTAGAAGTTGCATTAGATAATCCCATAGTACTGGAAGCTAAGTCAGATGCAGCGAATTTTGCCATTTTATCTGCTAATGTAATACTAGCAACGTTCCAGTGTTCGGATAAATGTTGAACTACTCTACGTAAAGTTCTTAATTCTTGAATATTCATGTTGGCTAAGTGAGTATTTCTGTGATAGAAAATAGGGTCGTTGTCAGAGTCTACAGATTGCTCATAACCATCTGCATCATCAACTCCATTTGCAAATTTATAACCAGAATTTGGATCATTAGGGTCGTTGAGTTCATAAACAGGTGTTGCACTTTCATTAGAAGCTAAAGTTGCAGCACGCATGTTTTTAAAACCAAGGTGTTCAAACACATCAGAACCTAAGACTTCAGTCGATAATACATGCTTAAGAATTGCATCTGCGTCTGCTGCAGTATGAGTGGTGAAAGCACTAAGAGATGCTCGAACAGTATCAGAATATTGCCCGAAGAACTCATAGACATATGCAGTTGCTCTCTTATACATACGATCATAATCGGTGACATCAGTGAATCTCATTTTACGGACATCAACCTTCAATTCATAAACTTTTACAATCATTTTTTCCGCAAATTCTACAAAAGAATCAGAGAAAGCTTTTAAAGAAGTTCCTGGTAATGCTGAAGATTCTTTTTGACCATCGGTCCAGTATAAATTATTTTCAAATGGAGAATGTCCATCGGTAATGGTTTTTATTGATTCAAATTTGTCGATACAACTTGCCATCATAACAGCAATAGAATCTAAAAATGCAATATTTCCTCCTACAAGATCAAAGATTTTAGCTTTTTCTACAAACATTGTTCTTTTTTTTTTTTTTGTATTAGTTTCTAATTATATACAACTTTTTTTTTTTTTGTAATTTTTTTTTAACATGTGAAAGAAAATACATTATATAATTATACAAAAAAGAAATGGAAGTCGACACAAAAACGTCTAGTATTCGTAAAATATTAATCGATTTAAACATTAACAGTAATTTAATTAACTTTTTCGATTATACGGTAAAAGAAGTAAGATACACATTGAACAATATTAAGAATATTTATACAACAACAAACTTGTCAGATGATATGTCGAATGATATAGGACATTCACATTCATTTATGGATATCCTTCAGCGAGGTATAGATACATTTTCATCAGAACAAACAAATACACTTAATGATTATATTCATCACGAAACTGTGGACTTGAGTAAGTATACGATATGGAAACCGATCATGAATCGTTCTGTTAACTATGATAATGAACCAATCTTGCTTAATAATATAAAAGATGAATTCATGGATAAATTTAGTACTTATGCGCAATACATACATTATTACAGTTCAATTTTTTATGGCTCGATCACGACAGAGTATAAAGATAAGGATGATTTATATAGTATTGTTCAAGAAGATCCAAATTCAAAAGTTGAGAATTTTTATAAAGGTGTTGTGAATTTCATGTCATTAACAGAGAAGAAACATTTGATAGAAGGATTTACGTTGAATCATTTTTTATTCCAAAAGCTATATTTTTTCTTTTCTCATATGATAAATCGCGTTACAATCCGGAATGAACGTCTAGATGAAATCAGAAATCAATTTAAGCTTATTTACATTATTCTAGAGAACATAAATACGTTGTTTGTGAATGCGGTCTACGAATTAGAACTGCTTATATCGGAAGAGTATCAAGATCTTCTTGTTCGCAATCCATTCCGTTCAGAACGTTTCATTTCATTGATTGGATCTCTTGTGTCTCGTTTGTCAAATTTACAGGGAGAAATAAATACTTTATTTATACTATTAGGTGTTGAGATGAGAATTCCACAAGATACGGTCAGTCCTGATAGCCCAACGGTAATTTTTCCGAACACCGGTGATGGGGAGAGGCTTGTATCAGTAGAATTACCACCTGACAGCGATGCAATCGCGTGGGAATATTCGATTGATGGAAATTTATTTCTCACCGGTAGTAATTTTCATAATACGTTTTCTGTGACACCAGGGGTTACCTATTATCCAGGGGAGATACAGGTGCGAAGCAAAGATGCTTCTCATAATTATTCGGAGACTGTAACCAACTCAGATACCATTATGATACAATACATTCATCCCTCGCCACCTATTGTGACTTTTCCTAGTGATAACACATCGTCAGTCATTAGTGTTCTCTTACAAGATGATGACGTCAGTGTCGTGTGGGAAATATCCACTAATAACGGAAATTTTTTCGTAACTGGTAATGATACCATCTTTTATTTGTCACCAGGAACAACATATGATGTGAATCAAATACACATTCGATCACGTGATGCTTTTTATAACTACAGTACTATTGTTTCCAATCTTAATTCTATTGAAACACCACTTTAAAGATAATGTACATAGTATATTTTGATTAAAAACATTAAGAGACAGCATGTTTCATTTACAGCTCTATTATAGTTTAAGACGTTTGCCATTTATGATTTTATCAAAGGCAAATGAGTTAAATCCACTAGGGAGATGGACAATGAGACGTCCGGATGTCATCAACACGTACTTAGCATCACTTGATCATGAAGATGGAACATTAAACGGAGTTCAATACTGTAGAAAAACTACTAAAAAACTATTATCAGAATCGAAAAAAAACAGTAATAATGTAGATTCATTTTCTGAATTCATTTTAACACAGGAACGCTTATAAAAAGTTGAATTCTTTCCTGCAAAATGGGCAGACGTTTTTTCTCATGAACCAAGTTTCGATACATGAATGATGATAATATTTTTCTCTACAATTACACACCAATTCTGCATAAGAGTCTCCTTTTGAAACCGTATCATAGCATATGTCGCAACATAAGTCTTCTTCTCTATCGTAAATTCTCGTATGTATAGATTCTTTCAAAATATATTCTCTTTCTTTTTCAAATTGATGATTCAATTTCTGAAAATAGGTGTCGTAAATATAAAACAAAAACACATGGAAAAAAATACATAATACAATCAAATAAGGCGTTAATATTCTTGTAGTAAAATACATATAAATACATGATACAGTAAATAACAATTTAGAAAGAGATAGATGTTTTTCTTGATACATATATAATTTTATTTATAGTATATAAAAAAAATGATTTGTATGTTTATTTTAATTTCTTTAAATTACAAACATGTCCTCCAATAATTCGTCTTCGTTAATAACCGTAAATATCAATTCATTTCATCAACAGTCAAATACCCCTAAAAAAACTAGAAATGTAATTTCAAAGTATGAAAAGACTCGATTGATTGCTACAAGGGCTTTACAGATAGAAAACAATAGTGCTATATTTACAGACATTTCATCATTAGCCGAAAAAGATCCGATTTCTATTGCAATCAAAGAATATAATGAAAAAAAATTACCTCTTGGTATTAGAAGAATTTTACCTGACGGAAACGTGGAAGATTTTTTTATCAAAGATGTTATTGAATCATAATTTTTTTTCTATCTTTTTTTTTTATCTTTAATAAAATAAAAAAAAATTAAGAACAGTCATGAATCAAGGATATTCTAAATCAGTTCAATATGAAACTTTTAAAAACATATCGCAACCAACAGATTTTTTTGATACTATCATAGTCTTCATAAAAATTTTTATGATCTTCTTGACGGTACTAGTTGGAATCCTTTATTTAGTAAAAATGATACATTCAAATAATCAGAAATCATCTACTGACGATGATGACAATAAATCTAAACAATGCTCTACTCGCCTTTGTAAATCAATCGATAACATTAATAACATTTTATATCACATGATTATTATCATTTACTTTATTATTGCTATTATTGTACTCTTTACCTTCAGAGATAAAATCTGGAACGCCGTTCATCGTGGACGTAAAAAATTAGGTGAAATTATGGGAGACGTTGCAAAAAAGAGTGGAATTAGTAAACCATCAGAATCTCATAACTTGACAAATGATGATATCCACAATTTTGCTTATACTGCTGCAAGGGCAACTTCAGCTTCGCAAAAACAACAAAAGTCTTGTCCGAAAGAGGAATTATCAGCGCATGTACATACTTTGTCCGATTTCATGAAGAGTGTAAAATCAAATGAGATGAAGGATTATGCCATGTCCTTGGTCTGGTGGAATATGCTTTTCCTCCTTCCTGTTTATGCAGGATTGTTCACCAGTCGAAATACTGCAAATTCACTTATTACCACATTTGCTTAAATTCTGACATATTCTGTCCTGGAACTACTTTGGAATCGAAAATTTTCATTTCTCAACAATTGCTTAAATGCACATTTTTCTTCTTTGAACATATTCATATCTTTAAATACTTGATACAGATTATTTAAAGGAATATCGGACGAAGATTCACGAAAGAGACACTTAATTAGAGACACAATGTCTTCAACATTATATTGATAACATATCAATCTACTATCATCTCTTGTAACAATAACCTCTAAATTCCCCCGTTTACAAATATTGTATACGTTGTCATTCTTTATATATTCTCGTAGCTCATTCTTTTTGTCAATATCCCATAACTTCATCGACTTTAAAAGAGGGAAAAAACTTCGAAAATACAAACACTCAATTTTACGCTTAAACAGTAAATTCATAATTGTTGTACAAGCAATTTCCTTTGATGTATAGGAGCGAACTAATTCCACGTTGTCTTGCTCAACAAACATTTGACTTCCATTGCCTTCATATTGTCTCATACATTCGCTTTGTCTTTGAATAATGTCTTTCTGTTTGTTGATCAATTCATTTTGTATTCTTTCCATTTCATTTATCTTCTTTACAAGGTCATTATATCTCTTTTTATTTTCTCGATTAATCACTACACTTTCGTGACTTAATTGTTGTACCTTTCTATATATCTCATGAACTAAGTCCGTATTTGTATTAACTGAATTCACAAAATTTGAATCATATCCAATTTGATTTACATGTGTTAAATTATTTTGGACATTCTTCTGAACATACACAGTAGATCCATCTTTTCTCTGTATCGTCGATTCTTTACGAATAATAGACATTCTATTAAAATCTATGATTTGATTATTTACAAAAATATATATTTATAATAAAATAAACATTATGCGTTTGTATTGTTTTCTATGCACATCCTTTTTCTTTTTACTACCTGCAATTGTACTATTACTAGATGATACTGGAATACTTACTTGGTACACATGCATTTTGTATTTATATATGCATGTTAATTATAAGCAATACGTCTACGTTTTTCATAAACTCGATAAAATCAATCATACATACAATTTTCTTATTAAACCTGATGATAAGAGGCATACTACCGATAGCATTTAATGATGTCAACAAATTTTTCTGTACACAATGCAAAAATACTACCTATTATTTGCCTAGTATTTGCAGAGTAGAGTGTGACGTGGCTTCTCACTTCTCATATGTCCAGGGGGAGTGTCAGGGCTTGACAACACTCAGGGGACCGGGCCGAGGGAATCGTTGACAACACTCAGGGGACCGGGCCGAGGGAATCGTTGACAACACTCAGGGGTCCGGGCCGAGGGAATCGTTGACAACACTCAGGGGTCCGGGCCGAGGGAATCGTTGACAACACTCAGGGGTCAAGGGACACACTGGTGACAACGGGACACATGGCTTGTCAACTACGGAGATGTCAGGGGGCGTGGCATAATTTCATGCCTTGTCGGAGATTTTTAGCGAAAAAGGAATCTATATGGAACTGAATTTTTCTGAGAGACGAAGAAAAATGTTTTAGCGTGCCTAGACCTCATATCATTGGATGTTCTGAAGTGTTCTAAAAGACCCCAGTAGGAATTTTATTAAAAAAAATCTTTTTGGTATCGCTGGTTGCCCTAATCTAGATAATATTAAGAATTAGAATACTTTTTATATTCATCTTCGGATACTTTATATTCATCTTCGGGTGTTCTGATTTTCTGACTTGAGAGGTTCTTAGGGAACCCGTATGACGCCAGAGACACCAGTAGGAAGAAAAAAAAATTTTAGATATCGCGCTGTTGCGTAATTTAGATAATATTAAGAATTAGAATACTTTATATCCATTTTCGGAGGTTCTGATGTTCTGACTTGAGATGTTCTTAAGGAATGCGTAGAACGCCTGAGACAAAAAAAAAATCTTTTTTTTTTGGCTTTGTATCCCAGACTTAATTTTGGATAATAACTAAGATTTAGAATACTATCACTTTCCATCTTCGAATGTTCTAAATGTTTCCTAGTGACAAGTGACAAGAAAAAATATTTTTGACCCTTATGGATTTTTTGGATCAAATGGTTGATAATAAGTAGGAATTAGACTGCACGATGAGAGTGTAGGATGTTCTGAAAGAATCTTGAAGTATCGAATAAACGACGAACAATCATATTCGTTTTATATTCTTTTCAATTAATATGAAAATACATGTATAGGCATTACATGTAATCATTTGATTTGAATATTCTAGTTTGTTATTGTATTATGTAATTCAAAAATTATTAAATATATTGTATATATTTTTTTCTGATATTACTTACACTAATATTTTAATTTTTTATGTATATTTTTTTGATTATTGTCTATCTATTTTTGATATATACCCACATATTTTAAATAATTAGAGTTAGTTTCAAAATTGCGCTGCATACAAATGAATAATCTCGATTTTGACAATGATTCTACATATGAATCACAATCAGAACATTCATTTTCTCAACATCCCAGTAATAATAATCAATTAATAGCTGTAAATCAACAACCACGTCCTCAAGCTTTAAATAATGGCAGCATAGGTGTTGAAACATTGCTCGATGACGCAATCCGTTGTGGTAGTGAACAAGATATGATGTTTTATAAAAATGTGTTGCAACAGCAAAATGAATTAAAGTATCAATCAACTAATATGTTATGTAATGCTGTAACCTATAGAGTCACTGGTAGAGATACTGGATTAACATCTGGATCACCAATCCCAATGTTAACATATAAGTCTAAATCGTCTAACACCGCATGTGAAGAGTTCAACAACAAGCGTATTTACTCTAACAGCGTGTTTACAAGTATTAATCAAGCCCCTGTATCTAATGAGACATTTACTCATGTCGTCAGTCTTAAAAGAGAATCTTTTATCCGAGGAAATCTCTTACACAATGTCTTCCAAATTCTGTTACGAATTCATGATATCTGGATGGCAAATGACCTTGTAATAGAAATGCAAGACTATGACATGCGTCATATATTTCAACGTAGAGAAACTGGACATCCAAATAAAGACAAGGCACACACATGCTCTAAATTGTATGTTGACAACCCACCTCTTGATTTGAATGACATCATTAGCTCAGATGTTAGTTTACTTGAAAACATTATTCGCTTCTTTTATCACTTTAGCTCCAATTACGCTTTCTTCGTAATGGAAAATGAAGACGAGACACGAATTGAAAACACTTTGTCCAAGTCTGTTCGCAATTCCCGTTTAAAAGATTTGAAAAAGGAACTTCCTAAACGAACTGATTATATCAAAGCTAATAAAATGGATAATGTCATTGCATATGAGAATCAACGTATTAGTGGTAAAGCTAACAATGTAGCTAGAAAACAAATTCTTACAGAAGGGTCTGAACAATATTTATCTATGTATCAGGATAAGGATTTACTCACATTGCCCTTTATTCGAAAAATTTATCAATGGATGCTTGAAAAATATATCTATTGCCTGAACATTCCTGTGGAAATTGATGATTTGTACGTTACTATTAACAACGTTAATTACCCTATCATTAAAGAGAACCAAAGAAGTGCTGGAGATGGTCGCCGAATGAATTATCGCACCATTGTAAAACATATTCTCTCTCTCTTAGGTCTTTACGATGCATTAGAAAGTGAAATCAATATTGAAGACTTTGACTTCTTTGACATGTTAGGAATTCAAGAGAAAGTGGATGGTAGAAAGAACAATGGTAAACGCAAACGAGATGATTATCAAGATGAAACTACTTCAAATAAACGCGCTCGTAGTCACGATGACGACGACAGAAATGATGAAGAATCTGATGACGACGAATCTATGGAAAACGATTTAGATAATTAATCAAGAATAATGATCAAATTTAACACAATTATATTCTCAATATTGGGAATACAAACGAAGAACAACAAAATACAAAAACAAAACAAAAAAAATAAATTTAGACAGCAATGAAACGGAACGTTTAGTGGTTACTTCATTATGTTGTTTGTAGTAAATGGGGGGCTTTTTACTCAATAAAACAATTGATATACTACGATGATTCCAAGAAGAGAACAAAAAATATGACATATGTGTATCTCCTATGACCTTGGTCATAAATAACTAAAAAATAAAAGTTTAGTTTTACATATTATAGTAGGTGTACTTCCAAATACGATCCGATCCGACACATCAAACTTAAATTGAATAGAAGACAATAAAAATAAAAGATAAAACCACATATCTTTTAAAGTTTTCATGTCTTATCTTACATCTCATAAACACTTAAACAAAATATTCTCTGTAACGTAATTCTTTAATTTCTGTTTCTAGTTCAGCATGTTTCTTATTTAGTTCGCTATATTGGAGCTGTAACTCATCAATAGCAGCCTTTAACGCATCAATCTTTATATTCATCTCAATAAGTGTGTTTTGATTTCCATTGATAATCATATTTCTACTATTTGAATTTTGCATATAATTAACTGTTGTAGTTCCCATGTATCGATGTTTGCTAGCTTGATAGGTTTTTATCAAGCAATTTAATTTTGTTTTTAGATCGTTTTCTATACTAGCAATATTTGTAATTGGTACTCGCGACATACCTGATTCTAACAACTTTATAATCTCTTGAAAATCTTCGGGAAATGCATGATTTTTTAATATGTGTTCCCTGAAGTAATAGTCAATAGATGAGATTACATCATTATATCCATGTTCGCGTTTTAAAGTTGGAGGTGCTGGAAAATTACTCATTATTATCCTAATTCGTTACTATTAATTTATATAAATCTATTAGCATTAAATATAAGTTATGTACTTTATGTGTAAAAGAATATTCTTTTTATGGTTATCCAACATACATGATTTAACACACTCTCCTCTTTTTGTTTTTAACGGTTTTTGTATTACGCGCTGGGAAGGAAGTCCAGTCCCGGCCCTCATAACACCTACTTTACGACGTGGTGGATAACGGGCCCTCCTTAAACCTACTGGCATGACGTGGTTGAGGGAGCGGGGCATCGTTCAAGCCTTCCTAACACCTACTTGTATTACGTGGTGGGGGAGGAGCGGGTCGTCCGGAGCCTCGTGGAAACTGTTGCTCTTTGATATTAACGGATTTTCTTCAACATCACCACCAATCTTATAATAACTCTTTATGACTACTATAACATTATATTGTGCATATCTTTATTTGTAAAAAAGAGAATGTCACTTCATCTTTATTTGTAAAAAAAAGAATGTCACTTCATATTGAACTAGGTTACAATGGTTTTACTCAATTAATCGCATTTGTCTACCACGTAATTTTACTTTATTATATTTGCGAAGCATGTGCATTTATCTTGTCCTTCATTCGAAATTTGTGGATTCGATATAATATCACTATGGATATTATTGTTGTATCTTTAATAGGTGCTTATTTATACTTCATTATGCATCTTTATTTAGGTTATGTATCAACAATTATGCTAATACTCGCCTCTCTTCTTCACTTTTCCGGAAACTCAATCCCTTATATATTAACTGGTAATTTCATTACCATATTTTTAATCTGTTTCTTCTTTTTTGAACATACAGAGCAGATCTTGATAAGATTCTATATTTTGCTGTATAGCATCATACGCTATATATATATTCTAGGAATTATATTAGTGGCATTCTTGTCTAAAATTTTTTTTTAGTAAACACAACTAATATATTTTCTTTAAGTAAGTAGTAGAAAGAAAATGTTCAACGAATTACCGAATGAGATAGTTGTCCTAATTTATGAATTCGATTCAACATTTAAGGATTTATTCAACATTGTATTACACGATTTAACAAAAGTTCGCTTGTCTACTATTAATGATTTTGCGTACTACATATTCGATCCAAATGAACAATGTATTCATATGACAAATGATTTTAATAATCCTTTCTATATATGTACGTCATATAATATCAACTGTCTAAAGTATTTAGAAATAAAGAAAAAATTCGGTTTAATTGAAATAGACTATGATTTAAATTCACTATTTGATTATTCAACATTTAGCTTAAACAATTTACTTAATTATCAATTTAAAAAGAAGACTACTCACTATACAAAAATAACACAGGCATATGGATTATATTAAAACAGCATCTTATCATTATACTAAAAACAACAAAAACATACAAATTTTTGATGCCCCTGCTAATTTGAGCAACGATTTCAAAAGTATCGGCGGAAGGTACTATTCAAAAAAAAAAATGTGGTCATTCTCGGCTTCTATCTTAAATGAAGATCGAGAAGAAGAAAATAATTTACAAAATAATCCAAAGAAATACGAAGACGTAACTATAGACAGCAATTCTGATGAAATAGAAGTTTACGAAGAAGTAATAAAAGAATACGACGATATGGAAGAAGAAGACGTTCATGAAGATGTTGCTGCTATAGACGAGGTAGACGATGTAGATGCGATGGAAGAAGATATAGCCGTTCATGAAGATGTTGCTGCTATAGACGAGGTAGACGATGTAGATGCGATGGAAGAAGATATAGCCGTTCATGAAGATGTTGCTGCTATAGACGAGGTAGACGATGTAGATGCGATGGAAGAAGATATAGCCGTTCATGAAGATGTTGCTGCTATAGACGAGGTAGACGATGTAGATGCGATGGAAGAAGATATAGCCGTTCATGAAGATGTTGCTGCTATAGACGAGGTAGACGATGTAGATGCGATGGAAGACGACAAAACAGAGATTTGTTTGATGGAAGAGGATGAAGACGTTAATAACGATTTTGCTGCTATAGTAGATGTAGATGCGATGGAAGAGGATGAGATGAATATTGTTATTACCATTGATGATGCGATAGACGGGGTTGTAAATGATGCAGTGAATGTTGAAGAATGTTTTGATGAAGTAATAGAACTAGATTGTGTAATAGACGATAATATTGTAATAAATGTAGATGACACTATGAATAGCGAGTTCGAATATAATACAATAGATCAACATAACGATCATTATTTAATAAACATTAATGATGAATCTGATAATGATTCTGTTGTTGATAATTCTGTTGTTGATACTTATGATAAAAATAAACATAGAACATCAAATTCTGTTCATGAAACAGATCTCATTTCTAAAGAAGATGTTATGTATCTAAATCAAAAATTAGCAATATCATCAAATAAATATAAAATATATCCCTCTAAACACTTTTACGATATCATCAGTCATTATAAGGAGTTAGTTCAGTTAAAAGAAAAATGATTATTTACAACATTGCCTCATTATTTTATCTTAAACAAATAATGAAGCACTATTTTCCGAACTTTAGTATTGACAATATGTCTCATGATACTTTAATGATACAATTTTCAAATGTTCATTTCTCGTTTTTGAATTCAATCCGACGTATTGTAAAAAGTGAAGTTCCAGTGTTAGCTATTAATAGCATTATATTTAAAGAATACTCTGGATATTTAGAAGAAGATACATTAGCTCATAGACTTAGCTTAATCCCGATTACATGTAAAGATATTGATAAACTATCATATGAAAAAGATTGTTCAAAATGCGATATAGGGTGTTCTTTTTGTAATGTCAAATTCACATTAGAAAAAATTGGTGCTGATGATAATAGAAGTACAAATGTGTACAGTAGTGATTTGAAATTAGTAGATCCTTTAAATTCTTATCGCACGGAAACATTGTATTTTCCCAAGAATCACCACGGTATTTTATTATGTCGTTTAAACCCAGGAGAACATATAAAACTAGAATGCACAGCCGTAAAAAGTAATGCATTACAACATGTAAAATTTTCGGCTTCAACTGTATGCTTCTTTAAAAAGCTTGACAACGACGATGACAGTTACTTGTTCACATTAGAGACAAATGGTAATATTGATGCTATAAATGTATTTAGACAATCCTTAGAAATTTTTATACAGCAAAATTTGTCTCTTAAGAAGCATATTAATAAGTTCATGACTCGTGATGAATGTAACATTGAAGTGCCATTTCAGGATACCATCCTTAATCCTTTACAACGAGAAATCCTTAATACATATCAAACAGAAATAGACTTATTTATATATAAAAAACATCATATTTTGTCGGAGCGGAAACATTCACACTTAGAAGTCTTTTATGATGATACAATTGTAACACCTTTAAATGTAAAAGACTATATAAAAACATCGATTAATAGGCTAGTAACGTTTTCTGAAATACTCCTATCTACTCTAAATGAAAATTTTTATAAATATAAGATAATCAAAAAATAAGAAAGATACTCAACCAATTACAATTTAATGTAAAATACGTTACTTATATGTTCTTTATGATTTTTTTTTTTCATTTACTTCGTTTTTTATGGTTTGGATGAAATTTGCTCCAAACGATCTATGTAATTTGCTTGTTTCTTTTTTTTTTCTTCTTAAGATATCAATTTGTTCCTTCGTATTCTTAATTATTTATCTTCCCACTTAATGTCCACCAATATTAATTCGCTTTTGGTAGTACAAGAGGAAAATAGTCAGCTTCACATCGATAAAATATTTATTAAATCAACCTTGCAAAGAAAGAGACAGTGTACTTCTTCTGTATCTTTAAGAATATATACTAGAAGAAGTCTTATTTTTTATCCTGGTGCTGGTGCATATTCTACAGGTTGATCATCTGGTGCTGGTGCATCTTCTTCTTGTCCATCTACAGGTTCAGGTGATTGTACTTGATTTTCTGATACGTGTTCTTCATCTTGAACGACAATTGTGGGGGTATTTTGATGATTGTTAAAAGATCTTTTGGCTGCATAATCGTTTAATTCATCAGATATCTTCTTGACGGCGATACAGCAGGAACAGCAGTTCAGTTCACAATATTCATTAAATTCAGTAAATTTTCTCTTAGTTCCTGTAATTATAAGAGGATTTGATTCATCAAGAGTCATTTGATCAGGATCAGTTACTGGTGGAGCAACATCAACATAATTTGGTTCAGAAACATTCATTTGAGTTGGTTCAGAAACATTCATTTGAGTTGGTTCAGAAACATTCATTTGAGTTGGTTCAGAAACATTCATTTGAGTTGGTTCAGAAACATTCATTTGAGTTGGTTCAGAAACATTCATTTGAGTTGGTTCAGAAACATTCACTTGTACTTGATCAGCCATTATATTAATATCCGCTAAATGCGATAATTAGTTTATTATGAACATAATAAATATTAGAAATATGATCAACTTTAATGACACATAGTCTTCTTGACACAGCTCCTCTCTTCTTGACACAGCTCCTCCTCTTCTTGATACAGGTCTTCTCTTGACACAGCTCCTCCTCTTCTTGACACAGGTCTTCTATTGACACAGCTCATCCTCTTCTTGACACAGGTCTTCTCTTGACACAGCTCATCCTCTTCTTGACACAGGTCTTCTATTGACACAGGTCCTCCTCTTCTTGACACAGCTCCTCCTCTTCTTGACTTTTCGATAGATCTCGCATAAGGACTTCACACCCTCTTTTTTTCTCGCAGAAGGATCGCTAGAGTGGGTGGTGGACAGATTGCTAGAGTGGGTGGTGGACAGATCGCTAGAGTGGGTGGTGGACAGATCGCTAGAGTGGGTGGTGGACAGATCGCTAGAGTGGGTGATGGACAGATCGCTAGAGTGGTGGCTTGAGTGGGTGGTGGAGAGACGAAAGACAGATGGGTCTAGTAAGAGGATGCAGACAGATAGCTCGATTGAGTGGGTGGTGGAGAGTTGTAGTGCAAAAAAATAGAGAGATGGAGAGGGAGAAAGAGTCGGTAGTCAAATGGATCGAAAAAAATAAAAATAAAACAAACAAAATGGAAAGTTGTATTAACGCATGTAAAGATTGTGTAAAAGTAAACAAAAATAAAGACTCCTGTTATAAAGCTTGCATGGATTGTATCAATATATGCTCATTTGTATTGAAAACAAAATTTCATTGTAAAGAGAATGAAAGCAACCTTTTAAAACTGTGTATAACTTGTTGTAAAATTTGTATTTTAGAATGTGAAAAGCATGCTAAACATTCACGTGTATGTAAAAAGTGTGTAGAACAATGTAGCAAATGTATTCAAGAAATTTATCTAAAACATTCAAAATTATTGTAATTATAATTATGTAATTGTTTCTTAAACTCAATTATATAATTAAACAAATTTCTAACATTATACATTAATAATATAAATAGACAGGTATGCATCATCAACAACAAGAGCTTTCACAAGGACGTGAACAACAAAGCATGCATCATTATCAAGTTCCACAAAGTCAACAACAATCACAACAGCCACAACAGCTACAACGAGTTTTAGTGAATCATCAGCAGCCTAGTAGTGTATTACAAAGTCAACAACCACAATCACAACGTTTCTTAGTATCACAAAGTCAACAACAACAAGCACAACAGCTACAACGAGTTTTAGTCAATCATCAGCAGCCTAGTAATGTACAGCAACAGCCACAACAGCTACAACGAGTTTTAGTCAATCATCAGCAGCCTAGTAATGTACAGCAACAGCCACAACAGCTACAACGAGTTTTAGTCAATCATCAGCAGCCTAGTAATGTACAGCAACAGCCACAACAGCTACAACGAGTTTTAGTCAATCATCAGCAGCCACAACAGCTACAACAGCCACAACAGCTACAACAGCCACAACAGCTACAACGAGTTTTAGTCAATCATCAGCAGCCACAACAGCTACAACAGTCACAACAGCTACAACGAGTTTTAGTCAATCATCAGCAGCCACAACAGCTACAACAGCCACAACAGCTACAACAGCCACAACAGCTACAACAGCCACAACAGCTACAACGAGTTTTAGTCAATCATCAGCAGCCACAACAGCTACAAAGAGTCTTAGTCCATCATCCACAAACTCAACAACAGCAACAGGCTTTTACACAGACGTCTTCACTACTATGTAGTACTCGTGAAAATGAGCGTTTAAGAAAGGAAAATGCAGATTTGCATAAAAAACATGTAGACTCGATGTTTAATGTAACACAGCTTCAGAATGAGAATCGTACCCTTGTGAATGAGAATCGTACCCTTGTGAATGAGAATCGTACCCTTGTGAATGAGAATCGTGAGCTTAAAAAAAAAATTAAACATACCCTTTTGAATCACACACGTACCCTTGTGAATGAGAATCGTGAGCTTAAAGATGAGACATACGGGTAATGTAAGGTCCGTCATTTATCTCCCCGATAAAGACCAAGTCGTCTCTGTAAGTAATGATAAAACCTTGAAAAGATGGTCTGTACCCATATTGTCTGTACCAAGTGTAAACAAAAAAAGATCTATTTCAGATATTGTTGGTGAAAACGATGAACATAATTGCAAAAAGCAGAAAGATGGAGTAAACACTAATAAAGCAAACCAATCAGTCCATGAGTTGATAAACAATACTAACTTTTACAACGGTAAGCCATAAGAGTAAAGGAAATAAAGTCCAAATAGATTTCCATGCTTTTTTCTTATAGAGCATAAATAAAACAAATACGGTAAATAGTCTTAAAAATAATAATAATAAGAAATTATTAAGACGTAAACAAAGAGACAAAGGTATATATAAGCAAAGAAATAATGTTAAGAAAGAATATAAGATATGTGTCATTTTTTTACCTCGCGCTAAATACCAGGATAGACCTACTAATGGTAGTAAGATTGACCATACAATAGAGAAAATGTAAGGTGGTAGAGGCGATTGATCTCTATTAAAATCTGAACAGTACTGACGAACGACATAGTAGGTCATATTAACAGAGATAAAAGGGATTACTAAGAGTATATAGGGGTAAAATGAATTTATTAGCATATATTTATTTTTGTTTTTTTTATTATTTTTTCTTTTTATCGTGTACAATTAATTTTTTATCGACTGATTATGATTTGATATGTCTTTATGTGATCGGAATTTATCTTATATTTCCCCTGTTCGTTCATTAATACGCCTGACTGTAATCGATTATGATTTGATGTAACTTAATTCGATCAGACGTAATTAGTTGACAACTGTAATAGTACGATTTCGCAAATTATAAGTTTTAGGATGAGAAATAAGATAGTGCTTCATAGCTTGAAGATATGGATCATGACGTTGTAAACCATCTTTTTGCGGGTAGAACTTATGAAACTCGATATTCACACCAAACTGGTTTCTCTTATCGTCGAATGCATATTCATCAAACAACAATGTATTTGTATTAGTATTATAGTCTCTAACATGAATTGTGTTCTTCGCAAAGTAGCATTCAGGTTTGTAATATTCATGACCATTGATGGTGAGAATTCCATTATCGTTTGAATTAACAATAAAGAGAATTTCATACGCAGAAATCTCAGTGGAAGGAATGGGGAAACTGTTAAAAGATGTAAAAGCGTTATGATGAATATATTTGATAGGCATGGTTCCACATGTAGTTTGTTCTAGCAAATTACCATTAAAATCTACAACATCGATTGGTGTTTCTTTGCCAAAGACCTTGACATCTTCAGTTTGTCTGTGGTAGCAAAACATTAAAGTTTCAGAGATGTTACCTCTGGAAAAATGGTTAGTGGACATCTGTACAATGGACGAGCGGGCGAATCTGCGGGCGGGTGAGCGAGCGAGCTAGCTAACGGAGCGAAAAATTTTTATAAAGACAAAGGGAAAATAAAACAATACATATACTAAATTGATTAAATACGTAAATATGATTAAAAATGAATAGATAATTTTCAAGAAAATAAGCTGAGACATACCTAATATGGATAATATTAGTGATGGTTATGGTCATGAGAGAAGATGGTTGAGAGAAGAGTCGTGGTGGATCAGACGAGGAAGCAAGGAGAGGGACATTCAGGATATTTTTGGTTGACGGGTAATCATTTAGAGGGAATGACATTCAGGATATTTTTTCAGGATATTTTTGGTTGACGGGTAATCATTTAGAGGGAATGACATTCAGGATATTTTTTCAGGATATTTTTTGTTGATGACAAAATCCTGTCATTTGCAGAGAAAAGAACCTTTCAGGATATTTTTTAGTTAGCGTGCCATGTGTGTGTGTGTGTGTGTGTCAGACGGAAAACCTTCAGGATATTTTTTGGTAGGAAGGATTGTACGAGACGAACTGCCATTTGTAGAGATACAAAATAACAAGTTCTAGTTATTTGTTGATGGTTAAATAAATAATTCATATATTAATGAAAGTTTATATTTTATACAAAAACAACATAATATAATTAGAATAAGTATGGGTGATTATATAGTTTCAAATACGAAAGATAATTACAACAGGGGACGAGAAGGTGGTGGAGGATCACACTATATTGATAGAGATGTGAATCCTGTATGGACAGACAAACTTTTTTCAAAAAAGAAAGAAGATATCCGAAACTGGGTTGCGTTTGTTATTGATAATATCGATAGAAGTAAGAGGAATGAATTTAATATTGAATTACTCGAACTCATAAACGATATTGAGGTGAAACACCCAAAAAAAAATAGATTCACGATTATTCTCTGTATGTGTTTTTGTGTCCAATTTGCGAGTCATTCATTTGATCGATATGGAAAAGAGAAACTTAACATATTTTTAAAGAATACATGGAAAGAAATAAGATATGTGATATCGAGTTGTGAGAAAAATACAGAAAAGACGTTACGAGATCGAAATATGTTAGTTCATCTACAAATTTATAAAGCGAATATTGTAGCCGGTAGTGATGCAATATCTAGATACGTCGCTATTTGGGAACAAGCTCTATATATGTTCATTATGAAAAAACAGAATAATAAGCGAGAATTATCAAGCGGGAATGTTATTGAAAGAGTAGACAGTATTGGAGAATATGCAATTGTAAAGAATATCAATTACCTGGATGTAATATATGATATAAAAGCAAATAATGGAAGAAATGCTTGTTATATCAACACGGTGCTTTTTTTATGGTCGTGTAATCCGGTTTTGAGTCATTTGATGGTTTACAACAGGTTTTTTGATCAAAATACCAGGCATGAGATTAAATCGATGCTTTCCCATAAATGGGGAGATTCGTTATATATTAAATATTTTAATCTGTTTAAACGAGAGAACTTAATGGATATTCCTAATCATTATGGTCAATTTTCACACCCTCATACTATTCTTAACTTCATGTGTGAAAGTATTTTTAAAAACGCAGGTATGGACTTCAGCGTTGATGTAGATTCTATCTACAATTTATCGACGTTTTCCGAATTCCAAGATTTTTTGAGAAGGAATAGCACGAATAAACAGTTACTAGGGATTATAAAAACGGTAGAGAGAATTCCAATCGATTTACCTCTTAATGATATAAGGAGAGAACAGTGTGGGTTTCATTATGTATCTTTTTATATGTTACGTCCGAATCACTATATATTATTTGATGCACTTGAAGACGGTACTGTACCAGGACCAACACAGTCGGAAGAAAAAGTTTTTACGTTTAATTATCCAGATCGTCCCAGAGTTCAAGGAGCATACACATTCTTTTTTATTTGGTTGAAAAAGAAAATATAAGCATTTAAAGAATATTTACTAGTATAGAACAAACATTTACAACTTCTTTTTTTTAAAAAAAATGGAAGAGAAATATTTAAAAATAATGAAAGAACGCGAAAGCGGACAAATATGTTTTGGAAATACAATTATAAATACACGAGTATCGATTTTAAACTATCCAAAAGGATTTTTACGGAAAAAAATAATAAAAAACTTAATAGAAGAACCAATACTAGAATCGTGGGATTTGAAATACCCTTTTCAGTTTGAGATATTTGAAAAAATCTATCTACAAAGTGAAATAAAGAAAAAGCGAATAATAAAAATAGAAAAAACAAAATGCAGTCTTTTAGTATGTCATCGTAATGAAGTTGAATTATGGAAAAAAGCTCTTAGTGAAGTAAAGAATTCAGTAGTCGTTACTTACGAACGCAGAAATAAATATAAATTTAAATTAGATTTTGGAGTATGTTCTATCATAATTATTCCAGATACTGATTTTGTCTCTTTTATTAACGACCGTCTTGATATGAAGGCTGTTTATCGTCTTTTCGTATGTGATCCTGAATTATTTGATAAAATAAATTCGTCATTACCTCACATCTATTACAATTTTTGTTGGCTAATCTCATCTGATCCGCATCACCTGTTAAATCTACAGAAACAGAAAGAAAAATACTCTTTTTTAAACAATTTTATACCAGAACAAATAGACTATCATCTATATAATACACTACAAATCTGTAAAGATCTAAAAATTCAAGAAACACTTCGGCATCATTGGAATCTTCCAGAATATTTCTTGATAAAACACGAATGTAGAGAGGAACTTTATACAATACTTAGACAACACTTGGATGATGATATTTACACGGCTCTAGATAAAGGAAATTACAGATTGGTTTTACAAAAGTTGAACGCAACCTCTGAATACAACAATATATGGGATTACATAAATGATTCAATTAATAATGAGCTTCAAGATTTGAATACTCAGTTGACGAAAGTAAAGATGGATAATTCAAATACAAAACTCCAGTTAATAGAAACTATCAAAGATAAAATAGATAATATCAATAGAAAAAGAAAGAGATTATATTCCACAATCAATAAATTCACAACAGATAGTACGTGTGCAATATGTAATGAAGAGTATGGAGCAACGAATGATGTCAGCATTCTTTTCTGTTGTCAAAATTTGATTTGTTCAAAGTGTCTTTTTAAATGGATGAATACCAATAAAAAATGCCCTTATTGTATCCAAACGATTTTCAATGATACATTGCATAGCCTGAAATTTCCCATAAATCCCAACAACGAACAGAACATGGATACACATTCCTCTTCTTTTAAAGAACTCCATACTAGACAAGAAACTATATTCAATATCATTAAAAAGTACATTACACAGTCTAATATTATGTTCTACAGTGAATCCGAGACTATTATTACCACAATGCAAGTGTTTTGCGAAGAAAATAATATACAGTTTATGGACTTCTCTAGTAATTTCACCTACAAAGAAAAGAAAAAACTACTGGTAGATGACGACGACGATCAACAGCGACGACTCTATGTCATCACATCCTATAGAGACCTTATCGGGTTTAGTTTTGAAAACAAAATTGATCATTTTATTTCTTATTCCTTCTTGTCAAAGTATTGCTACAAATATATTTGCAGCCGGTTCTACCGTGTAGGTCGACCGACAAACAAACCGTTTTATTTTCATACCTTCTTTTCTTATTAGTATGTTTGTATTTTTTTTTATTGTATTTTGAACAATAAAAAATTATGTTAGTGTGTCCACTTAATTGACCAATGCAACTAAACGATCTCTTGAGATTGCGTTCATAGGAATTAAAGCTCCTAGGAAACTAGCTAGCACTGCAAAATAGTTAGCTAAAGGCCCTTGTTTCTTGCGGATGTCTCCAAGCTTTTTCCATCCTTGGGAGATGACAGGTGCTGACACATAGTAATAGAAGACCAATGGGAAAAGAACAGCTAGTACCATAATCCACCTTCGAATAGTTGGGGTTCCAAAAATTGCTGTTCTACTTTCTGTGTCACCGCTCATCAAGTCTGCTCACTCTTCACCAAGAGCCAACCCAAAGATTGAAAAAGAAATTAACTATCTGTTTTCTGTATTACTTTTACGATTAGTTGTTGTCAAACCATAACGTTTCTAAAACTTCCATTTTTTTCTTATCTACAGTGGTGCAATCATCATAAAGTATGCCCCCTGTATCCCCTGAATTCGGACTCCATGTCCAAAAAAAAGAATCCGTAATATCTTTCTCTTTCAAATATTGAACAAATTTAACAGCCCAATCTGTTTCAAAGACTGATGTACTCTTGAACCCCCACTCCCCAACATTTACTATAGGTAGATCAATGTCCCCAAAAGAATAATCCCATTTTGACTCGATGTCTGGCTCACTATCAGACCACCAATACTTATGGATACTATAGAACACTCTATCGGAAAAAGGTAAGTCAGACAGATCGACGTAGTGGAGATTACCTCCCCATTGAACTCCCCCGACGAAATAGACAAACCTGTCTGGAAAATTACTTTCAATATAATTAACAGTCTGTCTAGCCAACCCATTCCATTCAGGATAACTGGACGATTGAAATTCATTGAATATATCAACAGCTTTTAAGGATGGATTATCATAATATCGTTCTAAAACTGTTTCCCATGCACTCAAAAAATCATCGAACGAGTATCTACCATCATACGGTTTCGGAGATTGATGCGTGCTATGAAGGCGATGCAGATCTAGAGCAACAGATATCTCAGGAAAGTCTTGAATCTTGGTAAAAAACTCATCCATATTGTGATAATTTCCTTCCATAATGTATTCAACAGAGAAAGGCAATCGAATATAATTAAAATTAAGACTGCTAATGAGATCAAGGTTCCAATCTACACTATGCGCCCAAGTGCATTGAAGGACCTTTGCTTCAGTTTCCAATCCGAACCAATTGATGCCCCTTATTTCTGCATCCTTTGCATTTGTGTTACTTAAAAAAGAAGATGTAAAAACAAGTAAAATAGGTATTAATTTCTTAAAATATCGAATCATAATTTAGTTTTTGTTTTTGAATTATGTACATGGATATGTTTAAATATTTTTCTTTTTGAAATGATTTACAATGATCTCTATCTCTTTATCCAGCTTTGGAACGCTGTATAGTAAATAATCATTATTCTTATTGTTGGGATGAAAACAGACTAGATACATATCTTTCACCACGTATTGATCATATTTGGATTCTAGAATATACCTGTACATATTTAACTGGAGACTGTATTTGGTGTAATTATTATCGTTCAAATGTTTTAATTCTGGAAATGTGCTATACGAATAACAATTATTTCGTTGTATTTGCTTTGTTCGTTTCCAATCATAAAGAACAATCTCAATCTTACCATCTTTATCTTTTCGTCCAGTTAAAGCTGCACCATCAATCGTGCCAGCGATTGAACTGTCCTCATTGTAGATAGACCACTCTGTCCTATACATATTTAGTTGATTTTCTTTCTGAAAATTGAGAAAGAACTGGAATTCAATACTGTCATTCATTGTCCTTTCATAATTATAATACTTTTCTATATCTTCATGTAAACGAGAGCCTTCATTTGATGCATATTGTCCTGCTAATTTCCACGTTTCTTTAATTTCATCATCTGTCATACCATAAAGTTTGTTCTTTCTCCAGCTTGCTTTGTTGCTTTTCATTTTCTTAATGACATTATCTGGATTAAAAACCGGAAAGAATTCAGCAATTACCGTTGTCACGGACGTTAAAATCTGATTTTCATTGTATGTATATTGATGAAGATTTTCATCAAAAGAGAGTTTGGGGTCTCGTTCATGTAAATTTTTTTGCTTCAAGTATTTCATCTTAGTCTTTATCTTACTGACACATCGTGGCGCCGTCTATTACTTCACTTTTTTATTTTTCAACAATCACCTGCTGTAAAATGGATAGCGATAAAAAAAAAGAATAAAAAATATATTGACATTAATGTAAGAAAGATGAAAAAAAAATTACAAGAACTTGAGGAGATCCAATATCTTTTTACCACAACTATAATATAGTAAATGGTTTTTTTATAGAAAAAACCAAAAATTCCAATGTGTTTATAATAGCAACTCATAAGAAAATATATGAGGTATCCCCAATGTTTATTTTATCAAAGGAAGAATCAAAGGAAGAAATGGAAAAGGAAGAATCAAAGGACGAAATGGAAAATAAACACAGTAACAAATGGAAACCTGGAGATTTAGTATCTTTTATCCACCCCACCCAGAATAAAATAGTAAATGGTGTTCTTACAAAAAAATCTGAAGAACTTTTTATGATAGCAACTCAGAAGAATATATATGAAGTACACCCGTTGTATATTTTATCAAAGAAATACAAAAAAAATAAAGAAGCAGAACAAATCAAAGCGCAACGCCAAACACGCTTGTTGTTGTTTCGCATGCAAGAGCATCTTAAAAAAAGGTTTAAGGAAATAGAAAAAAATCTATCGAATTACAGACACTAGCGATATTTAGCAGCATTGGATTATTTAGATACACCATATGAAGAATTTGATCCTGTATATTCAAAACTTATTTGAGGAATAAAAAAAAGATGCACTAAAAACTTTTCAGTTACAGTGTTATAAAGTTTAGTTTTCTATTTCTCGCAAATATATAGTAGTTTTTTTCCCTCGTAGTAGTTCACCGTTTTTAAATTCACCTTCTTCAATTATTTTGACAACTACGTTCTAAAAGAAAAAAAAAATCAAAACAGTTGCATATAAAATTAACATATCATATCTTTTTTTTCATTGGTAAACCTTTTTTACTTCTTACTTGATTGTTTTTTTTTTCTTTTAATAACTTTCTTTGCGAATTTTATGATTTCTTGTTTATTCTGTTCATTCTCTACTACCGATACAATCTTACGTCTTGTCATAGGAGATTTTGATTTAAACTGTTGTACTTGTTCTCTATCATAAAAATGTAAACTTTCATGGAACTGACTGTTCTGACTATCTCTTACACGTAGCGTTACAGGATTAAACATTAAAGACAAATGAACGGGCGATGTAAGGTTTTTATTCATCGCTTGTTCGGACAACTTATCATCGCTTTCTAAGATTTTATTGGCTTGTTCAATAACTCTCATGTTATTTTTTTCTCATAATTTTTGGTTTAATTATTGGTTTACCATTCTTAAATGTTATAAGACTCTTCATTTTGTCAGATGCATACTCAAATGCTTTAACGTCTTCTTTGACCGCCGCTAAGACCACCTCTTTGTCATTTTTCATTTTGTTAGAGGCAAACTTTAATGCGTTACCCATCTGTTTGACTGCAGCCAAGACTACCTCTTTGTCCCCTTTCATTTTCTTAGATGCACAATCTAATGCGTAACCCAACTCTTTGACTGCAGCCAAGACTACCTCTTTGTCGCCTTGCATTTTCTTAGATGCATACATTAATGCGTAACCCATCTGTTTGACTGCAGCCAAGACTACCTCTTTGTCCCCTTTCATTTTCTTAGATGCAGACTGTAATGCCATACCGTCTATTAAGAGTGCAGCCAAGACCACCTCTTTGTCCCCTTTCATTTTCTTAGATGCAGACCGTAATGCAAAACCGTCTCTTAAGAGTGCAGCCAAGACCACCTCTTTGTCCCCTTGCATTTTCTTAGATGCATACTTTAATGCGTAACCCATCTGTTTGACTGCAGCCAAGACTACCTCTTTGTCCCCTTGCATTTTCTTAGATGCATACTTTAATACCAAACCGTCTTCTTTGACCGCCGCTAAGACCACCTCTTTGTCGCCTTGCATTTTCTTAGATGCAGACTGTAATGCCAAACCGTCTCTTAATATTTGGAACTTCTTATCTACATTAAATATAAGAGTTTGAGTATCAAACTGCGTTGTATTAATAAATTGTCTACTACCCGCACGTGACTCAATACTAAAAGTATTAATAGATAATCCTTTAGGTACCGATCTCATCGTAACAGTCTTTGTCGGAAACACAACTTCATTCTGCTGACCATTTTTATAGAATATTGTTACTTGAATATTTTGAGAATAGTTATTTTTTATAATTACTGTATTAACTTCTCTTGAAGTCGCATCTACCGGTTCAGATGTTCCATTTGTATATCTTGTGGATAATTTTGTCATTTTACTTAGAAATAGAAAAAAAAAAAAAATAAAATAAAATTTTATTTACGATCAATTGTAAGTTTCATTTTTTCTTGTAATAAAACATAATGTAAATGCTTCTGTTCTTTCTTTTATTCTTACAACAGCTTAAAACATAAAAATTTTCATTGTTATATTCTTTTGTGAGAAAACATATATCACACTTTTGTAAAGTAGTTGATGTCATTTATTTATAGATCTCATAATAATTATCGATAATTGAAAAAATAAAAAAAAAACTATTTAAATATAGACAATTTGTGATTTATAAAAAAAATATAAAATGATTTTATTATCTTCGATACAATGTGATTCTATAGAATTAGAGCCACAGGAACAACGTGTTTTTAATATGATATTTCCAGTCATTGTTGATGACGATCTTAAAAAGAAAAGTGTATCACCATTATTTAGTAGTAGTGCCAGCGATAGAGTTCGTTGGTGGGTAGCAACTGGTGTCAAACTTGGTATTATTTATCTCTTTATCAATCCATTGTTTTCAAAAGTATTAAGACAACTAATGATTCTCAAGCTTAACGATACATTTTATTATGCAGTAAAAGGAATCTTATTGCTTGTAATATTAATGATTATTGATCATTTTTCGAGATCAGACTAGTTTTAGTTGGTCGTTGTTGTCGTCGTCGTCGTATAATATTTTCTATAAAGTACCTCAAGGGCATCCAATTCTTCTCTCCATATATCTTTCACATGTTTGTTTTCTAGTATTTCGATCTCTTTTTCCAAATTATTAATTTCTTTTTTCAACTGAATGAATTTCTCGCTAGTCATTGTGCGAATCTGCATACTCAACAAGTAGTCAAATGAATTATTCACAAGCATGAAATTACGCTCTGTTAGTATTTCACTAACATTGTGATCATCTTTCAATTCCATTAACGATATAGTATTATCAACAATATTCTCGATGAATCTCGCTTTGTTTTGTAGAATTTGAAGATTACTGTTCATATTCTCAAGCATATAGGTTATCCGTTTCTCATAATACTCCAATCTTATGTCGAAGAACTCATATATAATATCATCAACCGATTTGTATTTTTCTATTTTCCCTTTGCTATTGAATAAAACCATGTTTGTTAAAGAAATGGTTGACGACAACTTAAAGTCTACCGGATCAAAGTCTTTCAAACACACAAATTCAAAATACGGTTCATTCGCAGATGAGTTGTTTTTCAAGTCTTTTATGAGTTTTTGCTCAAGTTTTGATTCCAAGAACGACTTATATCCATCAATGGTCATATCGACTGGGATTTCAGTAATGACATGAACGATTTTGTTATTCTTTAACTCTTTCACTTCAAATGTTCCTTCACTGACAAATTTGTTTGTTGTATCGGAAGATCGAATCGTACCTTTAAAGCCATGATAATAGGGTTTTAATTGACATAGTTCAAACTCCTCTAAGTCATTGACTAGCAAGAGTTTGAGCTTATGAATAATATCTAGTAGATTAAAAGTAGGAATGTTCGAGGACCATCCGGTCCCAATTGCTGTCATGCCATTGATGAGGACAGTTGGTACGATTGGAATATAATGCTCGTACTCAACTTTCATCCCATCGTCGTATGCGTGCTTTAGTAAAGGATTGTCTAAACTCGAGAATATAGTGGACGTTAAAGTGCCTAATTTTGTAAATATATAACGGGGGCTGGCGGCATCCTTACCTGCCATACTCCTTGAACCGAATTGACCCACGTTCTGTAACAGAGCTATATTGTTACTATTAACAAAATTTTGAGCCATTTTAATGATACTTTGATTTAAACATTCTTCACCGTGATGGTAGTTGGTTTGTTCTGAAACGAAGCCACTTAGTTGCGCCACCTTGATCTGAGATTCTGAATCATACTTGAGATTTTTTTTGAAAGCGCAATACAATATCTTTCGTTGTGATGGTTTTAGGCCATCTAAAATCGAGCCGATGCTACGATGAGTATCATCTAAAGAAAATAAAATTAATTCTTGATTGAAGAATCGAGGTATGGTATAATTATTCTCTTCATCCACATCGATATAGTTCTCTCTATCAAAATCAAGCATCCAATCTTTTCGTTCATTTGTTTTCGCTTTATTAAATGCAATATCTAACGATAAATCACTCTCTTGACCATTATACACTAAGTTAACTATTCTATCGGCAAACGAGCGTATGTCTTTATCTGTCGACGTTCCCAATCCTTTGAAATATTTCACTGATTGTATTTTCTCATTGGACGCTTCAATCTCTTGTAATTTCTTTTGATAATGATAATCTGAATAAAAAGTCAACGTTTCATTGCCTCGTAGTTTTAATTTAGCGATGGGAGTCATACAGAGCTTCAAGAATGAATCATCTCTATATAGAAGAGAAGGGAAAAGGCGATGGAAGAATAAAATTATCAAGGATGCAATATGTCTTCCATCCACGTCACTGTCTGCTAGTATTAAAACCTTACCGTACGATAAGCTTTTGAAGTTAGACTCTTTAGTATAGTCGACATTATGTTTTAGATTGAGGATTTGAATAATATCGGTCAACTCTTTATTTGCTGCAATCTGGGCAGATGATGCATTTTTCGTGTTCAATAGTTTCCCTTTCAACGGGTAGATCCCAAAACTAGAACGACCTTTCTTGCCATCATAACCATATTGAATGGCTTTCACCGCAAATGTTTTAGCACTAAGACCTTCAGTGAGAATAAGGGTACACTCTTGTGCTTTTTTCGTTCCAGCATTATTCGCTTTATCATAATTAGATATAGACCGATAGCCACGCTTCTTCTCTTGTGATTTCAAAGAAAGCTCTTGCTTCAATTCATGTGTTTCTTTAATGTCATTGATAAACGACCATTTCATCAATTTCGAGGCGACCTTCTCACTCATTTCTTTATCGAATGAAATAAGCTTCTGTAAATTGTCTTTACAGCCAACTAGCTTTGTTTTTGATTGAGAAGAGAAGGATGGATTCTTTACAGAGACTTTCATAAATACAGTCAGATAATTCTTAAAGTCTTTGAGATTTAGATTGTATCTCTTCAATTTTGGTCCAAGACAAACAAACAGTTTTTGTAAAAAGATGTCTATGTGTAATCCACCATCTTTGGTATAAATACCATTAACAAATGAAATCGACGAAAGAGTGTTCTTTCTACATGACGGTACAATACAAAACTGTATTTCGTCTTGACTACCAAACGATCCTTCAAACCATTCTTTTTTGTCTTTTTTACTTACAAAAGAGAATAATTTCGTATAGTCAATCAACCCTTTTTTTGTTTGAAGCTTCTCTCTGTTAAAATAAACAGGAATGCCATCAAGGATCATCGACGTATCGACAAGATACTTACGGATACAGTTGATTGTTTGTTCATTATATTTCGTGTCTTCATCCGAAAAATAATTATTATTCTCATCTTTAAACTTTGTAAAGTCAATGACATAACTTAATTTTGTGTACCCTGATTTGAATTTTGTCTGTGCATTTTTCTTTTCTAATATTCTTGCTTTTCCACATTTCCTCATGTTATTTGACCATTTTTGTTTGTACACCACTGACTTTTCATAGTCAAAACATTCAATTTCAAATGATTTAGAATAGACGTTTACTAGCTTCACTCCCATCCCATTTCGCCCGCTCGTGACTCGGTCTTCGTCGTCATTATAATTGGAGCTACTAAGTAAATGTCCGAAAATCATCTCAGGTATATAGATCTGTTCTTTTTCGTGCATTTCCACTGGTACCCATAGACCATCATTCATAAGAGTAATTTCGTTGGTGGAATCATCGAAGGTGACTCTAATGTTCGTCATCGGTGTAGTGGTATGCTTGGACCGAAAGTAGTTATCGCAGGCATTCGATAGTACTTCAATGAATAAACGCACGATACCATCATTGGTAATGACACTCTCTTGAAATTCAATCACACCCTCATCAGAATAGAGGAACTCTTGATTGACTTGTGATCGATTTGTGCCAATGTACATATCAGGACGTTTATGACAATGGGAAATAGCATCGAGTTTTAAATATTTACTTTTGTTTGTTTGATTTGGTTGTTGTGTTGTTGTTTTTAGTTCGTTCATAATTTGCGTTTATGCTTTGTTCATACCTAACTCTATGAGAAGGTCCATTGTTCGTTTTTTTTGTTTCTTTTTTTTTTTCTTTTTTTTTTTATGTCTTATATAAAATATTACAAACAACAATGCCTATATCAGATGAAGATAAACATATGTACAAAAAAGCTGCAATGAAAAGAATCCAAAACTTAGAAGAAAATAAAAAAGAACAAAATATTGGATTCAATAGTCAAGAACAAATGAAGAAACTCAAGGATGATAAAACATTTAAGAGACTTTTTCATCATCTTTTGCAAAAGACTAAAAAAGAAGAACAAATTTTGGAGAAAATTGAAAAGTTGACAAAGAAAAAAACGACAAAAAAAGCAACAGAAGAGACTATTAAAAATAAATTGACAAAGAAAGAACAAGAACTAAAAGCAATAGAAGCACAAAAGAATCTCAAAGCATCAAAGAAAAAAAAGTATGACAAAATTTCTCAAAAATTATCAAAAGACTCACAAAACCCAGAAGTATCACAAGAATTAATGAAAAAATTTCGAAACAAAAATCGAAATACAGCAAATATGTTGGCTTTAAAATATTTATCACCCGATCTACTACAAAAATATCAATTAAAACCTCAAAAAAAGTTACCTCGAAAAAAGTTACAATAATCAATTTTTAGATAACCTAATATTTTCAAAAAAAAGTTTAAATTTTTTTTTCATAATAGTAAGATGAAAAAAAATTATGAACCAAAAAACTTTACAAAATTTCTTGTTTGATGATCAACAAGATCAAGATCAAAATAAAAATAGACGTCAATTGACGAAAGGAACAAAGAACAAAACAGAAACAAACAAACAAAGGCAACAAAGAAATACAAACAAGAAGCAAAACAGTAATGATCAGATAGACGATGATGACTTTAATTGGGACCAAGAAGAACAAAACCAAAGTCAATATCAAAGCCAAAGTCAAAATCAACAACAAGATCAAGACTACGACGAACAAGACCAACAACAAGATCAAGACTACGACGGACAAGACCAACAACAACAAGGCCAACAGCAACAACGACAACAAGACCAACAGCAACAACAACAAGGCCAACAACAACAAGACCAACAGCAACAACGACAACAAACCCAACAACAAAAAGAACAAACAAATATTCTTAAGAATATTCTTAAAAAACAATTAAAAAATCGAAAAAGACTACGTAAACCATACCGCAAACAAGTTTTGAAATACTTGTCAACTCCTCTGTTAGATGTGATGGTAGGAAAAGAAGAAGACAATCAATACGAAACTCTTCAAGTCGAGAACGAGGAAGATATAACAGATACTGGTGAATTTGGAAATATATTATTAGAACTTTATAACGACGATATACTAGAGAAATTAGTATATAACTTTGTAAAGAAAAACTCAAACGAAACAATACAAAGAATCATCAATGATCCCACTTTAAAAAAACGAATTGAATATTTTAAATATGATGAATTACGTCAATCAATTAAAATAAAACAAGCTTTTATACAAAAAAGTAAACAAAGATCAGATAATTGGGCTTCGAGGACGTTAGCAAATCAAAAAAAACCAGAGATTCAACGACAACAGAATGAAAGGGACAAATTACAGAAACAGTATAATAACTTTCTAAAGCAAAATAATGAATATAAGAATTACGTAAAACTAAAAGAAGAACAACAAAAACGATTAAGATCACAAGCAAAAGACAAAAAAAAAGAGATGAAACAAATAGATTATGATAAATTACTACCATTGTCTGATACAGCTAAAGAGTTCTTAAAAAAAGTAGATAATGATTTAGATGCTTACGAAATTTTAGTAAATATACAAGCGACCAAATCGTCGCCTATTGATGCTATTAGTAAGATTGATGAACGTTTAGAGATATATAGAAAATTTACGTATATAATTTATTTGTATTTGAGTGATGACGTTGAAACGGAAAATGAAAAACAATATTGGAACGATCAAAATTATATTCTCCAAAACTTAAAATACACTGATGTTTTCAATGAGAATAGTGATAACGCGTATAATGTTTTCAAGAAATTATTCTTTGACAATGTTGAACAAACATTTAAACCCCCTAAAAAAATTACAGATGAAATGAGAGAATATATAGGAGACACTAATGGTTTGGAGGATGAGCTATATGAAGTTATTAACTTTTGTCCAAAAAATCTTAGAAAAAAACTGGATAAAAATACGGAAACATATAAATGTGTCAAAGATAAGCGTATTAGACAAGAAGGAAGTGCTACTCGAAAAAAGTGTGCTCGACGAGGAGGTAAGGGAGGAATCCCAACAAAGAGATTAACGGATGCAGATCTAAAAAGAATGGGAGTGGCAGCTGAGGCAGCTCGTAATTTATGTTTAACAGAAGATGAAATAAAAGAAGCTAAAACTTTAATGAAAAAGAACAACATTGTTATACTAGAAAAGTTTTTTCAAAATATTCGGAAAGAACATGGACAAGGATTTCATCCTACAAAAGAAAAAAAAGTGGAAAGTGGTGAAAAGAAAAAACGAGGTAGAAAAAAGAATATCCAATCTGGTGATACCCAACAAAGTACATACAAAACAGGAGGAAGATGTAAATCACGACAGGTGAGTGAGAAGGAATATAATAGACTAAAACAAAAATACGGAGATAAATTTGAAACTCTCATTGCTGTAAAAAACAGAGGTAAGGGTTCAGTAGGATATAGACAAAATTATGTCAAAGTTAAAAATTATAAAGGATATTGTCTTACATACGAAGAAGAGGAAATATTGAAAGGATTGACAGGTCGCCAATACCAAGAGAAACTGGAACAATATCAAGAGTTCAAAATAGGAGATGATGGTGAAGAAAAAGTAAGATGTAAACCAATTACAGTCAGTCAGGAAGAATACGATCGATTAAAAGCACAATACCCAAAGGAATTTGATACTAAAATAAAAGTTAAAAGAGGAAAAGGAAATGGATTGAAAGTAAAGACAGCCGATTATAATGGTAATGGAATATGTGTTACTCACGATGAAAGACGTCGCCTTATTGCTAGTAATAACCCAGATCAAATTAAGAAAATATTACAGATGGCTAAAAAACGATCTGTATCTCAGCGGCAGCAGCAGCAGCAGCAGCAGCAATCACAGTCTGGATCTACAAAAGAGAAAAAAGTGGGAAGTGGTGAAAAGAAAAAACGAGGTAGAAAAAAGAAGATCCAATCTGGTGATGATACACAACAAAATATAAAAAAGAGACAACAAATGCGACGAAAAATCAACGAGGTAAAGAAAAAAATTCAACAACAAAATGCTAAAGTAAAACAAAATAAACTTCTTCTACAGAAAAAAAGACAAGCACAGAAGAAACAAAATCAACTACTTTTAAAGAAAAAAAGACAAGCACAGAAGAAACAAAAGCAAATAATACAACTATTAAGCGATTCACAATATGATGATAAATCTGTGTTATCTGATGTATCTGATGTATCCTTATAATTTTAAAATACAATATGAGTTTATAGGATGATATTTATATTTTTATTTTCTTTTCAAAGATGTAACCTAGAGATTGAAAGGATGGTAATTTAGTTATCGATGACTCATCAGGACAAAATAATATGTTAAAGAATGATTGACGAAATTCATCAATAGACAGATGCCCACCATAATCTCGTAAGAGACGCCAGTGAGGAGCAGCGGGAATATGAAAGGAATTCTGATTAGAAACGATATCAGGAAAGAGATCCATATAGATTTTATTTAGAAGATTAATACTGTTGGAATAAAGGTGATCTGATTTATTATCAATAATGAATGCTTTGGTACAATTAAACGAGCAAAACACACCATCGGACATATAATAATTTAATGTTTCTTTTTCCAGATGATGATTATTCATACCAAAAGAGGATGGAATGGTTTCATTGTTTGTAATACTTTCATGGAATAGATAATTGGTTTTTGTGAGTTCATTCAAATAATTTTTGTATAATCTAGAAGGGATGTATTCAATTGGAGCACCTAAAGGAATTGTCTGAAAAGAGTGTTTACACCAAAAGCATTTGATAGTAGTAGATTTAGGCAAAGTTTCATTGGAGAGAGAATCTTTCATAGTAAAGACACACAAATGTTTTTTTTTTGAGTTGTCAATGTAACTGTATGTACAGTTATTATCTTCTATTTTGATATCTGATAGTTTTGTTTTACCAGCAGACACATTGGGTTTAGAAGACGATTTGTGTTTATAAATGTCACAAAAGTTATATTTTTTATCGATCAAGTCAACTTTTATATTTTTTAGAGTGATAAAAGGGGTTTTCATGATGATTTATCAAAGATAGATAATAATGTGTGTCCTGGAATTCAATCTTTTTTTTTTGTATATATCACAAAAAAAAAAAATTAATATATAAAGAATTAAAAAAGGTCTAGAAAAAATAAATAAAACTAGAATGGAATCCAATAATAAAATAGAAGTTGTCAAAGTTCCGAATAGTAAAGACAATAAAGTGAGTAATACTAATCCAAATTTTGAGCGTTATCCTAGACAGTATTTAGAGTTGCTCGAAAATAAAGACAAAGTGAAGACGGAGATGGTCAATAAAGACTATGATCCGGATGACGCTATTAGTCTAAGAGAGTTTGAAAGAAATCCAAGTGTGCCTACAAAGAACAAAGTAAAGCAAAATTTTGGAAATATCAATGAAGAAGAGGATGAAGATTTACTATCGATATCTGATGTGGAAGATGTAAATAAGGATGGTAATATAGAGTCTGAGAATGAAATGACTGACGACGATGGCGGCGGCGGCGACGACGACGACGATGATGAAGATGAAGATGAAGAAGAAGAAGAGGAAGAATTTGATTTAGATGAGGATGATGACATTGAGGGAAAATCGGAAGGAGACTATGGAGATGACGAGAGTTTATCAGGTGGTGGAAATCAAACGAAAGAAAAGCTAAAACAAATGTTTCATCCAGAAGGACCGAAGTTAAGTGATCTTCAACGAGATGGTGTTATCAATAATACGAATAGAACGATTCCAAATATTAATATGATGGATGATACAGAGGATGATGATGAAGACAAGAAGAGAGAATTGATATTTAAGTTTAATCTATTGAGGCGAAGTTATAAGAACGTTGATATACCGGAATTCACGATACACTCTAATTATAAGAAGATGAATGATTCATATGAGCAAACGCTTAGAATGTTATCGCTAGATTCGTCGGTTGAACAATTTAAGCAGATATTGATTGGTGGTTTTATGTTAACAGAATATTTGATGGGGTATCTAAAGTTTGATATGGAAGGGTTTACCAAGCACCAAATTCTCCAACTTGGTGCATATGAACGTCTGTTGTTGGAACTAGGACAGAAGAACTATACTCCGACAGATCAACAGCTACCAGTAGAGATACGATTAATAGGAATGATAATAATGAACGCAGTGATTTTCATCATATCCAAATTGATATTAAAGAAAACAGGAACAAATTTAATGAGTATGTTAAATCATAATGTGAGAGATAAATATACGCAAAACGTAGAATCAAATTATAGTAATAATATAAATGAAATGAAAAATCCGTATGAATTTACATCATCTGTTTCTAATGCAAGTGAAGGACAAAAACATCATACTGAACAAAGAAAAATGAAACGACCTAGCTTTGATTTTGCATCTCTATAAAAAATAAGTAATATAAAGAATAAAATATTCTTAAAAATTAAATCATAAAAAAAGTTAAATGAAAAATTTTGAGATTGAAATTACAAAAAAGCCGCAACTAATAAATTTGAATGATTCAGAAAAGAATTTTGAAATTAAATTTAAAGTTGTATCAGAGAATGAAGAGGGATTTTTAGCCATTGTACTAAATAAAGAAGATCTCGATAAATATTCTGATTTGGATGAGGTAGAAATGAAAAAGAGTCCAGGAATAATTAAAGGAACATTACAATGTAATGAGGATAAAACCGAGAATTATTTTTTAGTTCTAAAAAAGGAAGGAGAACCATGTAAAGCGAGTGTAGAAATTGACCTAAATGAGATAGAGAAATTTGAAGAAATTGATCAATTTTCTTATAGTCAACAACAACCTGTCAAGGACAATTCGGTTGCTGTAATTTTCAACAAATATTTTTATCATATTCTAGGATTTCTGATAGTTGTTTCGTTGATATACTATTTTTATTCGAAAAAGATTACAATAAAATCAATCCCTGAAGCTCTTACGGAACCAGTGTCTAAGTCAAGTGCTTCCACAACTTCTGTTTCAGCGCCGCTGTCACAGTCGACCGTCCCCGGACTTTCTGTTTCAGCACCGCTGTCTCAGACGACCGTTCCCACGCCTTCTGTTTCAGCACCGCTGTCACAGTCGACCGTCCCTGGAGGCTCGTCGGCAACACCAACTTCATCTATTGAATTAGGAGGAATGTCACCGTCTCTCCAATCAGGATTGACAATTCTGGATAAGCTAGCAACGTCCCCAAATTGTTAATCAATTATTTAGAAAAAAAAATATATAGATTTAAACAGATATATTTTTATTCAAATTAAAAACTAAAAATATGTTGAAAGGGATTTTTTTTTTGACAGCTAACGATTTTGAAATCAATACATCACCAAGTGATCAAGAGAAACGGCTACTTTGTATTAAAAGTGATGAATCTACTACACAACTACGAGAAGGGTTGACACTAATACTTTTTTACTCAAATAATTGTGAGTATTGTGATTCTTTAATAAGTGAATACAAACGTTTACCTACTAATTTACTAGGTGTCAACTATGGGATGATTAATTTAAATAATCATCAAAATTTAGTAAATATGAGTAATGAGACTATATCTCCTATTAAGTATGTTCCTATGTTAACGTTATATCTCAACGGTTTACCATATTTGGAATATGAAGGTGATAACAAACTAGATGCAATAAAAGCATTTATTCTTGAAGTATCTGAGAAGTTAAATACAGTTACTTCGTTTACAAATACGAATAAAAACACATCGTCGTATAATGATGATATTAATGTAGAACAAGAGATGATGAGTCAAGAAAACACTAATAATGTTACACTAGGAAAACCGTATACAAAGAAGAAAAACAAGGTTTGCTATATAAAAGAGGGAAAAATTGTTTGCACTTAAATTAATATTTTTTTTTTTACTAAAATATAAAAAAAAACTCTAAAAAATTCACATATTACTCAAATGAATAGTGCTACAGGTAAGACTAATAAAAAATCGTCAACTAGTACAGATCCGACAGCGACTAATAATGATAATCAAAGTTCGCCGAAAGTCACTCAAAGTTCGCCGAAAGTCACTCAAAGTTCGCCGCCTAAAAATTATATAATACCAGGATATGAAAAAAAGAAGAAACTGTCAGCTCAACTTGTTCGATTGTGTAATGATGTTTTAGTATTAACACAAATGGTCAATAACGCGAATACACAAAAAGGTAATTTGATCAAACAATATAAAACAGTTATTCGAGGTATTCAATCAAGTTTTAAAAACATAAATGATGAAAATGTCTATAGGACGAAAGATCACATATTTTAAAGACGTGTATACTGTTCAGATATATTGATTAATACATCAAACCATTCCCATATAGTGTCTCGGTCTTCATCGTCTATATCTTTTTGCCATAATTCTTTAAAATGGTTTGTTTTGTTTTCATCGATGTTAGCATCTAAATATAACAGTTGATTTTCTAGAAAGAATGTTGAATCTCGTTGTATTACTTTGTCTTTCAAGTGCAAAATGTCTTTAATAAAATGATTTATTAAAACATCAGCTGACATTTCTTTGAGAATGATCCGTAACAAAATAAAATCTGCTTCTTTAGGAAATTGAATGACAAGCTCGCTAAAGAATTCTAGTAAATTCTCTTTAAATTTTTCTTGAAGAACGTCTTTGTTTACCATTTTGTTTTTAACTGTTTATTTGTTTATATAGATTATTTAAATAGATTTTATCAGAATGATGAATCAGATTTTATCAGAATGATGAATCAGATTTTATCAGAATGATGAATTATTGGTACATTCAATTAAAATACTGTTATTTTAATTGAACTATTATAAGTAATATTGTGTCATGTTATACTAACTTTTTGAAGATTACATTAAGACGCATCAAATTCAGCCTCTGACAAACGAACAGTACCAAGAGGTAAAGTTTCTCCTTCATCATTTTCTGCATCAGTATCAGCCTCAATAAGTTGACTGACATATGCTTCTGAAGTACCTGTTGTGGTACTGGGTTTTACCTCCATTCCTTCACCATCATCATTCATATGCGATTCCATAACAGCTTTTCGAGTGTTATGATTATCTCCGATGGCACGAGATTCATAATTTGAAAAAGTATTTTGAGTGATAGGGTTTCCACTATCAGGGTCAATATCTACATCACCGTTTGCATCTAAAGTATTTTTAGACGAATCATACATTACGCTACCATCTAATTGAAGTAGGGTAAAGCGAGGTTCATTCATCGGTGAATCTTCATCAGATACAGTTAAAGATTTCAATTCTTTAACGATTTGATCAAGTTTCGCTTTGATTGTGTTGTAAGATTGCTCATCAGATGCACTAAGCATCTCTGTGCAGGCTGCTTTTATATCGTATTCATTACCATCAGATGATTCTGACGCTGCAATAGTAGGACTTTTATCTAAAGTTTTCTTTGTTTTTTTACATTTCTTTTCGACCGATGGGCGAGTCTTTTTTTTGTATCCAGTACGGCTTTTTTCTTCAGCTTTTATTTCTTCATCGATTTTGTTTAAGTTTTTGATTTGCTTTGATGTTCGTTTCTTAGAATTACTAATTTTAAATATTGTTTTGTCGTTGAATGTCATAATAAAAATTTATATCTATCTATATATAGACATAATAATAAAAAAAAAAAATTTTTTTTTCAATCACTAGATTCTAAGAAAAATATATTTAAATAGAACCAAAAGGTAAAAAAAAAAATAAAAAAAAAAATAAATTAAAAAAAAAGTAGTAATAAAAAAAATGTCTAACTCTATTGTGCCTGCAGTTTTAACCAGTGCTATTGTCGGCCTCGTTGCTTTTAAACTATATGATGATAATAAAAACATACACAAAACTGAGAACTTTGTTGATTACAATCTTCGAAGTATACGTAAAAATTATATTGATTACGACACTGCAAAAAAATACAACCCTCAAAATGATATTTTTGTATCAAAACTTGAAGAAAGACGTCCAAATAATAAGCTTATTATGGAAGAACTTCCACTACCAGAGAACGAGAATGTTCCTCCACCATTCTATGAGGTAGATCGTGTATATAATAAGAACATCATCAGTCGTCAGCAAAGACACGCAGATCCAATACGCGGTGACATTCCAATAGTACCATTATCTAGGAAAGATTGTAATTGGTTTGTTCCAAGAGACGCACATGTCGACAGCTTACATTCTGGGGCGTTATCTTCTATTTCAGATCATCCAAATCACGTAGAAAACTTAAAAAGTCAATTGAAGCAATAGGGTGATTGTCCCAATGCTATAAACTGAATGACTTTAAAAAAAAAATAAAAATAATATATATTTAAAAAGAATATATATTTTTTCTAAACTGTAATTATTATGAATACAATTGACATCAATTCATTACATAAAACTATAATGAGTGATTTCAAGAACGGAATAATATACGATGAAAATAATAAGTTAGGAGAGTTATATTCATGTATAAACAAAGATAATGTGTCATTAGATGTATTAAATGATCTAAAAAGAAATTCGTTGAACACTTTGAGATATGAAGACTTTAATTTTTATTTATTATCAGCTATTCCACTTTTAGAAAAATATAATTCATACACAAAAACTACAAAAACAATTTCATTCTTTAATTCAGAGAAAACACAAAAAAAAGAAGAAAACAACAAATGTGATAATATAATAAAAGAATATTTCAACATTGTTGAGCGTTTCTTCGGAAAAGAAAATAAATACATGATGAATACCTTCAAAGAAAAAGAAGGTTTGATAGAAAATCGAAAGTCTCACAATAAATTCAAATCAACTGTGAATACTTCATGTCCATTATGTGAAAATACTAATGATTTTTTCCTACAATCTGAAAATTTGATAATTTGCAAAGTTTGCGGTAATAATATTGAAAGTTTAAGTGAACGCTATATTTCTTATAAAGATATATCACGAATTAATCTGTCAAGTAAATATACTTATAACAGAAGATCACATTTTAGAGATTGTATTCGACGGTTTCAAGGAAAGCAAACAACGACTATCCCAAAAGAGGTTTTTCTTAATATTACAGACGAATTAAAGAATTATAAGTTAATTCCTATGACATATGAATACGATCCACAAAACCCAAATTATGACTTATTCAACAATGTGAATAGAGAACATATTATGCTAATTTTAAAAGAATTGTCTTATAATAAATATTATGAAGATATTACCTATATATTTCATTTGTTTACCAACAAAACAATACCAGACATTAGTCACTTAGAACCTATATTGTTATCTGATTTCGATCGTTTATTGGATATGTATGATCAAAAACATCATGACCGTAAAAATTTTATCAATAACAACTATGTGTTGTTCCAATTGTTAAAGAAAAATGGATATAAGTGCAACCGAAATGATTTTTGCCATCTGAAAACGAACGATCGAAAGTATTATCACGATGTGGTGTGCCAAGAATTATTTCAACAATTGAATTGGAATTTTTCCCCAGCCTTTTGATTTAGACTTTTATACTAAATAACTGAAAATAAAATATTGTTAATAAATTTTATTTTTTCTTAAAATCTAAACTCTCATTAAATCGTTACTTGTCCTGTTTGGCCTGTGTAAGTTCTATGTCTCATATTATTAATTGATTGCTTTTTTCTTAGCATAGGATTCATCATCATTTGCTTATGTACGGATGTGACAGGCTGATTGGTATGCACTTGCGACTGTCTGACTTGTGGTTGTTGTCGTTGTTTGGATGTTTGCGATTGCTGATTTTTTCGGAGGGGATTTACTCCCATTTGCTTATGTACGGATGTGACAGGCTTATTGGTATAAATATTCTGCTGTCTGACTTGTGGTTGTTGTTGTCGTGTTTGCGATTGCCGCTTCGTTATTTGATTTCGTTGCGATTGTTGTTGTTGTTGTTTTTGCGTTTGTCCTTTATTCTTTTGTAATGTTACAACCGTTGTTCCGCTTTTCGGGAATGGTAATATACCGTCGGAAAATCCACCTCCTATCTTAGTATCATCGTTATTTATAGTCCATTCTTTCGTGTTAACAATACAACCAATCACAAATAATATAATAGATAACCACAAAACGAACTTGTGTTTTGAATGATCTAATATTAATAAGATAACAAAAAATAGAAAGGCTACATAAAAACAGCCTGCACGGATCTTCGGGTCAACTTTTATAATAGAAAAGCCAACAAGACAAATAAGCATAAGAAGTAAGAACACGAAATGACTACTACCTTTCGAATCACCACCTACTGGGGGAGCTTTTAGTTCCTTTCTTCCTGACACTTTTGTCGATTGTGTGCTTTTTTGAGTATTTGTAGATGTATTCTCAGCTTTTACTGTCATCATAGATCCAACAACATTCTGTGCAATTTGTTTTATAACAAATGATTCGGCTTCGGTTTGCATTTCATCTATGGTAGCATTTCCTTTAACGTTTAAGCCTTTCAGTACTATAGTTGTTCCTTGCGATTGAAATAAATCGGTTATTGTATTTTTAATTACATTTGAGGTTGTATTACTAGTACTAGAACCTACTGCTCCAGAAATCGCATCGCTAAAGAGTTTTTGACTCCCAGTTGGTGCAAAGTTTAATTTCTTCGCTGACGTTTTTTGACTTGATGATTGTAAATTCTTAAGTTGTGTTTGGACCTGACTCGCCATATTCTGTTGTAATGTCTGACTAGAAAAGTCAATAATTTGTCCAGACATTGATGATTTCTGATTCCCTGTTATCTTTAAATTTCCACCAATAACAGCATCTTCGATCGTAATCGTCATCGTTTGAACTTGCCTTCCAGACGTTTTAGCGTCTGTTTTAGTATTACTTACGGCGCAATTTAACCCATTGTTTACAGCTAGGTTTAACGCATACTGAGCCGCGACCGCTGCACATCCTTGAGAGCTTGTCGCGTTATACTGGCTTGTACTATTCGTACTCGACTTTGATGTCCCTCGACCTCCACCCATCCCCGTAATAACGGTTACCTGAGTGCTGCTTTTTGTATTTGTAGTTGTAGATGCCGTTACATTAGACTTCTTACAGCTTCCAGGGTCAATCGATTTTTTGGCAAGATCAGGATTGGTATTAAATGCTTTTTCATATAGATTTTGGTCGTTCATTAAACTACCATAATCTGCCGAACAAGAATCACTAGACATATTTCTTTTTCTTTAGTTGATGTTTATTTTTAATTACAAAAGAAAAATAATTTATTTTTTTATACACATTTTTTTTTATGATTATTTGGTATTATTTTGTATATTCTATCTAATATGAAACGGGACCTCATCTCCGGAATTACAAAAGTCATCAACTGTATATTAGGGAGCAGCTTATTCAATATCATAGGAGTATTCATATTAGACATAAGTGTTGACGATTGCTGAAAAAAATATACTAAATACGTTAATGTACCAGTGTACATTAATTGACCAACTTGTGTATTCAAAAAGAAAGTGGATAATTGGGCTGAATAATTCGAAACAATAATACCAATCAAACTTCTTTTTGTCAGTGTTAACAAAGTATGAATTTTCACAAAATCGTTACTTTTCAAATAATTATCCAAGTAATTAATTTGATATATTAGTCCTACTATTGTTGTTAACAACATAATGAATTTTGTAGCGTTCGACCATTGTACACAACCTTGATCATTTCCATAGCTTGCTCTAATAAAGTCTTGACACGAATATATCATCGTATAAAATGTTTGATAACTTTTTGTATTTATAATGTCTAATCTCCTGCAACTAACATTTTCATCAATATATTTAATTCCACATGTACTTAGTAAAATTAAGATTGTATTGAAAACTGGCTCGTCGTATTGCTGTGCATATCTTATCATATCCAATTCCATTTTGTCCGGTTTGTTTTTTTACCTTTCACAGTAACATAGCGACCTTTGTAAAGTCACTTTTTTATGAAATGAACGATTGTCCTAACGAAAGAACCAAAGATAGATTATGTGACTGTTAACAATTTTTTTCTTTTTTTCATGTATAATAAAATAATGCCAAACAGGAAAAAACAAATTATCGATCTTATAAATCAACAAATAATTGATCTTACAATCCAACAATATCAACATCCGACCCCTGTTTCTAACAAAGCACCCGCAGGTCTCGAACAAGTCAGCAGTTGGGAACAAAGCACGGGAGGCAGGTAAGAAGCAGGCCTCGAACAAGCCAGCAGTTGGAAACAAAGCACGGGAGGCTGCTGGAAACAAAGCACGGGAGGCAGGTAAGAAGCAAGGCTCGAACAAGCCAGCAGTTGGAAACAAAGCACGGGAGGCATGTAAGAAGCAAGGCTCGAATACATCCAAAAAACAGGTAACATTTAACGAAAATCTTCAGGAGACTCGGTACTTTTATAAGAATGATCCTAGTCAACGAATGCTAAAACAAAATGAATTTTTAAATGAATTACAAAATAAACTAAAAAAATCTACAAAACGTGTTATTAAGTTAAAACGAGAAATTTCTGAAGAATGCAATAATTTGAAACAAAAAAATGGTATTTATAACCCGGATCAATTAGCTTTATGTGACAATTTAGAAACTATGCTCTATAAGAAACAAACAGAAAGAAAACAAATTGTACGTGAAATGAAACGAATACGTAAAAAATTACAAGAATCTAAAGAAAATACAAAATAGATAAAATTTAATATACTTAATATATTAAATGAACACGAAACAAAAGACAAAGAAAGAACTCATTCAAATCTTACAAGAAAATAATCATCCCAATTCACTTCACTTGGATAAATTTACAAAGAGTCAACTACATGAAATGCTCGAACAATCATCTTTAAAACAATTACCTGATGTACAATTAAGCAATAGCATCGAACATAAAGATAATGTCATACAAAACATAAGTCAAATATTGTTACCGAAAACAATAGAAAAGAAGAATAGTTAAGTTGATTTATGTTCACTTATTGACGAATTCTCTCGTTGTTCACTGATTGATGAATCTAGATCCTTTAGTTCTTCTTGAATTTCATCTAATAACATATTTTTATCACTAGGTAATTCTGTAACGTCTTCAATGACAGGAGACTCCATGTGATCTATTTGTTGATTGAATGATGACTGTGGGCTATTAGTGTTCATCATTGTCATTACAGTTGATACGAGAGGTAGGATATTCGTTAAGGGTGAAGAATTTGTACGATTCGTAGTAGTATCACTATTAGATGTAGTAGTATTTGAATCTGTTTTTTGTTCCTGATCTTTTTTATCATTCATATCAAGATCAAGATCAAAATCTTCCATCAATTCGCTTTTCTTCGAATCTTCTGGACCCCTTGTCGTTAATGCGTCAGAATTAGTAGAGCTGATATTTTTTAATTTATCACTATGCTTTTCTATCATATCATTAAAGTATATTAAATGCTTCTGAAGCTTCTTTATTTTGTCTTGTAAGGATCCAATTTTTAGTTTTAGACAAATGAAAGAAACGACGATCGCTAATAATAAGATTATAATTAAACTAAAGTTTATATCTAATTTGTACATTTTGATACACTATATTTTGTTTAGAATACACAACCTCTATGTTTTTAAATGCTTTTTTTTTTTTATTATGACCTCTATTGGTAAATACAATACTTCAATGTTGCTATATATTTCACTTCTGATACTCTATCTGCGTTTTCGAGATTCTTACAAAATTGAATTAGAAAAGATGTTTTCCGAATATTACTTAAGTTTATAATGATTTTTTTTTTATCAAGCAATCTATAAAAGACATTACATAAAAAAAAAATATAGGATGATATTCAAACAATTAATGTTATTTTTGATACCTCGAATGTGGTATCCGTTAGGTAAAATATCAGACTTGAATCTAGATCAGATAAATAAATGCAAGATATTTGATAAAGAATATATCGTCTATCGAAAAGAAAACTCTAGTTGGGTTTGCCATTCTAACATCTGTCCACATCAAGGAGCCGATTTAGCATTCGGTTATCTCAATAAAAATCAAGAAGTAGTCTGTCCCTATCATGGTTTTGTTTTCGATCATGACGGAGTATTTCAGGGTATACAGCAGAATCGTAATCAACAAAAATCATCAACAGGACGAAAATGTATAGAAATAATGAATACTATCGAATATGACAATATGTTGTTTATATCAAAAGACAATGAATATACAGACAATCGATCACTATTTAGTCCCGAAGAAACATACCATCCATCGTTTCGATATATAGATGGATCAAGACTTATCAAATCTAATCATATGACTGTTATTGAAAATTTACTCGATAATTTACATATTAGTTTTGTTCACAGCTTTGGCTCACGTATGTCATTACCAAGTAAGATTCAATTTTCAAAAATCGATGAGACTCATGGAAAAACTACATTTGAATATAAACCCAATGTTCATTCTATTTCTCATATGTTTACATCATCCTCCCAACATGTACTAAATGAAACAAAAACAAACGTAATAGTAGAAAATGAGTATATATTACCAACATCTACTGTAACCCGTGTCTTTTTTGGTAAACATAATGTAAAGACAGTATTCACACGATGTTGTCCAATTTCAGAAACAGAATGCCGCTTACATTGGCGATTGTATCGTAATTATTGGGTAGGGAATGATGTTCTCGACGTCATTGGAGATAGTATTATGAAGATATTAATGGAACAAACACTCGATGAAGATGTTCGTATCTTAAGACATGTGAATGATGCGCATCGTGTTGGTGAATTAACGACAAAGTATGATCGTACTATCCTAGAATTTCGCGAGAGTATGTCGTCATATAATAGCTCACATGACAATGATGTTTAATGAATCAGATTCGCACGTTCTCTTTCTCTTGTTTTGTAAGTGATCAAACAATCTAGCCAAACTTCATATAATTATACAATCTCGTTGTCACATTGATTATTGTAATTCACAATGTTTATTTTTGACTCATTGTTGAAGCCTCGTAAATAATTTGATGTACATTCTCTAACAGAAATCATCAATGCAAAGAAAAAAAAGCCCTCATTCTTTTTTTTTTGTGTAGTTAATTATTAATGTATATACTAAAATGAAAAAAGAATATATATTATTGATTGTACAACAATGGAAAGAAAAAAATGACAAGAAGCTATACACCCCTTTTAAATATTTCGACGGTCTTAGCAGCAAACGTTCAGTCATTCAAAAACTTGAAGAGATGGATCTTGCTAAAAAATCAACAAAACCAGTCGAATACAAAACCGATTCTCTTGTCAAACAGACGAACAACAAGAAAAGATCCCCCTATCATCGTTTGTTTCAACAGGAGTACGGTATACTGTCACCCGCTAGATCATCTTTGAGCGAAATCGCGAAGGTTTCTGGGGTGCCGTTAACAATTCTAGAGAAGGTTCGTGATAGAGGGTACGCAGCGTGGGGGAGCGGTCATCGTCCAGGAGCTACAAAAGTGCAATGGGCGAATGCTCGCGTCTCTAGTTTCCTTACTCGAGGCTGTACTTGTTTCACCGGGGATTTTGATCTTTTAGAAAGTCTCTTAACCAAAAAGAACAAGAGTAAAAAACTATTGAAATTTTTGAAAGGGGATTTTAACTGTCCCAAGTACAAATTGCAGTCCTTTCAAAAGAAAAATGGAAGTTTAAAAATGTATTTAAATAAAGAGATGAATGGATTTATTTTTTAGATATTCTCGTAAAGTTGTAATGGTTTAATTGATAAAATGGTAGGTTAGTAAGAGATATGATATGTAATATTTGAGATTATATCGTTTTTATTAAAAAAAAAAATTCACAGCAGGTAGCGCCAATTGTCCCGAGTATTCGCGAAATGGACACCCGTCCGACTACTAATGGCGATATATCGGAAACTCCCTTAGAAACTATTCAAAATCAGATTTTTGACATTCGCGAAAAAATATCTGATGGAGAAACAATTAATCTAAACAACACCCTTCTCGACTTGTATAGACATCAAGAAGATACAAATAAAAAGATTCTTCTGGTAAAAGATGAAAATGAGCGTATCAAAAAACAGCTTCGTCAGTTCGAGAATGAAAAATCGAAGCTCGATATGTTTATAAACTATGTTAAATCAAATTCTAATAATGCTGACTTTATGTTAAATACTCTTAGTTGTATGGGGTCAGATTTTTTACAATATGGCTCGTTTGGTTGGGTGTTTGAGTATGCCTCCGATGATTTGAAATGCGATCGAGACTTTATGTTAGCTGCGCTCACACAGGATGGTTGGGCGTTAGAGTATGCCTCCGATGAATTGAAACGCGATCGACACTTTATTTTAGCGGCGGTCACACAGGATGGTTGGGTGTTAAAGTATGCCTCCGATGATTTGAAATGCGATCGAGAGGTCGTCTTAACGGCGGTCACACAGGATGGTTCGGCGTTAGAGTTTGCCTCCGAGGATTTGAAACGCGATCGAGAAATCGTATTAGCGGCGGTCACACATTTTGGTGGAGCGTTAAAGTTTGCCTCCGAGGATTTGAAACTCTATCGAGAAATCGTATTAGCAGCGGTCGCAAATTGTGGTAGGGCGTTACGGTATGCCTCTGATGATTTGAAACGCGATCGAGAGATCTTAGCGGGGATCACACAGAAGGGTTGGACGTTAAACGCGTTCGGGGGGTTAGATTATATAGATCCGATGAACTTTCCGGAGAGATCGTCTTAGCGGCATTATACAATACAATTTAAATACTTATATTTGTTATCTTTTTAACAAAAATGTAAAATTAAAAAAAGTATTTAAATAACAGTATGTATGGGTTCATTTTATGAATTATAATAACTCATCCCAATCGACTTTGAGGTCTAAGTTCATGTATTTCAAGAAGCTCTCTTCATCATCTTTAATACCCGCTTCACGTCTAGCTTCGAAATACTTCTCTTTGTAATTCTCTTTAAAAGTTGGTTCTGTTTCATCATATTTTGTAATGATTTCTATTGCTTGATCATAACTCTCTTTCATTTGATTGATCTTTTTCATTGTCTCTACATAGGTCCAAATCAACTGTGATCGACGAACATTCATGTTAATGTACTCTTCAAATGGATCCATTGCATCACCAGCTTCTGCCTTTTTAGATTTTGTGATTAGATCTTTTTCTCTCTTTTCGACATCTTTCATGTCGTCGTTATTTTGTTTCTTTTTCTTCAAAATATCTTCTGATATTATATGTGTCGCTTTCTTTCGAACATCTATTTCGGTCACTTCTTCACTGAAGTCACTACTTTCTGTGATGGGAAACGTTCTCCCTACGTAACACGTATAGATCTTGTGTAGACTGTCTACATTCTCGATGAGATCACGTGCTTTTTCATCTGCTTCTTCTGGAGTTGCAGCAACATATCTCACCTTGGCACATCCGTACCATCCATGTTCATCTGGTTTAGCTCCAGAGCTGGGTACAAATGAAAATAGAGCTAGTTTTTGTCCAAATACAGGTGGATCAGAATAATATTTTTCTCCCTGGAGATGTCTTATATCTTTATTAAGTTTTTTGTTGAGAACTTCTGCTTCATCGTTTGTGAAAGAATAATGTTTGTCAAATTTTTGGGCATATAAGTCACTTTTCGATATCAAAGAATGCATGATTGATACTTTTATTTAATTTGTATTACAAACATTCTATCCTTTAAATCACTTTAATTTGAAAAAAAAAATATCGTTATATTGTAAATAAAATGACAATCAAAATCAAAGAACAACAACGACAAAAACGTAACAGTAGTACAACTGATAAAACAACTAAAGACGTACAGAAAAAACCACAACAATCTGTGAACCAACAACAAAAGCCTTTTTACAAAACGGATGAGGTAGCCCCTGTCAAGAGACGCATTCCAGTCAAAACCATTCTTATGAAGACAATTATGAACCGAAATATCGCAACAAGAAACAGAATCATATCTGTCTTTAAGGATAGTATACATGTAATGAAATTTACAAATGATACTATTTCGCCTTTTTTGAAAAAAGCTACGAATCAATCAATGAATGGTGATACAAACAATGACAGAATTTGTAGAGGTATCTTATCACAAAGTTATTTCAAACAAATTGATACTAATAAAGACACCTACAACGCTGTATTAATGTTCTACGGACAACGTATAATTGGATTCTCTATTTATAAAATTGAAGATGATTCTATTTATATTGACATCTTGTGTACCAACAAATTTGGTATCACAAAATTGAACGGTGTTCCTTTGGGACAAATTCTACTTGAATATGTAATCTATCTAGTGAATGGTAGACAAAAGAAAAAGGATAAAAAAACAACGGTTAGACTTGATGCTGTTAGAACTGATGATACATTGAAATTTTACTATAACAATAACTTTATGAAGTCAAATATGAATCAATCATATGAAGGTGCATATATTAATTTATTGAAAATGGAAAGGCGATTGGATAATACGAATGATCAACGAAGACTGAAACAAAAAAAAGACTTTGAGAAATTTTACCAGGACAAGAAAAAACGTCGCGAATATCTCAAAAAACATCCAAATTATAAAGACGAACTAATTCCGATTCAAAATGGAAAAGGTATCATTTTACATAACGTTCAAGACTATTCTGATCAACTACAAGCACAACGATCTTATTATTTAGGTAATATCAAATATATTGGGGACATCAAACAAAATAAAAAAAGTGGCGTTGGAAAAGAATACCATAAATTTGGATACCCATTGTATCAAGGACAGTACAAAAATGGAGAAAGAGATGGTAAAGGGACCTTATACAAATTATATCATGATACGAAAACAAATACTTACACTAATCGAAAACTTAGTGAAGGCACATTCTCTCAAGGAAACTTAAAAGAAGGTAAGAAGTATGATTCGAATGGAAATCTTCTTTATCATGGTAAATTTAACAGTAAAGAAAAGATTGAGGAAGGTAAGAAGTATCATTCGAATGGAAAGATTAATTATGATGGGAAATTTAACAATGGAAAATTTGTAAAAGGAACTGTTTATGACCAAAATGGACAATTTCTCAAAACGAAGTAAACTATCAGACTTATGAAAATTCAAATTTCATTTTATCCATTTTTCAATTTTTGTTGTTTCTTCCACCTTGAAAAATGATAATACTACCACAAACAACCCGAGCTAAAAAAATAATCAAGGCATTTCTTTATAAATTCATAGTTTTTCAAGAGATATAATAGTATATATTTAATATTATATCTATCTTTTTTAAAACTATAAAAAAAAAACATAAGCAGGCGCGCGACGACCCAAACTAAGCCGAAAATGGACAACCGTCCGACTGGAACGGTGGTAGGATTATTTGGTGAATCCACAACAGTTGAAGGAGCCGTGGCGATTCGGATTATCATAGAAGAAGATTATCAGTCAATTGTAGAGGAAAGTCACCATTCATCATCCGAACGCGATCGAGACTTTATCTTAGCGGCGTTCTAATTTCTTATTCTCTTTAATCAATTTTCTAATTTGTTTAATAAGATTTTGAATAGATTTATATCGTTCTACATTAAATGTCCCAGGTTCAAAGTCTCCTATATTTTCAATTACCATATTTGGATTTTTTAATATTTGTTTTAATTTATATTGTTGTCTTGCTTTTTTGTTTCTTTCTTTTTGTTGTGGTGATACATAAGCTTTTTGAAGACGCATAAACACTTATAATAAAAAAAAAAAAAATTCTTTAATAAAAGTATTTTAATCATGAAACTACTAAATTTTTTTTCATCAACCGTTCCTCGTACACCACCAAACAATAAAATGTCAAAACAGAATTTAGCATATGTGGAAGAAGTAAGAAAAAAAAATATACAACTACAGAATAAAAAATATAGACAGGAAAGGGCAAGAAAAGAAATACAAAAGGAACAACAACGAGCTAATAGACAACGACAACAACTTCAAATGGAAAAGATAAAAAGTTATGAACGAAATTGGATGTATGAAGAATATAAAGTTTTTTTTGATAGCATCATCAAACAGTTGAGAAATATTTCTAATAAATATACGAAGTTATTGAATGAAGAAAAAGAAAAAAAAAGAGGATTTTCTAAAACTTTTTCTACAAAAAAATCCAAAAAATATGACACAATTCACACAATTCATAATCAAAGAATACTAAATTTTCAAACAAACTTTAAGAGTATAATTGAAAGTATACTAGACACACATTATAACGTAAAACAGCAAAGAAAATTTGGGGAAGAAAGAAAAAGACAATTTTTAGAAGTGGTCGTATATAAAATTATATTTAAAAATATGGATAGGTGGGATAATGATGTTAAGTCTTTATTAGGACCTATACAAAAATCTAAACTCAATAAGGACTTGAGTAAAATTCTTAATATATACAGCGATTATCCTCTATTATGCTATCTTATTGAGAAGGATAAGATAAAAATCTTTGTTACCAACACTAAAGTTTTTTATAAATTTTTTAAAATTGTTCAGCCAACGCTTAATACTATTCTTATAACAGACGCTTCTAATAATTCATATTACTTACATAAAAATTTCCTTCATCCAAAATTGTACAAATATTTTTTAGAACTAATACCTAATCAACAAAAAAAAATACAAATTCAAATTCGAAATCAATTGGTTCCTGAACAAAAAGTTATGAAAGTAAGAAACAAAAAAGCTCTTAAACTTCTTGGATTCGATCCTCATTCATCTTCACATCCGCAATTGTAAATATTAATCATGCTTTGTTATTAGAAGAGATTTATAATCAGATTCTTCTCGATTCAGATGATGATGGTGATGAAATCAATTTACAAAAATTTAGACACGCACTCATGTGATCGACCAAAAAAAAAATGAAGAATAATTTTTCGCTAGGTCGTTAGAAAATTAAACCAAACAAAAAAGAGTTTGACATAATGCCATTAGTAACACCAGAAGAATTTAACACCAATAACTTAATCTTTAGCGCACCAGAAGAAAATCAAATCCCAGCATCCAAATTAAAATTTAAAAGAATTAACATTAAATATGAACACAACAATGATATCGGTGACTTTATTCTCAAATCACCACCAAATTTAAAGTCATGGGGGCTCGCGGAACAGAACGACCTAAATACAAACGCTCTCAACGGATATACGGTCCCAATGGTTCTGTATTCGAGACCAGGAGGAACGGACGAAGAGAAAAAGTTTGTTGAAACGATTAATACCATCTGTGACAAGTGTAAACACCATCTAGTAGAACATCGTGATGATATAGAGAAATGGAATTTAGAAGAAAGTGATCTAAAACGTTTTAATCCATTATACTGGAAGCGAGGAGACCGAGGAAACATTATAGAAGAACGAGGCCCTACACTATATGCCAAGGTTATGTACAGTAAAAAGACAGGAGATATCTATACTAACTTTGTCGATCAACAAAATGGAAAACATAACAAAACACCTTTAAACATTCTAAACAAGCACTTGGAGAATGTGTCCTTTGGAATTAAAATTGAATCCATTTTTATCGGTTCGAGCATCATGTCCTTACAGTTGAAATTATCTGAAGTCGCATATACTCTCAAAGACACAACATTACGATCTTTACTGAATCCTAATATTATATTAAGTGGTAACAAGAACGATGATTCAAAAATGGAAGTAAAGAACGAAGACCACCATCACAATAATGACGACAAAGAGGAAGTAGAAGAAGAGGAAGTTGAAGAAGAAGAAGAAATCGAAGAGGAAGAAATTGAAGAAGAAGAGGAAGTCGAAGAGGAAGTGGAAGAAGAGGAAGTGGAAGTGGAAGAAGAGGAAGTGGAAGAAGAAGAGGTTGTCGAAGTAGTGACCCCATCAGCACCGGCAAAAAGTAAAACAGGAACAACTGCACGTCAACCAAGACAACGTAAAGTGAAAGCGTAAACAATGAGTAATATATAAATTAGAAGTTTATACTTAAAATGAAATAATAATAAAAAGTTTTTTTTATAATCTTTATATATAGATAGATAGATAGATAGAGAGAAAAGGACATATGTCATATACAGACGTTTTGTGTAATGGTATATATTATAAGATTGGTCCTATTAATTATGTCTCATCGCATATAATTACTATCAATTCTGATATTTTTTGTGGTGAAGACATCAATTCAATATTATTCTTCTCTCGTGATCCTAGACATAATGTGTCTTCGTTAATATATGCCAGTAATATATCGTTTGATCCAACTATAACAGCATCATCTTTTGGAACATTAAATACACATATGTTTTTGAATTATACTGATGACTATTGTATAATGATAGGACTTGACATCCTGACAAATGGAAGAACGATTATTGGATTCACAATTTATTTTCCCGAAGATAATAATCTATTCTTACGAGAGATTAAAATGTTGAACAAAGAACGACATACAAACGAATGTCCGATTTGTTTTGATACTAAAGAAAATGTAATTTATATTGATTCACATCATTATTTTTGTTGTGATTGCTTACTCAAAATCAAAGAAGACGATTCATTATGTCCTATCTGTAGGACTCCATGGTCGTAAGTAAAAAATAAATGAAAACTTGTAAAATCCAATTAATGTTAAAAAGTAAATTTATATTTATATTTATTTTTTATTTAGCTTGATATCTGTAATTTTGAAAAATATAATAACTTACCTATACTTATTATATTCATTACACAATCATATATCTATTTATATATTTCCAGTCTATATTCAAAAAAAAGAAAGTATGTACGGAACATCTCGTAAATCCAAACGAAACACAAACCCTAAAAGGACATTACGAAGCACAAACCCTAAAGTGACTAACCATGTTTACAAATTACGAAGCACAATCTCATTAGATCACAAATTGAAAGAGTTCGCCAGTACCCAAAGAATGAAAAGAGTCATGTATGTCCGTAAAAATAATTTCATCGCAGGTAACATTGTCAAAATTGATTATTATCATAAACGTATTACCATCAAATACAAACAATCATCATTAGGGTACGGAATTGAACTATCGTTTGATGATATACGATCGACATTAATCTTTTTAAATGATGATAAAACCATTCACAAACCCAAATGCGGATATTTATCCGATAAATCTTTAATTGATAGATTTAAACAGTTTTATGATAAATATAGTGAAAAATTAAAAGATCCGTATTCATCATCAAAAAAGAAGGAACAACGAAAGATGTTTGTAGAGGAATCCTACAAAGAATATCAAAAAAATCCTCATAAAATGATCTTATATCTAGAAACAGAAGACTGTATCGTGACTAAACAATTGCTAGATGCAAAGATCCCTTTACCAGTATTAAGCCCATGTAATAATGACGACATTATATGCGAGATGATCCAACAACAACATAGGAAGATCAGGGTTTTAAAGGAAGATATCAAAAAAGTATTTCAAGCAAATTCAAATGATTATTGTTCCGTTTGGTTTGACTTGGAAGAACTACAATCAAGCTTTGGTGATTCATTTGCATCTTCATCATCGTCTTTTAAAGGTTTTGTCATGATAAATTTAAGTACACGTACCATGAGAGGTAATGATGTTGTTAAAACTATACGCGATACACTATTAAGCAATGCGTGTAACGTAAACGCTCGCACATATCAAGGCCGTAGCGGAATAACAAACATGGCTTGTGGGTGGGGCCACATGGCGAGCTGTCCACAAAAAAAAAAGGGAAGAAGCTTCCCTCTTCCTTCGTAGCATCGAGCGGGAGTCGGGGCGGCGACCTGTCTCATTTATTTGCCCATCTTTTCATTTGGTACAATAATCGTTGGATGCACACTCCATAAATCAGTCTGAGTTTGTATTTTAAAATTTTTGGGATTTTTTTTCTTAAAAGGAGTGTAAGACTTTCCATTTCTCATAATGTTTGTTCTCGCCTGTCGAAGCTACCGCGATTTTATTAAATCGAAGTGTGTATCCGCTTAAATTACGAAGCTCATGGGGGACTTCCTCTAGTGTTAGAGGTTCGTCATACTTATAGAATACAGATAGATGTAAAAAATTGTTCCACCAATCAGGTGGACTTGTATCGGGACTTTGGTTCAAGATAAGATTGTATTTATATGAATAGAAATCCTTCTCGTTGGTGTTTCCTATTAATGGTGTACCAAGGGTTACTTGTAATGATTGTACTTGATCTTCTAATTCATCATAAATATCGAGAGCTTCGGGAAGAGATGCTATATCCGATTGTACAGTAATATGAGGTTGAAATTCTAGTTTATTTTTGAAGATAGTCAAATCGGCATCAACTGGTAACAACCAAATACAATATTTAAATGAACGCATTATGATTTTGATTTTATTTTTAAGTACGATTAAAAATAAAAATTCTAAATTAAATTAGTTGATATAATGATGAATTGAAAAAGCCACCAACCCTAAGATGACATCGAGAAGTAATGGTAACCATGAATATTTACTTTTTCTTAAAGCAAGTAAAAAGAATAAGAAGTAAAGAGATGCATGCACGGGACGAAGACTGTCCCACCAAATCGGCTCTCCAAATGTTTCCCATCCAGATTTTCTAAATTGAAATACATAAATTAGAGAGGTCATTATAATAAATGGAAGAATCAAGAAAGCGAAATACGGTAGATAGTCTCTTGAAATAAGAAGTCCTGACGCTAAAAAAACAAATAGAATTCGAGTTGGTATACAAAAAAATAAGAACAGTAGTTGTGATTTAGTTGTTGGAGATAACATTTTATTATTAATTTAAAACTTTTTTTTTTTACTTAATGATAATTTTATTGGTCGTTTCTTGAGTTCCTAACAGCTTTTCATATATTTCTGCATAACAATCGTCACTTAAATTATGATTCTTTTTTAATTCCTCTAGATTTTTCTCTTTTGCTTTACGATTCATATTTTTACGAGAAGTGACTTTTTTATATTCTTTTCGAGTTATGGTATGACCATTAAACGAAATACCAGGATGGTTATGCTCTTCTAAATATTCGAGTATGAATTGAGACAATTTAGATAAGTTCTCATCGATTTTCTTGAGACGAGACTTATACGCGAGTCGAAATTGAGCGATTTCACGACGAATTTCGTCTTGTTCTTTTTTGAAGTGACAATAATCTTCTAATACGCGTTTAATAGACATTGAAAATTTATTATTTATCAAGAAATTATGTTTAAATGAGTTTTTTTTTTCAGTCATCATCAAATGTAAAATTCAATGAGTCAAGATCATCATCATCGTCATCGTCGTCTTTATCGTTTTCAATAGATTGGTCGTCGTCGTCGTCATTACCACGATCGTCATTGTTATCATCTTCGATATCATTATGCCCGAATCTAGCATCCTCATCGTTTATATGTTCTTCATAAACATCGTCGTCGTTATCGTTATCGTCTATATCCGATTCATTATCAGAATTTTCGATAAAATACCTTTCAATAGAAGAAGGCAACGGTTCATTTAATTTTTTATGATTTGTAGAAACTTCAAAGACGATAGAAGTATTGTCTGTTGATTTTTCATCAACGTTGTTGGTATCCTCAGTGATATTAATAGTTTTGAAGGTATCTTTCTCTGTCTTTGACATGGACCGCCATTCAGTCGAAATCATTTTTGAGATAGCACCGAATGCTAACTGTGGATTCTGTTCTGATAATGTTTTTCTTTTTATTTGGAAGAAATTTTGATAAGAGGTCTTTGGTTTAGTTTTCGGTACATTTTGATTTAAGAACCCATCAAATAACAATTTATCAAGGGATTTTTTATCAACTGAATTAATATTAATATTTTTGGATAAATAATCATTGTACGATACGAATAATTGAGAAATCTGTTCTACTATGGCTTGCATGTTTACGAATACAAACTGTTACACGAACAAAGATGAATCGATTTTTTTTCCACGTGACATAAGTTCATCGATCTGTTTTTTTTTTGTCGGTTTAAATAAAAAAAATACCTAAACAAAAAAAAAATAATATTTAATTAAAAAAAAAAATAAGATGGATGAATATTTGTTTCTAGCAAAAACAAACGAGGCACATTGTATAAAAACAATGGTGGAGCTTCTACATCATGTTGTCAAAATAGGATGCTTTATTATAAAGCCCACATCTATTAATCTTCGTATGATAGATAGCAATAAAAAGATACTCATAGATTGTTCACTTATTGGACGTAATTTTTCTTTGTTTTATTTTGATAATACAATAGAAAATGAGCAATTAAATTGTGGTGTCAACTTGAATCATATGTTTAAAATGATAAGAAGTATTAAAAAGCGCGATACAATTGAACTATACATTCGAAAAGACTCTCCTAACGAATTGAATTTAAAATTGGTTCCGAAAGACATGACACGTGTAACAATATCAAAACTGATGATTCAAAATGTGCATTCTTTGGATGTTGAGCTCCCAAATCCATATTCGAATAACATTCTTGTCAACTCCATTGAGTTTAGTAAAGCATGTAAAGACCTTTTGAGCATAAGTCCATCGTTAAGTATAAGAGCACAAAAGTACTTTATTAAGTTACATTCCGATGTTCATTCAATTTTCAGCAGAACAGTGATATTAGGAAATTATAATGAGACAATGGAAACAGACCCTTATCTATATTCGGAGGATTTTGATAATGAGTTCCTCAGCAAGATATTAAAGATATCTGGGTTGCATCAGTCCATAAGTTTGTGTTTTGACGAGAACAGTCCCTTCAATATACGAAGTCGAGTGGGCTCTCTTGGTGAAATTTCTCTCTTCTTAAAAAGCAAGAAACAACTAGAAGAAGAAAAATATATGGGATAAATATAAAGAGAGCGGGAACGAGTTTTTGAAAGAGAAGGTAGATCCAACGGCTGCAACGGCAACAACAACGAGCGACCTATCTACATATCCATATTTTTATTTTCTATTTATATTAAATAAAAAACAAAAAAAAAATATGGAAAATTCATGTATACATGCATCGGATGTATTTACTTTACTATACTTTCTTCTTTCAATTGTTCTTTTACCAATAGGCTATACGTATTATAAACAATTTGCTGAAACTGATTACGCAGATAAAGAGGCCAAAAATACATATCTTAAATATTTAGTGTCTTTCTTTTGTTGTTCGATTGTCTTTGTGCTCTTTCTGTTCTTTGTTGTGAAAGGCGATTACTTCAAACCAATTCTTATAAGTGTCAATACATTAACGTTAATGGGTGTACTCTTTTCAGGTTTAGCACAGCACACGATGAAACCATTTACAACATTTATTGCAATAAACCTAAGTGTTAGTATATTATGTTTTATGTTTTATGTTTATAAAATCATTAAAGCTAATCCAAATTCCACGAAAAACTTTACACAAGGTGCAACGATGGTAGGGAAGGGTGCACTGTCTGGAATTGAAAAAGGATACACCAATGTAAAAGACAGAACTAATAAGGCATTGAATAGTCAAACTGCTAAAAATTTCTCTAAAAATATGTCCCAATTTGGATCCAAGGCCATTCAGAGTACAGGTAGTGGCTTTAAGACCGTAGCAGACAATTTAAAAAAAGGATATAAGCCGCAGAATTTGAACCAATTAGGAGAAAAGTTTAAAACCACAGGCGCCGCTAAAGTGTCAAAACAGATGGGGCAAAGTACTAAGCAAGGATACAATAAAGTAGTAGACAATTTAAAAAAAGGATATAAGCCGCAGAATTTGAACCAATTAGGACAAAAGTTTAAAACCACAGGCGCCACTAAAGTGTTAAAACAGATGGGACAAAGTACTAAGCAATGATACAATAAAAAATGATGGCGTAACAAAAGTAAGGTAACGCGCTAAGATTGAAATACGAAAAAATGCTAATATCGACAATTATATCCGATTTGTTCCAAACGACAAACAAGTAGAGCTTATGGGTAATAAAAAGTTCATGGTCGAGAAAAAAAAAAAATATTATGTAAAAAAAATTTTTTACATATAATAAAAATGCAAAGTGACGACTTACAATCAATAAGTCCACGATATAAAGGACGACCGACAACTGTTCATTGTGATATAGATCAGAAAAGAGTTTATCGAAAAATAGATGGTAAAAAACAACCTACGTGTGTTGAACAGACAGAGGTACGAAAGAAGTGTCCAACGGGAAAAATTAATCATAAAGGTAAATGTATCAAAAAAGAAGACAAACCTACAGGAACAAGAGGCAGGCCTAGAACGATTTCAGCATGTGATAAAAGTAAGAAACGAGTCTATCGAAAAGTTAACGGTGTGAAAACCCGTGCTTGTGTTAAACCGACAGAGGTACGAAAGAAGTGTCCAACGGGGAAAGTTAATCATAAAGGTAAATGTATCAAAAAAGGAGACAAACCTAAAGGAACAAGAGGCAGACCTAAAAAACAGCCTTTACTTGCACAAGCAGCAGCAGCACAGAAGAAACGAAAGGAACAAGCACAAGCAGCAGCACAGAAGAAACGAAAGGAACAAGCACAAGCAGCAGCAGCACAGAAGAAACGAAAGGAACAAGCACAAGCAGAATTATGATAAGTTTGTGATTAACAAAGATGATATTAGATATATGCCAGCTTTTATGAAATTCAGCGGAATTCCTAAAGAAGAAGCGGAAAACATTATTAAAAAATCTATAAAAAAATACAAAAAAACGTATGGTAAGTATGATGTATTGGATGCGAATGCCTTTATTTTAAATAATATTTTATTAGGTAAAGTTTATGACTATAGTAGTAATCCTTATGAAAAATTACCTATTGAAGTATTATTGGGAACTATTATTCATGATACTTCCGATAAAGATGCGTGGAAATGGGATGTTGTAGGCCCTTTTGACGATGATTATGAAGAAGTAGTATATCCAAAATTCTTAAATGAAGAAAGCACCGATAGGATCAAAAGTTTTAACGAAAATAGATATAATAAATTCTTAGATCTAATGATGAAAGATTTGTAGAAACCATACATCGATCCAAAGTGCTTTCGTATAGCTGTTTTTAAGAGAAAGAACATATTATTAAATAAGATGAGAAAAAAGTATAACTTTTTTTCAATAAAAAAAAATATATATACAAATAAATAAAATCAAAAATGACAACTGAACCTACAATTAAATCATTAGCAACTAAGCTTGCTAAAATGGAAGTAAAATTAACAAAGTATGTAAGTGACTTAAAACAGAGCAAATGTAACTCGATAGACAATGTATCTACGAAAAAATTGAAGGAGAAATTAAAAGAAAAAAAGGCAAACAAGAATAAAGAACCACGAGAATTAAATGATTATTTTAAAGCTCTCGGAAAAGCACGAGATGCTGGTAGAAAGCAATTTACATATGTAAGGAATTCAAAAACAGAAGAAGGAAAAAAAGAAAAGTGTATATACAAATTTAATCAAAAAGGAATGCCTAAATTACAGAAAGTACAAGCCATGGACTAATTTTAAAATAATAAAATTTCATTTAATATCTTTCTTTGATTAATACAGTCGATTTTGTTATATTCGAGTATTTCCTGTTGAAGCTTTTTACATTTAAAAAGCTTAAAATCTTCAAACATCTCAACAGAGTCGCCACCGCATTTACAGGCTAAGTCTTTATAAGACGTTTCAATTAAACCTTGTTTGACAAGTGCTTTTTCAATTGTTTTTAATTTGAAATTATAGCAATTTCTAAATGCAACATAATTTTTCAATAGCTGATATAAATCGACGAAGTTATTGAAAAAAGATTCATCAACTGACAATCCCAATTTACGAACATATTCTTTCAACTTCTTTACCTCAGCCGAGTAATAAATAAAGATATAATCTTGTCTTTCCGTTAGAAATGACAGGAGTTTTTCCATGAAGGATGAATTAGAGTCATCATCCCATATATAAGAATAGTTATCATCCTTATCAGTCCATCCACATAAATACAATTGTTTCGAAGTAAATTCCAGATCGATGTACAAAATTTTATTCTCATTGAAAGCACGTTTTGTCTTCTGATAGTCTTCATTGTCTTCAATCGAAGCATCAATGTATTTCCATTCAGATTTATTCATTCCAAAATTAATATGAAAGATTCGAATAACAATTTTTCGCGTACCATTTGATAGTTGGTTCAAAAATCGATCATCATAAAAAGAGAAAATGTTTCGTTCGTGACATTTTTTACGAATCGAATTCCCACAATTGTAGAGTAATGATATCTCTCCGTATTCAATACCATCCTGTATCTTTTGATCGGAGTGATATACAGACGATTCAACAAACTGAGGATAATATCGCGGTTCTAATTTCTTATGAAGATTCCACATGTACAAGTTTTCTTTTGCATTTGTAATTTCATCTACTAATGTATCAAAATAATGTATATTTTTCGTTTGATTTGAAAAGACATACTGAAGTTGAGCCTTTTTTCCGATCTTGACATGACCATTCATATCAAGGTGTATTGCTTTATGAGACAGAATTCTATATAGCATAAACTGGAGAATCTGTTTATCTGTATCACTTTTGAGTGAGTCTGGAAATCCGATAATGTACTGATTTGGTTGTGATGTGTGAAAAGATTGCAGTGTATGTGGAAAATACTTGGAAAGTATTTGAGAATGTATAAGTGTAACATATACAGGGGTATAATGCGAAAGATATACAAAATGATACCATTTGGGAAGTATATCACACTGGTCCGATAATACAATTGATGCATGTCTATCCTTTTGATTAATGATTTTTCTTTGAATACCACCGTAATTCAAAATATCATTTTCGTAAATCTTTACATTATGATCTGTGAGATTAAATTTCGATTGTTTATATACAATGTCATAGAAATTGTTCTGTGAAGCCTTCTTTAAATCGCTATAAAATATATTGTGATTGTTTTTCCGTATCATATCTTTACCGTTGAATATCGAATAAAAAAAAAATAAATTTTCACTTTTTTATAAATGGGATTAGTCTTAAACATAAGATGAATAATACTAAACAACAAAAAGCTGGTATTATACTTATCGATCATACCAAGAAGAATAAAGATTCACCTTTGTATTTGATTGTATATAGTCATAAAAGTAGAAAGTTTGGATTTCCGAAGGGTACATGTGAAGAGAATGAGTGTGTATCTGCATGCGCAAGACGTGAGTTCTATGAGGAAACTGGTTTTCAATTGAAAGAACATGTTCGATTTACAATTCGGTATAAAATTCGCAATAATACTTATTATATTTTGAACTGTTATGATAATCTTGACACTTTAATCCATCAAAAGTCATTAAAAATTCCAGATAGTAACGAAATTTCATACTATCAATGGGTAGACAACGAAGAATTATTACGATTAAAACCCCGATGTAATCTTGGGTTGAGTAGCTACATTAATGAAGTTATTATTCCTGCTAATACTTATGATAATCAAAACACAAACATGTTTAGAAAACAACCCCGTTTTTTGAAATTTTCATCATGAATTTTTGCGCATATAAAAAAAACTAAAATGAAAGAAACAAAACAATATAAAAAAAAAATTACAATTTTTTTTTATTTTTTAATTATGTTTTTTTTGTGTCGGTTTAGAAAAAAAACGAAATTTTTTTTTCTGCTAATACTCTAAACGTATAAAATGACAAAAAACGAAATTCTTACAGCTACTGAAAATGAAATGGATCGATTCTGCCTATTTCCAATCAAATATATGGATATGTATAACATGTATGAGAGACATCAAAGCCTCTTTTGGACTCCTGAAGAGGTCGACATAGCATCGGATGTCAATGATTTCAAAAATTTGACATCAACCGAACAAAGGTTTATAGAGCACATTCTCGGCTTCTTTGCTTCGAGTGATAATATAGTCATTGAACGTTTGTTCTCATCTCTTGCAACTGATATTACGGTCCCTGAAGCTCGTTTGTTCTATTCGTTTCAATTAGCGATGGAAGCAGTTCATTCTGTAACGTACAATTTACTTATAGACACTCTAGTCAAAGACTCAAAACGAAAGCAAGAATTATTCCGAGCCGTTGAAACTCTTCCATGTGTTGGAAAGAAAGCACAATGGGCGATTAACCACATCGAAACTAAATTAGATAGTAACGATGCATTGGCTCGAAAACTGTTTTCATTCGGAATTGTAGAGGGTCTGTTCTTTTCAGGGTCGTTCTGTGCTTTGTTCTGGTTAAAGAACCGTGGTATATGTTGCAACGGGCTTGGACTCTCTAATGAGTTCATTGCAAGAGATGAGGGTCTCCATGTCGAATTTGCTATTTTACTGTACAAATACACAGTTAATCGATTATCCGAAGAAGATGCTTTTACAATCATGCGCGAAGCAGTAGATATTGAAGATGAATTTATTACAGAATCTATTTCATGTGATATGATTGGAATGAACTGTTTAGATATGAAACAATATATCCGTTATGTTGCGGACAGATTATTACAATCGTTTGGATATAATGTTTTGTATGAAGCAACGAACCCCTTTCCTTGGATGATGAAAAACTCAATAGAGGGAAAAAGCAACTTCTTCGAGAAGAGAGTGTCGGATTACAGAAGAGCTAGTTCAAGTCCATCGTCGTTTACAACCATCGATGATTTAGATAACGACCAAGATTTCTAATTATTTTATTAAAGTTTAAATATTAGTAAAATATTAATATATAAATAATAAATATTAATATTGTTTTCAAATAATTTTTCTGTTTTTCTATATGATGCGGGGTCAGGTGCGCATGCTATTGTCAGGTGCGGGGATGAATCGACTCGATTCAAACCCGGGGGAAAGGCGTACCAAGGAAGGGTTGAATCGACATCGAGTTAATCTCTTCTTCTGTGTAATATTTCTTTTCCAGAATTTTAGCGAACTTATAATGTTGTATCGTGGTTTCTATTAGTTCACGTAGTATTTTTTTCGAATTGCTTCCTGTTTCGTCATGAGTGTCGTTATAGCCTTTCACTTTGCCAACATTCAGTTCCGCGCAAATGAATCGCACGTTCGATTCACTATAAGATCCTGAATCGTTCAATCTTTCAGGGCTTGGTTGAAAATCTTGGTTTGAACCTGTGTCAATATTCATTTTATGCTCCGAATAATGACATAAGCCATAATTGCTTTTCCAGAGATCCAGTAACTGTTCGATCCTGAAAATGTCACCTTGTTTCGATTTGTTTTTTTTACCTGATTTGTTAATATTACCTAAAATTTTTCGTAGAGATTCGTATAAAATCGGTTTTGTTGATTGATATTTCTCACCATGAGATTTGTTGCAATATGTTATACATTCATTATATGTCTTCTGGACAGACGCTAGATGTTTTTGTATAATGTTGACTCGTTCTTTAGGTATTTCTTGATAATCACCGTTAGAAACTCGATGACATAATTCAATTGTCACTCCATAGTGTTGGTTGATATAATACGATAGACATATTGCCAACCATTTTTCTTTTGTCATTTGCTTTGTAGTGTTTAAGAGTTGAGCTATGAACACAAAGTTCCGTTGGATTTGTCCATTATCACTTTTATATAAATATGGTTTTGATTGATCCAGTCGTTCCGGAGAAAGGTAGAATAAGGAGCCTTTCTCAAAACTTAATTTGATATTGGTCAGGTAACACAGTAATTGCCCGTAATCGTCCATTTGTAGTTGTAATTGATCGAGTCCATGGTCTTTCAAATTCTCTAGAGTAAGTCCATTTTCTTGTAAGTAAGAGTCTATAATTTGCTGTTCTAGATCATCCATATTTTGATCCGGTATTAATTGATAGACCACCCCTTCAAATTCAAATTCTTTCTTATTATTTAATTTTTTCATATGTTTCTTACCATTACTATCGAGAAACGAAATAGATGTTCGTTTTCTTCCTTGGCTTATTTGATTGACATGCTTTGTACTTAATCTGATGATTGTAGTCCCATCGTTTGGTAATAAAATTGGTTTCGAATGTATATCATCAAGTTTTCGTTGGATTGTGTTACCCTTCATACTCATTACCATTCGTCTTTCAATGAGTGTTTGATAAGACAAATCGATGCATACAGTGTGTAGTATCCGCCAGGTATATCCTTTCTTAGTATTCGTCCTTGCAAACGGGATTTTTAAACGACTATCAATGCTGACGATATTCTCCACTCTTAAGAATGTTTGGTACAATGCGAAGTCTTTAGGATTACTATTTTCTTTCGTGATATTACGGTAGACGTTGTTGACGTAACGGGTATCCTTAAACAAAACACTATCATCGTTAGTTCTTGAAATGATTTTGTTACAGGTAATACAGCATAACGATGGAAGGATTTTTTTTGGATCGGTAATTAGAAAAGAATAATCATGTTTTCGTCTTCGTTTTGATGTGGTTAAAGTATATAAAAGGCTCTCTAGCGGTTTCGTACATTTTTCCCTACATGCTGGATTCATACAAAGATAGTCTACTGGTTGCTTTTTAGTTTTATAGTCTAATAATGGTTGATTGTTGTTTAAATATATTTGTGGATAGATAGATTGAAGATACGATGTTAAAGTTATTATCTGTTTTTTTGTATATTTTATACAATATTTATTTAAACATAAAGACTCAAGAAATAATGGTAAATTTGAAATCGTTGTTGTTTGAAATGTATCTGTCAATGAAAATAGTTCTTCCATATTTTATTGATTTTAATAGATTGAGAGACTACTAAGAATCATTTTTTTCTTGTAATAAAATAGAATGTATATGCTTTTTTTCTTTCTTCTCTTCCTTCGTACCAAGGCAGGTTGAATCGACTCGATTCAAACCCTGTGGGAAGAAGCTTCCCTCTTCCTTCGTACCAAGGCAGGTTGAATCGACTCGATTCAAACCCTGTGGGAAGAAGCTTCCCTCTTCCTTCGTACCAAGGCAGGTTGAATCGACTCGATTCAAACCCGGGAGCAGGCGGGGTGCGGGTAGAGTGTGGGTAGCGGGGTAAAAAATGAATAAAGTAGGCCGTAACATAGACATAAACATATAAACAAATGAAATTACAAACGGACGACTTCAATTGTGGCCCAGTTGCCATAATCAACGCATATTATAACAAGCATAGTGAGTATCCAAAAAATATGTCAATCAAACGATTAACTCATATATGTGAAACTAATCAAGAATATGGTACCTATCGGTGGAATATCAAGAAAAATCCAATCATTAAATTAGAAAAGTCAGTATATAACACCAAAAAAATTTTAGGAATGAAGAGATTTATCCTTTTATACTCTTTTTCTTTTTCAAATCGTGTTTGCGCTCATTATATTTTTGTAGAAAAAGATAATGATATATACAAATTGTATAACTATTTTGATTCAGATGAAAATAATTACGTAAATCGAAGCATGGACAAATTTAGCTTTATTGAGAAACTCATTAAAAACAATCCAACAACAGATGATGAATTAGATTATCCAGTTGCTTGGGAAATTGTATGAAGACATATCACACATTAGTTGCGAAATATCAAATTGTAAATGATAATTGATAAGTTGATGAAAGAAAACCAAAACAATAAAGATCTATACTTTTCAAATAAAGATGGATTTGGAGGAAGAAATGCTTTTTCAAAGTCATGATACACAATATATGAAAATAAGAATATTTCAAGATAAAACCAAATTCTAGACAATTGTTTTGTTATAAAATCTTGCAATTTTGTTTCTAATTTAAAAATATAATCAACGCTAACCGCAAGGATATAAAGAATCACTAACGATACGACACTCCATTTTACTATGGCGACAACAGGTCCACGAAGAACCCAGTCTTGTTGAAAACGTTCATACATACTTTTACTAACATAAATAGCGGACTCTTTCATGCTTGTTTTCTTATCTGTTGTCTGAGATTTTTGTGTAACTTGTTGTTTTTTCGGAGGTGATTTTGTTTTTTCAGTCATTTTTTTTTTAATTATATATTATATATTTTTTTTTTCGTTCATATTTAGTTTTTCTTTTTTTTATCATTTTGTTTGTCTTTTTGAATTGTTTTCTTATATTGTTGTTTCTGATCATCCGTTAAATGGTGTTTAGCTATTTTGTCTGCAATGTTTCCCATCACATGTTGTATTTTTGTAGTTGTAGGCATTGTATTCTGTTGAAATAATTTGCTAATTTTTTTCTTCGCTTCATCATCCGTAATTTGTTGATTACTTGGCTTTAGTACCAACCATTCAATAAAATCTTTTACAATCCTATTCAATGAGGAGTAATTTTCTTTTAAGACAGTATCTTTTTCTAATTTGAGAAGTGTGTCTTGAAATAGATTATGTAACTTTGATGGGGCTAAACCTTTAGTATTACCTTTTGTTAAATTATATTGCTTTAATGTACTTTGCACTTTTGCAATGGCATCCTTAGATAAAACGGGTTTCATTTTGAGCCTGTTGTTTTGTGGAAAACGTCTAGACATACCTTCATTTATTTCAAAAAAAGTGTTTTTGACAGCAAGATCACCTTCTTCATAACCGGCAACAATGATTGCTATACAGCCGGGATTTTCAGAAATGAATTTGACTATTTCTGTACATGCTTCGGTGGAGTATTGATCGAATTTGCTACATTTTAACTTATTGCATTTTTTGTTAGGTTCACAACTTTTATTATCTTTAATCATATCGCCATTACATCGGGCAATCGTGTAGACTTCATCGACGAACACAACAGATTCCATGTTTTTTAATAGAGAATTATATGTTTTAGGTCCTGATTGTCCTATGTACTCTCCGATGAAATCAAAGCTCTCTAACGTGGTAAATTTGTCTCTTAATAGAATACCTGAATGTTGTAGGATTGAAGCTAAAAGCCTGGCTATATACGACTTTCCTGTTCCTGGCAGACCAGTGATAGCATAGTTTATATACAATGGGGTCTGTTTATTTGTCAAAAGTTCAGGTTTCAATGAAAATGCCTTCAGCGTATTTAATATTCCAATATAATTAGCTAAACCAATGTTCGTATCATAAATTTTCTTTAAAGTATTATATAATTCTAAATGGCGTGGTTCTATTTTTTCTGTAAATGTTCTATTCGTTCTGTTACTACTACTTCTAGCTGTAATACCATAGTCTGTTTCTAACATCTGTATAATACTATTACATTCATTATTCTTATTAAATTTTCCGAGTATTAATTCGAAATTTTTTTCTCCAAATTTTATAACCAAATCTTTTTTTAATTCTGTGATGGATTGTTTCGTCTGAGTTGTTTGCACTATATTGTTTTTTAAAAAAGTTACAAATTCATTCATTTGATTATCCGTTGTAATATCTTGTAATTTTTGTTTGTATTGCTTAAATTTTTCTAGATACAATACATAAACTGAATTTCTTAAAGATTCAGTAAAATTGCTCCAAGTTTGATTAGAAGGATTGTTTGTTTCATCAATCCCGATACTGTTGAATAAGTCCTTTGCCTCTTTTGTCTTTTTCTGCTGATAACTTTTTTGACCTTGGGTTTGTTGGAGCGTCTGAAGAACATGTTGTTGTTTCTTCTGTTGTTGTGTTTGTTGTCCTCGTGTTCTTACCATTTTTATTTATTATTTAATATAACATCTAATATTTTTTTTTTTATTCATCAGAAATTTGAAATCTGATATGTTTTGACAATTCTGTTCTTTCAATGTCATGCCGCATACTACTGAAAGGTGTAAAAGAATGATCGAATATTGCCTCGCTATAAATATACTTAAGTCCTAGTAACGCATCAACTTTGATCGATGTTGTATCGATATGTTTACAGTATTTATTCATGAGAAAGTGTAGTTCGTTTGTATCAGGTAACAGAGCTTGGATAGAATCTCGAGGTAAAATATAGAGTAATTGCTCCAACGGAGAAAAGACTTTTCCTTTTCTGAATTGTATATTATTCATATCAACAATATCTTTTTCCAAGAAATACACTACATCTGAAAACAAAGGTGGGCAACGGTACCGATAAAACCATTCGTAAGAAGGTGTTTGATTTTGATTGTAATACAATAGAGTAAACTTCAATGAGCTTAAGTATTCGACCACCATTTTTTTTTTTTCTCGTTGAATCTGTTGAGGATTTGACTGATTCAAGAAATGAGAATAATACATTTGTTTAAAGGTTTTTACATCATTACTTAAGATAGCGGATTCTAATTTCATAAAATCCTTATTATAATACTCAAAATAAGGATGAGATGGATTGCACATATATAAATGAGATAGTTTGTTTTCTTTTTTCTGTTTCAGTGATAAAGAGGTGTCTTCATCGATTGACGTATCGGGGTTCGTTCGTTGACTTTGAATAAATTTTTGAAGTTCTTGCCATTCACGATGCTCGCGTTTTTTTAATTGATTAAAAAATTCTAGTAAGAATAGTTTGTTAACCTGAAATGAATCTTTGTCAATGAGATATGACTGTTGTTTATGTAGAATGCCTAAATAGATGTTTAGTAATTTAGACAATCCATCATTCTTGATACGTAAGTACGGAACAACTTGAACAAAATCATTTCCACAAATAGATAGAATAAAGTTGTAATCTAACAACAGTGAGAATTTGTCAAACACTATATTTAATTTTTTCTGTTGTTCTAATTCAAATTTTGAAGAGATTTCATCGATAGAGATGTAGACTAATTGTTTGAGGCGATTACTAGAAGACGATAAAGGTTGTAAACGAAACAATCGGCGCATTTGTGAATCAATAAAACGGACCAAGAAAAGTTTCGGAATATCAATTAACATCAATAATGATAGTAGATCATTATCTGGTGAGAAAACGGCAATAGTATCATCGTCACTAAGGATGCGTGACTTTCGTTTACGAAGTTCAAGCATAATCTTATGCTCCCCTTCTCCTATTTTGCTAGCACTAGAGAAAATGACTTGAGGATGATGTTGTAAATTTTGTGTAATCTGATCTAAACGAGACTCGAAGTATTGCATCAATGAGCACATAAACTGGGTACCCGGTGCGATAAGATGAGAAATCGAAGCAGACGACGACGACGACGACGCCGCTTGAGAAGATAACAGAAAAGAATCTATCTGTTTTGCTTTGAATCGTCGTGATCGTTGCTGGTGGATCTTAGCCAATGGGATTGGTCCATCAACGGAAATGTATAAGAGCTTGTTTGGATTCACCTTCTTACATAAATCCAAAGTATAGTCGAAAATATTTTTCATAAGTAGATCGTTTGAAACCGTCGGGTTATCATTATAACAATTATAACAGATGCTGTTGAAATCAATGAAAAAATAATTATAAGAATGATTATTTGGTTTATTGTCGATTTGTATGATTGTATTTGAATATTTCTCAAAAAGATAACGAAAATACGTTGGTATACCCATTTCTAAATTTTTCAGTTAATATGGTTTTATCTACTTATTTACTATATTTTTGTTTAAATTCATTTATTTTTAGCATATTAGATAGAAATTTATTGAAGAAAACAATATTATTCGTGTTATAACGTATTGTGTAATTTATCATAATTTCATACGTATTTGATGATACATTCGAAAGAAGATATTCAATATTGTTAAATGACGAGAGATCTGCGAAAATTTCCTCAATAAAAAAGTAGATGACGTTGATGTATTTGTATTTAGTTTTGCAATAATAAAAAAGAATCTGTAGTAAATTTAAAATGTCAGGCGTATTGGTGACTTTTTGAAACCGAGGAAATAGCGATGTATCTTTCATTAGAATATGAGAAATATATGCGATTTCATAAGATTTCATAGTCTCCAAACGATAAATATTGTTGTAGGGATGATTGATGTAAAAGTATTTTTCTATATAGTCAATTAATGATTTTACTTTGTATTTATCACTTTGTTGATTTACATATACAGAGTCAAATAAATATGGAAAATGACCTAGAGAATCGTGAATTGTAGTCAGTGGAAAATTATTAGTGTTTTGATTGAATTTGTGTATCCATTGATCTAGCACCGAAGGATCAATTTTCCGTCTAGTAAAAGGGTTCAAACCTGTTTTTATATTTTCTCCTACATAAGTATGATGAAATGCATAATTATCAATAGAATCGAAAAACGAAGATAATTGTAATTGATTATTGTCAATCAATTCTTGATTTACGTAACATACATTATTAGTAGAATGAGAATTTACACCAATAGGAATATTCTTATTATTTGATAGGATTCTGTAAACATCATCTATCAATACATTATGTTTTCTTAAGTAACTTATATCATGTTCGATAGTGCAACTATCATCTTTTTCTTCTGACGATAAGGGCGGTAAATTATACTTGTGATATAAATACTCTAATAAAACCGATTTATAGTCAGGGTTCCATCCTGTTGGTATATTGAAGACATTGTAATTATGAAATGGGTGAAATGCGTTTTTGATATAAAAAAACTTTTCGTTATGCATTAAAAGAAATAAATACAATTTGTTATAAAACTTTTCATCTAGTTTCTTGAAGTTACTAACATAAATATTGTATTTTTTTGGGAAAAAAGTCGAAGAAACAAGTTTTTTTTTCGTATGGTAATTCTGAAGAAGATAAAGCAAATCTAATGTTGAAAACATTTTATCAAATGATAATATAGCAATATTACACGGTATAAAGTCTAAATTAAGCATATTAATAAATAAATTTATTGTTTCTTCACAACAAAAAGATGGGCAATAAAAAAACATCAATAGTAGTAAGTGAAAACAATTGATTCCGTTTGTCCCCTTAACATTAAAGGTACCTCCTTGTTTTAGTAAGTACATCAATGCATCATGTTTTTCATTAAACGAGAAACTACTGTCTGAATGTAAACTTAGGATGATGATTTGCAGCAAATTGAATTTGGGAATCTTCTTGTAACAACCATTAATAATATCCTTTCTATGTTTGATGTCATATTGTTGTAAACATTGTTTTATCTGTTCAATGATTGTTTTTTTAGTCCCTTTTAAAATAAAATTATGATATTTCATTGTTTTTTTTTTCGTACCGAGTGTTTCTTAATTTTGGATTTTTTTTTTTTTTTTTAAATTTCATTATCCGTCGCTAGATTCACACTCTATAGATTCAATATAATCTTTAATCTCCTGTTGTAAGTATTTATTTGGATATACTTGTGATTCTACACTTTCTCTAGTTAAAGGGTCTGTACACGAAGTATCAAACCATTGGACAATACTCTTTCTTTCATAAGAATTACCTGACGACAACACAACCGGTTCTATATATATCGATTTGCTTATAGGACAACAAAATTTTGTTGGAATCTCCATTTTATTTGCTAAAATCTTTTCTATTTTCTTTTCCATCAAAAAAGCATCATAACTTAATAAAATATCATTTTCATGATATATGATAGGATGCATCTTCTTCTCTCCAAACCGACAAGAAAAGATTCCATGACGATATCCATTCGTGGACATTTGTCCATTTGTTTCGAAAACCTGATTCAACTCAACCATTGATTTAATCTGGACAGGCCCTTCCACCAACGTATTAGTTTCGTCTGCTTCTTGTTTGAAATTTCCTATTATTTCAGTACGACCGTCGACTTTTAAGACTGTTGATGCACAGTACGGGTGTGAGAGATAGTCTATTGTTTTCCACTCCGTCCCATCAAACCATTCACCTTTCGATATAATCTTGTAACCATCAAATCCACCAAAGACGTGAATGAATCCATCATTTGTTATGGTCATGGAATGGTACATTCGATTCGATATCATTTGTGGTAACTCAATCATCTTATTATCCTCTACTATAAAAAGAAAACATTGATTGGTTGGGTTCTTAAATTTTTCGTTTATACTTTCATTACGTCCACCACCACTCAAGTAAATGTAATGTTTATTATTTACGCATTTCATACAGCCTCCAAACGATGAAAAGGAATATTCTTCTTCAATAAATCTACTTTGTCGCTGGCGAATATTGTATACTTCAATTTTCATGGACTTGTTTGTAAAACTATTACAGCTAGCTCCACCAATAATAACAATCTCATTTCGGTCTTTGATCAAAAAGCATTTACATCCACTCCTTCCTATTAAAAGTTCTCCATGCTTTTCCCATTTGTTTAAACGAATATTATACATATCAACTGATTGTAGTGGTTTTCCATTTTGAATTCCTCCTAATATAAATATGCACGACTCCTTATTTACATTGTCCACATATAAAACAGAGTCACATGAAGTTCTTCTCTCTCTCATCGATGTAACATCATTCCATGTTTTGGTAAGAAAGTCATATCTCTCAACACTGTTTAAACTATTTGTTCCGTTATAGCCACCAATAAGATAAACGTAATTATCATGAAAAATCGTCGTATGACAGCATCGCCCTACTTTGTTTTTAGGAAGATGTTTCTTCTTCCATATAATGATAGAATCGTCGCTATCGTTGTCGTCGTCGTCATTATACCTTGATTGATAATAATAGAAACAATGATTTGATGGATTTAACCCTTCGATCACATATTCCCCATTAAAACTAAAAAAGAAGTCGTTGTAATTAATCTTTAATACATCAGGTTCAATTTTATTGTAGAGTCTCTCTTTCGTAAGTTTTGGTTCTGTTTCTTTTGTTGAATCAATATCGCTCATTTTCTTTCTTTTTATCTTTATTTTTTTAATCATTTAGTATGTAATGTTAATTTTCATTTAGTTTTTATCTAACATACCATTACAAAACATTCCAAATTATATGGTTCTCCTTCCATTGTTGGGTTTTTAACATAAGAATCTATAAAAGAATAAATATAAGAGACGATAAATATATTTTCTTGATGATCGTTAACACTCATAACCCAGTCATTGAAGCAACGAATAGACTCTGTTTGTGTTGTATGCTTAAAATGGTCTTCCCATTTTATTTGAAAGAGTTTTGCACATGCGTTATCTCTGTATCTATATAATATAGGGGTTTTGTTTTTATCAATTTCAACTTTCTTGACAACAGGATACTTCCCATATAATCGTTGATACATTCGTTCAATGAAAGTATAGCATAAGCGTTCTTTGGTTTCAGGATGAACAATTGCTGCAAAGTATATTTCAATCCCACACTCATTATTCTTCGTCGACATTAATGTTTGTTCCAATTCAGGTATTTGTTTATTCTTTAACTTTTTTACCCATTCAGGCATTTGTTCGTCCTTTATTTTATATAACTTTTGAACTGCTTCTTGAACTGCCTTTTCGTTGTTTTCCATATTGTTGGCTATATTAAGAAACACGTTGTATTCGTGTAGTATTTGTCGACGACATGTATCACAATTTTGACAATGACCCCCATAGGATAATGCTGCTAATGATGATGTCTTGATCAGGTCGGACCTGTCCGCATTTAAAAGTATAAATTCACCAGGGGGACGTTCAGGTGGCTGTGGCATTTCAGGTAGGCGCAATACATGCTGAGAATTAACCGGTGGATAAATTTCTGCACCTGTAATTTTATTACCTTCTGTATGTAAAGTGCCCTTCAATAGTGGTTCACTTGTATTATGTAAAGTATTTTGTGAACTTTCATTGTTGCAATAAATATCCCACATAGGACCAGCAAAATTTTTCATAAAAAATTCGGAGTCAGGAATTGTCAATTTTGTATCCGACATCATGGTGCTTTCCTTTTGTGATACTTCATCTTGTGATACTTCCTCTATGATCAATGTCTGTTTCTTTTTATTCTTCTTAGATTTTTTAGATTTAGGACTTACTACAGGATTGTTTGATCTTTGATTTTCTTTGACAGCTTCGACAGCTTCGTTTAGAGCTTGGTCTTCTTCCTTTTTCTTTTGTTCTAAAAGCTTTCTTGCCTCTTTCTCTTTCTGATTCTCTTCTAACTGTCTCTGTCTATTCCTCTCTCGATTGGCAATTATTTTTTCTTCTTGTACTCGCTTTTTCTCTTCTACTCGCTTTCTCTCTTCCGCTATCATACTAATTCTTTTAATTCTTTCCTCTTCTTGTTTTTGTTTTTCAAGACGTTGTCTTTCTCTGTTAAGACGTAGCTCCTCATAATATTTTAATTCCTCTTCTTGTTTCTTGATTGCTTGTTCAACATATTCTTCATATTTCTTTAAAAAGTCTGAATTACCAGCAATTTTTTCCACGATCAAATAAGTCAAATATCCATCTGTCATTTCGTTTGCAGATATACAACATGGTTCTTCTACTACTTCATAAAATATTTCCTTATCTGGTGTCCAATAGGTAACGCTATAATCTTGAAGTCCCAGTCGAGAATCATCTCGAAGGATTTCTTTCTTGTAAGAAATAGAATTGTCAATTTGGTTTGTTTTTTTATATTCTGACAGTAATTCTAGGTGGAGTTTCTTTTTCATAATTTTACCTGTTTTTGTCTTCCTGTAGCTACCATAGTTTTGTCCACCCTTAAGTTGCTTAATCTTTTGAAGTACATCTACCGAAATATTGTTTTCATCAAGTTCACGTCCTAAAGTTGTTTCTTCATATTTAAATTCCTCTTCAGAAGCTTCACGTATAACAAAAGGAATGTAACGAATAGGAATATTTTTGTTTTGATGAAAAACAAATTTGTCACTTTCTAGTGTACAATTAAAATTGTCAATTAAAAACTTTCTATTTTCTTTCGATAGTGAGTTTCTAATCAAAAACTCATGTCTGTTTTCCTCAGATACTGAGGTTTTCAATTTGCTAATAATCAACGTTTTTTTCTCATTAGGTACTGAGTTCCAAAAGTCGTCAATACTAGACTTAATGTCTTTATCAGATAATAACTTCCAATTATCATCCCATGCTTGTTTAATTAAAGAAAACATAGTGGAATTGACAAAACAATGTGTACATCCTTCATTATCACCACAGTTACACGGTCGGGGAAAGTCCAAAATTCTCATTTGATATTTTAGCTAGCCTAGTGATGTATCTAAAAAGTAAATTAAGTAAATGCTTAGTTGTCTATTGTATGTCTTTCTGTTTTTTTTTTCTATCAATGTCTGTTTGATTCTCTATAGCGTTCTCATGAAGTTTTATCTTGTTAACTTCAAGTTATTTTACGAGAAAAAAAAAAGGCGGGCGGGGGGACTAGAGGTTTGTCGCCGAAAATCGCCAAACATCACTTGTTGTCCAGTCTTCTTCATCCCAGCTTGAAGTTCGAAGATCCTTCTATTCACTGGCCTGCCAGCTCGCTTGCTTGTTCACTAGTCCTCCCAGCTTGAAGTTCGAAGATCCTTCTATTCACTGGCCTGCTAGCTCGCCAGCTCGCTTGCTCGCTTGCTTGTTCACTAGTCCTCCCACTCGCTCGCTGATGCCTAGGTTTTCTTGTCAACGACGTCTAGACCCCTTTAGGATGAGAACCGTTAGATGATAAATTTTGCGATAATATTGAACAACAAGCTTTTGATTAATTATTTCTATATAATATTTACAAAATGAAATCAAATATAGTAAAACAATGAGTGGATTTTTTTCTTTCTGTAAAGATCTTTTTTCTTCTACTAATAAACGGACATTCTCATCTAGAGATGAATGTACTGAATCAGATGAGACCGAAGAAGATAGATCGAACAAAAAGCAATGTACTGAATCAAATAAGACCGAAGAAGATAGATCGAACAAAAAGCAATGTACTGATTTAAATGAGACCGAAGAAGATAGATCGAACAAAAAGCAATGTACTGAATCAAATGAAACCGAAGAAGATGAAAATAGATCGACTGACTCAGAAGTTGATTCATTTTTTGCTGAATATCAACGCATAAGAGGAGATAGCTATATAAATTCAACTGTCGAATCATTACTCGATGACGCAATCCGTTCTTGTAATGAAAAAGATATTATGTTTTATACTAATATTTTGAGACAGCAAAATGAAATAATTTATGAAACAACTAATAGTTATACTAATATTTTGAGACAACAAAATGAAATAAAATATCAAAACACTAATAGTTACTGTAATGCTGTAACCTATAGATACACTGCACCGAATCCACCTGTTGTCGAAGAACCACCTGTTGTCGAAGAAGTCGAAGATGATCTAATTTTCAATGAACCTGTACCTGTACAAGATGTACCAGAGAATGAACCTGTACAAGAGAATGCATATAAGATACAGAAGCCAAGCTCCAATCCATTCGTGCAACGCAATCTAGTGCTTCAACGCAATGGAGGAGAATGAGCAAGCACCTGTTCAAGACTGTGTATATATTTCTGAATTAGAAACTATACTCTTATAAACTATAAACAAAATCAAAAAAAAAAACATTAGGTATTTAGATAAAAGCATGGATGAATTTGAGATCGTGAAAGATATTCTGTTATAGGATCTATAACAATAGGACAGTTGTCCGGTAGTACGGCACAAGTCCCAAAAAAAAAAATGAATTTTTTCAGGTAGCCAATTTCTGGTGTTGAAATTCAGTCAAATCATTAAGTTATATAAGAGAAACAATAAATAAATTAAACTATTTTTGATTTTTATTAGTATTTTTTATTTTTTTTTTTACTTGATCTATTTATAAATAAAAAAATGTCGATTATATACTTACTTTGTGTGATATTGATAGGACTTTGGCTATGGTCGTTGATAAGGAATTTCAATCATCATAAATATTTTCATTTTATATTACAGTTATTACTTGGCGTGTTTGTTGTAATTCCGATACTAACCTTTATCATGAGAAGATCTAACAGGATGAGAGTTGGTATTCAACAACGGGGTTATATACCGGTTGCCTCAACGAGATCGAAAGGAGCCGCCGATATCTATCGTCAAGCGCAGGGTGATAGAAGGGGTTTTTATCACTGAACATGGTGCGACTGCCTAGTCTGGAATCGTTAAAAAAAAAAAAATAAAAAGATGTTATAAGAAAAATAAAATGCAAATTTTTGTGAAGACCCTCACTGGTAAGACAATCACACTCGACGTCGAGCCAAGTGATACAATAGACAATGTAAAACAGAAGATACAAGATAAAGAAGGCATTCCCCCTGATCAACAACGATTTTGAGCATTTTTTTCTTTTTTTTTAGCATTTTTTTTTTTTAAATGTAAAAGGTCAGAAAAGCATCCATATTAAAGAAAAAGGCTCTTCTTTAATGCAAAGTGTTGTACTCCTTTTTAATGTCAGATGCTAGTTCCATTTATTTGGAGCGAGACTGCTTATAATGTTCGGGAAACCCCTTAGAGTCCTAATTACTCCTTATCATTTAGAAATTTTTGATAATAGGCAGGGTAATGACCTCGCTCATAGTAATAACATTAGGAATTGGGCAATCCGCGGGTAAAGTTTTCTAAGTTCGTTTTGGTTAGAATATGAAACTCCCTCAACGACCGCACGGCAGCCGGTTGATAATGATAGATTAACCATCTTGAATCTGCCTAAGATACAGTCTATCCCGTTAGAGAAATCTTATGGTAGCGAAAATTTTTCAGGGAAAACAATTAGAAGATGGTCGTACACTTAGCGACTATAATATACAGAAAGAGTCTACTCTTCATCTTGTGCTGCGATTACGAGGTGGATAAAAAATGATTAATCAATTCATTCTATAAAATTAATATAACAAATATATTAATTTCAATGCCTGGTAGAAAAAAACATTTGATTGAAAAAAGTAAAATTTTAATATTTTTATTGAAATATTAAAATGGAAAAGATAAAATGAACCAACAACATTAATTTTATAGTGATACTTAAGCAGATGTATTTTCTACAGTTTTCTTGGTAATATGTCTTTGAATCAATTGTTGGATACCATAGTAGGATAACTTGGTATCATTGTCATTTTCAGCAATTGCAAAAAGACTCTTTAATTTTGAATCTGGGATGATAAAACGTTTATCTTCATTTTGTTGTAAAGAATTTTGCTTAATGTATTCGCATAATTTACGTGTAACTAAAACTCTGGTAATTTCTTCGTCAGCGTTTAGGTTTCCTAAGAATTCTCTTAATTCGGTTGAGACAGAGACTGGTTTCATAAAGCCAGATGCTGCAGAATTTTCGCCAGTTTTTCGTTTCTTAAGCTTTAAAATTTTGTATACATCATTTTTAAGACTAGTTAAATACTTGTGTAAAGAAACGGTTTGGTTAGGTTGTTTGCGAGCAGCTTTAATTTGTTCTTCGTATGCAGAAAATAAGTAGTCGAATTTGGAGATAAAGTCTTCTTTTTTCATAGTCTTTTTAACTTTTTTTTTGTCACCAGACTCAGATTCACCTTCTGTTGTTTCTTCAACGATATTCTGTTCTTCTTCAACATTGTTAGTATTTTCAACTGGAGGTACTTGTTCAACTGGTGTTTGTTCTTCTGGTACTGGTGTTTGTTCTTCTGGTGTTGCAATGACTTGTTCTTGAACAACAGGTTGAACTTCTTCTTTTGGTACGACTTTCTTTTTCACGACTCTTTTCTTTACAATTGTTTTTTTAGCAGCAGTAGTAGTAGTAGTATCAGTATTTGTGGTTGTGTTAGTTTTGGCAGGCATTGTTATTTTTTGTTTTGTTTAATTAAGGTGTATCTATTTGTTTAAATCATTTTTTTTTGGAACTTAAATCTAAGCAGGAACACCGATTTGAAATATATAATCACTCCGAAACATACATTTCGGAATACAACAGCAAATAAAATTAAGAAAGAAAGGTCGTTCTGTATAGTAAATTCTATAGTATTTGATCTGTATATCGTTTAAGTAAACTGTTTCATCAGGTATACCTTTAATTTTAGTGTCACTGCATATATATTTGTATATCATGTCATTCGATGTTTTTTTTTTGTCTTTTCTAAATAAAAAATAAAAATTTATAGAAAATGATTGTATATATTTCTGGAATACAAGGTGCAGGAAAGACTACCCTATGTAATGTTATCACTTTAATGAAACGAGATCTTAATCTGCATAATGCGATAGAGACAAAAGATATGGATGCATTTGTTAAACATCCTGACAATGAGAGTTCCTATTTCGATAGAACTGAATTCAATGAATTTATTAAAATACATAAACATAAAACGATCATATTATGCGGACTTCTAGGGTACTTAAAACATATTAAACTACCATCAGATACAATATACCGATACATAGAATTAAACAGTAGCTTACTAAAGAAGAATTGTCTCTATCGATTTTTTAATCAAAAAGATATTTATAACTTTTTGACGCAACCGTTGTTCAAATATTTCAAAATTAGTGCTGAAGAATGTGAATCAATCGTAAACGAACGAGTGATTAAAGATGAAGAGTATGTAGAAACATTTGATGATATTGAAATCGTGCGCTTCAATTGCTTCACAAACTTAATAAGAGATATATTTAGACAGATTGGTGGTATTGATTATGAGAACATTGACATTGATCAGTATGTTGATAATTATCTGATAAAATTAAATATAAAAAATTACAGTATTTTTATAGTCAAATTCATTTTATTGATGTTATATTTTATTCCATCCTACATAATGAAGGGATTTCATTTTAACATATGGATGCCTGTCTACTATTTTTTCTTTCCCCAATTCCACATTTTGGATTCTATCAACTTACTCTTTTTTATTGCATTGTTGAAACGATTTAGAAGACAGTTAACTTTATAGTATCGATAAAAGAATACACATATTTTATATTCCCAAACATAATTCAATGCTAATAGTAATGTAGATACACATCGAATTGAGTATAAGTCATTAGCTTCAAAGCAATTACTGTAATGAAATAAAATATGATATACAACATAAGTTAAGTTTATTATTCTATATCGTAAGAAAGTATAGAATAACATAGCATTGGATACATGAAGTAATAACTTGTGCGTAGGCAAACACCGTTTTAACATAATACTACTAGCCAAAAATATAGTAGATACTTCTGTTTGTATGAAGGGGATCGTTATTATTTCATGAACATTTGATCTGTCAAAATCCATTTTTTTGGCAAAACTGACCAAGACATAACTCAAGAAATGGTGCAAATATCGATCGAGACGGTCATTCGGGATAAAAAGTGTATCAACTACTAAATATAAATAGAAACAAGAGCAAAATGTCTGAATACTACACCAATTTGTACATGATGAAGTAATAAAAGTTGAATAAATTGCTAAAGCAAGAGTCATCATCAAATTATAAACCTCAATGTTGTGATAATCTAATTGAATATTGAACAAGTAATTCACTAGCATGTTTTGTTTGTTCTTGATACAGTAAAGAGGTCTCTTGTATTTTTCATTTTTAATTCATGATAGTTTCAATCTCGTTCACAATGCGTTTCAAGGTTAAATTAGATAATTTTACATTATATTTAATTTCGAAAACAAAAGAAGGGTTTTTCTTCATGATATAATATTTGGCTAAACCCGTTGCAAAGGATTGAGGTCGACTACGATTCAACAGGGAACTTTTACCACACAGATATTTGTATAATGATTTTATTTCTTGTATTTGTGAGTCTGTAGCATTCAGGTCTTCCATAATTTCGTCAAGTAATCTTTCAATTTCGGTTTCATTTGTAGTATTCTGGATGGTGTCATTGTCTTTCAAATTTTCAGTATGTGTATTTGTTTTGAGGGTTAACAGATAATTTTCTTTCTGACTCAAATTTGTTTTTACAAATTTTAATCCTCTTAATGCAGTCGTACGATCAATTTCAAATATATGTAAAAGTTTGTCAGGAGAATAGGATGAATTATTTGCTTTCAGAGAATAATAGACACAGGCGTATATAATTGCTATTCTTTTCTTTCCTCTGTAAATTTTCCCTTTAGTTACATCCAAATAAAACTGATTTGCATCGTTTACGACTTTACCCGATCTGATATTCACTTTCTCACATTGACTTGTCAATGGTGGTTTTGTCGGCGCTTTACGTAAATTGCAACGTGATGGATCCTTTGTCTTGCTATCAGATCCAAAATAACGCCATTCTTTTTCTAATGATAATGGTTTTTGCTTTTCTGATCCACAATGTTGACAGATCTCATTCTTTCCATCTGTAATATACAAATGCTTACATTCTTGTTCTTCTTCTTTTTCTTGTAGTTGTTCTATTGGTTCATTATTAGAAATATCATCAGAAGACAATATGTTAGAGAGCTTCTTGAATAAATCTTCTGACATGATTTAATGTTGTCTGTGTTTTATTCATTTCTTTAAATCATTTTCACTTCATTCATTTTTTTTTTTTAAAAATTATTGACGAAAGTGTAATCCGTTTTATTCAATGTATGAGAAAGAATGCTTTGCATATCCTCTCGGAATTCGATCGAATCTTTTGTATATTGATCTTTTCCATTTCTATTGCTTTTGATTGTCGGCTCGCGAATCAAATAATAACGCAGGGTACCATTACTATCCTCAAATGCAATCTTTTTATAGTTACTATTGTTAATTAGTAGATTCTTGTTGTAAATTTCTTTATCATTCGTTCGATATCTAATATATCCAATGTGTTTTCCTGCTTGTATAGATTCAGAATTTAAATATGGCATCTTTTTTATTACAAATTACTTTTAAAAAAAAAATTTATCGAAAAAAAAAATCTGAAAAAAATAATTTAAAAATATGCTCTAAACAACAAAGAAACATAATTGGACAAAAACAACAGAAAGATGATGATGGATACAACAATCGTGCCTACACAAAATACAAATGCTCTTAATAAAGAAGAAGAACATTTATATAATTTAAAGACCAAAGTGCATGAATCTTTAGATACTGAACGTTCCTTAGTTCAGTTACTCATGCAACGAGAATTTCCTGAAAAATTAAGCTTTGTCGAGAACACTATTCGTTTACAGGATAATGAAAATAAAATGGGAGAAAAATATCCTTTACTCGATGAATCATTCTATTCCTTTGTTGTAAATAATGAGAAAAGAATCAATGAGCTGACATCTTATATAAACGAAACCACCAAGTTATTTGATATATCGTACTTTGGATTTGAAACGATGAAAAATAAATACCTTCTACAAACACATTCTGGTTACAAAGAGTCTGTTCATCATTTCTTTTGTAGAGTAGCTCTATTTATATGGAAAGACACTGATAATTATTCAAAATTTGAAAAGCTGTACCGTAGTTTCCTTCGTGGCGAGGTAACTCATGCTACACCTACTCTTTTTAACGCAGGCACCCGTCGTCCGCAACTAGCATCGTGCTTTTTAATGGGATTAGAAGACAATATCGAATCGATCTTTAAGTGTATCGGCGATACCGGCATCATATCAAAATACAGCGGGGGGGTTGGTTTGCATATCAATAACATTCGATCCAAAGGTAGCTACATTTACGGCACCAATGGTACGAGTCAAGGACTCGTTCCAATGTTACGTGTACTGAATGATACCAGTCGGTTTATCGATCAGGGAGGAGGGAAGCGCAAAGGATCCTTTGCTATCTACCTGGAACCATGGCATGCCGATGTGCTGGACTTTATATCGTTGAAGAAATCAACTGGTCAATTTGAGGAACGTGCGAGAGACTTGTTCTACGCACTATGGGTCTCTGATACGTTTATGAGAAAAGTTAATAGCAATTCGAATTGGTATCTTTTTAATCCGCATACGTGTTCTCGTTTGAATGATGTATGTGGTGATGAATTTGAAAAGCTCTATAACGAGTATGTAAAAGAAAAGAAATATACTAAACAAATGAAGGCTAGAGATCTATGGACAGAGATATTGCGTATGCAAATCGAAACAGGTTCCCCTTTCATTCTCTTTAAGGATGCAATCAATCAATGTTCCAACCAAAAAAACCTGGGAATAATCAAATCCTCAAACCTTTGCACCGAAATTGTTCAGTACTCAAATTCAGAAGAATATGCAGTCTGTAATTTAGCGTCAATTGCATTAAACAAATTTTTGACTCATAATCCAAAACGTAACCAATTAAATAATGTTCAGATGATCACAAAAAAAGATTGCTTTTTTTGCAAAGTAGCTAAATTATATCTTGACCAAAATGATATTTCTTTTAGAGAGATTGACTATAAACATGAAGATGCTATCGCCTTAAAATATGAGTCTCACAAGACCTACCCACAAATATTCAATCATTCAGACAAACTTATCGGCGGCTTTTCAGAATTGTGGAATAACTATTTGATACCAATATTTGATTTTGATAAACTAGGAGACACTGTCGAGATGCTCTGTGAGAATTTAAATAAAGTCATCGATATATCTTTCTATCCTCTCCAAGAATGTCGACGAAGTAATCTGAAACATAGACCTATGGGAATAGGAGTTCAGGGTCTAGCTGATCTATTTCAGATTTTACTAAAACCATATGACGATGAATATTCTAGAAATCTTAATAGAGAAATTTTTGAATGTATTTATTATCATGCTTTAAGAAAAAGTATTTCAATCTCAAAAACATCAGGTGTTACTTATGACTCATTCTCAGGATCTCCGTTAAGTCAAGGTAAATTTCACTTCGAGTTGTATTCTGATCATGATGAATTTATGAAACAATATAATTATAAATATGATTGGGAATCTTTACGTAAAGATCTTCTACAATATGGTTGTATAAATTCCCTCTTCATTGCACTCATGCCGACAGCTAGTACAGCCCAAATTTTAGGGAATACGGAGTCATTCGAGCCGTTAACATCTAACATCTACATGAGACGAACCTTATCAGGTGAATTCATTGTAATCAATAGACATCTACAAAGTATCATGGAGCGAACTGGGAATTGGACTGAGACTTTTAAAGATAAGTTAACTTTTACTCAAGGCAGTTTAGCAACCTTTAAAGAATTGCCTGCATCTTTTAGAAAGGTATTCGCAACCGTGTGGGAAATTCCTAATAAAAGTATGATTGAAATGGCTAGTGATAGACAACGATTCATTGATCAGTCACAATCGATGAATCTTTACTTGAACGAACCTAGTATAGACCGCTTGAATAAATGCTTATTGTATGGATGGAAGAAGAAGTTAAAGACTGGAACGTACTATGTTCGTTCGCATGCATTAAGAGGTCAAAATTTTTATATTACCAGAGATAAAGAAGAACAGTTAGAAGAAGAGTGTACTAATTGTAGTGCTTAGGTTTTTAATTTATGCTTAGCTTAAATATAATTAAATTTAAAATGTCTTGAATTTTTTCTTGATATTCGCTTCTTGTATTTTTTTTTTATTCCTTTGTTTTTTTTTATTCCTTTGTTTTCTTTTTCTTGTTTTTCTCTCCATTTGTTTTCTTATTCGTTTGTTTCTTTTTCTTGTTTTTCTCTCCATTTGTTTTCTTATTCGTTTGTTTCTTTTTCTTCTCTTGTTTTTTTTTCTGTTATTTCATCACAAAAGACTTTAAATTCTTTCAAATGAATACATTTTGTTTTTTTGATACATGATGTATTCTAATGGGTCTGATTCATAACCTGATGTCCAAAAGAATTTCTGTAAATGTATAAAACAGTTTTTTGATCGTCAAGATATTCTAAATTGTGCTTAGTAATTTCATCATTATATTCAGACAGATGAATACCGTTTTCAAATTCAGACATCGGTACTTGATTATTTGTGAAAACCATATCAAATATTTTTGGAAACAGTAGCGGGTGAATGTAACAAAGATTCTCAAATTTATCATCTACATCTTCTACATAAAACTTGATATAGTCTTCATATGCACTATTAATATAATTGTGACTACTATTATGGTTCGAGTTTATTATATTTTGTGATACATTTTCATTAACTAAGTCCGAGTTAAAATTAAACCATAAACAATAAATTGCTCTCCGTAAAGAAGGAGGATTCAACACTCTGTCATCTACAGTACTTTCTCCGACAATTTGATAAAAATTTACCACCTTCCCATATTCTTGATTGAAATTGTGTAATGATGTAATGAAATGTTGTAATAATGCAATGGTATGATTCACTAGTTGATCACTAATAACAACATGCAAAATTGTAGTTGTATTATCATTTGGATTGTGAAATTGACCATCATCATGACTATTCGAAATTGCATCAACATCAATAACTTGATTATTTTGGTTGATAATATCCAGCGACCCAAAAGGTTTTTTTAGATAGTAAATATTAGAGTTTTGCAGATCTTTATCATCATTAGCGTTTCCACCACTTCCAACGTTTAAATCTAGTTTTTGCATATTTTTGAATTCCTATTCATTTCATTTTTGTTTTGATATTTGGTTTGACAAAGGTATATAGTTCTCCTTGAAAGTCAGATCCTGTCATTTTCTTCTATTTTTTATCTCTCTATTCGGGCCTTATTTTCTTCTATTTTTCTCTGTCTCTCTCTATGCGGGAGTGCTCAAGACCTGTGTGTGAGCATTGCTAAAGATGAATCCAGAGGGTCTGTGCCTACGTGGGCAGGCCCCTGTGTTTCTTCTATATAATCCAGAGGGTCTTGCCTACGTGGGCAGGCCCCTGTGTTTCTTCTATATAATCCAGAGGGTCTTGCCTACGTGGGCAGGCCCCTGTGTTTCTTCTATTTTTCGAGGCGTTCTCAAGACCTGTGTGTGAGCATTGCTAAAGATGAATCCAGAGGGTCTGTGCCTACGTGGGCAGGCCCCTGTGTTTCTTCTATTTTTCGATCGGGCAGGGCCTCTATGTTTCGATTTTTCGACCATGACTCTCGGGCAGGGCCTCTATGTTTCGATTTTTCGACCATGACTCTCGGGCAGGGCCTCTATGTTTCGATTTTTCGACCATGACTCTCGGGCAGGGCCTCTATGTTTCGATTTTTCGACCATGACTCTCGGGCAGGGCCTCTATGTTTCGATTTTTCGACCATGACTCTCGGGCAGGGCCTCTATGTTTCGATTTTTCGACCATGACTCTCGGGCAGGGCCTCTATGTTTCGATTTTTAGTTTAAATTTTATTCAACTATTTATGTTTATTTAGTATTCTTCGTAATCTTCATACTCATACTTGGCATTGCATTGCGGGAATGCTAAAAAAAAAGAAGGATGGCGTTAACATTCAAAAAAAAGAAGCGTGTCACTACTACCGGAGGGTCAAATAAAGCGTGCCACCATGATGGATGGAGGGGAAAAAAGGAAGCGTATCATCACGAGGAACAAAAAAAAGGAAGCATGTTGGGATGGTCAAACGAATAGTGTCACCAGGGAATGTCTTATTGTTATACATCAATTAATTCATTATACATAATATATAACTATCTATCTTGTCGTAAATTATATATATATTATGCAAAAACTTAAATAAGTAATGTCTTTTATTATACATAAGGTTTTCGAATGGTTTGCACATTTCCACACAGTAAAGCGAACGCATTGTACGACTAATAGGAATCGGTTAGAAAAAAACATAAAATTCGGATTATAAAAAGTATAATTAATGTTTAAATTCACAGATGAATTAATCTAACTTTATTGTTATATAAGTCTCCGTAATAAGATCGGATTGTTTTTTGTATGTTTGGATCATATTTGTATAAAAAGACCTTTCCACCTAACGATCTTTTCTTCTCGTCTTGGGAAAGTTGATGTTTATTTTCTTTAAATATATCTTTACAGCGTTCTTGAAAGTGTTGTAACTTATTCGTATCCCATAAATAAACTTGATTGGATTTAATATCGTATAAGATTTTATCTTCATATAACGTGTCATCTATTTTTGTTGCCAAACAATTAGGTAAAAGTTTTTTACTGGACTTTGGTAAAATAAGAAGTAGGCGATAGTATATATTAACATCTATTTCGTCATGAATGCGATTAAAGCGGTTGATTTGAATAGAATCATCAATTGATTGAAAAGATAAAAAAGATGGAATAGTCTTATGCGTATAGTAGAAACCCCATTCAAAATCGTCGCTTTCATGCATGTCGACGATATTTTGCAAATTGAATATATAATCAATTGTACGTCCATAATCTTGTTGTTGGTTTGTCAAGTTTGTTTCATTTGTTTTTTGTTGTAAATTCAACTGCAATGGTGAACCGAATAAGCGAATATGAATCATCAATGTTAATTTTTTAAAATTTGAAATACTGATATTGTTAGTGTCTGGCACAAACAAATGACATCTTAGCTTTTTATATTCTGTAAAGACAACTTTTACTAGCGTATCAACATCTAAATTATCAATTGAATCAACATAATCATTCCCTAAGAAGAGAAACATTAAGAAAAAATCTTTTAAGGACATATTACTATTATTAAATGAATATAATTTTAGAATTTCATGAATAAAGAGCTGGTTTGATATATAGTCTTGTTGCCTGTGGATAGTTATATTATAATCAGACAGTAATAATGATGCTATAATCCAATCAGCATCCATGGAGTGTAATAATATATTTGTTTGATGTTTGATTGCATATTTTTTAATGAAACGTATAGATTTTATCTCACCTTCTCCTTTATTTTTCTCATTATTGAAATAAAACGAAAAATTTTTAATTTTAAGATTTGTTTGATGATTCGAATGAATCCATTTCCGCAAAAACCAATCTATATACTTGGACATAAAATTAAGAAATGATGTTCCAACGCTTAAAGAATTGATGTCGAATGTATCTACAGATGATCTTTTAATGACATTTTTTAAACGTCTAGCTCGTTGTGTTCTCATCTTCATTAGAGGTGCAACTCCATCCATAACGATTAGTATAGATGAATTTGACTTTAAATACCTTTCGTATTTGTGAACAATTTCTACAAGTTCGTTACAGGTATGTTCAAATATCTTTATATGTGTTATTTTTTCTTTTTGTTTTTCTAAATTATTAATAGCATTATAGAATAAACCATTTATTTCTATAATTAACATGTCATAGTTTTTTATAGGATGAAGTATATTTATAATACTTTTCGAAAAAACACGTTTAAACGTTTGATAAAAGTGTTTAATCCCCATTTAAAACCTAAATAAGAATTATTTATTATATACATCAAAAAAAAAAGTTGCATAAAAAAAAAAGTGAACATTTATATGTAGCTTTACATCGTCTATTTTGTATATCTATCTATACTCATTATATATCCACACTATCGTCTATTTTGTATAGCAATCATATATCGAAAAAAAACTGATTTCTTATACATACATATTACACTAAAAATAAAAACTATAAGCAAAAGTATGCCAAAAAAAACATTTAGGAAAAAATTTCAGCCAAAGAATCGAGTTCTTAAAGAATGGAAAGATGGATCAGAAATATATGCCATTGTCACTGCGGCCTTAGGTGATTGCCGTTTCATCGTTATGTGTGAAGATAAAGTAGAAAGACAAGTCTTATTGAAAGGAAGTTTCCGAAATCGGGTTCGAATAAATGTTGAAGATTCCGTAATTGTATCATTACGAGTAGAATTTGATCGTTTGTCAACCTTAACAGATGGGAAATTAGAGAGAGGTGACATCATCTGGAAGTATTATCCAAAAGAAGTCGGCATCCTTATTTCAAATGGGAAAATCAACTATCTTAAAAATGGTGTTCCTTCATCAGACAGACCACATACATTTGATGGTAATTTCGATAACGATCAAGTAGACAATGAGTTCGATGAACTTATTCATGGAGCAACTTCCAATACCGATGAAAAGAATAAGGATGAAACTCAAATTGAAATCGACACTGACTTAATCGACATTTAAAAAAAAAAATAATATTTAAATATGTTTTTCTAATAAATAACATGGAAAATTCTCAAAGTGTTTTAAATAAATTTGTTACAGAAGAAAACATAAAAGCACTGATATATAATAATAACACAAGGCCTAAAGTTTTACCATTGCTTCTATTGTTTACATCAATAATTTTTATATTGTCTACGTACTTGATACGCTTTCATTCAACAAATAAACTGTCTTATTCATCGTATTCTAGTGTAATGTTATCAACTGTAATGCTATTTACAGTTTGTATGTTTTATATTCCAATATTCATTTCATCAATTCATTCACCTTATTTTTACACATTTGGGTTTATTTTACAAATTATCAATATTATACTATACGAAGACTTTATGCAAATGCAGAACAAAGATAATAATGCCATTTTTATGTCTATTATATTATTTCAAATCATAGTATTTGGCTTAATACTTTATGAATATTATTATAGATAAACACCCGACGTTATCTCCCTGGCATGCCTTGGTACGAAAGGAAGAGGGAAAGCTTCTCCCCCGGGGATGTTTGCGATTCAAACATGCCTGCCTTGGTACGAAGGAAGAGGGAAGCTTCTCCCCCGGTGGGGGTTGAACTTCCTGCTCCGACTCATCAGGCACACTCACCAGTATATAATTTTTACATTTAATATTGTAAAAATTCTGCGACCCACTTAGTTTAAACGATTCATTCAAATTTAATCTAGAAATGTATCAATGGTTGTATTAAGGGCGCTAGTTGCGGCAGTAGCGGCGGAGAATACAACATTTTCTTTCGTACTATCGTTAAAGTTGGGAATTATTTTTTTCTTTATATTTGAAAACTTACTAGTTGTTTTTTTCGTCGGTTGTTTATTCTGCGTCGTTTGTGTCGGTTGTTTCTTTAGTAATTCTTGCATACTTTTTTTTTCGTTCTGAATATCACTATTAGTAATAACGTATTCGCGCTCATCAAGTTCTTTATTATACACAGCTGTTGCTTTATTTCGCATATCTTTTGCTTTGCTACGCAAAAATTGCTTCAACTCGTTTGTAGTTAGTTGCTGTAACATTTCTTCTTCTTCTTGTTGTTTTGTTTTGTTGTTGTTGTAATATTTTGTTTGTATTTCTTGAAAACTCATACCTTGTATTTGTGAAAGTCTCCAATCTCTCGTACTATTTTTCCATCTTCTATTTTTTTCTTTTTGTTCTTCATATTTTTGTCGTGCCTTTTGTCGCATTATCTTAGGTTCTACTCCCATTTTTTGTTCAACATATGCATTGTTCATATAGAAATCCCTGTTCTTACCAAAATTCTTTTCCAATCGTGTTTGCCGTTGCTGACTCGTTTCTCCATACATCTTCCTCTGCATTTCTCTAATACGTGCTTGCTCTATCTGAGGCAATATATCTTTTGATTTTCTTATTTGAGTAGTAGCCACTTCAGCACTGGTTTTACCAAATAATTCTTTCTCGATCGCTTCTATACGCTTATTATCATCTCCTTTTAATGTTTGTTTGTATTGTCGGGCAGCCTCGTCTAGCAGTTGACTCTCACTCAAATTTTTATTCGTTTTTTTAACAATGTCTTTTAGTTCAGATATACTTGCTCTAATTTGTTTTGCTTTTTTTAATTGTAATTCATTCAGTTTTGCTTTTTCCTTTAACGATTCTTTTAAATTCTTTGAATATTTAGATTCTATACCTATATCAACAATCGAAAATGTAGAGTAGACTGGTAAATGATTTGATCCCGTAAAGTCTCTTAATATATTGTACGATATATTACTTAATCCCTGAAAATGAATAACGTACCTATTTTGAAGTACAAGGTATCCAAGTTCTTTAAATATTTCATCGTTTCGTACAATGGAAGCTTCTTGTAATTTGTCATCCATGCCAAACTTCATTTGATTAATATCAGAAAAGCTTTGTACTAAGTGATTGTTTTTTTGTTTTTTGTTCACAATTTGGTGGATCATCCTATTTTTGTTTAAATCAGTATTAAAAAGATTATATATCAATGGTAACTCTTCTTTAGATGTTAAGTTGAATTTATAATAATAATCATTCTGATATGCGTAAAATTCATTAAAGAAATGGAATCGGCGGACATCTTTTTCTGCCATTTTTGCTAGATATTTTTTTATACTTTGTTCTTCATTCAAAATGTAATATACTTTATTGTGTATATATATATCTTGTAATTTGTATGTTAAGTCTGTTGTTTTATTTTTTTCTTGTTGTAATTTCTTTTTTTCTAACTCATCTACTAATACCAGAAATATACAATTTTTCTCACGTGAAGATAAATCAGACTTAACAACCTTATTATAATTTTTATAAGAAGTCATCAATAATATTTTGGTTTCTTTTCTAATTCTCTGACTCGAAACATAAAAATTCAAAGAGTTAAGAACAGTTGATAAGTTTACACGATGAGACTTCAACTTATCCTGTTGTTTTTTCTGTATTTGTGAAAAATATCTTTGAAAATATTGCTGAGTTTTATCATCGAAATCATTTCCATTTGTTAATATCCTATCCGTATATCCAGGTAAAATTAAATTGTTTCCATCATTTGTAATTAAATCAAACATACCTGTTCTTTTCGATCGCGGAAATGATGGTGCAAAATCGACTTTCTTTATATCATGCAAATATTTCGTATTAACATTCTTATCATCTAAGTAAATCGATAACAAGTCACCATATTGAAGCTTATTGAGTGTATTTTTATATTTACCAGGTATCTTTTGATTTAGCAACAATTCTAAACGATATGAATTATCTTCTTCAGAACGAGAATTATCACCGTTCCTTAATCTTTCATCTAAAAATGTTGAGATTTGGGTTGTGTTGACTAATTTAAATCCAAGTTGTTGCTGTGCATGTTCAAACATGTCTTGAGATGGTGATGCTTGAACGATATTTTTCTTAATACATGTGCTCTTATCTTCTGCGCTTTTACAAATATTTGAGTAATTTATTAAGGATCTACTATTAAAATTTCCAACTGCTAAACAAACGAAATCGTCTGAAATGAACGGATTCACGAAATTTGATAAAAACATACCATACTGTCTATCTTTTGATATCAAACGAGTCTTACTTGTAGGAAAAGGAGCATTGACATTTAAGATTCTAAAACTCATTGATCTATCTGTACGAGAAATATCTACATACATCGAACCTTTTTTTCCATAATACACACCCTTGTAATATCCTAAAGTAGTACAGCGTTTTCCACTTTTTGTAACTTTATATTTCTCGTATTGTTTTACTGAACATAATACCACAATACTCATCGTTTTATTGGTACCATTACATGCATTCCCCACGTACAATATTGTTCTGTTCCATTTCTGAAATGTATTCTGTTCTAATGTCAATGCTCTATTTTTAATCTTCTGAAAGCAATAGATTAATAAGTCATAATTTTTGTTTTCTTGTATTGTAACTAATGTTCTCCTAATAAAGTCAATCACTTTGGGGGTATCTCCTTTAATATCATATGAATAAACCATAACTGGAATATCATTATATCCTAAGTTCTTACGGAGTATATCTTTTCGTATAGTATTCAATTCGTTGATAACTTTATTTGTAAATTCTGTAATTATTTTCCTTTTTTGTTGAGGAGATTTATTATTCTGACGTTGAATTTCTTCATTTATAATGTCTAAATTTGAATCTAATTTGCTCATAACTCTATCAATCTTACGTGTATCCTCCCACTCCAGAATACTTCCTATTTCATGTAGTAATGTAGCTAGAATATATCGTTCGTTCAATTCATTGTTATAAAGGTTTCTGAATAACATTTTGATATTTTTTGAAATTTTATAACCCCATTGGTCAATAAACGAATCAGGTCCATTCATAATTATTTCTCCTACACTAATATTTGACCCGTCTTCAGATCTACCTATTGTCGTTTTTGATCCACTATATTCCATTTTGGTTAATTTTATTCTTTTATAAATATAATACAAAAAAAGTTATTGTCTTTTTTTTTTAATCTTAAATCCCCATTCTGTTAGCTGTTAACACTTCAGAATGTTATATGCACAATGAGAGACACAACTGACTTCTGTCAAATAGTAACCAGATATGGTAGTAACAAATGGCCTAAAAGAACTTGCCGAGAAACTAAACGTGCCTTTCGATGACACCAGCTTACATGATTCGTTGTATGACTGTGAGATATTACAACAATGTTTCTTTAACCTAATCAAGAAGCATAAATCAGTCTTCAATATAGAAACAATTATGTTGATAGTAATAAACAAAATGTTAAAGAAAGTCAAACAAAAGATCACGGGCCTAATAATTCAATTGATAATTTAGATAGAAATTTGAATAAATTAATCCGTATTTTGCAACAACCGATTTGTGAATTGTTTAACAATCTTCATGAACATAAATTTGTTGTGTATTCATGGGAAGGATTAATTACCGGATATATTGTAAGATCTGATGATTACAACAAATATGATTACTGGCACATCGACAACTGGATTGATGGATCCTCTTCTTGCTTAGAATTACCATATTTATATTGTTCTGGAGAAGACTTTTATGGTTGTGGCACTGTTGAGATTCTTCAAACATTACTAGAAAAATCATTAACTATTTAAATTATATAAACTAAAATTCAATTAAAACTTTATTCTTACTTGATGAATTATTTTGTTTCTTTTGTATTCTTCTTTCAGACGATCATTGTCTGTGCGTTTGTATACGCACCATATCGTATATTTACTTTAAAATATTATCTCTAATCTCTTTTAAATAGATAGGAACTGTAGACCAAAATTCAAGAGGGTCTTGAATGTACGAATTATAACCATGAGATAATTCTACATAGTTTGTTTGATCTATTTTGACATTTTGATGCACTGATAAAACTAATTCATAATCATTTTTTTCATGATAATTATGAAATCTTTCGGCAAACCTTTTCTTTTCTATGTCATTTAAATTCAAAAATCCGTTTTTGTATCTATAGAATAATTCATTATGCATTCTTCTAGATAAATCATAATCAATACCATTGGAATGAATCCAAAAATGAAGGCATGCTTGACGATCAATTCTGTTATACATAAAACCTCTTTTGATTTCATGCTCTATACCGTACCGGGATAGTAACTCATGTAAGACTAATGAGCTTACAAGACATGAGTCAACCATACCATATTTCACAAATTCATCTACGCACCGTTTAATGAAGACATCAATATTTGTTCGTGTAGTTTCAACTAAAGCACATAATTCAGATTTTTCTATGATGTTATGATAAGAAATGCTATTGCGTCTTAATTCAGCTTTCAATTCTTTTACAGACATTTCTGACACATTTTTAATGGAGTAATTCATTATTGAAACTACTTTTTATTTTTAAGTTATGTTTAATAGATGTTTAAGTTTAAATATTTAAATACTATATGTAGCAGAGTTTGATATCGGTAACAAGAGTCACCCCGTCCGTGTCTGATCATTCATGCATGCCTGCACTCTTATTCTTCCCACATCAATTTTTTACTTGCTTCGTTTTCTTCCATGAGGTCGATCCTTGTGCACGCATTCCATGAGGTCGATCCTTGTGTAGAACAGAAGCTTCATTTTTATTTCCTCCACAATATTCAACACCTTCTGATTCAATTTCAGGCGTGGACAACCATAAAGAAGGATCGACATCATGGAATCGGGGGCATGGACAACCATAAAGAAGGATCGACCTCGAAGAGAATCGGGGCGTGCACAGGGCATGATGAAGGATCGGGGTGTCAAAACGGGTCGAAAAATTTCTAATAAAATAAAAAATTATAATATATTTGACGATATAGACAAGTGTTTTTGTGGAAAAGAGAAATTAGTTTTTAGGATCAAAATGTATTAAACGGTTTACTAAACATATGGACTTAACGGAAAGTTATTTCATAGATGATCGTTCAGAGTCCGATTTAACTGTGAATTCTAATGATTCTGATGATAGTTCGGATGATTCTGATACTGATAATAGTTCGGATGATTGTGATGAAATCAACAAGTATACTAATTCTCAAGATGATAGTCTATTTGATACAGAACCTGAATAGTAACATTTAGAATCAAAGTTTTCATGAGTGGTATAAGAAAATTTTGGTTATTTAAAGAAATATAATTGTTAATGGGCAAAAGTAAAAAAAAAAAAAAGAACATGAATCTTGTTTTATATTCCAAAAACTCTAAAGAATATCAAAAGTTGATAAATCCTTGGGAACAAAAAAACTACAACGTATTATTGAGTGGTAACAAAACCAAAGATGACAAAGTCATACGTGTCAATATGGACAGAAACAAAATTGAGAACACGTTTTACACAGCATTACTATATGGTATCAACTTAAATGGTATGTTGGACAATAAAAAGAAAATATATATAGAAAGAACAATGCAAGAGTATCTAGAAAAAGCGCAGACATATACGTCATACTTTGATACCAAAATCGTATCAAATCAATTTCTAGATTTATTTGAAAAATATATGAAGGAACAAAACAATGAAATAGAAACTCTTCCGATCTTACAATTAATTTATAATCTTTTCAAAGATGAAGAAATACACGAATATTTTGAAGGTACGTTTGCAGATGAAAACGAACATTATAATTTGTTTGAAAATGAAGAAGAGTTAAAAGAAATTCTACTTGAAATATTTTCAGAACTGAAACAAACCCATATATTAAAAATAGATAAGCTTAGAAGTTACACAAATGAAACAAAGGAAAGCTATAAGACATTAATGGATACATCGTTTAATGATTTTTTAGAGTATTTCATCAAAAACGTTGAGAGAAAACCAAAAACTTTTAATTTATCAAATTTAGAAGACAATTTAGAATTATATTATACTTTAATGGAAAAAGACGAAACATTACCAAATGTAGTTATCGTTAACTCCGACACTCTTCGTTTAGTACAATGTCAATCATTTGAAAAACATATTGATCCAAATCGTAAATGCACAGTTCTATTTTACTTTCCAGAGTCCAATGAATTTGAGAGATTAGTCTATGAGAGTTATTTCTTACCACCTTTTTCATTTGTTGAAAACAAAGATTATATTCTGAAAAAAAAAAAGCAAGAAGCATTTTACCGATTGTATCAATTTCCGTATGAACATTGTTTAATTCAAGATCTGGTGAGTAAGAAGGTATAATTCATTTGTAATTTTTTCATGACCATTTTGAAGATTCATATAGATTTCTTGTAGTTTTAATAATAAATCTTTATTTTTCTCATTCCAGTGAAACTCTTTAAAATTCTGATTTAAGTAGTAGCAAACTTCCCAAAGATCATAGTTTTCTTCTAATAACTTTAATAGAATAGTACTGTGAAGAGTATTCTGATTATTACAAAATTCCTTAATATTCCTATTAAACTGATGTAATTCGATATTACCAACCATTAGTATTTGTCTTATTTTTATTTGTCTATTAATAATATATATATGTATATTATTAATTTAGAAATAGATATTGTTTAACAAGTCAAGAATTCTTCAATACAATTTCGATTACTTGTGATAAACGTAGAGAATAGATCAAAATCCGACTGCATAATTTCTTCCTGAATGCCAGAAACAATACACTTCCCGCTGTTGAATACAAGAAACGTGTTGTGTTTTGGTTTATTTTCTTTTCCAAATTTTTTTCTTTTTTCATATTGAAGAGTCCATTCTTTATTATATTGGTTATAGACAAAAATTGGTATATCGATCTTATTGTGATAATTCTCAATATTAATCTCTTTCTTTACATTAACTCCTGTATATCCAAACGATGTTTCATATAAGTTAATGAAATCAGATTGGTTATTGAGTAATGTATTAAGTTTTTCTTTATCAATTTTGAAATTTGTATTCCATATGTAGTTCGTCATAATGGTCAGAAACTTTACACGTACAAGATATCCGTCACCTAGAGGAGAGAACAAAAAAATATCTTTTTCAGGTAGACTTAATATCAGTTCCACAAGATATTTTACCACTTGATAGCATTCGTTCTTATCTTTGGCTCCTGTAACGTGGAACCGTCCAAGCCTACCGGCCTTGAGCGTTAAAATTCGGCTTGTATCAGACTCTATTAGTATGTTAAGAGAGTTTCGGAAAGATTTTAAGGTTGTGTTCTTGTTCGAGCTCGCCTTCGTGTTCTCAGTCGACCTCAGCGTTTTCGAGCTTGTTTTTTTTTTCTTTGTCTTTTTTTTAGCCATATCACCTTTACTGTTTTCTTTATCATACATATAACAGACATGTGTCTTCCCGTAATTTTCTAAATGATGATATACAGGTAATACATTGAATAATTTGTTTATATTTATATTACAATTTAGTTCAGCTATTATTGTTCTAGTACTAAATGTTAAGTCTTTTTTGATATCAACTTTTTTTGTTGTCATTTTGTTGCTTTTTAATTATACATATACTTTCATTAACGTTCTTCATTTTTTATTCTCATCTGTTCGATCTCTTCATAGTATGATAATTCATCTTTCTTAAATCCTTTATCATGTAGAAAATTTAGGTATTCTTCAGCAATATAGTATTTTAAATCATTGATCGACGAACCATCCTTACTTAACAATACTTCCTTTCGACGCTCGCTTGAATTTGATTGTACAAGTTTTACAGTAAACAGACCCGTGTCTTTGTCTTTCTCATGCTGAAAGGAAATTTGTCCCCATATAAATGGACAAGATCCTTTGTTTAGATTCGAGTTGAATTTATCAAACGTCTCTTTTAGTCTTGTGATTGAATCGTACAATTCTGAATACTTTAAAGATATTCGTTGATTATCCAGAAGATCCTCTAGTAATTTAGCGATAAAGTACACCCCTGAATACCCTCTTATCTTATGGTCAATTATTTCCTCAGTTAATCCACAAAATGCTTCTAAACAGTCTTCAAGTAATGAAGACTCATGCTTTCTTACAATTTCTTTATCGCATGATATGAACTCCATAAACGCCAACGATTTTGCCCACAAAGAGTAAGATTGTTTGGAGACAAGGTTTATCTTTAATCGAGACAGCACCTTGACGCCATTTGAATTGGAAAGATACGGGAAACGATCCTTTAAATACCAAAGTATAAGTTTATTCATTGTTTGGTCGCCAAGAAGCTCGTAGAATTCATAGTTGGACTCTTTATCAGCAGATTTGTGCGTGAACACCGAGCAGTACTTCTCAAACAGTTCTGAATCTTCGAGTATGTCTTTTATTAGCTCTAATGGTAAGCAACACTTGATTAATAATGAAGAAATAAAATTTCGAAATTTAGTTTCTCTGTCACCATAGGTAATTTCTATAATATATTCTGTCGTCATGCCTGGTGCACCTGTCATTCCTGATACACTACTTGTTGACTCTTCCATTTCTCTTTCGTTGGTTGTCATACTAATTTACTCATTTAAATTATTTTGCATTGACAACAAACATCAATTTTTTTTTTATTCACTTGTCAACAATAAGGGCATTGACTGATGAGTATTGTCGAAAAAATTCATATGTTTCATATACCAACTGATGTAATTGATAAATTTATCACACTGTAGTCCAAGTGAAAGGTAATACATCATCAAGATAGCATCCATAATGGTAAATATATGTTTTCGAGATACTAAAATCTTCTTAAACATTCGCATGAGCTTGAAGTTTTCTTTTAATTGCAATAGACAGATAATAAAAATAAAATCTTGTTTAATTTCAGACATTTATATTTTTAAGATATACACTCATTTAATTTAAACGTTTTTTTTATTTTACCTCAACGGGTTTTAACCTTTTCCCTGCTGATATTTCACTTAAGAAACTTAAACCCCCACCACCTCCGGAGTTGACCTGGTTATCAACGGGCTTTTTCCTTTTGTTAATACTAGCTAAAAAACCCCCACTACCCCCACCACCGGTTTTGCCTTGGTTAGTTTGTTTTCCACCACCGGTTTTGCCATCCTGTAATTTTCTAAATTTTGCCATCAATTCATAAGAGCCATCCTGTAATTTTCTAAATGTTGCCTGTGCTTTAATCATAGCTATGACCTGATCAGTTGTATACCCATCTACTGGACTCATTGTTAACTTACTACGAAGAAGATCTTCATTTTTCGTCATTTTATATAGCTTAGCTAAAGGTTCAAATACAGGATGTTTACTTATTGGAATGATTCCGTCTTGAGAATTAGTCGAAGTCGACTGTGTCTGGTTCATTCTCGCGATGTTTTGTTTTTCCCTTTTTATTATTTGTTGAACAATTTGTTGCCCCTTACGTAACAATTGAGCATCCGATGGAGCTCCAACTTTTGCAAGTGCTTTTGTCTTTTTAATAGCCAAATTTGTTAATAGATTTAAAATAGAAATCGATTTATCAAGTCCTTTTTCATCAGCTATATTATTGATATAATTTGTTAAAAATTCTTTTTTCGATGAAGGTTTTAGAGTAATACCCTTTTCACTTTGTTCAAAAACTTGATTTTTTAATAGACTTTGTGATAACATCTTTTCAACAAATCGTGGAGTCAACTCTAATTTTTTACGTTGTGCTTTGTTTTGTATCTTTTGAATTAGTCCTGAATTGACATTTTGTATAATAATTGGTTGTACACTTTTGATTTTCATCAAATCTAGTATTGCATTTTTGTTTTGAAAAACATTATTAAAAATTTTATTATAATGATCTGCAAGTACCTGCTTCTTCTGTTTTTGAGTGTTACTTTGAATATATTCTCTTATATAATCAGATGGTATAGCAATGTCTGGAATCTTAAGTTTAGTTGGATCAATATATGGCTCTATATACTGTTTTAAAAACTCGATTTCTTTCATATTAGTTTCTATTTTTTTCAATTGTTCAATATTGTTAATTCTTTGTAATTGCTGTTTGCTTATTACGTTATTGTATAGTAAATTATCTTTATATAATTTTAATATCTGTTGATTATTTGCAGGCTCAACTGGCTTATTGACCTTAGCTTTTGATTGTATAGCAAACCCTATGAATCCTTTTTCGAAAGGATCAATCAGTTCTTTTTGAATCTCTTTTTCTATTCCTCTTTGTATCACTTGTTTGTAATTGCTAGGTCTTTTAGTTTTGTCTGAATTTAATTCATATTCTATAAGCATTAATTTACTTTTTAGGGATTTAAACGAGTCTTCATCGAGGTCTTGATTGACATCATACTTAATTTTCTCTCTTAGATTTCGTCTTTCCATTTCTAAAACTATGTTTCTTATATCTTCTTGTTTATTCGAAATAGATTGATTACCATATAATGATAAACATATATTTATCAATGACTCTTTCAAAAACCTTTCTATATTTATTTCATTATATATTTTAGGATAATTTTTTCTAAGTAAACACAACTGTACCATTAAAATCACTTTTGCGTCAGGTTTTACAAATATTCCATCACATACGATGTTATTATTGTTAACAAAAGATGCAACTATTTCGTTTTTATTACTTACTTGCTTATTTTCTGAATTGATAGTAATTCCTGATCTTATATATTTCGTTACTTTTTTTGGTAAGTCCTCTGATGTTTTATCTAATTTGGCAATATCTTTTAATTCTACTACATATCTAAATCTTTCTTGAATAACATTTTCATTAGGTATAGAATCTAAACCATTGATGTGATTATTAACATACTCTTCAATATGTTGTAGTTTTAATAAGTCGTCTTTATTTGCAGCAGACTCTGAAAAATTTCCATTCTTCAAATAATTAATCAAAATAGAATATAAATAAAACTTCGTTAAATAGTTCTTATACAATTTTTCTTTTTCCTCATATTGAAAAATTTCGTTTTTGTAAAGTTCTTGTAAACCTGTAATAATTTCTTTTCGTCCAAATTTATCTTCAATAAATCCACTATTCGTATTTTTTTCTATTTTTTCTAAAAAGTCGATAGCCTTTCTTGTTTGAACATGCTCGTTGTACCTTTTAGATTTCTTTTCGGACGAACGTTTTAATTTTTCCCACTGTTTTAATTTTTCAAGAACCTGATCACCACTTTGTTTACCACCTTGTATTGGTTTTATAGACTTAATATCTGAACGTAACGATTCAATTGTCTTCTTTAATATTTGCTGATTCCTTTTTAATTGTTGCACCTTAGATTCAGAAGAATTCTTGGCAAGATCCTCTTGTAGTTCCTTGATTCTTTCACGCAGTTGTTTTTGTGTTTGTACTTGTCTTGGTGTTCGTTGATTCTGTTTAAACGGGTTCTTTGCAACTTGTAACATATTTGCCAATTTTTGTTGTGTTTGTTTCCGATTTAGTTGTGTTTGTAAGTGATTTATTCTTTGCATCAAGTCTTTTTGTCTATTAGTGTTAGAATTCTTAATATTTTGAAGTTGACTATTGTTAGTAATCGTAATATGTTTCTTCTGTTTTTGGAGAGCCTCGATTTTCAGTTGAAGAGCAAGGGTTTTTTCGACTAACTTTTTATATTGTTCTATTTGTTTATTTATTGTATCAATCTTTTGTGGCTTGTCTTGTTGTAAAAATTTATTGTATTGTATTTGAATAGATCTGTTATTATCAGCAAACGTTTTAAGTTTGGCATTAGTTGGTCCATATCTCTTAATCTGTGGATATTTCTTAATCTGTTGTTGTGTTGTGATTTTTGTTAGATCGCTATTTTTTGTTCGCGTCATTGTAAGATATATTCCACATAAAACTATTATAATGACTATGACACTAGCAAAAACCGAAGTATTTGTGTTAGTAGCATTTGTAGTTCTACTTGTAGTTCTACTTGTAGTTCTACTTGTATACTGATCTTCATCGTCTATGTACTCAATCTTATTATTTAGTATCAAACTAATAATTGATGCTAATAAAATTGCTGACATCACAGATAAAACAATTGTGTTGGTATTTTTCATTTTTTTAAATATCCTTACTTTAATAGGATGAAAGAAAAAAAATAGAAGTAAAAAAATCAATCATCAACGCATCCCCAGAGAGACGCCAGCAGCTACTCTCTCCTGTATGTTCCTAGCACTTTGGTCTGGAATGGGGACCACCTCTTCCATTTTCCAAGCTTCTCGAGAAATTTTACATCATTTTTTGTCTTTTTTTTTACTGGCCTCCTCTATTTTCATCAGGCGAAAATGTCGAATTAGTTCTCTTTCCATCTTTTGCGAGATTTCATTCAATTGAAATTGAATGTTACTTAGTTGATCTCTTTTAACTTGATTCCGTTTTTTACTAGGCAAAAACCTTCGAGCTAGATCTGTATCAACGACTTGTTGTTCCTTGCTTTTATTCGAAGTTGTTTTCTTTTTTGGTCTCTTATCTTGTTGTTGTTTCTCTGACTGTCCTTGCTCTTGCATTTTATCGCTAGAAGATTGATGTCTTGGTCTTTTTTTATTATTTTTTTCCATTTCGTTTTTTTATTATACAATACAATAAAAAAATACAAATAATTTAGATTTGGCTTTGCTATTGTTGTTTTTTAAAAGTTTTTCGCAAATTTTGTCGTATTCTCTGATGTTTTACCTTTTCAGCCTTCAAAATAAAGTAGTAGAACAACATTCCGCCAATAACTATCACCATAATAAGATAAATCATTATGCGATTGTTCTTTGGCATTTCTGCATTCTGTATCATCTCCTTTACTTCATCCCTTTGTTTTTGAGACAACCCACTTCTTTTTAGACCATTATTTTGCAATGCAACAAGAACTAGAACAAAAATGGTCAAGAAAACCAAATACATGAGATAATTTTCTCTCAAGTGCTTTTTTATAGTACTTCTCATTTATTTATCGATATTTATTTATCACTCCTAAAAAAAAAATATATATATTTCGAAAATCTAGTGTTCTAACGTTCACTAACTTCTAAAAATAGTGTAATATTTAAAGCTTCATTTGAATTGAATGGTAATGTATACTCATCTTCTTCGAATTCCAATATTTCACCATTTGGTGATAGTATTTTAAAGCTTAAAAATTGTAAATAATTATATGAAGGGAAGTCTATAGGTGATTGTATTGAATCTGAATAAATCGTAATAAATCCGTCTTGATTCATAGAACTGCAACAGTTAATTCCATCCATGGGAATAAAAAATTGGCACTTATTTTTGATATGTGGAGAATTTGATTGTATAGTTTTCTCATTAGAAGTTGACGTATTGTTTGTTTCCACTTCTATCAATACATAGGGCAAATCAATTACATTACATCCAAAGTTTTTGAGACGTTTATTTGGTAAGACTAAATTACGGAGAGATATACAATTCTTTGTACTAGAAGTAGATGAATATTCTTTACAGTCAAGCGTACAGACACTATCATCCGTATATTCTAATATCAAGAAATTATCTATACCATTAAGAAATGGATGTAATGGATCATTGCTAGTTTGACTAGAAAGAAGTGTTTGTAGTAAATCCAAACGATCTTGTGTATTAGTTTTGAAGGTTTGAGTTTGAATATAGTAATAGTTGTTGTTTTCATCTGCGTCGTTTATCAACTCTCCTGACTTCAAAATAACAGCAACTCCATTTTGAGCTTGATGGTCAAGTAGCGTTTGTGGCTTATTACCATCGTACTGATTTAACAATGCATTATTAGGATGAATTTCAAATATGTTGTCTCCATTTGTATTGGTACTTGTGGCGTATTGATTAGACAATACAATCGGATAAAAGAAATGGTTTTCCAATTTAGTATAGTTCTTATTAAGAGAGACTTGAAAGGTTAAGTTCAATGATTTCAACGAACAAATAGCTGTATCATCATTGTCAATGTCTTGAAGGTCTTTCACAATACTGTAAGCAACACCCGTTTGCAACTCTTGACTACCTAATGAAACCAATTGTAAATTGTCATCAAGCTTAAAGAATTCACCAGTTGAACGCATATTAATAATTTTGTATTTGTGAAAATATCCATCTGATTCATTACTATTTGTATCTGATGAAGATGAATATAGCATTACAATATCATTGTTCTGATAATTACGACCATTCTTTGTAATCATAGAGGCCCCAAATTGGAACGAATAATATTTTGCGTTCACCTGTTCTATTAATTTTCCATAATTCGTGGGAGCACGATCTGAATACATAAGCATATATTGTTGGTTCGTATTGTTATTTTGTGGATTCGAAGTCGAATCAGAGAATACAACCTCTTGTCCATTACTTGATATATTTACTTCAGAAATTATATTTTCGGAAATATTATATAAGAATTTGTTTTTGTTTTGATAATAAAAGTTGTTATTAGACAAGAAACTTCCATTGCAGATAATTTGTTCAGTCGTAGATGTCGTTACTGTTATCTTACAAGAAAGTTCTGTCGTAGTATTGTTGGTAGACATTAATGGAAATGGTATATCAACAATGATACTGTTATCAATAGGATTATATGATTTAATTTTACGGTTAAAAATTGAGTCTGCTATCTCGACTTCAATGTTTAGATTTTGTAATACATTTTTTTCTTGTTCTAATGTGTGGGTAAGATTTACTATTGGATGTATTTGTCTGTTAAATAGAGTCGTTATATTTTCGTTTAATGTAATTTTTTCACCATCCATACTGGTTATCGATGTTAAAAACGCTGTACTATTGTTATCAAATGTTGAAAAACAAAAGTTATACACAGGTAGTTGTTCAGTTACAGGATTATCTGCTTGAAATATTGTTTCTCTCGAAGTCGAAAAACGTCTATTATCTCTTATATTAATTTTGAACTCGGATGGGTTTGGATATAATATTCTATCTCTATTTTTCGAGCTAATTAATAAATATGAGTTATTTGCCATCATAAAAACTATATTTTTTTATTTATGTAATTCTTTTTTTTTTTTTATATCCATTTTCTTCTTATTACATCGTTTTCTTACAAATACCGTATTGTCTGTATGACAATGTAATTCACAGTACAGTCTTTTGTTTTTATTTGACTTTAGTGCATACAATGCTTCATTTTTACAGCGAGTGTTCGTGGTCTTGTCGATAAAGTGGCAATTTTTCACGTTCACATTTATCATACCATTCAGTCGATGAGTTCTACACGTCAGTACAGTTCCTTGTCCTGGATATCCCCATGTGGCTTTCTTATCACACTTGTTATTACAAAATTCATGACAGAACGCACCATGTAATCCCTTCATCCCAGGTTCAAAACATTTCATACAATATAATTTGTTCTTGGTTTTCAAGTAAAACATTTTTGTTCTATTGTTCAAAGAGTTACATTTGTCACAAAGTACGTTTGTAGAACTGGATACGCTGCTCAAATTAGTCGTACTAGTATTATCAGTATTACTAGTATTATCAGTATTACTAGTAGCACTGCTAAGAGCACCGCAAGTAGCAGTGCTAGTAGTTGTATTAACAGTACTACTATCAAAACTGCTACTAGTTGTATCACTACTAGTTGTATCACTACTAGTTATAGGACTACTAGTAGTATCTTTCACTTGTAATGGTACCACTTGATGTTTCATATAGTAGGACGCGTCTCTATATTGACGTTGGATGTCTGATTCTTGTGAAGTCATAACATTATGTTGTTGCAATGGTCGTCTATCAACAAGAAAATTCACATATGGATTCACATGATGAATGTAATTAACAAAAGGACGCATTATTGGACGTTGTTGTAATGGTGGACCAACAACATTCATAGATGGATTCACTTGATACCTAATACTATTCATATTATGATGGTGTTGATTAACAACAGGAATAATCATTTGACGTTGTTGTGGGGGTGGATACATCATTTGACGTTGTTGTAGATCTGGTGGATACATCATAGGATAATTAATCATTTGTCCCCCTTGTTGTGATTCTTTTACATTATTTGGAATCGGATTAGACATATATACTGTGTACTTTTGTTCAGATGGAGTCCACATTTTACGATTTGTATCTAATTGTATATCTATATATGTATAATATATAAGTATAATTATATAACATTTTCATTTATTTATAGTGCATTTATCATTATATATCGATTGCCTGAAACAAAAAACCCCCGAACATAACAAAAAAAAAAGATTTGTTCCGAAACCATACAAAAGATATTTTTTTTTATCAGGTCCGTCCACAATCTCTCTTAAGAATCTACTATTAGTTGTCACGTGTTCTGATTGCTCACAATTTTATCGCTGAAAATCCTAAAAAAATCCTAAGTTCCTTCTCAACCCTCCATTATTTCTACTAATAATAGAATGGGGTTCTTGGTTAACATTGGTTGTTGCAACGCCCTGAGGGGTGGGCGCAAACGAGCCTCCTCGATCTAAAGAGGGAAGCATTAATTTTTTTTGACTACTATTGGCATTCGAAATATATTCCCGCCCACCTTGCTTCGTCTTCACGGATTTTATATCTTTTTTTTGAAAAACCATATCTTCTTCTGAACGCAAATTATGATTCAAGTTTTTCACTAATTCCATATTGTTCTTCGTATAGTATTGCTTATCTGTAGTTTTTTCGATCTTTGTTACTCTATCAGAAACATGATCATCTACTTTAATCATCCTGTTTTCGCTTGTTTCTTTCAAATATGTTCGATTCGGTGGTAATGAAACAGATACGTTCTTGTCTGTAATCCGTACTCGGTTATGATCGACTTGCGTCTTAGGATCTTGATCGATATTTTTAGATTTACGTGTATGAATCGTTCGTAATATATTGTTGTTTGTTATCTTTCCTTCTTCTAACATGATTTCATCAAAAAGTTTCTGTAACGCTTGTGATTTGGTAGTTGGGAGATCGATTGAAATCTTGTCGTCATTCAGAAGACGCTCTATATCAACATTATTTTTTAATTCGTCTAAGTTGTACGATTTACCAGTTGTATAATCGATCATTGAAACGTTTTCATTTAATTTACCTGTTTTACTGTCGATCAGTTCTCTCTCTTCATATTCATAATTCCTTTTATTACTCAGTAAATTATATAATAGCATATTGTATGTAATACCAGAATTTACTAATTCCGGATGTTGTTTGAGATAGTTCTGGAACGACTTTTTGTTGCTTAACATATTAAACAAGACTTTATTATCATTTAATTTAGGATTATTCAGATCAATTAGTGATTTATGATCACCTATACTTTCATTAGATTTTACAGAATGTTTTTCTAAATTGATATTATCGTTTGTTAATACTTTATTCTTATCTAAAACATTTGAATTCTCAAACGTTAGATTTGTAGCCGCTTTCGCTGTATGAATTTCTCGATTTCCTATTGCAGTTCTTGATAATGGTAGTGTATCTTTTGGAGTCTCAACTTCATAACGATACGTATCATGCGTATTCTTAAGATACGCTTGTTTTCCACCTGTACCATTATTATATGACACAGGCACCATTAGATTTTTACCTCTTGTATATTTTGAAATGCTCTCATTTAATCGAGACTTATCTTCCTCAAAATTTCGATATTCAACTGGATCAACTTTGGCTTTTCTTCTTGTATAGATTGACTTTGGTGGATCTTTAACTATGTTGTGGGAATTAAACCAACTTTCATTAGTAGGAAGCGTTGCTTTTGATTTATTCAATTGTATGTTTGAGAATGCATTGACCATAATTATTTTGTTATTATTTTCTTTATTGACCTATTTTTTTTTTATACCAAAAAAAAAATTATCTTTTACCTGTATGGAATATTTATTTAGAAATGGTAAGAACTGTATCACCATCACTGTTAACACTAATCGTAGCTCTATTATTGTTTGTATTCATTATGTTTTTTATTGGATATCTTAAAGCTTCCAGTATATAGAATTGAAGTAAAAGCCACACAACATTTCCATTCATTAGAGACGTAAATCTCTTAATAATTTTTGGATCTTTTTTGTAAAGAGAAATAATAAGTAATACGACCAACGCAACTAAATACATACAGAATAAAATTAATGTTGGAGTAAACACCTTACCAGCAAGTTCATTATAAAAGTTTTTCAAAAAATCCGCATTTCTCATGCTTTTAGATGGAAGGACAAAATCTTCTATGTTACCTCTTGTTTGTTTAAATGTTGCTATATCATATAAACCTAAAATAGATATATACCAAAAAGTACCCGTACCCTTAAAACTATAACCAAGTGACTTATAGTACTTTATCGACTTATTAACCAACTCTATAAATGCATACAGTATTGGAATAGCCAAAAGCCCTGCAACTACTCTCAATGTATTTATATATACAATGCGTTTAGTTACATTTGTACATTTATCTTTTAAAATAGGTTCATATGTATTCGCAGAACGACGGAAAAAGTCAGCTATAATAAAACATGTAAACATTGTCATTAAATACTTACCGGTTGATGTTAAATGCGATATTTGTTTGTTTAAGTTTTCATAAGTATCATATTCATTGCTACCAGATTTGTAAGCTTCTTCACGTTGATATGTCTCTACAAATTTATTCATAGCAAATTTATTCATCCCTAATGCTAATGTATTGTAAGAATACCACAACACTAAAATAACAAAGATTACAAACATTAACACGTCTGCAAGGAAATTTACACGATTCAAATTTATAACTTGCTCTAATTCTATATATGTAATTGGGTCTTTTTTACATTTACTTAGTTTATCAAGATTGTTTACCATTTTATGTGATTTTTTTGTCAATTTATATTATAATTTAAAAAAAAAAAATAGTCTTTTTTTTTTTGCGAATATAAAAAAATATATTTTATGAATGATAAATCAACATTGAATAAATTTTTAAAATGCTAATACACCTCGACTCTTCTTTTGCTCAATTCAACGGAAGCCTTAAGAATGAAACTCTTCAGATTCCCATCAACAGTAGAAATTCACAATCATTGCAAGACGAATATACCACATCCACACCAATTTTAATGTCATTTACATGGATCTCAAACTCTAGTGATGTTTCGATTATACCTATCGATAGCAACCAATGTATTATCACAAATGTTCTAAACCCTAACATAATAGATGTTTATAATTACTTTTATGGACTCCCCATTATATTCCAGGGAAATTATTCCACAATTATACAGTTTGACAATAGGACAAATGTTATTACATGTCAGGATAATATATTCTCGAGCTATTATTTCGAGAATATAGGTACAAATGACAGCAATCTTGATGAATTCATTGTTTCATGTGAAATTTTGAATCCGTCTTTTTCAAAGAATGAAGGGGAATTTTTTTTATTAGGAACTGATTATCAAACCATATCGTCTGATATGATAGTCGAAAATGTAACGAAACGGTGGACATCCACGATCCAATCGGTAAACCCTACGTACGTTATTTTAGGAGACAAATCCTTAACGTATGATGTAACAGATAGGTTTCTTGTATACCGACAAGATTCGAACTATAAAAATAGTGTCATTCCTAGTAGTCCCAGTCCCAGTGGTAGTCGTACTCTTCGTAGTTTACAGTATACAACTGGTGAAGTTGTAAGCTTAGTCGTGGATAATAATAGAACACTGTATGGATTTGAAGTAAATCAAGTTTCTAGTTTTACAGAAACATCTCATTACTTGTCTTTATTACCGACAATACAGAATGGGGATCCGTCCTTAGATTTTTTCATAGTAAAAGTTGATCGAGATGGGTCAATTATTTATGTTACTGATGATTTGACTACACTTAGTATTAATCTTCAAGACTATACACCAGTGGTTACAAAATATGAATCGATTCGATGCAATCTTGATTTAAATTTAAATATGTTACACTCTTACACATCATTAAGATTAAAACTCAAAAGTCTAATGCTACCATTAAATCTTTTTTCAGAATCAATCATAAATAAAAACACACCAGTCTTTTGTCCATATATTTTTCTCAAAATAAATGATATAAAGAACAAAGATTTTGCGTTCAATTCAACGAGTGAATCATACTCAATGGTCGCGTTTCCTTGTAAAGAGAATGACTCACAACAGTATATTACGTATACTAGTGACCAAGAATTGATTATTCAGGGAACACAAGACTTGAGAGATAAATTCAATGTCAGTCTTTACAATACAAATCATGAAAAGATTAGTTTATTGCTGAAAGAAAGTCAAATTGCTGGTACGAGATGGATTCGCTTTTACGACCCAACCAAATCTGTTACATTTATATTTGAGTTACTAGTATAAAAAAATTAAAAAAAAAAAAAAAAAAAACAAAATTCTAAATATAAAAAAAACAAAAATGACTCAACAACCGTTTCAAAGATTACAAAGGGAAATTGAACCTATCACACAACAAAGTGCGAACACCATGTCTATCAACGATCTTAAAAGTAAAATAGACCAATTAGACACAATGAAAGATAGAATAGCAATGAAACTGATGAGCGGAGAGTTAAACAACGATTTAGATTTAAAAAGAAAACTTAGAAAACTTAATACAAATGCTTTGAAAAAAACAAATATTTTAAGAATGGTTTTAATGAAAAAAGAATCCCAACAAGAGAGTCAATTAAAGAAAGACAGGAAAATCTTTCTCTCAAATTTACAACAAAAGTATAATACGTTGAACAATTTAACATCACAAGAAAAATTAAAGCAGTTGAAAGCAATAAGTCGTCAATTACAGAATAATTCTAATTATTATGATAGAAACATTAATAGTTTTAGTACAAAAATTGCTGATGATATCTCTAAAATTAATAATCAAAATTTAAGATTAGAATCACAGAGAAGAAATTTACAAAGGCTTCAATTAAAAAACAAAATAGATATGAAAAGATCAACGGACAAATCAACCATACAAGAATTTAGAAGTAAAACAAAAAGTATTGAAAGTTATATTAATAATAAAAACAGACAAATTATGTTACTATCAGATTATAATAAAATGTTAGAATTAAATCAAGACATAAAAACTAATAAATCTAATTTACAGGCATTGATTAGTGATATTAAAAACGATAGTAAGTATAAGGATCTTCTTGTAAATCCTCCAAGAACTACTTTTCTATGGAATACAGTTCGAAAAACCATAGACGAATTTCCCGAAAAGTATCAAGCTATGCAAACTTTGTTCAATACTAAGAAAAAAGTTATTCAATTGAAAAATAATCGTTCATCATCTCAGAGCACCTAAAAAATCACCGGAGATATACAATGGACAGCTATTCGACTAATCTACCTCGGTATGAAGGAAGAGGGAAGCTTCTCCCCGGTTTGAATCGACTCGATTCAACCTGCCTACGAAGGAAGAGGGAAGCTTCTCCCCGGTTTGAATCGACTCGATTCAACCTGCCTACGAAGGAAGAGGGAAGCTTCTCCCCGGTTTGAATCGACTCGATTCAACCTGCCTACGAAGGAAGATGGAAGCTTCTCTCCCCCGGGTTGTCCGCAAAAAGATTCCACTCTTCAACTGCAAACGGTTTTCCACAAGGGTGTACCTTTTTTTTTCTTCTGTACTCTCATTTTCTATCATAATAATATATATATATATATATATACCTGTTATATTATTATTAATATGTATACATTGTGTTTAATACTAGCAATAGAATGAAATTCGTCAAGTGTTTATGCGATAAAATCATAATTGCAAACATTTCTAATACCACGACAGTATGTTGTAATTGTTATTATCAAGGATTGTCTTTTTCTGCTAATACTGTACAAGATGAAGTTACCGTGAGTCAGATTAGACATAAGCTTGCTGGTATTGTAAAAGATTTTCATAATTGCCCCCTTCTTATGACACAGAAGAAACACCTCGAATCTTTTGCTCGGAGGTCTAACAATTCAGAATTAAAATTTCATTTCAAAACAAAATTCTATAGAAGAAAGTATTGGTTTTATTTGAAAATAATTCAAGATATTCTTTTCAGACAAAAACGAAAAGGTAGTTACACTTATTTCAAACTGCGACAAGATATTGATAGGACAACACGGCGTATATTATACATTTATGATAAGAAGTTAAGTGAAAAACATTATCTTAAAGGGTTGTTAACAGCATATGAAGATGAAGAAGACGAACGTTATGCACGAGCTGATGAGTATGAAGAGTATCGATCAGCAATAATGGCAGATTGGTCTTATTATGACTGCTAAGGTTATAATATGAAAAAAAAAAGAAAAATAAATATAAACAATACTTTTCTTCATAGTAAAAGTCAGACAGCTATGATTCTTAAAATATTTCATATTCTTATATTCTTACTATTTTCATCCGACTTAGATTTAGAGCATATCATCAAATTAATTCGCGTCTTTTGTATCATCCTTTTTTACAAGGATACGATCGAAAATCAATTAATTCTAGCTAAAAACATAAGCGATCTTGGAATATGTGTCATCAAATTATGCCAGTGGGGGCATTATTTCTTTTCAATGAAGCTTGAAAATAATGATCGCTACAGTCTTCTATTGCATTCTTTACCTTTATTAAAGAATAACTGCCAGAAACCAAAATCATGTCGACTAGACGAATATTTAGAACCATTTAAGGATGACTTAGACTATGTCAATAAAGATATAATGTGCTTTAGCGCCTCTATTGGGCAATTATATAGAGGTCGTTTGAAAGAAAACAAAAAAGATGTTATCATAAAGATAAAACATGACCACATAGATCAAGAAATACATAAATGGGAAACATTTTTATACAAACTAGTTAATATTTTCCAATTAAAAATTGATTTAAAAGATTTTTTCCATAATATCAATCTTCAATTGGATTTTCAGAATGAGATTAAAAACTTGAAGACATTCCATAGACGATACAGAAAAAACAAAAAAGTAAAAATCCCAAAGTTTTTTTTTGGTAATAACAATATAATTATTATGGAATATGTGGAATCAATTCCTTACTCAAAAGAATACAAAAATACGTTGGATCAATCAGAGAGAAACTATTATGACCTGCTTGGTAAAACATTTTATATGGATAGCATTCTTATCAGTGATTCGATCCACTGTGATCTTCATTCGGGGAATTGGGGAATCTCATCGGATGAGGAACAAATGGTGATTTATGACTTCGGATGGGTGTTGACAAAAGAAATCAGTGATTTTAAACGCTTTTTCTTACTCACACATATACATTCTCATAAAGCAATGAATTTCTTTCTCCGTAAATATGATATTGATTACACTCTTGATGAATCATTACGAAAATACGTAGATTCCATTGTATCAGATGGAAAATTTGATGTTTTAAAAGGATTCAAATGCATTATCAACTTATTTCCACATGACATCAAAATCGACAATTTTATGTTTTTAGTATTATCAACATGTGTCTTCCTATCTTCTCTTGTAAATGGAGCCTTAGAAAAAGATATGGATATTCAGATGAAGAAACAGGTAGAGTTCATTGAAAAATACGATTGTTTTCAAGCATTAGGGACTCTCTTAAAATCAAGTTATGATATTAATGAATCTTTCGAAAATAGAGGTAACTTGCAAAAGCTCTATGATAAAATATACGAAACAGATAAGTGCGAAATGATTATGCGATTCAAAAATGATAATAAAACAAAAATTAGTGCTTGAACGAAAAAAATTAACAATAATACTAATATTAATATTAAAACTTTTACAACAAATAGTTTTAATATCTAAATCTGTTGTTGTCTTCAATTTGGCTTCTATATTTATATTTAAAGACTTTACAAAATGAATACATAAAGTATGATGATAAATCAATGTCTTTATTTAATATTTTTTTTGATATATCCACTTGGATTGAGCATTTCATATGGATTTCAAGTAGAGATATTAATTTTCTTTCTACATATGCTCTATCCGGTTTTTGTTACATTGCCAATGATTTTACATTGTTTCAATATCCTATGTATCGTATATCTAACAACAGAGACTTACCACAGGCAGTTTTTTTTCAGAATTAACCAAATATCAAGGATCATACTGTATGAGGAGTGTATCATATGCTATGAATCAAAGTTCAGGGTTATTCAGTTCGAGTGTTGCCCTTATGTGAAAATCTGTTCGCATTGCTTTCAAAAAATTAATAGGTGTCCAATTTGTAAGAACAATTTGTTCTTTTTACTGACATGATTTTTCTTAAATGCCCAACCAGGTCAAATTATTAAAATTTTTTTATTATCTTTCCATTTTTAATTTCATATTGATTTCCCAAATATCTTTTTCCTATCAATGTTCTTAAGTTTTTTTTCAAATAAGTTGAATTTTCATTTAAAAACTTTGAAATTATTTGTGAATCTTGTTTATTGAACCTATAATTTGGATAGTTTGTATATAAGTTATAGAACACAGAGTTTTTGTCTGCGTCTGAAATGGTTGAACCAAATTTTAGATAATTCACTAATTGCTTAATATCAAATTCGTTTAATCTGTTTTCTTGTGACTTGCCGATACCCTGGATACCCTGCAGCTGTCTCTGCGACTTCGGTTGCTGTTGCTGTTGCTGATCGATACCCTTCTGTACCTGCTGTCTGTTACCCTGCTGCTGCTGTCCCTGCTTACCGATACCCTGCTGCTGCTGTCCCTGCTTACCGATACCCTGCTGCTGCTGCCCCTGCTGCTGCTGCTGCCCCTGCTGCTGCTGCTGCCCCTGCTGCTTCTGTTTCTGCGACTTCGATTGCTGCCTGTTACCCTGCTGTCTGCCGATACCCTGCTGCTGCTGCCCCTGCTGCTTCTGTCTCTGATTGCGGAGACCCTGCTGGATACTATAAAACTGCATAGGCTGAACATCTATCATAAGTTTTCCAGTTTTGTTTTGTTGTCCTACTGGTTGTAACGGCATACCATCCAAACTATTCGTTGTTGGAAACAACGTTTGGGATGTATTTACTGATGGATTATACATCCTTTGTATACCTACGTTTGTTCCTATGTTTGTTCTGACATCTTTCGCGTTTGTTTGTTGTTTACTTGTTTGTTGTCTTATTTTTTTTGATTGTTGTTCTTGTTTCATCTTTGTTTGTCCTTGTCTCAGATTATTAAACATTTCTCCAAATTTTTGTAATGTTATACGTTTTGGTACTGATGTTGCCGCATTTCTTAATACGACAACTCCATTTTTTTCAACAGACTGAACATATACGTATGGATCGGAAAATGTACCTGCTTCATTCCAATTAATTTTGAAATATTGAAAGAATGTTTGGTCTCTTTCTACGTATATTGAAACAATAGGACCATTATCTAATGAGCTTGTCTCAGATTGATTGATACTGTAATTAAAATTTTTGAAGCATAGTTGAAAATATTTAAATAACGCAAATGTAAGCATATCTGTTCTGATACAAAGCAAGTTAATATCATCACTTATTGGTATCAATGAAACCGGATCACTATTTAAATCCTTTTGTAATATTTCACTTTTTGATTGGTTTGATTTGTAAAACCAGTTTTTCAGGGTTTTTACTTTATCTATAATACGATTAAATGTTTCAACATCAAATGCATCATAAAGTTGGTGGACTAGTTCATCTGCAAGGCTTGGGTCCATATTCGATTTCTCCAAGTATTTTAATTGCTTGTTCATAAGATTGATACGGTTTTGCATGTTATACTTGTCATTGAGATTCAAGATATTAGAGTATTCGTGGAGCTCTCTATGAAATATAATTCGAATACTTCCATAGTCTTGATATCGTCGGTTTAAATCTTTCGAAATATACTTTGATATATTATTTCGTATATAACTTTTTATTTTTTTCATATACTTGTTCTCAAAAATAAAATCGGAGATTCCGCTTAACCAGCTATTACTTTTTGTTCTTGATCTTGATATTATATCGTAATTTAACAAAGTTGATAATCCATAAACTTTTCGGACATCTCGATTAAAGTATGCTCCAATCACAAGAAGTGTTCGAAGAATCCACGTCTTGATAAGTTCATTTCGAAACTCTGTGTTAACCCAAAAACAATCATATAGAATCTTACAGTTCGGAATACTTTCATCTTTTACTTGTTCTGATTGAAAGAATGTTACATTGTAATTGTTGTATTTTGGTTTCAATTTATTAATTAATTGAGTTTGTAGTAATTTAATATCGTAAAAACCATAACTTTTCTCTAGATCTTTAAAGAATTCGAATGTTAAGAAAAAATTGTTGGTTTGAGTGCATTGAGAAACATTTGTCAAAAAAGAAATCGTTATCTCTTTGTTTGTTTGTAATTCATCACAAAACTTATTGACGTCTTTTTTGATACTACATGATAAGTTCAGTAAGTCATAGTTTTTAATGTTTTGAAAGTTTTGCTCCACTGAGTTCATATCTTTTTCTTCTCTTTGTTGTTTTATTCTTCTTTGTTCTTGTCTTTCTTTCCTTTGTCTTTTATACTGTTCTTCATCTTTCCGTTGAAACTCTTGTAAATCGGAATAATGATCACCTATTTTCTTATTTCTTAAAATACCATAATTCATCCAACTGCTCTTTTTTCTCAACAATGTATTTATGTCTCTAATGTCTTCGTTTGTCATATAATTCGAAAAACTACTTATTTTATCAAGTATATTTTGTCCTTGTTGTATCTTATCAGCAGGTAGTTGTCTAAACATGTCTATTAGATTATTTAGTTGTGAACGTTTTTGCTGTGCACTACTCATATTCTTATCCCTTTGTAAAAAGAAATAAAAAAAAAAATATAGAATAAATAGTATAATGTTTCCATCTATCATATTTTATTTATTCTTCTTTTTATTTAACGATGTTATCCTTGATAAACATGGTTGGAAAGGGATTTATTTTTTGATGCATGCCATTCACAATGTTGCAATTGGAATTTTTACTTTTCCATCAGTCAAACGGATTCTTTTTCAACCAAATGACATCAGTTTAAATTCATTACTAAGTCCGTCTGTCGGTGGATTGGTCTATGCTCTACATATCTATCACATTCTACTATATTATCATCAAATCAACACACCAGAGAAGATCCATCATATTGTCTCACTTGGTATCGTAATACCTCTATCTCATCTTTTCTTTAGCAATCACGATTTGCTTGCACTTTCTTTGTTTGCGACGACAGGGTGGGCGAGTACGATTCATTATTTGGCGTTATTCTTCTATAAGAACACCATGTTTTCGTTGAAAAAACGAGATGTGCTTTATATCGGACATTTGTCCAATACCTACTTCAGGTATCCGTTGATAATAAGCAACGCATCCTTCTTGCTACAATATCTGACGTCATCTGTTAAATCACTTTCTATGTCCCAACTGTCTTCGGGTTGCTTATTATTATGTATACTATTATGGAATGGATATTATTTCCGTTATCTTGTAGAGAAATCGTATTATTCTGCTGTGGTATCCGAACGGTGTTCGAACGTCATATAAATCTGTTTATCTTTATTCATTGTTTTTTTGTATACCATACATTGTGAATAAAGATATTTATTGGTTTTGAGCTATAACTTAAAATATTGCGGATGACCTTTCCAAGCGTCATCCCTTTGAGTAGTCATTAACGCAGTATTATAATTTAATAATCTTGATTCTGTCAATGGTTTTATATTTGCCATATCCAGGCTCGGAGTCGTATAATCATCATCATCTGGGTCATACTGACCTAAAAGGACTAGTAGAGGCTTGAGATCGTAAGTTGGTTCGCCTACTAAAATACTGTTTAATACATATTCAAGATATACTACTGGATTAGGGGCAATGATTCTAAAGGTCATTTCATTACACGATTTGATAATTTGTTTTATTCTTTTATCAGATAATCCGCTGACTTTTACAAATACTGGCATTTTCTCATTCAACTTTTTAAATTTAATGTAAAACTTATCTGGAAACCCATCATATGGGTCTTCACCATCATATTGATCGCAAAGGGCGACAACTTTTTTTTCTAGGGGGGTGTATACAGATTTTATTTCTTTTACTATTTTATCATACTTTTGGAAAATACCTATCTGATTATTTTGTTGTTTTACAACGGTTGGTTTTTTCTTAGGGGTTAGTTTTTCCGTAGGGGTTGGTTTTTTCGTAGGGGTTGGTTTTTTCGTAGGGGTTGGGGGTTTCTCAGGGGTTGGGGTTTTCTCAGGGGTTGGTTTTTTCGTAGGGGTTGGTTTTTTCGTAGGGGTTGGGGGTTTCTCAGGGGTTGGGGTTTTCTCAGGGGTTGGTTTTTTCGTAGGGGTTGGTTTTTTCTTAGGGGTTTCTTTTTTTACAACTTTTTTCTTAGATGATTGAAATTTTACTTGTATGTTTTTATTCAGTAATTTGTTAATAATTTTTAGACCCGTACACCCATCGGCAGCAACTAGCCTTTTTGTTTTTGGATTTAAAATGTAACGCTTTGACATTTTTTTTTGTTTATCTTACATATTAAAAAAATATTGTTTTTTTTTAGTTAAGAAAAAATTTATGGATGTGTATACAAACTTTCGTTCTGAACTACATAATGGAGTAACAGATTATCCTCTATTGCAAAAAGAATTAATTTATAGAAGCAGGCATAGTAAAATATATCTTATTACATTGATACCAAAATCAAATACATCTTTAGAATACAAAATTATAATGAAAGCTCAAAAAAAGAGATTCAGACAAAACATTCAACATAGTTTCAAAATTGGACATTTTATTATCAATAGACTTCAATCACCTTTTTACTGCTTAACGTATGATAATTTATCATATAGTAGAAAAGAATATTTATTACTTGAATATATCAAAGGTATTACCTTACGTCAGTATTTACGACAAAAGAAATCAAGTACTGACGACAACGATTTCTTCGAATTCATATGTATATTCATTAAAATTCTTGATTCTCTTAATATTGTCCAACAGAAATACTTTTTCACCCATTATGATCTACATCTTTCTAATATCATTTTGTGTGATGATGAAAATAAAGACGATGATTCTTACCTTTGTTCATATGCTCTTGATACATCTATTTACAACATGAATCACCAAAAATCATATTTAAGACCAGTGTTGATTGATTTTGAATATTCAACAGCTAAAAGAATTTATAATAGTAGAATACATCCAGACTATGGTTACATAGGGATTTTTTTCAGTGGTATTGATATTATCAGACTATTATTTTGCATAAAACGAGAAACAATGACACTCATAACTAAAGAAGATTCATTCTATTCTCGAATTCATAAATTGGTAAATAACATATTAACCAATTGTTACAATATCAACTCTCCAGAATCATTTACAGTAGAACAATTGAAAAGGCATTCACAGTTATACTATTATATGCTCCATACATCACATGTTTTCAAATCGCCATTGCCTATAATGGAGTATATTGTGACTTTATACGAAAATAATTTACAATTAAAACGTAAACAATCAGATACCAATCGTCATAGTATTGAATACGATGATTTAGTAAGTTACAACAATCTTATAACAGACATTCAAACGAATAATATCTATTTACCATCTATATTCTCATCTCGAGAAACCCATGTCTTATTTCTGAGAAAGTACAAAGCGACATTTAAACAATTATTCAAGAGGCGATATAATATTTTTAAATCAAATGATATATTGTTGTATCATAAATTTGTGGAAATATACAGAGCAATTGAAACCATATCACAATTTGTGAATAGAAATTTAATATTTTATAAGAATCAAAGCGTTGATGATATATATGATTTGACTACAAGTCCATTGCACAGATAGATAACGTTTATTATGTATTGTTCATACATGATGGCTTACCAAAGATAAATGTCACAAAATTAAAACTACTTCCGTAGTCTTGAATTTGTTTTAATAAATATTGTATGAATCCAAATGAAATTATAAAGACGAGAACAAGAAATAAAAAGTCACATATATTAATTAAATTCTGTATCTGCACAGGATTAATGTCATTTGAATGATAATAATCAATGTAGTGTTTTAAAACTAAAATAGTACACAGCAATACTATTGACAATGTTGTATAAGATAGAGTCATTCTACTAAAGAGCACGAAAAAGAAATATACCATTAATGCCTTCTGAAAATTTACTAATGGGTGTACAGCTGAGTGTCCAGTGAATGAAAAAGTAAAGTATATCAACAGTAATACTATAAAATGCTTAGCGAACATGTTATTAGATAAAAAATATTGGAATTGACATGAGAAAACCTCCCCTAGATAATTTCCAGAGATTCCTAATATCAGAAGAAAGATTGCAACTATAAAATATAATTCTTTCATTTTTTCTGTATATTGAGTTTCATTTAATCGTACATTCGATTGTGTGATTGTAAATAAGGAATTTTCTTTGACACGCACAAAATTCATATAAATATTATAGACAATTATCATGGCAATTACAAAAGAGAAGATAGATGCCATTACTAAAAAGTTGTTAACCACTTGTCTGTCACGATTTAACATTTGTAACTCTTGAATAGGATTTCCTGAGAATTTTCTTTGTTGTATGCGTTGTATCTGTTGACGATTCATTGTTTTCTTTATTATGGAATATTTTTTTTTTTTTTAGTATGTTGCAAGAATTCAACTATTGTAGCCTGGTGTTTCATTGGCCTGGGTTGGTGCGAAGACAAGAGGGAAGCTTCAAATCGACAACCATGATTTTGAAACGAGTCGATTCAAACGCACATCTCCTCCCGTCAAACTATCTCTAGCTCTGTTAGATCCTCCTGGGGTGTCCTTCCTGCTGACGCTGTCCTTCATTATGTGATACAGGGGCTATCTTAGATAGAGGCCTCCTCTTGGGGTGTCCTTCCTGCTGAAGCTGTCTTTCATTATGTGATAGAGGGGCGTCCTTCCTTCTGAAGTTCTGTTAGATTTTAGGCTGAAGTTTTCTTAGGTTTTTAGTGCGGATTCGTCAGAGAGAAGAGGGGAAATATACAGGAGGATGGAAATCATAAAGCAAACATAAAAAGTCTGAAGAAATATCAAACAAACGTAAATATACAATAAGATCGCTGATGTAAATGAACTAAACGTTTATATATTTATATCTATTTAAAAAGCATTAGTACTATGAGCAACGAAGATTGGAATATTGTAAATAACAACGGAGCAGAGTTTCAGGTAAACAATGAAACAAATTCTAGCTTCACTGAATTTGTAACTGAGATGGATAACACTATTCAAACTCTACAAAATGATGAAAATACCAATACCAAAATTGCTGATGATAAAAAGCAATCTGTTATTGAGTTTACTTCTTTACAAAGAAAATTGGATGACTCAACCAGAGCTTTCATCAAACATGTGGGTACAGTTTGCAAAAAAACACAACGAACATTTAATGAATCAACCAGATCGTTTATCAAACAAGTGGATAAGTCAACCAAACCTTTCATCAAATATGTGGGGACATTCTGGCAACAAAGCAACTCAAGATTCATAATGAAACATTTTCTTGCATTTTTTCTCATAATTTCATTACTTACTTTATTGAAAGGCTTACTGGAATCATGGGTAGAAACCGTTGTCCAAAAATCCATGTCTGGTATTGTAGAACAACATCATAGTATGAACAAAACTCAAGAACAGATGGTTCAGTTGTTAGCTAATGTTGTAGAAGAGAATCAAAAACTTTCTTTAGAAATCAAATCAAATGTAAACCCTACCTACTTGTCAAAGACAGTAGGGGAAATGTTGGTCAACTTACCTCCGATGATCAATTCTGCTGAGAAGAGAGTAGGGGAAATGTTGGTACACTTACCTCCGATGATCAATTCTGCTGAGAAGAGAGTAGGGGAAATGTTGGTCAACTTACCTCCGATGATCAATTCTGCTGAGAAGAGAGTAGGGGAAATGTTGGTCAACTTACCTCCGATGATCAATTCTGCTGAGAAGAGAGTAGGGGAAATGTTGGTACACTTACCTCCGATGATCAATTCTGCTGAGAAGAGAGTAGGGGAAATGTTGGTCAACTTACCTCCGATGATCAATTCTGTTGAGAAGAGAGTAGGGGAAATGTTGGTAAACGTCTCAAAATATCCAATATTTACTAATGTTGAGAAAACATTAGAAGAGTTTGTTTGTAATCGTGTTCTTACAGTATAAATAATCAAGATACGAAAGATTTACAGTACAAACATTAATAAAACGTATTGAAAAAATTGGATAACATAATCCATAGTTTAATGACGAATAATATGTCAAGAGGATCATTTAAATTGTTATATACAATTAATTATCTCAAATTTTTGTATTATTACTTTTTTTTTCTCATTTCTGATTAGTAATATATGTATAGTGAGATCCCGTCCATTCCAGATTTACAATTTTAAATGTACAACACGTTAATGGGTAAAACATAATATCTTTTCTAGTTAATAGTACTTTTACATTAACATTTACATGATAAAGGTTACAGAATGCATTGATTTCAAATGCGGAGCCCCACGTTCCTGATCTTCTCATATTATCAATGTAAGAATTTAAAGAGGTTGTTTTTAGAAGTTCACTTAATTTTGTAGTGTGATCGTCTAACATAATAGGGTCTGTGTGAAGATAATCACAAATTTGCTGCCTTAAACTGTATGAGGATATATTCTTGCGCTCTTGAATACGTAAATATTCAGAAAACGAATCAAACAAACATGACATTATTTTTTCGATGAAGTTTTGTTTTTTTTTAATGCTCTTTAAAAAAAAAGATTATAATATCTTTAAGTAAGAAGAATTTTTATTATTTAATAGATGGAGATTGATATTTTACGTAACGAACTAATATCAGAGAATGTGATTGATCATAATATATTGTATCAACGTATTCCTTTGAATAAGAAGAATACATCATTTGCAAATTTATATTCGTTGAATATTGCACAGATTTCTCATATAAGAACCATGGTAATATGGAATAAAATTCATTGCTATCTGAAATCATCTGGCGTTTTGATGTCATCTATGTCTAAAAAACTACTAAACGATCTATTTAATACAATGCCCAGATTCATTGAAAAATATAACCTTCAAGATACAAAAATAGATGAGGGTTCGAAGCTATTGATAGTGAATGAAGATCTCAAAAGGGATTTAAAAGAAACTTTACAAAATAGTGTGGATATTGAATTCATATATCTGAGAAAGTATGTACCTAAAAATAATACAAAGAGTGATAATATATTTCGTGAAAGATTCGCTAAGGTCAATTACCATTATTTTGATATAATTTTCCGAGAAGAGACAATTGATGAATATAGTAATAGAGTTCGGAAGGTGTTAACAAGCCTTTTGAAACTTGCAAAAGATCAAGACAACGTGTTAGTTCTTCTTCAGGAAATAAATCCTATTTTAGACTTTTTGAGCGTCATTGAAGAATACCGCCCATTTTTCAAAGTGGTCGATCCAGTATTCGATGAAAAGAATAATAATGACAGAAAATATAATGAAAAGACATTCACACGATCCGTTAACGTCTTACTGTGTCATAATTTTGCATTCTCACACCGAATCGAGCGGAGGCCATCAGATCATCTTATCCATTTTTTCTCTAGTTATGGGCGCACCAATCAGAAGAACGAATACCAGAATATTAAATACTATATAACAAAATATCGACTATCATTATACAACATCCATGGAAACATGACTACGAAAAAATATTCTATTAATCAACTTTTAAGCTACCTCGAAAGTATTGACAAGAACATTCGATTCATCCTAATGGGAGATTTGAATCTAAAAATGACAGCAGATATATTTTCATATTTCACAGAAAAATTGTTTAGCTATAACATAAAATACGAATTAAAACCATTACCAAATTCGAAGAATATATATGAAGGATGTATCTATCGAACGTAATGTGAGTGAGTCGTCATCCTGAAACAACCTTTGGATAATATTTCCAATTTGTCAATTTTGAAGAGTTTGCCGTTGAAGGCCCATTACCGTTTGGTGCTCCAATAGATTGGATTTGATTGGGTAAACTAAAAATAGCATCATCGTCATTACGTTCTGTAGCAACGCTTACAATTCGATAGATCAAAACAGGTTTGTTATTACTTTTTTCATCCCATAACAACAGGTTATGATTTGTAGTAGAGGGGTCGTATCCGCTCGTTTCTGCAGACTGTTCGCTAAATGCGACAAATAACACATACTGGTTTTGGTCATTTGTCTTTAATGTTTTAAAATTGATACTTGCATCGGTAGAAGTAGTTAAAAAATTCGAAGCCATAAACGATACATACCGACAATTGTTGTTGGTCGACCCTATATTGGTCTGTAATGTACCTTGTACTTTAATTACGCCATTGTCATTCTGAGGAAATGTCATTAAGTACAAAGCAAATTCATTTGGAAAGACTAAACTCATTAAACTTTTTGCTGGTAGAAAAAATTGATAAGCATCTACCCCGAAAAAAGTTTCAATATCTTTTTTAGAAAACTTCAAATGAAATAATAAATATAAAAGTTTCTGTAAAAAATTACTGTCAGACTTTCTTGTTTTTTGGGAAATACTGGTATACTGTTTTTGTTTATTGTCTACCACTAATGTTGGGGATGGTACTTCAAATGTAATATCTTGTTTGTAAACACGAATAATGACACAGTATGTATCGGAATTAGGAGGCACATGAATAAATGTTTTTGATTCGGAGTTGTTTGTTTTTGTTTTCTGTTTGTTTTTAGATGAAATGTCAAATATGTGGGTAGTACCAAGCCCGGTGGTACCATCATTAATTGATTCATATACGGTTCCATTTGATAGATATATCGTTAAAGAAAAGAAATAGATTTTGTCTGAAGATGGTATTGGATATTGAATGATGACGTCACTTGAAGTGGAGAATGCAGCGACGTTATAACTGATATTATCGTCTGGGAATGCTACATTTAGAATTGTTTCATTATAGTTTTTCATTGTTGAAGGATTGTATTCTTGGATTGTCTCAGATATGATTGGAAACGGTTGATTCTCATAATAAGAGTACAATGGAGAAAATATTTGCCCGCCTTTTGTAATACTCTTGAAATCTTCTGCAAATGTTAATGCTTTCTTTATCATAAAAGCTTTTATACCTACCAAGAATAGAACACATATAAAGATAGATAATATAATGATTTTCCAGAACAATGGAAATCGAAACTTAAGATTATCAGTTGTCGTTTTTTTTTGCATTTTAATATTTTATAATAATGGATAATAAGTTTTTTTATGTATGTACATAAAAAAAATACAGATCTATGTGTTGATAAAATTTATTTCTTTTTTGCAGAGTACTTGAATTTTGGTACAAAACCAATTTTTTTTTCTAATTTTTTAGCGTCTTTATCATCCATTGTAATTTTTTCTTTTTTCACAGTGTAAGAAAACTGTTTCTTACCTGAACCTTGTGTCGATTCACGAACTGTTACAACTGCCTGTTTCTTATTTCTTGTTAGCAATGACTTTGCTGCTTTAATGGCAGCAGCACTGGGACTCTTGTTTATATACCTTCCTGTCTCATCTCCATCTTTCGAAATAGAAACAAAAGATCTCTTATCATCTTTAGTAGATTTTTTGGTTGAGGTAGCACTTGATTTTTTTGGCATTTTTATTAGAGAAAGTTTTTTTATTTTTTTTTATTTTTATTTTTTTTTTTTGCCCTCAAAAAATCAAATTTAAATACATGAATGTTTATAAAACAAAACCATGGAACTTATTATAGATTCAAGAGAAAACAAGATACTAGAACAATTAGAAGCCAATCCACAATTATTCTCATCCTACAAATACAAAAAAGAATATCTTGACTTGGGAGACTTTGTACTATCTGACAGTAACCGACATACTCTTTTTTTTGAGAGAAAGACGTGGGCTGATCTCGCTGGCTCGCTGAAGGACGGCCGGTATCGGGAGCAGCGCAGCCGCCTCTTAGAGCAGCGAGACTCGTCTGCAGCAGAAACGAGCAAGGTGTGTTACATCATAGAAGGGTTATATCAGGAAGAGTATAAAAGTGAAAAGCACGCTGTTACGAGATTACAATTTGTATACAATGTCCCTGTGATTTTTTCACAATCTGTGATGAATACGATTGAAATTTTACAAGGGTTTCTAGAAAAAGAAAAATTGGACGCCTTTTTTAGTGAAGGGCGCGATCCTCTCCTGGATCAAATTGAAGCGAGAGCGAAGGGTAAGAAGAAAAACTATGATGATACCCGCATTTTTTTCGGTGAATGTCTCGCAACGATTAAAGGAGTCTCAGGTCCTATGGCGTTAGCCATAACGGAAAAATGGTCTACATTAAATGATTTCATTAAAGACTCGGAGTGGCAAACAACGTTGAAAAAAGAAATCAAGTATAAAACAACTAAAGGTAATGAGAAATATATATCTGATAAACTAATCGACAAGATTAGAATTAATTTCGGATTATCAATATGAATCGTTAATTATTTATTGTATTTTACCGTTACATGAATTTTTCGATCATCGAGTTAATCTCTTCTTCTGTATAATATCGTTGTTCCAGAATTTTAGCGAACTTATAATGTTGTATCGTGGTTTCTATTAGTTCACGTAGTATTTTTTTCGAATTGCTTCCTGTTTCGTCATGAGTGTCGTTATAGCCTTTCACTTTGCCAACATTCAGTTCCGCGCAAATGAATCGCACGTTCGATTCACTATAAGATCCTGAATCGTTCAATCTTTCAGGGCTTGGTTGAAAATCTTGGTTTGAACCTGTGTCAATATTCATTTTATGCTCCGAATAATGACATAAGCCATAATTGCTTTTCCAGAGATCCAGTAACTGTTCGATCCTGAAAATGTCACCTTGTTTCGATTTGTTTTTTTTACCTGATTTTTTAATATCATTTAAAATAATTCGTAGAGATTCGTATAAAATCGGTTTTGTTGATTGATATTTCTCACCAAGAGATTTCTTAGAATATGTTATACATTCATTATATGTCTTCTGGACTGATGCTAAATGTTTTTGTATAATGTTGACTCGTTCGGGAGATATGTTTGTATAATCTCCGTTAGAAACTTGATGACATAATTCGATCGTCACTCCATAATGTTGGTTGATATAATACGATAGACATATTGCCAACCATTTTTCTTTTGTCATTTGCTTTGTAGTGTTTAAGAGTTGAGCTATGAACACAAAGTTCCGTTGGATTTGTCCATTATCACTTTTATATAAATATGGTTTTGATTGATCCAGTCGTTCCGGAGAAAGGTAGAATAAGGAGCCTTTCTCAAAACTTAATTTGATATTGGTCAGGTAACACAGTAATTGCCCGTAATCGTCCATTTGTAGTTGTAATTGATCGAGTCCATGGTCTTTCAAATTCTCTAGAGTAAGTCCATTTTCTTGTAAGTAAGAGTCTATAATTTGCTGTTCTAGATCATCCATATTTTGATCCGGTATTAATTGATAGACCACCCCTTCAAATTCAAATTCTTTCTTATTATTTAATTTTTTCATATGTTTCTTACCATTACTATCGAGAAACGAAATAGATGTTCGTTTTCTTCCTTGGCTTATTTGATTGACATGCTTTGTACTTAATCTGATGATTGTAGTCCCATCGTTTGGTAATAAAATTGGTTTCGAATGTATATCATCAAGTTTTCGTTGGATTGTGTTACCCTTCATATCAATTGCAATTTGTCTTTCAATGATTCTTTGATAAGAGAAATCGTTGCATACATTGTTTATGGTCCTCCAGGTATATCCTTTCTTAGTATTCGTCCTTGCAAACGGGATTTTTAAACGACTATCAATGCTGACGATATTCTCCACTCTTAAGAATGTTTGGTACAATGCGAAGTCTTTAGGATTACTATTTTCTTTCGTGATATTACGGTAGACGTTGTTGACGTAACGGGTATCCTTAAACAAAACACTATCATCGTTAGTTCTTGAAATGATTTTGTTACAGGTAATACAGCATAACGATGGAAGGATTTTTTTTGGATCGGTAATTAGAAAAGAATAATCATGTTTTCGTCTTCGTTTTGATGTGGTTAAAGTATATAAAAGGCTCGCCAGCATTTTCGTACATTTTTCCCCACAATTCATACAAAGATATTCTGTTGGTTGCTTTTGTTGATTTTTATAGTCTAATAATGGTTGATTGTTGTTTAGGTATATTTGTGGATAGATAGTTTGAAGATACGATATTAAGGTTATTATTTGCTCTTTGATATATTTTATACTATATTTATCAAAACATAAAGAATCAAGAAATGATGGTAAATTTGAAATCGAAACAACAGAGTGTTTTTTACGATCGATCGTTGTTGCTGCTGTTGTTGAATTTATATCTGTCAATGAAAATAGTTCTTTCATATTTTTATTGATTTAAATCGATAGATAGATCTACTAACAATCATTTTTTTATTGTAATATAACAAAACAAACAAAAACAATTACCATAAACTTTTTTAAACCAATTTGAATTTTATTTTTGTTAAATATACAAATGTTGTAACCCAGGGTTGGGTTTATGAATCATATCAGACAGAAGATGAACAATTATATCCTCTGTAATCTTAAAAGGGAACACTAATTTTGTCTTTGAATATTTCTCACGATTTAATGTGAAGGATGTATCTATAGATTGATTATTTATATTGAATAATATTTTTGAAATTAAAGTGCCCATTGCTTCTTTGAGTTTTCGTATTCCAGAAGAGCCTGGTGATAATTTATGCACAAATGACTTAATTATATCATCACTAGAAAAAAGAATATCGTGTTCTTGAAGACCTACATTTTTCAATGCATTTGGGAGAAGATATTTTTCTGTTATGACACATTTCTCTTTTTCGGTATAATCGTCTATTTTTACATAGGATAGTCTATCGGCTAAAGCTCTATCTTTTGGTTTCTCATTCATACTGCAAATAAAGAAGACATTCGACAAATCGATGGTTATCTGACCGAAATAATTATCACGGAAGAGAGCATTTTGAGTAGTGTCCATTATATGAAGCAAAGAATTAACGACGTCATGATGCTCAATCTTGTCAATCTCATCGAAGAATAGAATACAATTATTGCTTTGTGTACTAATCATACAGCTTGCTATTCTTCCAGGCTTTGATCCAACATATGTAGAACAGTGACCACTAAGAAAGGTTGGCTCCGTAATTCCTCCCATTGAAATTGATTGAAAGGGTAAACCCATTATCTTTGCAAGGCTTAATGCAATGGAGGTCTTTCCCATACCTGGACTACCGATTAACGCTAACGGTGTTGATTTTGTAGTAGGATTTTTTAATCGATCATGTAAATATAACAGAATTTGTTCTTTGACTGTTTTCATACCGTAAAGTTCTTGATCTAATTGATTTCGGGTATACATCAGGAATTGTTCAATGTTGTTATCGATCATATTGATTTGTGTTATGCGTTTAAAAGGAAGCGAGAGACACTGTTTCATCCAATTCAAGGCTTTGAAGTGTTCGTCTGTTCCCCCTTCACTTCTTGATTCTAACGCATTAAATTTTTGGTAAAGGATATTTAAGTTTTCTTTTGATGTATCCAAATCTAGTAACTTTTTTTTCAGCAACATTAGATCATTCTCTATTTTGTTATGCTTTTCTAAGGTCAAAAATTTCTTTTTGTGAAGACAGAATTCGTTATATTCTTTTTTGGCCTGTTCTATGTAGGTATTTAATTCTTTTCGCATATAATATTTCTCTTCAGAATGGGGTAGAGTTGAATATCGATAAATATAATATTGTTGTAGTAATTCTACCTTTCGTTTGGATCGTATTTTTAACTGTAAAATTTGCTCAATAGAGGGCTCTTGACTCTTGATCCGATCAACTAAGGAATCAAATCGTTTCTTAAGCTTTGTATTAGCTTTTAAGTGTTTTGGTAGATCGTAAGTTTCTTCGAACATCTCTTCTTCATCGAAACTCGATTCAGTGTCTCTTGATGCAATAGTTTCGTCGTCATCTCTTAATTCACTTTCAGAATCTGATGACGAATCATCTAAAATAACAGTTCCTCGCTTCTTTTTTTTTAATTTTTTATTCGTAACCTTCTTATTATCGGATGTTTTTTTTGTAGATTTTTGTTGTTGTTTAGTAATGATATCTTTAATAATATCACCGATTTCTCTTCCAGAACGTGTTGTAACCATATTTTCTTTTTACTACGACAATAGAATCTGGAAATCATACGTTATCAATTTTTTTTCTAATGTTCGCTTTATTTGACGATTCGGTACGATAATTCGTTATTTTCTCGATAAATTAAAAGAATGTCGTCTTTTTTGTAGCCAAAATAACGTACGATTGGGTCCGATGACAATATAACAGGGAGATTCCCTTGGTATATTTTTTTTAGCGTCTTTTTTTCATTATCCGATACTTTTTCATGTTTTGTATAATATTTTACTCGGGTTATATCAAATTTAAATTGATCTAAAGAGAATAACTCGATATTATACTCAAAGAAATTATTCAAAATTTTCAAACAAGTAGAAGTTATACTATTTTGGTAAATTACAATATAATGATTGATCTGTTTATTCATACATTGTTCGATGTACTTTTTAAGCAGTTCGACTCCAATTTTGTCATGTGCCATCAAGATTAAAATATAAGACGTTTGATCAATATGATCAAAAAATAAAAAGGAATGATTCTCATTAAGTGTTTCTGTGAAAGATAAATGCCGCCTTTTCATAAATTTCCCAATGTTCTTGAGACAATTAGGTGTCCAAATTTCTGTTGATAATACCATTTTGTTCAATGATTTTGTTTTTCAAATACATTGAATTACAAGTAATTTTCTTTTTTTTTTCGTATGCATATATGACCATAAAAAAAAAAGATTATTCATTACACTCAATAAGATAAGAAAGTCAAACAACTAAACAAAAAATGTCATTTCCATTATTTGATTCTCTTTTAAAAGCAACAGAAGACAAGAAAAATATAATAATCGATTATGATACTAGATTAAAACTAGGTGAAGATGTGAAAAATCTATGTACCAACGCTCATGAATATATCTACGCATTGATACGTAAGTTCAGTCTCGAACTTGATACAGGTGTTCTCGATCTACTTCCATATGAACCCAAAGTCTATAAAAATGGATATAAATTCGAAGTTTGTAAGCTTCCCAATAGACTTGTAATGATGCTTATACATTTCGTTGAATTAGAAATGAAACGAAAGAATGATGACTCTGAAAGAGGTAACTTTTTTAAAAAGTAAACTTTTAGGTGTATGTTTATTTTAAATATGCATTTGACTGTACAGTGCTATAATCGATTGGGTCAGGATATTTAGGTTGTACCATTGTTTGTTGTAAAGCTTTATTATAGAATGGTCTGTACAATTGTGTATAAGAGGATTTAGATCTACCAGTATGATTTGCAACTAAATTTTGTAACGAATCTTTTTCTATAAATTCAATTGCACCGTTTAGAGTAGGATTCGTTGCTTTACTCAAATATTGATTCATATCTTTAAGTATAGGGCCATTAATCGTAAGATCGATTGCTTGAATTCGCTTTCCTGTGTCTCCTTTTTGTTTTATATTTGTAGGTATTTGTTTTATAAATTGCTTATACTGTTTTATGTCGAATTTTTGTTTTGATGTTAACTCACTTAGACGTTGGTTAGCTGCTAAATCATAAACATCAAATTCAGATATCCCCGGATTTGCTGCTCTTGCATTACTTATATAAGAATTATACTTGTTTTGAAAGTCACTTGTCTTTTTATTTTGTGCATTTTGAACTTGTATCGTTTGTGCCCTTTTTATTCTATTTAGTTCCTTTTGAGCTTGTCTGTCAGCTTTTTCTTGAGCTCGTTTAAAAGCCCTGGCTTTGCTTTGAGGAGTTACAGTTATATATCCTATTCCAGATAGTTTTCTTCTACGCATTCGTAACAATTGTCTTATCATTCTATATAAAACTATTAAAACTATCAACGATGCTATAATTATCAAAGTGATTGCCCATCCAGGTAACTTTTTTTTTTCGTTTGGATCTCTATCGTTTGTCATTGTTTAATAATATACAAAAAAATATTTTTTTTTAATGATCTATTTATATAAGAAAATTAAAAATGCCGCATCAAAATCAACAATTATGTAAAAAAAGTAATGAGAAATTGGGACGACTCATACAGTATATAATTTATTTCTTCAATAATAATGAAATACGATCTAAGATAATCAATTCAGCTATAAAAGACTATGGCAAAAAAAATATCGTCCATTATATGGGAACTATCTCATTCTGTGGGGACAACATTAAAGATATGAAATTATGTGAACCATACGATAATGAAAACCTCAAGAATTACTATGGAAATTCTATTCATTTTGAAAATAAGAATGTTTGTACATTCATTAAAGATAACAAAGACAAAATAAGAGAAAATCCAATTACGGTATTTACTTGTTGTTATCATTATGGAAAAGCCAACGTTCATTTCATATCAGTCATCTACATTTCCAAATCGAAAGAGATGCTGGTATTTGACTCGGGTATTGATGTATACCCAGAGGGTGAAAGCCATATGCTTCCTCTGTTACAGAAAGCATTCAAAGAGGCGGCCCTTTTAAAAACTACAGCTCAGCTCGGAAAAAGTTGCTATAAGCATAGGTACATCGCAAAGGATGAGCCCGCTGGCTTTCAATACGCAGGGACCAAAAAGTTCCGCGACGCTTTCTGCCAAACGTGGTCACTTTGGTATATAGTGAACTTTATCAAGAAAAAGAAAATGATCCGGAAGGTTTGTCAGTTACACCCATCTAATCGTGAGATATTCCTGATCAAAGATTTTATCGTACCACTTCTTGCAAAAAATCCAGAGTGGTCACATGATATCCTCGAAGATCATTCGGAAGATCTGTCATCTCTATTGTTCCCTGATGTGGCCTCTTCTCATCAGCAATTTATGAAGGCATTAAGCGACTATTCAACTGGCTGTCTAACAAGAATGTGCAAGAACCAAAAGCAAACAACTGTTTGCCTTATGAATAGATTAAAATAACATAACAATATATAATAATAATTAAATATTACTATCATTTTTTGTATTTATATACCTATATATATATATACACTACACTCATTTTTCATCCTTCTCTCTCCTCCCCTCACCCAGCAAGCCGCCGACCCACCCTTTGAGAATTAAAAAAAATTTTAGATACTGTACAGATGTCCGATTTAGAAAAAGCCATTGATAAGAGACTGGGTGAGCTCCAAAAATGTTGTAAATTATTGGAGTACCTCAAAAATCAAGAGACCTCCAACAAAACTGCCACATCAAACAATCCAAGCAAGCCTGTCACTGAAGAGTTATCAGTACGTGATTTGTGCTTGAAATTCCACTTTGTGACTGGTATAGATGATGCTCCATTACGACATGATATACTCAATGTATTTAAATATATGTCGAAAGGATTCGATAAAGTATGCGAGATCTATTTAAAATCTCTTCATAGGCTTTTATCTGCCCAAATCAGTGATAGCTTTCGACTTATTACCGAAAAAAACATTAGCTATTTGTTGATTGGTGACAACAGTCAGTTTGTCTTATTTCCAAAAGATAATGTCAATAATTTTAAGCAAACCCACAAAAAACTCATTCTTGAACATGCATGTAATTTTTACAACTTGTCGATCGAGAAAAAAGAGCATGTGTTTACAAAATTGTTAAAAAAGAGGAAGCAAACAAAAGAAGAAGATGTTAAAGTTCAAGGAGATACACTTCGATCATCCAATGATTTGAAAGATAATTCTGGTTCTATTCTTGGAAAGCGAAAACCATCAGAATCATTACAATCAGACATTGTTGAAAATAAAAAGAGAAAAAAAGAGACTAAACAACGCATACCAAAAAATAAACGTGTCGATGACCAAATTGAAGTAATCTGTGATGGAGAAGATCTATCTGATGGTAAACAAGAGCCTACTGTGACTGAAGGAAAGGTAACTAAATTAAAGGTGACTACAGCAAATGAGGCTGAAGCAAAGGACTCTAAACAGATTACTGTCACTGAAGTAAAGAACTCTAAAGAGACTAATGTGACTGAAGCCAATGTGACTGAAGCCAAAGTGACTGAAAAGAATGTGACTGAAGAGAAGGACTCTTCTAAGGAAAGAGACTCTACTGTGACTGAAGCCAAAGTGACTGAAAAGAATGTGACTGAAGAGAAGGACTCTTCTAATGGAATAGACTCTACTGTGACTGAAGAGAAGGACTCTTCTAAGGGAATAGACTCTACTGTGACTGAAGAGAAGGACTCTTCTAAGGGAATAGACTCTACTGTGACTGAAGCCAAGGACTCTTCTGTGACTGAAGAGAAGGACTCTTCTAAGGGAATAGACTCTACTGTGACTGAAGCCAAGGACTCTTCTGTGACTGAAGAGAAGGACTCTTCTAAGGGAATAGACTCTACTGTGACTGAAGCCAAGGACTCTTCTGTGACTGAAGAGAAGGACTCTTGTAAGGGAAGAGACTCTACTGTGACTGAAGACAAGGACTCTATTAAGGAAAGAAATCCTGCTGTGAATAAACCGCAGGATCATAATGTCTATGAAGATAATGACTACGACAGTGACAATAGTAGTGATTCATTAGTATTTAATTTACGCAATGAAAAGTTGAATATGACATCATTGTTTGGGTATGAATTGGGAAATTTTGATGATGAATAGATCAGAAAAAAATGAACCTTAATCTACTTCATACAATTCAACATTTTAAACAGTTGTTTTGATTATGAATAGAATAGAAATGATTCGATATTGTCAACGAGAGGGAATCAAAGGCATTACCCGCAAGCAGAAAAAAGATATACAACTTATTTTACAAAATCTGAAACAAGAAAAGGAGAAATTAACTGAAGAAATAAAAAAAACATCAAATGATGACAAAGATCCAATTACATTGGAACCTTTTAACGAGTGGACAAATATTGAATTGAAAAATTCTTTTACATTCAATGGGTTTTCATATAAACAACAAACGATTCACGATTATATATATGCAAATACAACAAAATCAAGTATGACCATAAAAAAATATAAAGATCCTGTAAATTCTTTTCTAACTATTCCCGAATATATTATTAACAATGTGAAATCAATTATACATGAAAAACAAATTTTTTTAAATAAAGTCGATTTTACACTTCACTATACAACTGTCATTTCACAAAATAATACGTACTATTGTATGTTTGTTTATGTAAATAAGAACGATTTTAATTTTGAAATCTGTCCATCAAACCTATACATAATCAAACCTAATAAACAATTCTTTCTAGGTTTTATACCTACTAATATTGAGCTAGATTCTAATGTGATGAAAGCATTAGACACTATGTCTACAACAGATGCTTTGTTATGTCGTATTTCATCATTGTTTTCAAATTTAAACATGATTGATCATGATGATAAAAAAATAGTTCTACATGGACTCAAGTCTATTCTTTCTACAGAACCTTCTGCATTATGGAACTGTTCTGTTAGAAAAAAAACTTATAGTAATTTATTAGATGAGATTACCAATTATGAATAATTGTTCTAACTGCTTGCTGTGTTCTAACGGCTTGCCGTCTATGTCGTTGTCGTTTCTTCAAATATTTGTAAATTACGTTATAGGACATCCACATACAACCTAAAAATAAAAGGAAGTATTGAGTCATTGTAAAATTTGGACAAATATCAAATATATACTTGAATATATACAAACTTACAAGAAATCGACAAAAACGAATTATGTGAAAGCCCACTGCTAGAACGATAAATACAATTTGAAGACCTAATGCAACACCTGTTAATGCGGGAACAGCTAATGCTGTAAAGATATACAACAGCGGGAAGAAAAAGCAACCACTTAATATTACATATAAAATAGATGTATGGTCCATTGTTAATTCCTATTTGTTTGTTTTGTTTTCGTTTCTTTTCATAGAATAGATGATATATATAATTTACAATTAGCTTCTGATTTGTCTATATCTATATTACAACCAGTTATATCGGAGCATATACAAAGTATATTGGAATAATAAGTAAGATTTGCTTTTTTTAAGAGAGTGTCTGGGAAAATAAAATACTCTTTATTATTATTACGCAATAATTCAAAAACTTCATCTTTCCTAATGAAATGAGACAATGCTTTACATATATTTTTGGATAAAATATTTATTTCTTCATCTATTTCTTTCACACTTTTTCTACTAAGTGCCTGTTGTTTTTTTTCGCTTAATATACTATTTGAGATACCATAAACACAATGTTTAATGTATTCTTTTACAAATATGAATTGATCAATCAACTCTACCAATGATTCTGATTCTTTATGATGAAAAGAAAGAAAGTATTTTATGCAGAGCATAATTAGAATTATGGAATAAATAACAATGAATGGCTGTTTTGTCATTTTCTTTACAAGAGAAGAAAAAAAAAATTTTTTTGGTCGGCATATCTCACTAACCCATACGCCTTACTTATGCGTCCATCTGTCTCCATCTGTCTCTCCATGTGATCTTACTTATGCGTCCTTATGTATATCGCCTGTAAAATCCTCCTCGCTATGGAAAGGCTCGCCACAGTGTTCAACGGGCATCTTTATTCTGGTGGAAACGAAGAGGTGTATGTACCCATAATCCAAAAATGGACTGAAAATGGTCAATTAGTACATCAATGGGAACCAGCTCATAATGTAGAACCTCTACATTATGATATTGTAAACACTTTAATAGTCTTGAACGGGTATCTTTATTCTGGTGGAGGTGGTAGGTATTTGAATTATGGTACTTCTGAGTTAATAGGTTGTAGGTTTCTGAATTTGACTACTGAGAACGAAACAGGTGGCAATAAAATCCAAAAATGGACTGAAAATGGTGAATTAGTGCAAGAATGGGAAACTGCTCATGACTGTGTGATGACTTTAACAGTGTTCAACGGGCATCTTTATTCTGGTGGATATGACGGTAGAATCAAAAAATGGACTGAAAATGGGGAATTAGAGCAAGAATGGGAAACTGCTCATGAATTTGTGATGACTTTAACAGTGTTCAACGGGCATATTTATTCTTGTGGAGGTGGTATTAAAATCCAAAAATGGACTGAAAATGGGGAATTATTCCAAGAATATAAACATACAGATGATGATAGGAATGTAACTACATTAACATTTTTCAACGGTCATCTTTATTCTGTAGTAGATTTTACAATACAAAAATGGAAAAAAAAAGATATGAATTTATTTTTTCAAATTGTGGAAAATGTGGGAGTTAAAATACGGGCATGAAGGATTAAAAAACAAACAAAAAAGATGACAAGTCGAAATAGAATGAATTAGAGTTGTGAAGACTGTAAAACCAGCTGTTGATTTTTTCATACTTTTTTTTTCCGGTCTATACTAAAACATGCAAAGCAGCGCTACAAAAGAATTAAACCAATTAGAAAACCAAATAAAGAAGTTAAAAAAAAAACTCCGGCAATTACAACAATTGAATGAAAGAACTAGTAGTAGTATTATTCCTGTTTTTTGTAAGAAAAATAAGGATAGTATAATCGAATCAATATATAATAATAATTCAACAGATTTATCTTTTTGGAAAGAGTTTATACAAAAAAAAATTGATACTGATGAAATCTGTATTGTGAAGACATCTATGGATGGTGATTGTTTATTTAATTCATTATCCAAATACATTAAAGATAAGAATAAGAAGCAACTCCGTGATTCTATTGTCCAATTTGAAAAGTCTCATAAAAAACAAGAAATAGTTGACCTTATTTTATCAGACCCTAGGGAAATTCCTGAATATGTAGAGTATCTTGAAGATTATAATTTAAAGTTTGAAACCCTTTTACCAAACCAAAAATTTGACATATATTTACAAGTAATGAACACTCCAGGTGTTTACGGACAATATTTAGAAATCAATAGTTTTTGCGAATTATTTAAATTAAATGTTATAATTTTAACTAATGAAAATAATATCCATGTTCAAACTCCTTCAAAAGCTTCGAAAAAAAACATATTTCTGTTTTATCGTGAAAATATGCAACATTACGATGTATTATATGTAAAACCAGAAAAAAAAACAAAAAGACAAAAGACAGAACAAAAACAATCAGATTCTATATCATTGCATAGACTTATTCATCCTCAACTACATAGAAGACCAAATTTAATACGGTAAAATTAATTTTAAACAAAAGATTAAGAATATTTTTCATAAATTTTGTTGTCTGACATAGATGACGACTCCAGTTGGTGTCAATGATTGTACATAAGTTATATTTTTATATACGAAGCTTTCGTCTCCATTTTTTTCCGCAGTGGACCTCATTTTTATATACTCATGATATTTCCACTCTTTTTCAACACTATAATTTTTGGATTTCAACACTACTTCCTGATATTATAGAAACAACCGTTTTACTAATTTTTCTGACATTATTTTTTCTTTAAATAAATTCAAGGTAATATTTTTTTTTAAATCAATTTTTTTCGAAGAAGTGTTTTGATCGGCATACGGTAAAGCTCTTTAAAACATGAGTAAATCAAAAAAGGATGAGACTTGAGTTTCATTAAACAATAATTTTAATTGCTTTGGATTTGAATATAAATGATGATACAAGAGACGAATGGTCTTGTAGTATTCAACGTCACGTGTAGTATTTTGATCATTGTATTCTGGAGAGTAGATACTATAAACCGGTGCTATCAACCGACGACTTTGAAGACGTGTAGACTGAATATACTTAATATATTCATCTAATGTTGATGATGTTATATCAACAGTACTAAAATCAGATCTGATGTCTATCAATAAAAAATTCGGGTCAAAACGCTCTGTAAATAAATTTTCTATTTGGGTGAATTCATCCAAATAGAGTCTATTACTTGAGTTAAGATAGTCTCCTTTTTGTTTATTATATTTTTTCCATAAGGAACGGAGAAATCCATCAAAGTGAGAAATATGCCCATTAGCTATAATTGTATTTGATTGTTCACTCAATATGTTCTTCATAAAACTAATCATTTGGAAGAAATTTTTATCACAAACGCTAAAGGAATGAACATAAAGATAATTTTGCTGATTTGATCTAATTAGTGAAGATAAAAAGCGGAATGATGCTGAGACAGATGTAGAGTTATGGATATTGTTTGATATAATATGCTGGAGAAAACACATAGGGGTTTTATGCATATATTCAACAGAATGGTTTTTGACAATATCGAGTAGAGTACTGTATTTTGAATGGATCTGTAAAAAATTACGTATTCTTTCTATATCTTTGTTGACTAAATTCACAGTAGCTTTGTTATATTCATCAATGTAATATGTTCCCAACAAATCATCTTCATCCTCTTGGTTTACAAAGAAACTTAAAATATTTTTTACGTGATCCAGAAACTTTTGCTTGTTTCGTAAATGTACTATTTTTTTGTGTTTATCATCTGGTGATTGCTGCATCAATTTAGTATTGTAAATGAAATAAGTCTCGTTCGTAAAAATACAATTTAATGTTTTAAACACCAAAAAAACAACATCTGTCAATTTACTTGGGTAAAATGGAACCATACTGTAATAACTTTTACCGTTCAAAATGATATGACTTCTATCGTAATCAATAAGTATAGGATTATACTTTGAATTCACTTTCAACTTTGATTCTTTAAACATAAAAGTTTGTTCGGTTTCATATTCCTCTACTAAAATATTCCATGGCATCATATCATTGTGGCAAAATGCAAAACTATCCTGGCTGTATTGAAGAATACAAAGTAATTGTATATAGATTGAAATTAATTCATAAAACCCAATTTTGTTCGAGATTATCAAGTTGAACAATGTATCAGCTTGTTTATACTCTATCAATAAGAAGTTCCGAGATGTTTTTTTGCAATGTTTGTGGTAATATGTATAGACGAAGTTTGATTTATAGTGATCAATCATATGGTTGACAGCTTGATATCCGACAAATGCTTGATGTTCAAATCGAGATGTGCTCTCATTAGCAACATCCTTATTAATAAATTTCTTTCCTCGAAATTCATATAAATTAATAGTGGTATTTTTTTTTGTCAATAGATTCTCTTTTACCAAATGATGATCTAAAAATTGTTCGAGGATGCCTTGCGAATCTAATTTTTGGAGATAAAGATGAAAGACAAAATTATCATCACTCCAATAACTTTCAATAATAGTATGCAAAGGAGTGAATTTTTTCATATAGCATGAATTAATGCTACTAATGTCACGTTGTTGATTTTTTTTCTGACTAAAACATTCTGGTTTGAATACAGTAGTGTTTTCTATTGACAGGTTTGACAATGTAAGCTCTAAATAATTGAGACATGAATCAATACCTAGATTCTTAAGAGCAAATTCTCTAGCATTTGCAGCAATTTGTCTACATTTTTCTTCATTTTCTCGGCACCATTGAATCATTTCTAAAATGTAGTCTTTGTCAAAAGCTTTTTCCATTAGAATGTAATGATAATTCGGAACCATTTGATCAAAAAACCATAATTTTGTATTGGACCCGTCGACCGGAGGAAAGTATAAAATTACAGACTCAAAAAACATTTCAATACCTAATCGATAAGCAACACTATGACCTTCAATATGAATAACATATTTGTATTCACTTTGGTCACGATAATTCATAAAATCACCAATAAGATGCTTAAACGTATTCTGCTCGATCACTCTGAAGTATCGATCATCCTTCATGGTTCGGGGACGTCCATTGATACCCGTAAGACAGCAATCTAACATTGGTACCATATTTGTAGTGTTTATCTTATTAGTATCGTAAGATAATTGACAAACAAACAGTCGCATATTGTTGTCAACAGTTGTTCCAAGACCTGTTGAAGATCCACGAAAAATGGCTGTTGGCTTTTTGGATTGAAAATCAAGACAAAAATCGTTCTCGATATTAGGATACACTGTATATTTCTTGTTCTTATTTTGTAAAAACACCATATTGAATTCCTCTTGCGCTATTCTACCCCAATCTTCCCATGTAGGTATCGGAATATCTATGTGAGAATCACTCGAATTCATTGATAAGATCGGTAAAAACGATCTCATTTTGTCTCTATACCTTTCTTTCATAGGATAGTTGTCCCCTACCAAATGATTATAGGCATGATTCCCATCCTTCCTTAACACCGGATGATCTCGTTTATTCACAAAAAACGTCAAATCTGGAATTTTGCGTCTTTCACATAGTGTTTTGAACATGTGGTAGATCGCTGGAATACCAGAATCATTCTCCGAAAACGGAAACTCATACCGAATAAGACCATTACCACTGATCCATTCTGACATATTTTTTTGTATTCCACCATAATTTTTGCTCTCAAATTTTGTCCCTTGATTCATTTTAAAGATCATATTACGAAAATTGTGAAGAGTAGTATGATTGTTGCCTCCGTATTTAGGATCAACTCTTAGACTCTTATGGAAGTCGTTCACATAATTTTGTTTGCTAAATGGTAAAAAATTAACAAGTTCATTATTATGAATTTGAATCAGAATTCCTTTTTTATATACATCAAATAAATATTCAAAGGTGTCAAATAGATTTTGAAAGCTTCTTGTGACAACTCGATTCGGATCATCCACTGATGGATACGTGACAATATTATTTACAAACTGGTCTGGATCACCACACATGTAAAAATAATGATAGTCTTGGTTTAATTGATTATACCTCTTATTCTCTTTTTTGTTGTTTACCTTGACATTGTAGGGATCATTCACCGTAGAAAACTCAATATCTATCATCATCTTTAGACACAAATACTGTAATTTAATACAGAATACATTTTTTTTTTATATAAATATATAAAGTTTCTTTGATAAAAACATTATTAAGTTTGAAAATATGAATGATTTGAAAAATCATAAAGCACTATGGACAAGAAAAGAAGAACAGGATCTTATTTTCGAATTAAACAATGACAATACGCTAGCTATTATTGCCCAGAAACACAATCGGTCCGAAAACGCAATTAAGCTTAGGTTGGCATCCATGATCCAGAAAGAACTTGATAAAGGGACGCCTTCGAAAAAAATACTAACAACATTTCATATTAGTGAACAAATGATGTCAAATTTATTAGACTTTTCGAAACGATTTGCCGCATCTACTTCGTCCTCATCAACACAACTTCCCTCTACAGGATCCTCTACAAACATAAATCTTATTCTTAACAAATTGAATGAAATAGATACAAAATTATCAACATACGAAAAGTATTTAAAAAATATTTATAAAAAAGTTACTAATAAATAAAAATGAAAAATAGCGAATTATATGAGCCTATCGGAAAAGAGTCTGAAAAAAGAACAACCATGCCTTTAGATGGGATACCTTATGTTGGCTCGGGTTCTAAGTCGACCTCTGCTAGTGGCTCGGGTTCTAAGTCGACCTCTGCTAGTGGCTCGGGTTCTAAATCGACCTCTACCAGTGGCTCGTCTGATAAAAGAACAACCATGTCTTTTTTTAATAATCCAAGGAGATATGAAACTTTACTTAACTCGACCTCTGCCAATGGCTCGGGTTCTACCTCTGCTAGTGGCTCGGGTTCTAACTCTACCTCTGCTAGTGCCTCGGGTTCTAACTCGACCTCTGCTAGTGCCTCGGGTTCTAACTCGACCTCTGCCAATGGCTCGGGTTCTACCTCTGCTAGTGGCTCGGGTTCTAACTCTACCTCTGCTAGTGCCTCGGGTTCTAACTCGACCTCTGCTAGTGCCTCGGGTTCTAACTCGACCTCTGCTAGTGCCTCGGGTTCTAACTCGACCTCTGCTAGTGCCTCGGGTTCTAACTCGACCTCTGCTAGTGCCTCGGGTTCTAGTGCCTCGGGTTCTAACTCGACCTCTGCTAGTGCCTCGGGATCTAGTGCCTCGGGTTCTAACTCGACCTCTGCTAGTGGCTCGGGATCTAGATCGAGCAGCTCATTTTCTCATAAAAGATTAACAATTATTATCATCATACTTTCAGTTTTACTTGTTGGATGTATTATGTTGTATATAGCTAAACATAACTCGAAAGTACATCACAATATTATAACAACTACTACTACAACTACATCATCTACGTCAAATCATCTAAAACCGAATCAGTATAAATATCCTGATCCGATAGATTATAGTACGGTACCAACTCATACACTTTGAAGCGACTCGCGATTCAAACGCCCACCCCCTTCCAGGGCAAATAAGGAAGAGGGAAGCCAACACCCCTCAGTTGAATCGACTCGATTCAAACGCCCACCCCCTTCCAGGCTAAATAAGGAAGAGGGAAGCCAGACCCCATTAGACTTTGAATCGACTCGATTCAAACGCCCACCCCTTCCCAGGCCAAATAAGGAAGAGGAAAGCCAACACCCCTTCCAGGGCAAATAAGGAAGAGGGAAGCCAACACCCCTCAGTTGAATCGACTCGATTCAAACGCCCACCCCCTTCCAGGCTAAATAAGGAAGAGGGAAGCCAGACCCCATTAGACTTTGAATCGACTCGATTCAAACGCCCACCCCTTCCCAGGCCAAATAAGGAAGAGGAAAGCCAACACCCCTTCCAGGCCAAATAAGGAAGAGGGAAGCCAGCCCTTTATTTAACGGTAAAACACCAAGTGGTACATTAATAGTTGAATGTTGGTCTAAAAGAAATAAAAAACAACCCCATGAAGTAGCATTACAAGGTGATGGCAAATTCGAATTTATATGCGACGCATGCCCTCATCCTTTTAATTGTTCACTTAAAAATATTGTAAACGGAAGATGGTGTCCGTATTGTGCAAATCAAAAACGATGTGATGATACTTTATCTTGTAAAACGTGTCTCGCAAAAACCTTTCATTCGTTTGAGGGTAAGACATCAAGTGGAAACTTAAAAATTGACTGTTGGTCTAAAAGAAATAAAAAACAACCCCATGAAGTAGCATTACAAGGTGATGGCAAATTCGAATTTATATGCGACGCATGTCCTCATACTTTTGATTGTTCACTTCAAAATATTGTAAGAGGAAGATGGTGTCCGTATTGTTCAAACCCGCCTAAAAAATTGTGTGATGATACTTTATCTTGTCAATCGTGTTTAAAAAAACCCTTTCATTCATTTGACGGTAAGACCCCTAATGGAAATAAGGTTCTTGATTGTTGGAACAAAGAAAATCATAAAAAATCACATGAAGAATTCCTGTGTTCTGGAAGAAAATATAAATTTAATTGTGATTCATGCCCTCATACTTTTGATAGTTCACTTTGTGATATTGTTTCGAAAGGAAACTGGTGTCCAATATGTAAAAATAAAACAGAGAAAGTAGTTTTAGAATTTTTACAAAATCAATTTTCAAAAAAAGATGTGAAACACCAATTTAAACATGAGAAAGTCAAAAATATTCGAGAACTACCATTTGATATATGTATTTTACCCCATAAAATAATAATCGAAGTGGATGGTGAACAACATTTCTTCGATGTTTCTCATTTTAAATCACATGCAGTGGAACAATGTGAACGAGATTGTAATAAAATGAAAATTATATTCGAAGAAGGATACTGTGTAATCCGTATAGTACAAGCAGATATATGGTTACAAAAAACACGGGACGAAATGCTTTCGAAATTAGAAAAAGCAATACAGGAATGTATTCATAATGAACTACCGAAAATACATTATATCAGCGTGAACGATTCAATGTATGACAATCATAAACGTATCATATCTGAGTCGTATTCCTCGTCTTCGACTTCGTCGTCTCCGCTTCACTATCGTCTGCTTAGAGTATCCTGATTCTGGTTTTGATATGTGTTAATCGCAACTAATAACCTCACACCCCACCCCATTTCAGGCCCTGTTATACTTCGTCATTAAGTGTTCATTCTCTCGAAGAACATTCGCAGGTGCTCTTTTTTGAGGTGAGACATCATTCCAAGAAAAATAAGAAGAAATCTCACCAGAAAGGTCTTTACACATCAATGGTAATCTTAATGCTTGTATATATTCAGAAGTTAGAAACGTTTCTTGTTGTTTTCTTGTTTGAAACAATTCCAAATCGATATCATTATCTACACAATTCTTAATCTCATCATCATAAAAATACATTAAGACTTCATAATCCTCCTGGATATCAAGTCCATCTTTTTCTAACAATTGTTTTAGGTGATTCCTATAACCATTGTAACCTGCGTACATTATTGGTGTGCACCCATCCTCATCTCGAATATTCATATCAAACGTATCACAATTCAAAAGTGTTTCGAATACATCCTTGTTATTTTCCATAAATAATAACTCCAAATCGAACTTAAGCAACATTTTGACAATTTTAATATGTCCATGTTTTACTGCTAAACTTAATGCAGTATTTCCAAATTCGTCTTCATGATTTAAATAAACATCTTCATGTTTTAACATATGTTTTACTAAAACGTGATCTCCTCTGCTACATGCCCACATGAATTCTGTTGTCCCGTTTGCATCCATCCTTGTGTCTACAATAATATTATATTAGTGTTGTTATATAATATAATAGTAATTTAAATAATACTTTAGTTCTTTTTTAACACCAATGGTAATTTTTTCTTCTTTCCATTCTTATCAATTACATATTTGTCTTCTTTTTCTTTTTCTTTTCCATTTATGTTTTGATATTGATAGGTATGGACGTATGTTTTACCATTATTATTCTTCATTCTAGACTTTGATAACGATGATTCTATCGCCATCGGCTCGATGAAAGAATTAAAGAATTTCTCTTGAGAGATTAGAGGAAGATACACTTTAAAATCGCCCATATCGTCGTAGCGACGTCGTCGATGATAATCAAGTAAGATATGTTCTGCTTCATCTAATATTGCTTTATCTTCTTTTGTTTTAATTAGTTTCCGTTTTTTTTGAATTTTCTTCTCCAGAGTTTGTATACTATCAGTTGTCTTTCCTCCTATAAATTTATACAGATGCATTTTATTGCAAATCCCAACAAACTACAAGAGTGAAACAACCACTTCCAAAAGTCAAACAGCAACAACAACCACTTCCAAAAGTCAAACAGCAAATCAAATCCCAACAACCACTTCCAAAAGTCAAACAGCAACAACAACCACTTCCAAAAACAGAAAATCAAAAAGTTTCAAAAACAAAAAGTCCAAAAGTTCCAAAAAAATTAACGACGAAAAAAATATTTGACGTACCAATATTATCAAGAAATGCAAAAGGACTAAAAAAATGTGATACAAGACCCGGGTACTGTACTGCTAAAACCGATTCACTATTCAGAAAAAATCGTATGGTCCTTATAACCAAGGAGTACTTACAGGACCCAAAACTAAAAATATGACAAAATGTACAAAAGTATACAAAAACGTTCCTCCTATGCTTCAATCCGGTGGCTACTGTAAAACAAATGTAAGCAAAACTAAAAGAACAAAAGCTAAGTCACAAACTAAAACAAAAACTAAAGTTTAATTTATACGAAAGTTTTTATTACAGTCTAGGCAATTGATAAATAACGTCGCAGCTTCGTCCGAACTTCTGGTCTGTTTCTCGAATGAAATTGTCTTTTTACTCTTACAAAACTTACATGGTAGTAACCCTTCACTAATGGATGGAGGATCATTGATAAATTTATTTTCTTCTCGCAGTAAATACCGTATAGTATCAAATGCTTCATGATCAAAGAGAAAGTTTTTATTTTTTACGTACTGTATTAGGTTTTCTTTACAGGGATTTAGCTGGTATTCAAAGTATAACTCATAAAATATAATATATAGTAATTCATCTCTTTCTTTTTCAGTAATGATAGTTCCTTTACAGTAATCATTTATATATCGTTCCAAAAAGTTATACAGTTTAGTTCGATTCTTTTTCGAGGAAATGATACCATTTTTGAATTTTTGCTCAAACAGTGAATTCATATTATTGTTTTTACTGGTATCATTTCTAATTTATAGAGCATATTTCATTTATTTTTCAACATTTCAGTGGTAACATTTTCAATGCATGTAATCTCAGTTTTTTTATTACGAGTATTATTATAACTAGAAATTGATACCATCGCAAATCCAGCAATGATTAATAAAAACCCCATATTTTCAATAGTTGTCGTTTTTTCTTTTAATAAAAACTTACCTATGAGTATACTAATTATCAATGTCCCAGCATCCCATAGTCATATGCAACGCTGTTCGTCTGTTAGAACACCGTGTTTGGAGGTTGATATCAACACATTTATTAGAATTTAATATTTGTTCGACACATTCTTCATCCTGGTTGTACACAGCTTGATGAAAAGGACTAAAACCATTCGTATTAAAAGTATTCGGATTTGTTTCGGGGTGCATCATTAATTGTTTGACGATTTCTGGTAAGCATAAATCAACAGCTAGATGAAGGGGGGTTTGACCAGAATGGTTGTCTCTAACATTTGGGTTTATACCATCTATAGATAGAAACTCTTTAACTTTTTCAGCATCACCATATTCAACAAGATTTACTAAATCTAACATTTTTTTTTCTAATTTTGGTGAAATACATTTGTAAATATATAATTATATACATATATACATATATATACATATATATCGCTCGGTCGGCTCGACCGTTTAATCATCCTCGCTCGGTCGGCTCGACCGTTTAATCATCCTCGCTCGGTCGGCTCGACCGTTTAATCATCCTCGCTCGGTCGGCTCGACCGTTTAATCATCCTCGCTCGGTCGGCTCGACCGTTTAATCATCCTCGCTCGGTCGGCTCGACCGTTTAATCATCATCCTCGCCGGTACTCGCAGCACCATGATGCGACCACTGACTTTTAGAATCACATATAAATATCTTTCATGATTATACTGTCATATAAAATGATATATTCCTATATATTTTTTAAAAAAATCTTGATTTTTTTCAAGAAGTACCAGTAAATTTAATAAATTCCTCCAAAAAATGACCGGCAAGAGAAAGGCCGACTCTGGATTAGACGAAAGCGAGCTTACTCACGGAGACCATCTTATCTATCTCAAAGAAAGAAAAAGAGGGATGCAACAAACGGAACCCTCCCTTAAGCAGGTGAAGAGTCGTTATAATCCCAATTCTGGTAAAAAAACAAGATTATCTCGGAGCCAGATCGAGGCTTTTATATCATGTCCAACATGTTTCTGGAAGAGTCACAAGAAAGGAATCAAAGCCGTTCCATCTCCAGGCTTCAGTCTCAACTCAGCTGTAGATGCTTTGGTAAAAAAAGAGTTCGACATTTACAGAAAAACAAAAGAAACACCGGATATTTTTGTGGAAAATTCCCTTTCATATCTCAAGGCTTACGATCATGAATTAATGGATACATGGGTCAATGTTTTCAAAGGTATATCTTATTTCAATGAAAAACAAAACATAGAATGGTATGGTGGTGTTGACGATGTGCTCCTCAACGAGAACACAGGACAACTTCACATGGTCGATACAAAAGCAACATCTAAAAACGGACATATTATGAGTTTAGATAACGTGTACAATGATGGCGAGCAATACAAGCGTCAGTTAGAGATATACGGTTGGCTTTTCAAGAAGAATGGATTCGACGTTTCCCATATAGGATACCTTATGTATTACAATGGTATTAAATCGAAAGAACGAATGGGACTCAATCTATCATTTGAAAGAACCTTAATCGAAGTTGCCCTCGATTTCTCATGGATCGATAACGTGACAAATGAAATGTTTGAATTATTACAACGAGAAGAATGTCCATCATTGAATATCAATAGGTGTAACGTTTGCACTTTTATTAAAAATCATATGAATTTGTTATTGGAATTACAATAAAGTTTGGTAGAATGATACTGGTAGAACATAGCAACAAGAGCAAAACTACAGAACATCACCCGATTAACGAAATCAGTTACCAAATACGGATGACGTATTTAAACCAATAAAGTGATAAATAAGTCAAAACATATCAAGGTAAATTAAAAAAAAAGAAAGACATAAAATTTAAATATGTAAGTTTATCAATTTAGTTATCTGTCAATAGTTCAGGAAATTCACTTGTACTCTTTATATCAATTGGTTTATTAAAACACTCAATGTATCCAGTTTTTACATTCGTGTTGTCATAGCTACTTTTAATCACTTCAGGGAAATTGACATGATCGTCATTTGCTTTGACTAGTCCAACCTGTGGAGTTTTTGAGTTTACCTTTAACTTATATGCTTTATTTTTTGTTTCCAAATCTACTATCTGAACACTCTTATTTTTTTTTTTTTTATGTTTCTTTTTGTTTTTAATTTGCTCACCTTCTTTGTCGTCTAAAATAAACTTATCAAAGTCCTCTGTATGTTTTGTTAATGCGGATTCCTCTGTATGTTTTGTTAAGGCGAAGTCCTCTGTATGTTTTGTTAAGGCGGATTCCTCTGTATGTTTTGTTAAGGCGGATTCCTCTGTATGTTTTGTTAAGGCGGATTCCTCTGTATGTTTTGTTAAGTTCTGATAAATGGACTTCTTTTTATCAATTCTACACACATGTTTCGTTACACCTGGAGGGGATTTATACAACAAGTATTGTTCTACTAAATCACTGTTTACTATAATCTTACCCCCAATTGCTTCATGTAATAAAAGAAATATAAGATCATCTTCTAAGTTACATTCCTTCTTTTGTTTGTTTTTTTTAGATCCGAAATTATTTAATATTTCGTTATTTTTGACATTTTTGGCATTTTTTTTTGTTTTTAGTTCATTTACGGATTTAATTAATGGTAATGACGATTCAAGAGAAGTCAACATATCATAATTTCTATCATACCAATCTTCAAACTCTTTATCCAGCTTGATTCTCCTTTGTTTGTTTTTCGATGGCGATGATTCTACAATTGGTATTGACTTATGATCTAGTATCTCTTTGTTTTCCGATGGCGAGGATTCTACAATTGGTATTGACTTATGATCTAGTATCTCTTTGTTTTCCGATGGCGATGATTCTACAATTGGTATTGACTTATGATCTAGTATCTCTGAATCTTTGTTTTCCGATGGCGATGATTCTACAATTGGTATTGACTTATGATCTAGTATCTCTGAATCTTTGTTTTCCGATGGCGACTTAAGATGAATTGGTTTGTATTCTGACAACGACATACAATCTACATTAGCAATTGATTTATTCTGTAAAGACTCATCTTCTTTATTCTTTACATGATGCATTTTTTTCCATTGTTGGCGAATTCTTTTTTTTTGTTTCCCTATATTATTTATTCCGATTTTCATATTTTCACAACACCAATCATACTTATATTTAAGATAATTTTGCATTGCTTCCTCAGTACCATCACACCACTTATACTGACATTCTTCAGATCTACATAGACCAGTACAATGAAAATTATATAGCATCATATGCTTATGGGATACGAAACTATTATCAGCATGATCTACTAAATAATTATATAGCATCATATGATTACGATTATAAGCTATGTAGACTTCGTCAATTGTGGGTACAACATTAGGACAGTCTAATAGCATTTGAACAATATCAGTGTATCCTGATTCACAAGCTTTATATAATGGTCTAACAATATGTTGAGTATATTGAGATTTACTATTCGGTTTATTCGGTTGAATACCAGGACAGTCTAGTAAAATTCTCACAATTTCTTTGTGTCCTTCTTGACAAGCCATATATAAAGGGGTTATATCATTAATATCTACCGAACAATTTAGTTCAATGCCAGGATAATTTATTAAAAGTTTGACAATTTCTTTGTGTCCTTCTTGACATGCCATTAACAATGCTGTTGCACCATCAGCTCGTTTAAGATTTGGTTCAATGCTAGAATGACTTAGTAAAAGTTTGACAGTATCTGTATTACCTCTAAAACTAGCCACAATTAATGGGCTTGCACCATTGTGTCCTTCTTGACATGCCATTAACAATGCTGTTGCACCATCAGCTCGTTTAAGATTTGGTTCAATGCTAGGATGACTTAGTAAAAGTTTGACAGTATCTGTATTACCTCTAAAAAAACTAGTCACAATTTCAAATAATGGGCTTTCACCACCACCATTATTCAGTCGAATATTCGGTTCAATGCTAGGATGACTTAGTAAAAGTTCGACTATCTCGGTGTGTCCCTCATAGCTTGCTATAATTAATGGGCTTTCACCATCGTACCGTTGAATATTTGGTTGAATACCAGGGTGATTTAGTAAAAGTTCTACAATCTCAGTAGGACCTAGTTTACAAGCTATTATTAATGCTGTTGAACCATCAGAATCTTGAATATTCGGCTGAATAACAGAATGATTTAGTAAAAGTTCGACTATCTCGGTGTGTCCCTCATAGCTTGCTATCATTAATGGTGTTTCACTATCAGAATCTTGAATATTCGGTTGAATATCATCATGATTTAATAAAAGTTCGACTATCTTTGTATGACCCAGTTTACAAGCTATTATTAATGCTGTTGAACCATCAGAATCTTGAATATTCGGCTGAATAACAGAATGATTTAGTAAAAGTTCGACTATCTCGGTGTGTCCCTCATAGCTTGCTATCATTAATTGTGTTTCACTATCAGAATCTTGAATATTCGGTTGAATATCATCATGATTTAATAAAAGTTCGACTATCTTTGTATGACCCAGTTTACAAGCAATCGATAATGCGTTTGAACCTGATTTAAGTTGAATGTTGGGTTGTATCATATGATGTTCTAATAATAGTCGAACGATTTCAGTGTATCCTTTGGAACATGCAGCAATTAATGCTGTTATATGGTTATTTAGTAAATTTGGTTGAATACCAGGATGATTTAGTAATAGTCGGACGATTTCAGTGTATTCCTTACCGCTTGCTATCATTAATGGTGTTATACCATCGTCATTATAAACATTTGGCTTAATACCAGGATGATGTAATAAAAGTTCGACTATCTTTGTATGACCTAAGACGCTTGCTATAGATAATGCTGTTGTACCATCAGAATTTTCAATATTCGGTTGAATAACACAATGATTTAGTAAAAGTTTGACTATCTCGGTGTGTCCATTACCGCTTGCTATCATTAATGGTGTTTCACCATCAGAATTTTGTAAATTTGGTTTAATACCAGGATGATTTAGTAAAAGTTCGACTATCTCGGTGTATCCCTCAACGCTTGCTATCATTAATGGTGATTTACATATGAATCCTGTTGTATTATCCCTAATTTGTATGTTGGGTTCTACATTAGGATATTCTAATAAGAGTTTAACGATCTCTGTATTACCTTTACAACATGCAGCGATTAATGGTGTGAAGTTAACAAAACATTTTGCAATATAATTTGGATCTATTGTAGATGTAGATAATATATCTTTTGCAGTTTCTGTATTGTTATTTATACATGAAATGACTATTTTTTCTTCCAAATTAAGGTTGGTTCCAAAGTATAGTTTTGATGATTCAGATGACATGATAATTTGTCCTTTCATTATTTGCTTCATTATACTGGAATTAAATGTTAAATTTATTTTAAGTGAATACAATGATAAAACAGACAATTTGTTGTAGATAATAGATCAAAAATATATCGCTATAATGGAATAGATACTAGCCATTTAGAATTTTTTTAGTCAAAATAATGCAAAGATCGCCAGTCCCCGTAGAAAAAGAGTTCAACAAAAGATCCAGGCTCACCAATCCTCGTAAGGAAGAAGTGGAAAAAGAGAGGATTTTGCCAGTCCCCGTAGAAAAAGAGTTCAACAAAAGATCCAGGCTCACCAATCCTCGTAAGGAAGAAGTGGAAAAAGAGAGGATTTTGCCAGTCCCCGTAGACTACTCTCCCTCTCCACTACGAGGACTCTCCCTCTCCACTACGAGGACTCTCCCTCTCCACTACGAGGACTCTCCCTCTCCACTACGAGGACTCTCCCTCTCCACTACGAGGACTCTCCCTCTCCACTACGAGGACTCTCCCTCTCCACTACGAGGACTCTCCCTCTCCACTACGAGGACTCTCCCTCTCCACTACGAGGACTCTCCCTCTCCACTACGAGGACTATCTTCTCTCCCCTCCTTGTCTCTTAACCACTCCGATGACTGTCGACCACAATGTGACCCCCCCCCCTCCATCTAAGAATTCAGAAGGTCGCACAAGAAGGACGTTCTATGGTAATACGAAGGGTATGAGTGGGGGAGGGGGATCCAATTACAAAACATGCCCCTCCCCTAGTAAGAGGAAAATGTGAAGAAGGATCCTGAAGAGCAGCACCGAAGGGTATGAGTGGGGGGGGTATGAGTGGGGGGGGGGGGGTATCCCCCTCCCCTAGTAAGAGGAAAATGTGAAGAAGGATCCTGAAGAGCAGCACCGAATGGTATGAGTGGGGGGTATGAGTGGGGGGGGGGGGATCCAATTACAAAACATGCCCCTCCCCTAGTAAGAGGAAAATGTGAAGAAGGATTCTGATAGACAAGTCGTCCTTCCGGTGAGGGTACAGGGGCATACCGGTGTCCGGTGGCATAGACAAGTCGTCCTGACAGGTGATGGTACAGGGGTATGGTAAAAAAAAGGGTTCGCCACTATGGGTATGCGTAAGCACCGAGGGGTAGGAACATAGTTCTAGTCTTGATTGGGTTCTAGTATGGATTCTAAGTTGAGTGACTATTTACTATAATTATTTAAACTTATTTTCTTTATTATTATCTGTAAAGATCAAACTTATTTTCTTCATTATTATTTGTAAATATCTTAATCATTTAAAAAGAAAACATAGCATGTATTCACTAAAGGTACAACCATTACCCTGCACTTCTACCAAGTATATTCAACTGTTGGAACAAAATTTCTCTGGTTTGAAAGGTAACAAATATTATGATTCATTGTATTCTTACTTAAAAACTGAGCTTGACCCCTTAATAGTAGGGCTTAACAAAGGATCACCTCACCCCAAAAAATCAATCGAAAACTTAAGAGAAAGTATTTATAACAAATTTGTACGATTGTATATTAAAGGTGGAGTGTATGATGAAAGTGTTAAACGAAATCTTATACAAGTAATGCTACACGTAGGTTCTGAATATAGAAAATTACACAAAGGTAATATCTTTAAGTTTGACAGTACTGATTTTACTCAGTCCGAACAGGATGAATTAAAAAGATTCCAAAAATTATATAACATACAAAAGCAACTGTTTAATCCTTCTGACTTTGAGAGGAACGAAAAAGTAGATAGCGATCCTGGTGGTGTATCAAATGAGTCAGACATTAGTAGTACTGAACCGATAAAAATTGCTATGGAAAAGAGACAATGTGACAGAAATGTTTCTGGAGAAAAGCCTATAAAACAAATTGATTTTAAGACTAAAAAAGTTGTTAAGATTTGGGGCAGTGTAGGCGATGCAGCTCGTGGGTTATGCAAAACTGGTTCACAATATGAAGAACGTAGTATTAGAAGTTCTATTGCACAGTGTGCGAGAAACAAACTAATGACATCCAGAGGATATGATTGGCAATATGTAAGTCTAGATTCAGAAAAGATTAGCAATAAATCTTTATACGATGGTGAAGTATCATCGTACGACGACGAGGGCTACGATACTGGTGAAATTTCAGACGAGATGGGTGAAGTATCCAAGCAAAAGGGCTACGATACTGGTGAAATGGGCGACGAGATGGGTGAAGTATCCAAGCAAAAGGGCTACGATACTGGTGAAATTTCAGACGAGATGGGTGAAGTATCCAAGAAATCGAATAGCTACGTTACTGGTGAAATTACAGACGAGATGGGTGAAGTATCCAAGCAATCGAATAGCTACGTTACTGACGAGATGGGTGAACAACCAAATAGTAATAGCTACGATATGTCGTCGTCGTCCTATGATTGGTTAGCTGCAAATCAATTGGATAATGAGATGCAAACACCATCAACAGAAGGTGATAATTACTACATGCAGATACAAAATAGATCAACGCAAAGAGTGTCAACGAAATCGAATTTGTACGTGGATAGTGCGTCAAATCAAGTGGATGATACCTACGATAGGATGCCGTCAGAGCAACAGGAAAACTACGGGAATATACAATGGTCGTCATCGTCTGATGATGATGAAATGTATAGGAAGTACTCAAAATCTTCTGAAAAACTCAAAATCAAGAAAGACAATATAAATCACAGAAGAAGACATATGAAGAAAACTAAACATAGGAAGAAAACTAAACACGACAATGATCTATGTTATATTCGAGAAGGCATGCTAGCAAAAAGAATAAGATGGTTAGATGAAGAAAAAGATGAGAGAATAAGATGGTTAGATGATCGAGTTGATAAGTTGGAAAAGTTAGTATCTGAATTATTAGAGGAAAAATTCCATAAAATGTTAGAGGAGCGAGTCAACCAAATAGTAATAGCTACGATATGTCGTCGTCGTCCTATGATTGGTTAGCTGCAAATCAATTGGATAATGAGATGCAAACACCATCAACAGAAGGTGATAATTACTACATGCAGATACAAAATAGATCAACGCAAAGAGTGTCAACGAAATCGAATTTGTACGTGGATAGTGCGTCAAATCAAGTGGATGATACCTACGATAGGATGCCGTCAGAGCAACAGGAAAACTACGGGAATATACAATGGTCGTCATCGTCTGATGATGATGAAATGTATAGGAAGTACTCAAAATCTTCTGAAAAACTCAAAATCAAGAAAGACAATATAAATCACAGAAGAAGATACGTTACATACAATCAATATTAAATGAGGATACAAACTTCAATTCATACATATATAATGGAAGAATGATAATAAAATCCAAAAGCAAAGAAAAAGATGATACGTTACATACAATGAAAATTAAATGATGATCCAAAATTCATACATATATAATGGAAGAATGGTAATAAAACAAAAAAAAAACAAAAAATGAATGATGTACGAAAACCATTAATTGACAATTTTAAACAATGAAGATACTAAAATTAGAAGAAAATACTAAAGTAGAATTTATATTTCATTTCGCTGACATACATATTCGGTTGAACTCACGATTTGTTGAATACAGATATGTATTTGAGAAAGTATATTCTAAATTGAAAGAGTACAAAGCAAATGGTATTACAAATGCAGTGATTTGTATCGCAGGTGATATTCTTCACAGCAAAGTTGACTTAAGCCCTGAATGCACAATGGAAACCTTCAACTTTTTCAGTAACTTATCGCATATTTTTCCGACGATTGTTATTGGAGGAAATCATGATACACTACTAACGAACAAGTCCAGAGTTGATTCGTTGACAAGTATATTATATGAGAGACCTCTTTCGAACTTTTTTTTCTTGAAGGAGACAGGAGTGTATCGGTATAACAACCTTGTATTTTTTATAGATTCCTTGTTTGATGACGTTCAAATCGACATGACAACAAATAATCCGATGATTAACAAGATAAAAGAAGAGAAGTGTATTCCAGTAACACTGTATCATGGTAGTGTTCCGGGATGGCGCAACACGAAAGGGTTTGTCTCAAAAGAAGGAGACAAATACATTTCTGAGATGAATGGCATGGTGTTATGTCTTCTAGGGGACATCCATCTCTATCAGAGTATGAATGACGAATCTCCAAAAGCGTTATACAGTTCAAGTCTGATTTCGCAGAATTTCGGAGAAACCGATGCTAATCATGGGTTTATTTGTCATCATTTGGAATATAATAGCAATGATGTTTCTTTATCACATGAGTATATCCGTGTAAAGAATAAATATCGATTTCAAGATGTATTTGTCACAAATTCAGGTCAAACGATCGTAACAGATGAGAAGCAATATCAGCTATTTGACAATGATGAATTTCTAAAAGAAGGTGTCATAGCGGAACATGGAAATTTAAGAGTGTATAGTGAAAAAGGTATGGAGATCGAATCCAGAAGGGTATTTGAATATTTGAAGAAAACATTTTCAAAAGCACGATGGGTTTTCAACAATAACTTGATGGAAAGGACAACACAAGGATCCTTGTCGACAGCGAATAATACAACCGATACGAGTTGCGATTATAATGTAATTGATTCGTATTTTCAACAAATTCAAAACAAATTTACGTGTGATAGTCAAATGAAAGAAGCTTATAAATATGTTGTAAGATCTTATCAAGATCATTTCGAAACAGGGAATAATAATATACAATGGAAATTACGAACACTTGAATTCAATAATCTATTCTCATATGGAAAAAATAATAAAGTCGATTTTCGCAACCTTGATCAAAATACAATAGGTATATTTGGGCCTAATGCATATGGAAAGAGTACCATTATCGACATTATTACCTGTGTTTTTTATGATAAAATTACTCGGATGAGTAATTCATCGATTGCAAAGGAGATTATTCATGTAGAGGAAACCAAGGGAAGTGCGAAACTAGTATTGGCGATAGGAGGTACTGTATACGAGATTAACAAAGCATATTCTAGAGCAGCAAAGTCTGGAAAAATCACGATCAAAACAACCCTGTTTGAAATCGATGAGAAGCATGGTAATCGCCATGAGTTAACGGACGAGCAACGAATCAAAACGAATAAACATATAGAAAGAATAATCGGAAATTATGAAACGTTTTGTTTTTTCAATTTATATCTTCAACAAAGAGAGGTATCTTTTCGAGAATTGTCCAATAGTAAACGTAAATCGTTTCTCTACGACTTGTATGGATATGAATGGTTTGAATCGTTAGAAAAGAAGCACAAAGAGTGTTTTAAAGAATTAGAAATCGAGAATCGTGTTCATGAAAGTAAACATCGAGAATTATCTGAATGGGATTATAACCGAGAAGAGTCTAATTTAAAGAAAAAATATCAAGAAGAAAAAGAGAAAGTAGAGAAAGAGAAGAATGAAATAGATCTACTCGAATCGCAACTTGCATCGTTAAATCGGTCTATCATTAATTTTACACAAGCAAACGATGATCAGTCAATGAGTGTTGACAAAAGTAATATTCTAGATAGTGTTCAAAAGAAAGAGAAGAACATTCATAGTATTGAAAAGTCTTTAGTGATGTGGAATAACAAATTTGACGAAAATTTGTACAAAAAATTACTTGTTACGAATTATAATACATCAGATGTTTTTTCAAATAACAAATCGATACAAAAACAGCAACTTCAAGATCATCAGACAAAGATGACAGAAATTGACAATCAGTCCGTTGAACAGATCGATAGCAAATTGCAGACGTTACAGAGAAAAGTTGTAGATCAAATTTATTCTTTTGATTCATCCATCATTTCGAAATTTCCAGAGAATCAGTTGCAAGAAATTGAATCAAAATTGAATGACTTAAGAAGTAAGATTCCTGCTATACAGACTTCATTAAAAAGTAAATATATGAAACTTTCTCAAGATATAGATAACATTACACAACAAGGCTTTAAGAAAATAAAGAATGCAATCATACGTCAAAAGAATGAGAGTATACGGAGTTTAAAGGAATTAAGAGTTAAAAAAAGTGAGTTCAAGGAATTTAAAAAAATTAAGGAATCAATGGAACCATTACTTCCCTTATATCGTAAGTATGAATCAACCGAAGGAGGACTTTTTCAACAATATAAACCGAACGGATCTGTATTATTGACTTATAAAAAAGAAGATTGGAAGGCGTATTATGATACAGTCCGATGTAATATAGAAAAAGAAAACTCTCTCTCGGAAGACGCCATTCTCATTGACCAACTAGATTCGCAACTATCTGATATACAAGAACGTATGATACCTTTACGATCAGCAACGACTGATGATCAAATCATTAACGGAAGTAAATATACAAAGTATTGTTCCGATATACAAGAATATGAATCATCTAGGCCGGTACTATTCAAAGAAGATATAAAGTTGTTATCCAATGAATCATTATTATCTTTGATAGACAAATTAAAAAAAGTTAGCTCGACGTTAGAGTCGCAAGAAGAAAATCGAAAGAGTTTAATGGACACAATTGAAGACTGTAGTAGTGGATTCTCAATTAACAAAAAGTGTGACGCATGTTTAAATAATCCGTTCAATCAAAAACGAATAAAATTCGAAAAAAAATTAGACAAAGTTGGGAAAGATATATCTTCTAATACAAAAATATATCAGGGTTATCTCACTAAAATACAGGATATTTTAAATCCTAACAATTACACTATTAGATGTATAAAGGATATACAAACAATAATGGATAAAGCTAGACATACACAGAAGCTTATGAATGATATTCAATACAAAAGAGAAAAAATACAAGAATATGAAAATTATAAGCAATACAAGATTTTATACAAACAGATTAGTGAATTGAAGCACGAACGATTGAAAGTAGTTAGCCATCAAAAAAAAATGGGGTTTTATTTAGAAAATTTAGAGGTGTTGACACTACTAAACAATATTTGGTCTTTTAACAGTATTGAGATTGTGATGTCTTTCTTACAAACATTTGATCAGGTAGAAGGTAATTATGAAGAAATACGATCCGAAATTGACCGATTGGAGGAAAATATAGAACAGCTTACTCAAGAATTAGAACATGATATCATCCCTAGATGGGAACAAGATTTACAAATAAAAGAAGACATAGAAAGTTTAGAAAGTGACCTTTCTTTCTATTCAGATGCAAGTCTTTGGCTCGATGAGATTCAGAAAAAAGAGAAATATCAAAAGAATGTAAGTTATGAACAAGAAATTCAAAGATTAACGTTAATGAAAGATGTTTTACTATTTGACGCCAAACATAAACATCTTATCTTATTTTTACAGAACATGATGGAAATCCCAGCTTATCGAAATTCACCAGATGATGTTACCATTCATACCGTGTATGATGATATTATCAAAAGTAAAACAGAAATTGATGAGTTACAGAAGGAAATCCAAGATTTGAAAAAACGATATACGGATATTGAGCATAACGATGCAATCTTGAACAAAATCGATGATATCAAAAGAACAAAGTCCCGCTTGCAATTACAGATTGAATCGCATTCCAATGAAATGACTTCTATCTCAATGTCGCTAGCAGAATTGAATTTAAAGAAATCGGATTTTAATGATGTCGTTGATACATTGAAAAAAAATAAAGCGAAACTCAATTTGGAAAAGATCTATATCTCTATATTTGATAAGGATGGCTTACCTTTATTTTTATTACAGAGTAAAATGGGTAAAGTGGAGGAGAAAATTAATCAAATGCTGAGTCCGTTCCTCGGACCAGACAAAAACGTTCGATTTGGACTTTCTTCTGATTCTACCAAAACAATTGAATATGGCTTCTCTAATAAGAATACAAAGTTTGTCTCATCCTTTGTGTCAGGTGCAGAATCTTTCCTATTAGACATTGTTACAAAGTTTTCTCTTGCCTTTTATTCCATTCGACCTCGCTCGAATTTCTTCTTTTGCGATGAGGGCCTCTCCGTGCTTGATAAGACCAAATTAAGTGAAGTGGATCAAATTTTTGAATTCTTTCGATCTACCCAAACGAACTTCTTTATTATTTCACATATTAGTCAGATCCGTGATCATGTAGAGAAAGTATTGATAGTCTCTAAAGAAAACAATAAGTCCTTCATTGATTTTAGATAAAAGTAAATTTAAATTAAAATTAACGTAGATTCTGAATCGTCACTTGACAGATTTGGACAGCAGTCCGGGTGGTCGGAGGGGAAAAAAAAATGAATTTTTTCCTCTAGCCAATTTCTAGTGTGAAATTACTGTAAGTATTCAAGTAACTTGATTTAATTTTGATTTTTTTCTTAGATTAACCTGCTGATATCACCAATTTATTAAAGCAATCCAACAAAGTACCGCAACTAGTTTAAATAATAAGTGTAAACTAACGTAGATCTGAATCGTCACTTGACAGATTTGGACAGCAGTCCGGGTGGTCGGAGGGGAAAAAAAAAATGAATTTTTTCCTCTAGCCAATTTCTAGTGTGAAATTACTGTAAGTATTCAAGTAACTTGATTTAATTTTGATTTTTTTCTTAGATTAACCTGCTGATATCACCAATTTATTAAAACAATCCAACAAACTACCACAACTAGTTTAAATAATAAGTGTACACACTGACAAAAAGAAAAGAAAAGATGTATTTTAACCCTTTATCTATCTTCAGTCCTCAAATGTCGAACTATGACCGGCTTCAGGCTGTCCAATCATGGCTTCAACAATTAAAAGCGTCAGGAGGTCCCCACTTTTCAGAAGCATTTGAATACTTCTCTGTTTGGACACTTCTCGTCTTGCCCATTCCATTTCATACTCGACTCTTCCAATTAATAAAAATGAATATGATACTACAAACTTGCCTAGGAGGGTTTTACATTACGTATGTCCATCCTAAAATTATTCATGTTCACTATTTACAAATCGATATCGATCGGTTCTTACTACAAGTGATAGATTTGTTTGCACACCATTCTCTACTTATCATTCATTCGTTCTTTTTTGATAATGTATTTCCGCCCATATCAGGTGCCGAGTATTCTATCATCAACATGCCATTCATTTTCTATTGTTTATCCTACGACATTCATCACAAATATGGTTTATCGTATCAATCTGATATGATTGTCCTATTTGTCTTATATCATTGTATTCTGTTGTTCTTCTTGTTTTTGAAGTAAGTTTTTAATAATTATATTATCTATATGTTTGCATATATAGATAAAAAATATTTTTTTTTTAATATAATAAAAGAATGAAAAACAACCAAAAACAACATACCACTAAAAAAAAGAAAACAGTTATCGATCTTACTAATCAACAAGAACAAAAACAAAAACAACATACCCCTAAAAAAAGTAAACATAATAAGAAAACAGTTATCGATCTTACTAATCAACAAGAACAAAAACACATTCCTAAAAAACAAACCCTTAAGAAAACAAAACAACAAAAACCTAAACAGACAAAAGGAACACGAATAGCAGCTACAAAGCAACAAGGAACTCAATTAATTAGTAGAAAAAATAGTAATCAACAAAAACAAAAAGAACAAACCCCTAAGAAAACAAAACAACAAAAACCTAAACAGACAAAAGGAACACGAATAGCAGCTACAAAGCAACAAGGAACTCAATTAATTAATAGAAAAAAAGATTATGATAAAATAATAAAAGAAATCAACACTGTTTACGAAAAGGTACGTGATTACTCTTATAGAGACCCATATCCTGTATTAATGTATATTGATGAATATGACATTAATATTATGAAAACATTTCGGAAAGCAACTGGACTAAATAGAGATGAAGCACGTGATATATGCGAGTCTCTTTTTGAAAACTTAGTATCAAAAACATATGATGATTGGTATTTACATCCAACTGATGATGACTTTGATGAAGATTATTATGAGGGTGATACTGACTATTATTTTTATGATGTATTAAAATATAATAAAAAACTTTTGAATAAATTGTTAGACAATGCAAATGACACAATTTTAAAGAATCAATTAAAAAATTACATAAAAGAATTAACAAAAGAAATAAAAGAAGACACTCATAGTTTCAACTCTAAAAGATATGAGCAATATCTTGATTATATACAATCTAGTTGTGATATACAATCTAGTTGATATATATTAAACAGCTCGACACGCCGATCATATTTTCTACATATGAACATAGTTTATTATCTATATGTTTGTTTATATATATATATAGATAAAAGATTTTAGTTATGAATTGCATCTAATAAGACTTAGTAAACTGATTCGAATAAGAATGCTTTGGTGTTTCTATCAACCGTGCATTTTCTGCTGCAAATCCTGCTCCAGATGTAACGGTCATTGGAGATGGTGGTACAAATACATTAATCGGAAACGTTTTAATCAAAATTCCTACGGTATACGTAGACGAACTAGTATAAGTAATGTAAATATAATGATCAATAATTGAATCTGTGTTGATTGTCTTTAGTCCGAATTCTTGATTTCCCCCTGACGATACAATATCTTGAAAATTTTCGTATAACGTAGTATGATTATTCTGTTTGAAATTGGAATCCATTGATATTTCTAGCTCATTCGAAGTATTATTCACTAAAAATACACAAATATACTCAACCGTGTCTAGTTGACTTTCTTCTGTATAAGACTCACTCATTTTATCAAATATTATAGTTTTCTGATTTATAGAATTCATAAATGTTTGCATCGTCGCCGTAGACATTTCATCAAGATTAAGTTCATTTACACTCTCTTGTATCAATTCCAATGAAAAAGACGTAGTATACTGTGGAATAGTTTCAAATGTTGTTGTCATTTTATTTATAGTATCATAAATAATAAAATTTAAATAAAATATTGTAGACAATAAAAATATAATTACTAGAGTATGCCATACCAAACATATTTCGATACTTCATACCAGACGACCCAAATTCATACTAATCAGTGTGTATTAGTGGATCAACCGGATGGAATAGAAAGTAATGTTATATTGGTTGATAATACAACAGACAGTACACCTATTTATGAAACTGACATCAATATAGAAACATATACCGAATATATAAAGTATTTGAAGAATCTTGATAAGACAAAATATTCCTATATAACATATTTTGATAGACTCGAAAATACAAAAACCTTACTAAATGAAAACAAAGAGGCATTTTTTGTTTTGGGTGGACCCGCAACAGGTAAGAGTGGGGCTGTAGAGGCAACAGAAAATTTGTTTAATTTCAACATGAATTCTGACGAACATTTCATTTATCTTAATACAGACGATGTGATGGAATTGTTACCACAGTATATCAGGGGATATGATTTGTCAGGAGAAAGTAATACTGGTGAAACTATCTATGTAGATAAAAATAATGCCGATATATCGCACGAAAAAGCAAAAATGTTTGCCGATGAAATGTACAAGGAGGCTGTTGCAAAGAATTTTTCAATTGTTTTTGATGGTACAGGTAATAATAAGAAAAAGCTACGAGAAAAAATTTTAAAGTTAGTAAATTGTCATGGTTATACTGTAACAATCGTGCATACGCTGTTAGATGTTACTATTGCTTTAGGTAGAGGATCGGGTAGAGCCTACAAAAGTAGACGATTTGTTCCAGATAACGTTATAAGAGATTCTAATCCTGGTACAGACAAAGACAATATTGCAAAGCGCATTTGTTTACCAAATATTCCCTTATATTTCCTAGATACATCTAACGAAAACACAAGTTTAGAAAAGTATACTTACAGTGATACAATTGTTTGTCCAATTGATAGCTTTGTGTGTCCCAAAGATAAGTCTAACTATTACTTCTTATATTCTGTTAATGCTATATTAATAGTGATTGCATTGTATATGTATTTTACACAAACAAATAAAAAGAAAAAAGTATAATCTTCTTACTTCAAACGTTTTATCCATTCCTTGATCTTATCATATCGTTTCTTCTTTTCCTAAAATTGAGACATTTTTTCCTTTCTTTTGTAATATATATTTTTTTTTTCTTTTGTTCCATATGATCCATCATTATTTACTCATCCTGTTGTCGTCTCTTAGAATTTTATCTATTGTTTGACTAGGGATGTCGTAGAACTCGCCATCCAATCGGCGTACGAATTCTTCTACTTCTATCTCTCCGAAAAATCGTTGTTCATAGTCATGGGCGTCTTGTTGAGACTCAAATTTTTTCGTGTAGATGACATCGAAAATACAATGTGAGTCCGGAAATTTTATAGCTAATGATCTTCTAGCAGTATCATTGATTTCTGAAAGTCTTCTTTTCATACAACTTGACCATCCACCTTTGTATACGTCTGTTTTTCCATATTGCAACAAATAAAAATACGTTTCTTCATCAGACAGAAGATCATTTACACTGTAGCCAATTCTACGGGGTCTCGGGCCACGTCTTGTTGTCGTTGGGACATCGTCTTCTTCTAGTGCCCCACGTTTTCGTTTTCTTGATGATTCTTGGTCGTCGTTTATATTAGAAGTCATAGTGATTACAGATTCTTGCTCAATGTCGTCGTCGTCCATGTCGACATCGTTGGTTGACATGTTGTCGTTTTTTAGTTCAACGATTGTCTTTTTTAAACGTCTCTCGTCTTCTTGTAGTTTAAGAAATTTTTCTTTCAATTCAAGGAATCGATTGATAAAACTGGAATCATATTGATTATTCGTGTTTTTGGTATATCTACGATTATTATTGAACCAAGTGGAGTGTTCACCAAAACATCTGGATTGTTCCCATTTTATCGTAGGATCTTGTTCGAATTTTTGTTTGAATTCTTCACTATATTTCTTTAAACACTCATATAATTTTCCCAAACGATAGTCAAAAAGAATAGTGGCTTCTAAACGTCTCTCGTCTTCTTGTAGTTTCATAAACTTGTTGTTTAATTCAAGGAATCGATTGATAAAACTGGAATCATATTGATTATTCGTGTTTTTGGTATATCTACGATTATTATTGAACCAAGTGTAGTGTTCACCAAAACATTTTTTTTGGTTCCATTTTATCGTAGGATCTTGTTCGAATTTTTGTTTGAATTCTTCACTATATTTCTTTAAACACTCATATAATTTTCCCAAACGATAGTCAAAAGGAATAGTGGCTTCTAAACGTCTCTCGTCTTCTTGTAGTTTCATAAACTTGTTGTTTAATTCAAGGAATCGATTGATAAAACTGGAATCATATTGATTATTCGTGTTTTTGGTATATCTACGATTATTATTGAACCAAGTGGAGTGTTCACCAAAACATTTTTTTTGGTTCCATTTTATCGTAGGATCTTGTTCGAATTTTTGTTTGAATTCTTCACTATATTTCTTTAAACACTCATATAATTTTCCCAAACGATAGTCAAAAGGAATAGTGGCTTCTAAACGTCTCTCGTCTTCTTGTAGTTTCAGAAATTTGTTTTTTAATTCCGAGAATCGATTTATTGCGCGAGTATCATATTTATTATCCGTGTTTTTGATATGTGTACAATTACGATTGAACCAATTATAGTGTTTACCAAAACATTTGGTTTGGTACCATTTTATCGTAGGATCTTGTTCGAGGTGTTGTTTAAATTCTTCACCATAGTTGTTTAAACACTCATAGCACTCCTGAATTTTCTTGAAAAAATCTTCTTTGCGGAAAAAGCCATTAAGAGACCCATCACTTAAGCCCATCTCTAATTGCATCAATCCATTCTTCAGTTGGTTGGGATTCATTCTTAATAACGTAAACATCTCATCACTACAGGAAAGAACTACTTTTTTTACAATCTTATTTGTAGTTGTTGTCAGGTCGTCGTCGTTGTCTTCAGGAATTACAGGAATTAATTCTTCCTTGTCGTTGTCGTCCTTTGACTTTTGGCGTTTTAAATAGAATTTGAATTGAAAAAGAGGTTCATATTCTTTCAGCACCGCGATCACATTTATGACAGTAGCAAACATCCCATCTTCTTGGTTGAGAAGCTCATCTTTCAAATAATTCGATTCATCTTCAACATTATCTTTGAATGTTTGAACTTTCTCGGGATCAAAATACAGAGGAAGGATGATATTAGAAGGAGTTTGTTGATCCCATGGTAATGCATTATTATCTTCATCACGTAATGGACGTACCGATCTTCCAATGATTTGTTTAATTTCAATTTCACTCTGTCGTGGATCGAATAAAATACAACCATGTACATTTTTAAGATCAACTCCTTCTGCTAACGAACGGCAAGATATTAATAGTTTCAAAAGATTATCTGTATGTTCTTCTTGTTGAAATTTCTTTAATTTACAGTCTCTTTGTTTTCGAGGATCTTTTCCAGTGACACCTTCAATCCAATTACCATTCGAACATTTTTGGAATTCATTCACCATAGCGAGGACATTACTTCCTGTGTCACGCTCTGCCTCAGACCATTGACAGAAACCTAAGTATCGACTACAGCCTTCTTTAGATGTTTTTTCTGCAATTTTTGTAATCTCTCCAAGCAAATAGTGGTGTTCATTGTGTTCAGTTCCTTTGGGAGCAATAACACATTGAATATCAAAATCGCGAATGATTCGATTTTGAACCGCTTTCGAAAAAGAATAGTCGAACAACATCCCTCGATTGATTTCTCTGTTGAGTGTAGCAGAAAAATAACGAATTTTTTTTAAAAAAATTTTGTCTGTTTCATCATTCAAAATTCTGGATACTTTCTCTCCATTACAATTGTGCGCTTCATCAAAGATTGTCATATCAATCACTTGTTTCGTTTCTTTTAAATAATCAATTAATCTGGGAAACGAAACATAGGTAGTGAATATAATTTTTCGTTTGTTTGTACTAGTAGTACTATCTAGTTTAGGCATTTCGAAATCATCATCATCATCCCCATTAGAATCATCATCGCGATCGTCTTCACTACAAAAGAATTCTATTTGTAAAGAACCATTGTTTTTGTAATATTGACAATAGGTTTGACGAACTACCACTAAACGACTCATTACAATGATGGTAATATTTTCAAACTCCCCCTTTAATGTTAAATATTTAATGAGATAGGTTTTACCAGATCCCGTAGGCATCTGGATAGCCAACTCTTGCTCGTCTTTGTGGTTTTCAAGGAATCCCCAGCCTCCTGTTTGTGCATCGTTAAAGATAATCATCCTTGTGTTCTTCTACAAAAGTAAGATTTAATTCTAGAATATTAATATATTAATCAAAATTATATTAATATTTAGCTACAATTTCAGCGAGTTTTAGCGATGTTTAGCGAACTAAAAAAAAAAAGTAAACCGTCGTGTGATAGCTAGGGCGGTGTTCCAGTATAAAAAAAAAATTAAGAAAGGAAGAAGAGGGAGGCTCGCAGGCCTTCTGTGAACAACAAAAAAGCCCGTCTATAAAACTCAGACAACAGAAAAACCGACGAAAAAAAAAAATATTCTGTATTAATAAAAAACAAAATGTCAAAACGTTACGTTGTAAATCCAAAGACCAACAGGGCAGTTGATGCAGAGGGCTGATACAATTGTTTGTCCAATTGATAGCTTTGTGTGTCCCAAAGATAAGTCTAACTATTACTTCTTATATTCTGTTAATGCTATATTAATAGTGATTGCATTGTATATGTATTTTACACAAACAAATAAAAAGAAAAAGAAAAAAGTATAATCTTCTTACTTCAAATATTGCAATGTATTCGCGGCGACAATACCAATTACTGTAGTAATCATCATTGACAATGATGTTGTTAACTGTGTTCTAACTTTAGATTTTACTTGTAGTATTAGTGAGCCAGGATTATAGTCTTTGTACACTTTACTAGTCACTAATAAATACGCAAGTAAAAACGATATTAAACCTAGTTTTATTGAAAGTGCAATCGTAAACTTTTTCTTATCTTCTTCGGTGAAAATCTTTCTATTCTTCTTTTGATGAATGGATATCATTACTATTATCATTAAGGTGTAAATAATTGTAATAACATTTAATTCCATCATATGCGTTTTTATATTAATATGATACAAATAACTACTTAAAGCAACAAACGATATACAAAATAAAACTTTATCAATTACATATGTAAACCCTGATAAATATGATCTTCGATTTTCTGAAGTAAGAGTCAGAATAGTAAGTATAGTCATTAGTATTAAACAAACATAAGCAACATATAGAGAATTACGAACAATAGTGGTTCGTTTTCTTTGTTGCAGTTCATTTATTATAGACATTTTCTGAAATTCGTTCTGAAATTGCTTATACCTATTCTGTTGATTCATAATCTTTCTCTCATACTGTTGCAAATACTTTTGTTTTTGTTGATTTGTCTTTCTTACATCTCTAATATTTAATTCTATATCGGCTAACTCGTTTAGCTTTAAATACTGCCGTTGGGTTTGTTGTTTTAATACTCTAAGTTTTTCGTTCAATTTTGTGTTATTGCTTTTCGATTCTAACTTATCGAGTTTATTTGAAAATAGTTGTCTAGATTCAACTAGCTGATTCTTATTTTTATTTAACGAATTTAACTTGTCGATGATCATATTTGATTTATTTGTGTTTCTTAATGTATCCATTTCATTGAACACATTTTTCATATTTGCTTTTGCTTTTGTAGTATAGTCGTCTTCTACTTGAGAAGATCTACCTGTTGTTTGTGAAGATTCAGACCAAGGAAAAGACAGAAAATCGAAGAAACTTTTGTCTTCCAAGTTTGCTTTTTGTTTTTTTTTCTCAGATATCATTCTTTCTTTTAGCTTTTGTTTACTTTGGTATAAAGGATCTTTTAAGGACTTTAATTGTCGTTGTAATACCGTTTTATCCATTTCTTCCAAATCTAGATTGTTCTTCAAAGTCTGTAATTCATTGATCTTATCATATCGTTTCTTTTTTTCCTGAAATTGAGACATTTTTTCCTTTCTTTTGTAATATATATATTTTTTTTTTCTTTTGTTCCATATGATCCATCATTATTTACTCATCATGTTGTCGTCTCTTAGAATACAATGTGAGTCCGGAAATTTTATAGCTCGAGGTAACGCATAAGAAGTTATCTTTACATAGAATTTTTGTTTTTCTTTTCATAATTCGTCTTCACACGGTGACAGTTCAAACACAGAGCCATTCCATTTTCAATCTTGCTTGTTCCTCCTCTATTAGTAGCAACGATGTGATCGACATCACACAAGTCATTTCGATCAAAGCTATCATATTTATTACCCGTGTTTTTGCATCAAAATTTCCAATAAACCATCTCTACATGAGATACCAATTATCCTATTTAAGGAAAGATTATCTCCTTCTTCAAAAAATCTACGTATCTCTACATAATTCTTGTCTTTACAAATTTTTTCTGCAATCGATAATTTCATTCTTAAATAATCTCTGTTTAAATAAAAAAAGTACTTATTACCATTATTGTATGTACCTCTATCAGAATCATATGGAACCATTCTTTCAAACCTTAGTCTATGAGACATCTGACTATTTCTTTTTATTTATTCTTGTTATTTATTCTTGTTATTTTCAGGACAAGGGTGTTTTGTTTTCAAAATAAATATAAAAAGAAATATGAAATATACATTATCAAATACAAAAAACAAATGATTACAAATCAGAATTGTGCTAGCGGCTGTGACACAAGAGGAGGATGCATTACAATTCGCTTCAGAAGAATTGAGGAATCGATTCAAACATTGAATGGAATGATTTGATTTCTTTTCGAGAAACAAGCGATTGTGAAAAATTTAATATTATCATGGACAAATTTCAAGGAAGTTACAAAAAAAAACGATTCTTAACCGGATTTTGGGACAATGAAATATCTCAAAAATTGTATATGTTGATTTTACGAATTACTCCCAGCTCGCCGAACAGCGGTCCACTCGCTTTCGTCACGTAGCCTCGTTTCGAATGGGTTGGAAGCAGCACAGAAGAAAGCAGCAGCACAGAAGAAACGAAAAGAAATAGAAAAAGATGATATTATGAAAGCAAAACAAGAACTGAGTAAATTTTACAAAACAATAACCAATAGTTACCTAGAAAATTACAGGCTATGGGGTGCAACATATGATGTATATGATTATTTTGGTCGGGACCACTCGGACGTAAGAAAAATGGAAGTATTTATAAAATTAAGCGGACTTTCTGTAGAGCAAATACTAGAAATGAGTGATAAAATTTTTAAAAAATATGTAAAGGTAGGTACAGGTAGTTTTTCCGATATTATGATGGAAGGGTATAGCCCATTATATGTTAATAAAAGAATATTCAACAAAATTATAAATAATAAATCGTTCGTAAAAACCCCAACTGTAAAAAAAGAGTTAAAAGATCACGTAGAACGATTAGACTACGAATTAGAAGCTAAAACCGAATATTTATAATGAGATACGTTTAAGATAGCTAAAACTCGCTAAATATTAATATAAAAATCAAAATTATATTGATATTTTCATTATGTCTATTAAGGCTACCCAACAAACACACCGCACGGAAAAATTAATGGGTTCTCAGATAGTGTAGCTTTTTGTTGATCATGATACGTAGTAAACGTTCCGGTATGGGATAAGACGTATCGATTTCAATTGTAATTTTTATGTTAGCATCATCTATCCGTTCAAGAATTGTTTTGTTTAGTACAAATTTATTCTTATACTGGATTAAAGCACATGTAGGTGACTGTACTTCTATGTCATATTCTCCATTGTAACTGTAGCCGAATTTTTTATCAGAATATAATATCTTTGTTTTTCGTTTATCATCTTTATTATTATAAATGATCATGTTACTAAATTTTTCTTCTTTCAAATTTTCGATAAATAAATTATTAACTAAGTAATTTACAGTATGTTTATTTGGAATTACCTCGGTGTAGTTTATTTGAAGTGCATCAGAACCAAAAATCAAAAGATATAAATACAGAAATCGTTTTATCATATGTAAGGCTTTTTTGTTTTCTGTTTTTTTTTGTTTATATATATTTATGATTTAGATTGTTTATCTTTTTTTTTACGTGCTTCATATTTTTGTAAAAACATTCTACGCGCGTATTGGCGTTTGTCTTGTTGTTTCTTGACAGTTGAACTCGTTTGTTTCTTGACAGTTGAATTTTGTTTTTTGTCTTGTGGTTGTTTCTTGACAGTTGAACTCGTTTGTTTCTTTTGTTTTTTGTCTTGTGGTGGTTTCTTGACAGTTGAATTTTGTTTTTTGTCTTGTGGTGGTTTCTTGACAGTTGAACTCGTTTGTTTCTTTTGTTTTTTGTCTTGTTGTTGTTGTTGCTGTTGCTGTTGCTGTTGCTGTTCTGTCAGATCTATGACTGTTATTTTTTTCGAATTCTTCAATTGTTGCTGTTTTTGTTTTATTTTTTGTTTAAGTTCTTTTTCTTTTTCTTTTGTCGTAATCCTTTTTATTTCTTCTTGTAGTGATTGTTTGATAGCTTTTTGTAGTTGAACATCGTCAGAATCTGTGTTTTTTCTACCTCGACGTTGTGTTTGATTGATCTGTCTTAATCCTTGTGGAGAAAGAAGTGAACCAAACTTTCTTGAATCCGGTTTTCGTACTTGATCAGACATTTTCTATTTATTCATATACGTTTTTTTTTAATTAAAAAAAAATCTTAACCAAGTCTTTCGTGTTCATTCTTCACTTTTTTAATTATAATAAAAAAAAAAATACCATTTTAATTATTCTAAATCGTTTTCCATAGATTCGTCTTCGTCGTCGTCATCAGATTCTTCATCATCGATGTCGTTGTCATCCTCAATACGAGCGCGTTTGCTTGACGTAGTGTCATCTTCATAATTGCAAAGTAGTTATTCAAACAGCTCGTGAAGAAAAATGGTGGTTACCGTTAATTTTATTATGTAAGGGTATTTCATATCATTATTTAATTCAACGAGGAAGAGGCGTAACAACATCTTCAGATTTGTTAAAAAAACAACAATTAGAAGAATTTATTGAAACTAACAATTTGCAAAACGTACGAGTGTTTTTCTACGATGACCAACGAAAAAATTTAGAAAGAGTTAGCCAAATCAGAAACACAATTGTTTTTGATTCTAATATTATCAATAAAAATCGATCGTTCATTGATCTTACTAAGTAAATGGGTCTTACTAGGAAAATTTATCAAAAATATCTGAAAAAGCGTTTTTAAGTTGTCGACAACACATTAACATTGAATTGATCTTCGAATGCTTTTTCGGAGGATTGAAGCGATATCATTTCTTTTTTTATTTTGTTTCTAAAATACATATACGTTAATAACTTTTGTAGAAAGCGATTATAATTAGTAAACAACGTTTTCATGACATCTTTCGCTAACCGTTCTAATGATTTCATCTTATTTCTTGTTTTTTGCTTAATCGATGTTCTTTTCCGACTGTCAGATACTGTTAAAATATTGGAGTTATCTTCTAGATCTTTCAGTTCTATTTTTAAATTCTTTATATAGTGCAGAATGGAATAATATAACTTTTTAAATTTCATCGTTTCTGTGAATACATTCTCGATTTCATTTAGTTTAGATGAAAAGTCATAAGCGGAATCTTCGACAACCATTGTTGATACTTTCGTAGCAAGATCATCCTTAAACACCATAAGATCTTCTTGTAATGCTACTTTATTGTCATATAGATACGAAAGATCATAGATTCGATAGAATGACTTGGATACATTATCATTATCTAGGATACGATACACTTTATTAGCGTTTAGTACAATGTAATTATTCAGTATAAATACTAATTTTTGATTATACTGAGGAAAATCATTATTGCTGTACTGTTGGTAAGAGTATAATATGTCATCAGGAATCGGTTCGATTTGAGTATCCATTCTTCGAATATAGAACAGAGAATTATTAGTTTGATCTGGTGAAACATCTGACAATTGGATTTTGTAGTCGTAGATGTTCATCATATAAAAATATCCAAGATTATGTAGACATAATATGAAAGAGATCATATCTCGTTGAACGTATATTGATATAATCCTGGAATCAAGGGATTGTATAATATTTAGTAACTCTTGATTCATCTAATGTGTCTTTTTGTAATATATTTTATTTATTTCTTTATTTCTTTTTTTTTGTATACTAAAACAATAAAATGTCGAAAATATCATTGTCCAAAAAGATAGCATTCAGTTTATTTCTAATCTTATTCATGTATAGCGGTATTGATGCACTAGAGAAACAAAATAGAACGAGAAAAATAACTACACTATCAAACAAGATAAATATAAGCAACGACGTAAGTAAAGTACTAATTATTGGAGGGTCTGTTTTAGAAATTTTATGCCCACTTGTTATTATTATGGCTCTTTTTTTGTATGATAAATATTTCAAATCAAAAGTAGTCAAGAGTTGTTTCTATTTCCTCATGACGTTTATGCTAGTTGTAACATTAATTTATTATTATAACAAACCGGTACCCTTGTTATCAAATCTTTCTTTACTAACTGGATTGATTTACACCTATTTAGATATCTATCATTAAAAAAATTCAAACTAATTTACCAATACAATGGAAACTATCGGTGTCGAATCGTATATCAGATAATTTTACCTTTATGACTTGATCCATTTCTAATGGTGTGTTTTTGGTGGTATCATTTTCAAGACTTATCAGACACTTAATAAAAGGGAGCTCTAAATAGATACCATAAGATAAAATCTTTTTTACTTTCATTTCAATAATATCATACACGTGCGGAACGTAAATACTAACATTCATTTCAATCACAAGATAAAGATTGGCATCAATGTTAGTAATCTGTTCTTTCAGTATTTTCTTTACTTTTATAATTTTTTGTATTATTCCAAATTCAAATGCTTTGTTTTCATATTTCTTACGAACTGTTGATTCAATAACTGATAATATATTTCCCTTTAAATTATACGACGGTATTGTTATATCCACTATAATATCCTTATCCATAAATTTCATTATGTTTATGTTGTTTACGATACTATATATTAGTACTTACTTAATTTTTCATTTTTTGTTCGACAAAGCATTCTCTTTCGAAATTATCATCGCAACTAAGTAAATTAGCAAACGTTTGTGCATCACATGTCATGATGGTCGAATAATTGGACACACCAACCCTACCTACTCTGCCCATCAACTGATAAAGCTCCGATAAACTTAAAGATTTTGCGAATAACTCTGGAAGATAAATATTAGTCAATTCACCAAGATTTGTACCAAAAATGATTTCTTTACCGGCTACAAAAAATAGGCAAGACTCATATTTATCCATTAACATTTGCTTTTGGTTCATTGTTTGGGTTGTCGAATCAAATGTGACAATTCCGCTATACAACTCGTATAATGTTTGATCGCTGAAATTCGAAAAATAGTTGTCATCTAAAATTAGTTGTTTACGCTCCACAATTGACCCAGGCTGTTTTTTATTTTCACCATGAAATCGTTTAAAATGAGCAGAAGTGTTCAATACAATGTCATTCGGAATGTCATAGTAAAGGTTCTCCATTTCAAATTTTAAGTTCGAGACCTCTTCCAACGAATATTTCTTCTGTAAAGGCTCACCGTCATGAGACTTGGATGATCCCTTGTTTTGTTTTGCTAATCCTTTATTTTGTTTTAATGCTATGTCCTTTTCTATTTGTTTCTGTTTCAGCTCTTTTCTTTTGATTAAAGTATCAAACTTTTCAACCTTTTCAAACAACACCTTGGTTCTGTCTTGAATAAATTTTGTAGGGTTTTCAGTTACTACAAGTGTTTTTCCTTGAACATCGAATTTATGCGTATCCGTAGTAAAAATGTTTTCCTCTGATACAGAACAAAATTTGTGATCATCATTGCATGTTGTTTCAAATGCCCATTGTTTGTATTCTTGAAATATATTTAAATGCTCAAAATTATCTTTTAAAAATTCCAAGATTAAGATAACATACTCGTTGATTTGATTTTGTTCAATCTTTCCGATATTTGAAAATTGTATATGAAACAGTAAATGTTGTGGTAGTACATTTTTAACAGATGACTGTGTTACCCAGTAATAAACATACTTCGACGCATATGATCTTCGAATTCTAGGATTGATTCTCATGTTTTCAATTAAAATTGTCAAATCTTCTCTCGATCGAATCATATGATGAGGAAACCCAACATAGCCATCAACATCTACTACACAACAAGGAATTTTGATATTGTAGCTCGACTGTCGAATACAACATGTTTCTCTGTTACTATTGTACTGCTTACAAAATTGCTCTGTAATCATCGGCATATTCTCAAATTTTGGTAACACACTGCTTGACAAAATCGTTTGTTTTGGTAATAACCCTTGTTTGATAATATTTGAAACAATTTCAGCGTCACTTTCGGTAGTCACAAATTCATCTAAAAACAAAACAAAGGGAAATTCTAGATCCTCTTGGTGTTTTAATAATTCTAGGCAACATTCAAGATCTGATATGATTATATCAGGTGAGCGTTGTGTTAACTTACTGTAAAAGTACCATTGCTTTGGTAAAGAATCAAATTTTATATCATTATTCTCTTTATAGGCTCGTTTCCAATTGATTTTAAAAGCTGACTTATGAGGTCTTAAGAGGAATTTTTGAACGCGTCTACCTTCTTTGTTCATAATAAAGTTATGCTTCGCAAGCCATAAATGAAGCCCATCTCCACAAAATGTATCAGCAGCTAATTGATTGTTGACTAACTCATTCGAGCAGGCGAACAACAAGGTTTTTTGTGGAGCGTCTATTGACATACGCTTTGCTAGGCAGGCCGCTGAGAAACTTTTCCCTTGCCCGGTTGGAAGGCTTGTCCCTAGAAGGATGGGACGATCGTCCAACACGTGCGCGGTAATGTCATCAATTAACCTCTGTTGCTCGGGGTACAAGTTTACCTCTCCTTCATAATTTTGAAATGAGCAATGCACCAAAAATTTGGGATTTTTGAACAACAAATTATAGAATGATTCATTCATCAACGAATTTACTTTTGTTTGAAGGTTACGAAATCCTTCAAGGTAATTCTCATTCTTTAATATGTTGCGGTCTAATAATCTATTTAATGAAATACACCCATCCAAAATGACCAACGATGTGACATTTTTTTTATCACGTAATCCTTTAAGAATTTCAATGTTCCAATACAAAATATAGAGATACTTAGAAACGTCATATGTAAAACGATTCATAGTTGTCATCATTTCATATGATTTACCCAAAGAAAATAATTTGAAGTCATTTGCTTGAAACATTAATTGATTATCCATTCGAATTTTATCTTTTTTGGACACTTTACCACTAGTTTGAGCTGGTTTGTAGTTTTGAACAAAAATAGGAAACAATTTTTCAAACGAAAAATATTCAATGAATTTCGATAATAATAAATCACATTCATAAATACTCGTTTCTTTTTTGGATTGTTGACGACTTCTTAAACATGATAAAATAAGGTGTGTTTTAATATACGAATTTTTTTCTGATTCTACTAAGTTTCTGATGGAATTCCAATCAAACGTGCTCGTTTCTTTAAACTGGGGCTTTGATTGACTTGCTGATGTTGATCGTGCTTTATAAGACATTGTGTTTGATTTAATTAAAAATACTAATCTATTTTCAATTATTCAATTTGTTTTTATTAAAAAAATAGATACATATTGTGACCGATTAAATAGCAACTGATTATTATTTTTTTTTTGGTCAAGCTACAAACAAATGGTGATCAATATTTGTCGTTTATGTCGACAGAAATTCTACTAACAAACGACTCAATCTCGTTTTCTGTGTAATATCTCTTTTCGAGAATTTTAGCGAACTTATAATGGTGTATTGTACTTTCTATTAATTCACGTAGTACTTTTTTCGAATTGCTTCCTGATTCATTTGTATCGTTATAGCCTGTATTTTTCCCTACATTCAATTCTGCACAGATGAATCGTACATTGTGTTCACTGTAAGACCCTGAATCGTTTAACCTCTCTGGAGATACTTGAAAATCTTGGTCTGGACCTATCTCAACATTCATTTTACATTCGGAATAATGACATAAGCCATAATTGCTCTTCCAGAGATCCAGTAACTGTTCGATTTTACAGATGTCACCTTGTTTCGATTTGTTTTTATTACTTGATTCTTTAATTCTCTTTAAAATTTTTCGTAGAGATTCGTATAAAACCGGTTTTGTTGATTGACGTTTTTCACCAACAGATTTGTTATAATATTTTATAGATTCATCATATTTTTTCTGGACAGACGCTAGATGTTTTTGGATAATGTTGACTCGTTCATTAGGTATATTTGTATAATCTCCGTTAGAAATTCGATGACATAATTCAATCGTCACTCCATACTGTTGGTTGATATAATAAGAAAGACATATTTTCAACAACTTTTCTTTTGTCATTTGCTTTCTAGTGTTTAAGAGTTGCGCTATAAAAACAAAATTGCGTTGGATTTGACCCGTCTCATCCTTATACAAATAGGGTTTTGATTGGTTGAGTCTTTCTGGGGATAGATAAAATAAAGAGCCTTTCTCAAAACTTAGGATGATGTTGGTGAGGTCACATAATAATTGTCCGTCAGGGTCCATTTGTTGTTGTAATTGATCCAATCCATGTGTTTTCAAATTCTCTAGAGTAAGTCCGTTGTCTTCTAAATATCTCTCTATAATTTGCTTTTCTAAAGCATCCATTGTCGAATCCGGTATTAATTGATAAACCACCCCTTGAAATTCAAATTCTTTCTTATCATTTAATTTTCTTGTATATTTCTTACCATTACTATCGAGAAAGGAAATAGCTGTTCGTTTTCGTCCAAGACTTGTTTGATTGACATGCTTGGTAGACAATCTGATTGTAGTCCCATCTTTCGGTAATGAAATTGGTGGGGAGTGTATATCATCTATTTTTCGTTGGATTGTGTTGGACTTCATATTCATTACAATTTGTCTTTCAATGATTTTTTTAAAAGAGAAATCAATGCATACAGTTTGTATCATACGCCATGTATATCCTTTCTTAGTAGTCGTCGTTGCAAATGGCATTTTTACATGACTATCAATCGTGACAATATTCTCCACTCTCAAGAATGTTTTGTACAACGCGAAATCTTCAGGACTGCTATTTTCTTTCGTTATATTACGGTAGACGTTGTTGACGTATCGCGTATCTTTAAACAAAATACTATTATCGTTAATTTTTGAAATGATGTAGTTACATGTAGTACAGCATAACGATGGAAGGATTTTGTCTTGATTGGTATGAAGAAAAGAATAATCATGTTTTCGTTTCTGTGACCAAATATATAAAAGGCTGTCTAGATTTTTCGTGCATTTTTCCCCACAATTCATACAGAGATACTCTGTTGGTTGACTTTGCTTTTGATAGTCTAATGGTTGATTGTTGTTTAGGTATATTTGTGGATGGATAGATTGAAGATATGATATTAACGTTACTATTTGTTCTTTTGTATATTTTATACTATATTTATCAAAACATAAAGACTCAAGAAATAATGGTAATGGTAAATTTGAAATCGAATCAACATTTTCTTTACGATCGATCGTTGTTGGTGGAATGTTATCTGTCAATGAAAATAGTTCCATATTTTTATTGAATTAAATCGATAGATAGACTACTAAGAATCGTTTTTTTTCTTGAATTAAAAGACCGACATGGATATAAAAAAATAAATACAATAATAAAAGTCAAAAAATATGAATTTGTTAAGTAAAACAAATTGTTGCCAGTGGACAGGCGTCTCGTATACCCTACCAGGTTTGTTTCTAGTTTTTTCAGAAGAATATTTATTAGCTACTTTCTTCCTAATGCTTTCTTTGTTTGCTTTTCTCAATCATCAACGAGCATACAGTGAGACACCACTTTATGACTCCATCGATATCATCGATCGTGTTCTGATAACAATCATTTGTGCTTATTTTTTGTTTTATTATTACGATTTTCATATCATATGGATAACTTTGGTATACATGTTAAGCGTATATTTTTTGATTATTCCAAATTGTCAGACAATACAACATAAACAATTATGGCATTCATCTTTTCATATTATGACCAGTTTGACAGCGATATTTATTATTGGATATTCATTATACATCAAAAATGTAATTTAAACAAACAGGTTGTTATATAAAAACAAACAAATCTTATGAATTTATCGTTTCTATTACTACTACTCCCTGGTGTGTATATCGATGCACCAATTCAAATCATACTATCGTTACTATCATTGTCTCTTTCATCCTTATTATTTCATAATATCGAGTTTCATGAAAAATTCCCATTTCTATTAGAGTTTGACCAAATAAATATTATTAATACATGTATAATGATAACATTTGATTCGTGGTCACTTTCAGCAAAATTAATTCTTCTATCTATCTTAGAACGAATCTTCTTCATACGATCCGGTGGGTTTACTTGTATGTTTGTTTATTTCATTTGTTTCTTGAAAAATTATACAAATAATGTATTTTTAATGTTTTTCTTGTTCAATGTGTTTTTATACAGTATTACCAATCTACAACATCGGGATTTTAGCGATATCGAGCGATATCTATGGCATGCTTCACACGCAATGTACATCACCATAGCTCTGACTAACAAATATGTTCCTAGATTGACAATGGTTAGTCATAGAACGGAAAAAAAAAAAGAATTTTAACGGGAACTGTAACAGCCTTTAACAGTAAACTGCAATAAACATGTTTATCAATTACCTTTTACCAAAAAAGTATCAATTAAAATACAGTGAAATCGATGTCATACTTAATATAGCTGTCTTTTTTATAGGGTTATGGGCAACATTTGTATCGATTAACGGTATTAGCAATTATTCTTATGTATCGTCAACTTTATCATTTTATCTTTTTGTGGATATGTTTTTCCTACCTTTCCACAAGTTAGATATGATCTTTCATCATTTAATTGTTATTTTTCTATTATATCAAGGCATCGGGTCTACACAGAGGTTTCACAATCAAATCACGACGTTGCTAATGATGACAGAAGCGAGCTCTATTGTGTTAGGTCCAGGCTATATTATACGCAAATATCGAAGAGATTATCCGTCGTTATCGAGCCTAATGAATATAGCATTTGCAATTTCTTTTGTCTACTTCCGTATATTGAATTTAACGTATGGATTAGTCTTTGATATGGAGTCATTTTATGTTTTAAAAGAAAAATTTACGAGTACGAAAAGTTTAGGATTTTGGACGGGTACGACTTCATTAGCTAGTTTATTGGGATTGCAATATTATTGGTTATATCAAATTATACGTGTACTGCTATTAAAGAATAAAAAAAAGAAATAAGTAAACAATAAAATTAAAAAAATATTTTGATATTATATTTTTTTAGGAAATTCTATTTGATCATTGATATCAGGCGTCAAGATAATTTTTCTTTTGTTTCTACTAGTAGTATCTAGTTTAGGCATTTCGAAATCATCATCATCCCCATTAGAATCATCATCGCGATCATCTTCACTACAATAAAATACAATTTGTAAAGAACCATTGTTTTTGTAATATTGACAATAGGTTTGACGAACTACCACTAAGCGACTCATTACAATAATGGTAATATTCTCAAACTCGCCATTTAATGATAAATACTTTATAATATAGGTCTTACCAGAGCCCGTGGGCATCTGGATAGCCAACTCTTGTTCGTCTTTGTGGTTTTCAAGGAATCCCAAGTTTTCCGTTTGTGCATCGTTAAAGATAATCATCCTTGTCTGTTTATATGCTATAATATTCCTATATTAATTCAAATTATATTAGTATTTAGCTACAATTTCAGCGAGTTTAGCGATCACCTGCCCCCCCCCAACAAAAAAAAACAAAATTAGAAACCATCAAGCGATACAAGCAAGCAAGCGATATAAAGCACCGGCCTGTTGTCTACTTATAGATTTGACGTCGAGATACCACACGATGCCTGCTGTCATGCTGCTTGCTGCGGGAGCCTTCCTATTTTTTTCTTCTTTTTTTTTTTATTTTTCTTGTGTAATAAAAAAAAGATGAGTAGTAAATATAAAGTAATAATTGCAAAGTGATTATCTTGATTATTACTTTCATTCAGAATACAATGATCGAAAAGAATCAGATGATCAGTTTCAAACATTATCTGAAGAAGAGCGTGTAAAGTTTATTAAACAGAGACATCAAGAATTGTTGAACAATTGTAAAGACTTACGTTATAATGTTTAAAGAATCTGACGGGATCAGGGAGAGCCACTAGAGAGAGATAGATCCATATGACAGGAACATGGAGATCCATCTGTCAAGAGACCAAAATCAATAAGTATAAACTAAAAACTTACTTTAAAATTATTCATCACATCGTATTCCTTTAAAAACTGGAAATCTTAAAGATTTTTCTGTCTTTTCAAAATATTGAACTGTCACCTTTTTCTGTAAGATATCATTCGGGTTATTATAGTACTTGATGCGCTCTTCCAACGAAAAGCCAGATCCAACATTTACAGTTGTCTGTTGTGTATACTGGATAGTTATGTTAGATAAGCACTGAATCGTTTTTTCTGTTTTATCGTCTTTGTCAATAATGCGGAATGGTTTCATTTCAATACCGACACAAACAAATTCATCATCATGCATTTGTTTAACTTTGAGCAATGAATTTGTTCGTTTCCCCTCATACACAGAGTCTTTTCTTAGCATCAACCCTTCCCAGTTTTGTTCAGTTGCATTCTGTTGTAAGTGATCAAACGTTTCATTGGTGTAAACATGTTGATCTAATAGTTTACAGTACTTAAAACGTTGCGGTTGTTCTTGTAAAACCTTTCTAATTTTCTCATAACGAACGGAAAAACGATCAGCCGTCTTTGTATCATTCGTTTTTTTAAATTGAGATAATGGAATACAATCAAATATTCTATATTCAAAATTTTCCATCGTATGATTTTTTCTTGTTATATTTTCCATAACACACTTGAAACTATCATTTTCAAAGTTGTCGATTATTTCACCATCAAGAACAAACGACGAAGGTAAAGAAGAAAAAGCCCCATGATTCATAGCATTCATCAACTCCTGTTTGAGTATATCTAGCGTAAAGATAGGTTTTTTATTGCGAGAAAAGATGTCAACACTATTCTTATTGTTCTCACAATTGATCATGACCAGACACCGAATTCCATCGAGCTTGCGACTGATATACCATTTGTCCCTTGATTCAGAAAGATTTGTCTTTTCAATTGAAAAAGAATTCGCGAGCACCACCGGAAACTCTTTAAACTTATCGGGAAAAATCTTCTGTAGTGTTGTAAGACTTATTCTGATTTTTAGATTCTTATCAATGATATTATAAAAAACAGATATTTGATCTTCATCTTTGTTGTTAAGAAATTTGGAAATCATTTCGAGAGCTTTGTTTCCAGTCCAGTTACAATCTTTGAGTTGATCCAATACGTAAAACACATCATCATGATCACAATTCGTCGGAGACACTTGTTGTTTTTTCGAAGTCATGAACTTTTTAATGTTTTTTGAGGTAACATTAAAAACAATAGAAGGGTCGTATGTGTATACAAGAAGATTAATTAATGAAGGATCGGCTACTTTCTGAAGCAGCGTAATTTTTTCTTTGCTTTGGTTTGTTTTATTCAAATTATTACACAATAAATTCATATCGGTCAATAAGGATGATGTCGTCATAATACTTTGTTACGAATAAGACAATATCTGAATCAATAGCTTCACTTTTTTGCATAGAATTCATCAAATGTATAATTATAGATTTGTTCCAATAACCCAGGTTCTAAATTGTATTTATGTAAAGTTCCTTTGTAAAATATTTCAAAGAATAATATACAAGAATTAAATTTAAAGTCAATTAATTTAAAAAACATTTCAGATGATTTTTGTTGAATATATCGAATCCTATCAAACTCATATCCATAAAAATATAAGGGAATCGTGTAAAAATTAATGTTTAGTATCAAATATAAAATATATTCAATTGAAACCACAATATTTCGTTCTCCAACGAGTAAAAGAGCATTCTGGTTTTCATTAACATACTCAACTAATTGATATAAAAGCTCTAGTTTAGCCAGTTTAATGTACTTACATCTGAAGATTTCACGATCAAATAAGTAATGTTTTCGTTCAGAGTATGCTAAACGATGAAATTCTTTTGCCACAAATGAAATACTATACCAGTATACACATTGTTGATCATCATCTATTTTGAAGATTCGTTTTTCTAGATATGTCACGGGGTCTTTTCTTTTTATATTTGTGAAACAATCTCGAGGTACCAATTGGAAGAGACGGTGTCTATAAGTTGATTCTGTGAAATTCATTTAATAGCAAGAAACACATTCTTTTTAAATATTTTACGAACAAAAATTGCATTTTTCACGATTAGTTTGGGTTAATTCTAGATAAGCTAAATTGTCTTGATGTTTCTGTACTTTTGTATTAAGTTTGTGTAGATGCTTTAACGTGTTTGATGATATATGTTTAGAGTTTTTAATACGTTTCTGTTGTGACTTGATTTTTTTATGTAAAGTCTGAATACGAGATTGTGTTTCCTTTAAAGACAATGATTGTTTATGCTTCCTTTTGATTACATCATTTCCTGTTGGCTTTTTGATTAAATGCTCACTGTTTTTCTTTTTTTTGGATGAACTTGAATTTGTCATGATTAAATAAACAGTATGGAACAAGAAAATCACCATAAAGAACATCATAAAAAGAATTACGACAAACATCTATTTAAAATTTGAGAACGTTATTTTGAATAAATAATAAATGGCATAAAAATGTATAAATTAAGTAACTAAACAGAGTATAAATTGGGGACGCGTTGCTGCAATATTGGATGACGACATGGGGTGTGACACGTTGTGCCATTGGGTGACACGTTGTGCCATTGGGTGACGTGCAATATGGGATGACGTTGCGACGACATGGGGTGTGACACGTTGCGACAGTAAAACTCCGGACGGATGTCCGTTGAATTTTTTTTTTAAATATTTGTGTTAATAAAAAAGAAATTAGTACAATATGCCTATTTTAGCTGGATCTGCTGTTATTTCAGCTGGATCTGCTGTACTCAGTTATACAGCAGGAGTTGCATCGTATATTGGCTGGGGTAAAATAGCTGTTGTGACAGCTGGTCTCTTAAGCTATTATTCTGAGTCCTTTCGATCTATGACAACCGATGTGGTAACGGGAGTAGGGAACTTGACAGGTTTGGATCTCTACACATACAGTATCTTCTGTGCCATATTTTTATACATGTTTAATGAGCCTTTTTTAAATTTTAAAAGTTTTAATATTAAACAGAAATTTCTGATTATATTTGTGACTAATATAATATTATTGTCTTTACTTGCTTTTGCTTATTTACATTTTGAATATATATCTCAAATATATAAACGAGGAGTTATTAATATTTCTTGGAAAAAGTTTGTTGAAGAATATTTTAGATCATTACTGAAACCACTAGAAAATGGTAAAACACTAACAGTAAATGACATCATAACATTATACCTAATGACATCTCTAAGTATTACTTTGTCAATATTATTGTTAAAAAACTTCCCATGGAAACATATAGTTGTACCTGTTTTTTATTATTTTACAACATATCAATTTTTCGACACAATTAGAGAAACGTCGAAGTCCATAGGGAAAAATTTGGGAAAACTTGCTGAACAAGGTGGAAATGCTATCATTGCGACTATCAATGGTGCAGAAAGGGTTCTGTTAACTGTTCAAAATACAGTTATACAGAATGCGAAGCTTGTTGCCCCCGAAAATTCGTATGCTTTAGTATCAAGAACCCAGGACATTATCCCATCTAACAATGAGATTCTAAATGTGATTACGCCAACTCTACTCAATCAAGTTCTAACACATGAAGAGAATTCATTGTCAGACGATAAAAAAAAAGAGGCAATGTTAGCAGCTATAGCCTGGATATCACTCAGAGGTGATACAGTACCGCTAAGTCCAACTGACTTTCAATTCGCAGCAAGTAAACTAACGGGAGTCATTTCAAAAGATGGTACGTATGTCCCCCAATTGAATGCATTGACACAATTAATAGCAGGTAAAGTAGCGGGACTCCTTCCAGAAGATGTCCCCCAATTGAACGCATTAACAACAAAAAATGAAGGAAATAAGTTTCACGTTATGTCAATAAAGAACTTTCTAAACGCTTTAGAAAACCCAATAGTTCGAGAGGCAGTAAGGGCGAGTTATCAAATTGTATCAAAAGACGATTCTGATAATCATTATACTTTTTTCAAGCTCAACAAGGAAAATATTAGAGAAAATTCAGATGGATACATTAGTTTTATCGATCCGATAACGGGGGAAATTGTAAGAAGTGATGATGATAAACAAATTTTAATAGGACCAGCACTGCAAAATACACAGCAATATACAAACCAACTTACAACAGGATCAATACTATCAGATTCTGAAAAACAAGAAATTAAGAATGATTTGTCAAAACAACTTCAACTGAAATACCCAGCTGAAGAGCCTCAAGAGCAAGTGCAATCTCTAGCTGTGGATAATAAATATACGTATATTGGTAATTATCCTAATGGAGAAGGAGTACTTACAAACAATGAGAATGGAGATATTTACACATTAATATGGAAAGAAGGAAATTTAACGACTATACAAACCCCTGAATATTTTGGTAATATAAAAGATTATAGTAAATTTAGAATAGAAAAAATAAATAACGAATACTATTTTACGTACAATGGGAACCTTTTAGTTGTTGTCAATTCAAAGGAGTTTGATGAAAACCAACTGAAGAATATTGATCGAAAATTTGTCGAAAACTTTCAGCGAGATTATTTAGGAAAAAATCCAAAAACAGTAGAAGAAATAGGCAAACAATTCAATCATAATTTAGAAAGAAGCAGGCTCGACATGGCAGGTGAAATTGTTGGGAATACAATGGCTCTTGTTGGAATAGCTGCTTTATCAGTCGCTGCTGCTGGTTTTATAGCGCCTACATCGTTTGGAGTAGCAGGAGCTCTACCTTTTTATGCGACAAAAAGTGCAGTTACTGCGGCAAATATTGTTTACGATGTTTCTACGCAACAATTTTTAATGTATTCAATGAATTTAACATATCTTTGGGTTGGTGTTGGTGCTAGTGGCATTAGTGGTCTTGTTTCTGCTACCATGGGAACGTTTGGTACTACTTTTGACTACATTTTCCTTAAATATAAAAAAGATTATATATGCGTTCCAAATAAACAATATTGTGAAAAAGTTAAAAAAGGTGAGCAAGATGTAGTAATAAATCAATGTATCATTCGTTTGAGAGAGAATGTACTGAAACTAATCTTAGTTTTTAATGATTTTTTGTCAGACTCTTATAAACTTTATAATGATAAAGAAAGAAGTATGTTTAGTCTTGTCAGCTCATACAAAGATCCTCTTGATAACTCTATAAAATTTTTCATTGCAAACTATTGTTCATCTGACTGTTCTGAACTGATGAATACCCTGCAAGAATTATTATCTAGTAATCCTAATCTTAAAATACTCAATAAACTAATACAATTTTATCAGTATAATGATGTTAATTTTAACAAGGGTGTATTCGATTGGATATTTTTATTGAATGATGTTATTAATGTTTTTTTCGAAAATAATAACGATCAAATTAAATATGTTGATACAACGTTTAACCCGATGTCTAAAGATGGTATAAATCTTTATGAACAATTGTACAATAGTGATTTTTCGTTCATAGAGGATATTAAAGAAAACAATGAACGTGTCAAATATATCACTAAATCTATGTTACAAGAGTCTATTGTCAAATATATTGATGATAGAAAATCTGATTCCGAACCACCAACATTTACTGTAAATGAAATTTTTTCTGTTAAGTATGAAAACATTGAAAAACTTTTCAAAAATATTTTGATATTGAACAAAATAGTTGTTCATCCGGAAACGTATGATAGTATAAACGCACGAGCTTATATTTTTCTTCAATATAAAACCATTCTTCAGTATTTTAATTTTGGTCCTTATCAAATTGTAAATGAGACTCAAACTAAAGCGACTGTAATAGACATTCGAACAACGCCACCTAAAACTGAAGTCAAAAAACTTGACTTAGTAGATGAGTTTGTTGCATATAGTAATATGAAGAGTGAGCATTCTGAGATATTTTCGCCGATGGTGTTTTTAGATGTGTATCAATTTAAACTCCTAGAACAAGATAAAAAATATCTTGAATTGTTTTCAGCCAAACATTATGACACACAATCACCATATGTACAAGACATCAAAAAACAGTATCAAAAATCAATCACATACGTCAACAACAATCCTCTTCAAGATATGTATATATTATTGAGTTTTGTCAACGCCAAAAGTATAAACAAAAAGGATGGTGATTTTTCACATTTTCCATTTATGACTGCGCAATTGGGTAAAAATAGTGATTATGCGATACGTTTACTAAAAATTGAAAAGATTGTACACACCAATAATATTTATCAGTATGTGAATGACGCTGATTTTTATATTCCATTATTGAACTTTTACGATAGTAATAACATCAAATATTTAAAGGATTTTAATAGATATATAACAAGACATGTAAACTATCTAAAACTTTCTGATCCTAAAAATAATACTTATAGTGATTTTAAACCAGAAATAGACATGTTAACTAATAAGTTTCCATTTGAAATGGAGTTAGATGTTTATTCTTTAAGAACCCTCTATTGGAATGTCTTTAATCTATCATCATATGATGAAAACGCTATTGAAGAGGGAAAACTACCAAAGGGAAAAAAGAAGTCAATATTAATCAATTCAGAGATATTGAACGATTTATGTGAAAACTATACGTCATATTTGAAACAAATAAAAAAAGTCGTTGATAATCAATTGTCTACATTAAATTCATTTAGTAAACGAATTCAACAAAGGGATGAAAAATTTGCTGATTATTTTATATCATTTGTAAGAAAAACAACAAATACAAGAATTCCTGAAAATATAGGAAAAACGGCAGAATTTCAAATTACGTTTACAGATGCAACAGACCTTTTTATATTTAAAAAAGTAATATCAGATATACCTTTACAACAATACATCTGTTTTTCATATAAGTGCACTTTATTTTCTGTAAATGAAGTCTTCAAACAAAATAATTTTTTTATTACATATGATAAGTCCAATAAGAATAATCCAAATGAAATTGTCAATTTACAATTAAATAATTTACGTACTATAGCTAACTTTGAATATGTCAACTCTTTGTCCGTGAATTCTATTTCATTCCATAATGTCGATATTGATAATCTAATAAACATGACATTTTATCGAGAGTACTCTCGTAACGATAAAATAGACAAAAAACTAAACATACTCTCTAGTAGTTCCGATAAGTCAAAGGATATTAAAATTACAATGCAATTGAATCAAATATCTCTTTGTAAATATCTCAACTTCAATTTGATCGTGTATAATTTTCCATCAAAAGATGAACTATCCATTGATGCTAAACCCTATGTAGAAAGAAATATTTCTCAAGGCCAAATTTATTCGTCAATATTCACAGCAGGAAAACAAATATTTAAGTTACCATTTCGGTATCTATACATAAATAAAGAAATTTACTCGAAAGATAATTTTATAAGAAATTATAAAGCACTACAACGAAGTTATACGTATACCGATTATGATAAAAGAATATACAAATTTCAAAACATTGATGAAATTATTAAACCAACCGAAAATGGTTGGTTCTTTAAAGCTTTCCATACATATAATCAAACGACTGATGACTTACACTATATTGACCGCACGTACGTATTCTTACCAGAATCTGTTGTAGATACACTTATTGAACAAAATGCTTAAAATTCAGATTATTTAAATCCTCTTATGTCAACATACGGATGGTAAATTGAATTTAATTTTTTTAAACTGTCTCAAAAAATTAAATCTTATCTATCTTTTTATATTCTCCACCTCCTAATGAGCTACTATTGTAATCCTGTTTGTAATCGTACGTGCAATTGTGATTTTCCGCGTGGAAGTGAATAGCACAATATATGTTTTCGCACTTGCATTGTAATCCGAAAACGCCAACTTTTTTTTGACAAATGAAACATTTCGGTTTCTTATTAACTTTATTAATAGAATTATTATCGTCTTTGGTCGTTGATTGCATTTTTCTTTACGAAAGTCTTGTTCTTATTATCTAACAACATAATAAAAAAATGTGATTTATTTGCTTTTCTCCTTCGACAATTCTTTCTCTATCTTTACTTTTTTATCAAGTAGTAATTTATGTTCACGATAAAACAACCTGAAATTGTCTTCATTCATATAACAAATCGATTCTAAATCTTGTATATCATTTCTTATTTTGTTCAATGAATAGTTCAATGATTGAATATATGATGTCTTCATTTTTTCTGTTATGTGCAATTCTCTCTCAAATAAATCATCAGGTGGTCCCATTATCATTATAAGTTGTCTTAATTAAATTAAAACAGATGTTTTTTGTTAAATTATGTTATCTTACATAGAAAAAATATTTATTTTTTTTTAAACACTTTACAATGGGGGAGATGGGTACTCTTGTAATTGCTCTTCATCAAGGAAAATCTTTGGATTTGACATGAGAGCATCTTTTAACGAATTGATAACAATGCTTGTTGAGATGCAGCTCACAGTTACATAATTAAGATAATTATACTCGTCATCTTTATGTGTCGCAAGTCCATACACACTCATAACAAGACCAATCGACGACAATATTGTGCTTCCAAACTGAAGACAACAGAATATCTTATATTTAGATGGTGTATACTGATATTTCATGTTTTTGTTTTATAATAATGTTTGTAAATAAAATAAAAATTTCTCTTTTTTTTTTTATGTTGTATATAATTAAATAAATATATACTAAATGTCGTCACACGCTTATATTAATCATACGTTACATCATGGTCATAGCATGAGCTACGTAATAGTTTTTGTAGTCATTTGTTTAATTGTTGGATTAATTGTTTTGTTTACACACAAAAGTAAGTCTTCTGCCTCTGCCTCCGCATCAGGTTCTGCCTCTGCCTCCGCATCAGGTTCTGCCTCTGCCTCCGCATCAGGTTCTGCCTCTGCCTCTGGCTCTGGTAGCGGTTCTGGTTCTGCCTCTGGCTCTGGTAGCGGTTCTGGTTCTGCCTCTGGCTCTGGTAGCGGTTCTGGTTCTGGATATGCTAGCGGTTCTGGATATGCTAGCGGTTCTGGTTATGCATCTGCCTCTGGTAGCGGTTCTGGATCTGCCTCTGGTAGCGGTAGCGGTTCTGGATCTGCCTCTGGTAGCGGTTCTGGATCTGCCTCTGGTAGCGGTAGCGGTTCTGGATCTGCCTCTGGTAGCGGTAGCGGTTCTGGATCTGCCTCTGGTAGCGGTTCTGGTTCTGGAAAAGGAACTAAATATTCTACTGGTAGCGGTTCTGGTTCTGCCTCTGGCTCTGGTAGCGGTTCTGGTTCTGCCTCTGGCTCTGGTAGCGTGGTTCTGGGTCCAGCATCTCCAGCATCTGGTGGCACTGACGATAGTTTTGCTCCAGCATCAAGTATGACTAAAAAAAATGTAACATATAATTTAATGACAAATACAGATTCCCTACTTAATACACCTCTATTTTTTGTACCAGAATATATAGCACGTAACAATAACAATGTAGTAAAGGATTCTTTATCAGTAAAATACAACACAACAGGAAATGTCGTTGGTCTAAGTAGTAATTTTAGAGGTTGGGAAAAAATTGAAATTGTTCCAACATCAGATGGAAATTATACTCTATTTAGTACAGCGAAATCACCTGGATATTATTTATCAAGTATAACAACAACTCAAGCAAAATTTAATACAACAATGTTAGAGGATGCAATCTCTCTAAATATGTTTTTCAATTCTAATGGAACATTTTCATTTCAACCTACTGATAATACGAGTCAGTATTTATTAACAAACAATACAACAAATCTTTATTTGGGAGATCCTTACTTATGCCTACAAAATTATATTTTGTATGGCTAAACATGAACAGTAGCTCAAACAACCATCCGCTGACTTTTAAACGTTCACGCTTTTAAACGTTCACGCTTTTCGACGAACGAGCGAGTATAAAGAGTTCAATATTATGACAAATTTGCTACCCCGGTATTCCACATGCATCCTTTTGTGTTGTTCAAGTGCAAAACTATAAAAATCTTCCATCCGCTGACTTTTAAACGTTCACGCTTTTAAATTGATAAAATTTTGATTGATAAACAATCAAAATAATAAATATGATAATTTTTTTTTTTATTTTTTAAATGCCTAAAAGTAATAATTTATTTTTTTTTTTTTAAAAAAAAATAATAGTACGCTTAATAAAATAACAAAAAAAAATGTCTACTAGTACTCTTTCTACATCAAATATTACATCCGGGTTTATCGACATCGCAACCTTTGAAGAATTAGAAAAATATATGTACGGTTCTGAAAACGCTACTAATTATTTTGTTTCTGAACATCAACCTTCTATTTGGTTTACTCAAGTCCCAGTTGTTCTTAGCAGAGCATCTGGAAACCCTGAGTTTTCTCAGGACTGGTCCGTCAGCATTTCAAGGGCCGGAGATTACCTCCTCCACTCTTGGTTAAGAATGGTATTACCTGCTGTTGAAGCAGCTGATGGAAAATATGTTGCTTGGACTCCTAATGTTGGACATGCTATCATTAAAGAAGTATCTATTACTTTCAACGATTTATCTGCTGCTCGATTTGATAACTACGTATTAGATTTCTTATCTGCTTTCAGTACCCCTGCAGGAAAAATCGATGGTTATAAACAAATGATTGGTATGGTACCTGAATTGGTCACACCTTCTGCATCATTACCAGCTAAAGTCTTAAACATTCCATTACCATTATTCTTTTCTCGTGATTCTGGTGTTGCTCTCCCGACTGCAAGTCTTCCATATAATGATATGCGTGTAGTATTTTCTTTCAGAAGCTTAGGAGAATTATTAACAACTTACACTGTTGATGGTGATGGTGGTTGGAGTGCTGCACCTGCTGTTGCATCTGATTTAAAATCTACTCCATCATTATCTACAGTACAAGTATGGGGTAACTACGCATTAGTTTCAAACGATCATAGACGTACAATGGGAGGTACTCCTCGTGATATTGTAGTCGAACAGCACCAACATGCTCCAAAGAGCAGTTTCGATGCATACACTCGTCCTTTTGGATCTATTGATATCCGATTTAGTCACTCTGTTAAAGCTTTATTCTGGGCTGTTCAGAATACCACTATTCCATCTGTTCATTCTAACTATACTACTAAATCTGCTGAGGTTGAACAAGTTGGTCAAGAAATCTTTATTAATTATGCTCCAGGTAGTGATCCAATCGACACTACGACCCTCATTTACGAGAACACTCACAGATTGGCTGCTCTTGGATCAGATTACTTCAGTTTGGTACAGCCATATTATCAAGATGGTATGACTATTCCATCTGAAACTGGTTATCATATGTACTCATATGCTCTTAACTTGTTAGATATCAATGCTTCAGGATCAACTAATTATGGTAAATTAACAAATATTTCTCTTGTTCCTGCAGCATCTCAAGAAGCAATTGATGCTAACCAAGCTGGTCAAAAGTTCATGTTTATGATCTTTTGTTTAAACAATAACATTATTAGAGTATCTGGTGGAGCTTTGGGATTCCCAATATTATAAATAATAATGAACAATTAAATATATATCTTAGGTTTTTATGCATTGGTTCATTAATCAAAACGTTTTATATGGAAAAATACATATAAAACAACGAAAACTTTTCCCAATATTATAAATAATAATGAACAATTAAATATATATCTTAGGTTTTTATGCATTGGTTCATTAATCAAAACGTTTTATATGGAAAAATACATATAAAACAACGAAAACTTTTATTAATAGATATACATATAAATAGAAACGTTCAAAGTTCCTTTAGATCGCGAGGTAACGAGGTAACATACGAGCGGTGCCGAAGCTCACGGGAAGCTCCCTTGAACGTTTAAAGGCATGGGAAGAGGGAAGCTCGCCCGCCGCTCCCTTGAATATAAAAAATTAATATTTTTTTGCCTCAAACCAAAAAAATACCTCAAGTCATTGACCTTACACAACAACAACAACAAAAACAACAAGAGATACAACAAGAATTGAAAAAGAAAATGAAAGAAATAACAAAACTTAAAAAACAACTCCAACAAAACTTAAAAAACAACTCCAAACTTCAAAAACAAGTCCAACAGTTAAAAAAAGAAAAAAAGAGTGAAGCATCAAAACGAAAACTTGTACAGACACAACGAGCACAGAATAAATCCCCTAAATCAAAAAAACAAACTCCTAAACAACAACAACAAAGCACGTTAACTGAAAAAGAATATGTTAAGATAGTAAAAGAAATCAAAGGTGTATACAGAAAAGTAAAAACAATTTACAACGAACATATGGATGAAAATGGAGATGAAGAAGATCTTCCTGAAAAGGCGTTCGATAATAAAGCCGATATAATGAATATGTCCGCATTTTTGAAATTTAGTAAAGTTTCGTCCGAACAAGTAAACACTATTTTGGACGATTTGAAAGAATCGTTGGATCCAAACGGTACAGATTTGGATCCAATCGAATACTTAGAAATTCAATTAAATAGTATTTTGAAAGGCGAAGTATATGAAGATGAGCCCATTTTGTTGGAAACATTGTTAGGTGTGCCTCGTAATAATTTTTATAACCTGAGAGCAGATAAAATCAAAGGGTTTTCTCAAACCAGATATAAGGAGTTCTTACGACTACGTAATGATTGAACGTTTTAAGGTCATATTTTTTTTCTTTTGTTATTGTAAGAAAAGAAAACTTTACCGGATAGAGCAGATTCAAAAACAAACGAATAAAAAAACTTCCCAAAATGTCGAAAATCTTTTTGTGATCGGTGGGACAACATTTAAAATGCACCGAAAATGTCGCCGACCACCAGAGTACCATTTTTTGTTTTGATCTCTCTTAATTTTGGACGTCCGAACATCTTTTTCAATTGTCTTTTGTTTTCTTGTGAAATATTATTCGGGATGTACCAACTTTTCTCTATACCATCCCAACGAGCTTTTAATTGTTTAGCATAGTCTTTCATATCATAGTTTACATATATATATTGCTTCTCTTGCTTCCCTTGCGGATAGATATAATCTCTTTCTCTTCCTACTATAGCTAAAGCTCTAAACATATCAGGCCAAGCTTGTTCCTTCCATAATATGATTTTATATTTTTTTGATAAGTTGGGTCAAATTTGTACAAAAATACTTTTCCGTTTAAACACCTTCTCCTTTCGTCTACTGTTAACTTATGCTTATTTATACAACAAGAATTTTCAATTTATCTTTCACTGAATAAAAAAACTGAAGAATAATAGTTTAGTTGCATAATGTTAATAAAACAAAAAAATGTTAAAGATTAAGCTAATATGTGCTGTTTCACAAAACAATGTTATTGGTAAAAACAATCAACTCCCATGGCGAATAAAAGATGAAATGCGCTATTTTAAACAAACAACGACTGGAAACGCGGTTGTGATGGGATTTCATACGTTTGAAAGCCTTGATTTCAATCCACTTGACGATAGACTAAACATTATTCTAACATCAAAAGATCATTTTAAGTCAAATAGTGATAAGCAGACATTCTTTGTCAATAATATTGAAGACGTTTTATTAATAGCGCGTTCCCAAAATGTCGAAAATCTTTTTGTGATCGGTGGGAAACAAATATATGATTTGTTTTTGACGAAAAAGTTAGTAGATGAAATATATTATAGTATGATTAAGAAAGATTACGATGGTGACACTACAATGGTGGAAATCGATTGGAATACGTATCGCTTAAAATCTCTACAAAAGACCGAACTAGTTGATTACTATATTTACACGAATAGTAAGCGACCATCAGGTGAGAATCAATACCTAGATATCCTTCGTAATATACTTACAAATCATTCCGACACCTTGTCTTGTTTTGGTGCGAACCCCGTAATGCATTTTGATCTCCAAAATGATGGATTTCCATTGTTAACAACCAAAAAAGTGTTCTTTAAAGGTGTTGTACATGAACTATTGTGGTTTTTAAATGGGAAGACAGATAATAAACTTTTACAAAAACATAATGTAAAGATATGGAATGAAAATACGACAAGAGAGTACCTCGATTCTCGTGGGTTGCATCATTTAGAAGAAGATGACGGGGGTGCAATATATGGACACCAGTTTCGATTTTGTGGAGCAGATTACATTAACTGTAAGACAAATTATGATGGTCAAGGCGTCGATCAAATTAAGTACGTTATTGATTTGCTGAAAAAAGAGCCAAATACAAGACGAGCCGTGATTTCACTTTGGAACCCGAACCAATTGAAAGATATGTGTTTACCACCTTGTCACGTCCTCTATCAATTCCGTGTGGTGAATGATAACAGACTGGATTGTTTTCTATTTCAACGAAGTGGTGACTTGTTTCTTGGTGTTCCATTTAACATTGCAAGTGCTAGTTTATTTACTCATATTATTTCTTTCTTGACAGGGTATATTCCTGGAACGTTACATCATGTCATATCGGATGCTCATATATATAAAGAACATCTGAATGCCGTCAAAGAACAACTTCAGAACAAAGTTTTCCCGTTTCCAGTATTGAGAATTATGAATCGTAAACAACAATCTGTAGAAGATTTCATGTATGATGATTTTACCCTAATCGGTTATCGCCACAATCCTAAAATAGAATCTCCAATTGTTGTCAACAATTGATAAAACAATCAAATTAATAAAAATATTAAATGATATCAAAGGACTTTAGTGATTTGTGTTTGGTAAATTTTTTTTTAGGTGTAATAATATCTTTTAGTCCTAGTTTCTTTGTTATCATACTATACTTTACAAAATGATGAATTCGGTTATCTAAATGCTTCTTTTGTCTTGTAATAAATGGTTCTATAAAAGTTCCTTTCCATTTATCCTGTAATGTTTGATATTTTTTATCGAAATGTTTACCTTCACCATATATAATTGATGTATTTCCTCCTTTACATCTAAGTGTTGGTGGTTTTTTTACTACTACATAATTACTAGATAGCGTATACAACTTTTTATTTAAAGCTTGAAGAGTTAAATCTACATCTTCATTGTATTTCAGTCTCCATCTTATATTATGTTTATGTAATAATCTAAGGTCTAATAACAATGATGAGTAATTTCTTCTATTCACACTGTATGGTGGAAATACCGTATTAGCTCGAATATCTGATTCATATGTGTGACTGAAAATAGCAATTGGCTCTTTTATATTTTGAACGAATTTTTCAACATGTTTAAACGCCCATCCATTTGTAATTCTATTAGACCCTTCATTCAAATAAAACCAACCTGTGATATTATCATCTAAAATCCAACATTTATCAGTTTTCAGAGTAATACGAGCATGATCCATACATGTGTTTCTTTGTTTATAGGAACCACACTTTGTATTTTCAGACAATATAATAGACTTACAAAATTTAAAATTATTATTATCTACCATTTTTCTATAGTTTCCTTCTTGTCTTTGTTGAACACACAAATAATAAAATATTTTCATGTTTTCCAGATTGTTCCAAATTGTTTTCTTTGTTAGATGTTAAAAACAGAGAATAATTACTTAAATTTTGTTCGTAGTCATAAAATCTCTTGTGTCTATTCTAATGGAAAAAAAAGTGACGTTATACGATAAGTACATATCATGTTGTCAATTAAAGACGAACAAAAAGACGACGCAAATGAATCTAGCACAAACAACAAGAATGACACTATTAAATTTATATTATAAGAAACATCTACAATTACTGAAAATATTCGAAACAAAAAGACGTTTTTTAGATAAAATTCAATCAGTTTATGATATATATTCAAATTTATCCGAGAATTTCAATCACATTTTCTTACCAGAAGACATGTCTCACAAAGTTGAGAAATCATCTGAAATACTAGATATCTCTCTAAAAAAAGCCAAAGAATTACTGAAAAAGATAGAAGATATGAATACATTTTTCGAATTAAAAGAGAATACAATTCAACTATGTTTCAAAACAAAAGATATTTTACAAGACTATATAAGAAAAGCCTCGAATTTCAAAGACACGGAACAAAAACTCATTGCATTAAAGGATAATCACAAATTATGTCACCACCTCTCGCTCGCTATCTTAGGATATCTCTAAAGAGCAAAAAAAAAAACGAGAGGATATATTGATTGTTATATTTATATATAATAAAAAGTGTACCCATTTGTAAATGATAGAAAAAGAAAATATATATCATAAGAATTTAATGATTAAACTCAATTTACTACATCGAATCGACGTCTCTAATCCATATCATAGACTTAATCAAATTGAAAATATCTTTAATTATTTAAACGTAAATTTCGAGAAAATTCATACTTCAAATTCATCATCCCACCAACGCTTTATACAAAAATGTCGCGAATGTGCTATTAATATTCTGGATGAGATCGATACAGTTGTATTTGATGATTCCTATCAATTCTTCAATTTGACAGAACAATTAAAATCACGTACAAAGCTAAGTCTACGTAATTATATAATGAGAAATATGGCACTCACATCCCCAATAAATCCACAAGACTATTAAAATGTATCATTAGATTTAACATTTATTTCTTTTTCTCTTTTCTTTATCTATATCTGCCTATCTCTCTTTTCTTATAACTCTTTATATATACTGGTAAAGAGATTTGATTTAAGATTAAATCCAATCGTTTGTAATTGTTTCCCGTATTTTGGTTTTAACATTTGGAGAACTTTCTGTCTTGTAATACAATTTATTGAATGTGGTGAACAGTCGACATTATACTTTAGGCCCCGCTTCTTATCCTTAAGAAATCCACATTTTTTACAAAACATTTTTATATTCTCGTTGTTTTTTCTAAAGCTTGGATTCCAATTACATACATATTGTCTATGACTTGGGCCTTCTTTTGACAGAATACAATAACAACAACGACCTGAGTTTTTAATAGCACTTTCTTTATAATATGGAAGATTCTTATTAGATAATATAGCTCTTTCAATAATTTGTGAGGCTTCTTTGAATCGTTCTTCTGTTGTGGATGTGGTGACTTCTATTGAATCTGTCAATTTCAGTTTCTTAGTTTCAATTTCAGTTTCTTAGTTGTAGACAAATATCTCAATTGTTCATCATCATTACATAAGTCTATATCACTAAACAATCGCTTCCCCTTATTAGATTGAGTTGGTTTATCATCACTAGATGAATCAAATATATCTGCATCATTCCTCATCAATCGATTATATGGTGTAGATTCATTTGGATTTTGACTGATTAATGTACGTTTGAATGGAGTTGGTTTATCATCATCACTAGATGAATCAAATAGTAAAGTCCGGTTGAATATAGGTGTTAGTACTTTATTTTCTGTTGGTTTACCGACATCTGGTTTGGACTGAATTGGACCCCATCTGTTTTTCGTATTTGGACTTCCAGCATATGTGTCATCAGGTTCTTTAGATAAACTGGTATTATCTACATTCTCATTAGATAGACTTTTCAATTGGTTGTCTTGGAGACGATTCGCTTGGACTGACTGTTTTGTTGAATCAATAATTTGGTTACGATGAGTATCACAGTCGTCTTCAGACTTAAAATGTAATGTTGCAGTGAAAGGTTTTACAGTTGTATAACGCTGTTTTTCAATTAATTTTTGCAATAAAGATTCACCTAACGTTTGCAATTCACCTTTGACCAACGTTTGCAATTCACCTTTGACCAACGTTTGCAATTCACCTTTGACCAACGTTTGCAATTCACCTTTGACCAACGTTTGCAATTCACCTTTGACCAACGTTTGCAATTCACCTTTGACCAACGTTTGCAATTCACCTTTGACCAACGTTTGCAATTCACCTTTGACCAACGTTTGCAATTCACCTTTGACCAACGTTTGCAATTCACCTTTGACCAACGTTTGCAATTCACCTTTGACCAACGTTTGCAATTCACCTTTGACCAACGTTTGCAATTCACCTTTGACCAACGTTTGCAATTCACCTTTGACCAACGTTTGCAATTCACCTTTGACCTCATCTGCCAACGATTTACCTAACGTTTGGACATCATCTGCCAACGATTTACCTAACGTTTGGACATCATCTACCAACGATTTACCTAACGTTTGTACATCATCTGCCAACGATTTACCTAAAGTTTGGACAACATCTTCCAACGATTTACCTAACGTTTGCCATCCATCCTTGACCACATTTTCCAACGATTCAAAATGTTTTTCAACTAAGAATTGTAATTCAATAATGCTTTTTAAGTCTGTAGAATTTTTATTGAGATTTTCTTTCAATAATTCAATTCCATTAGAAATATGTTCGCTAGATTTTTGCAAAATTTCTATAATCTTATTGGCCTGGTATGAGCTACTTACATTATTGTCAACCCTTGCCTCTTCAATTAATTTACCGATGCTTTTATGTTCTGGAGGTAAGTTATTCAATTCTAATCTATCGACTTCATAACGTTTAGCAGATTTATGATTGATGCTTGAGTTTGCTTTATTATTCATACTGTTTGTATTTTTTATTGAAAGGTGTATATAGTTACTAGTACATCGCGTCAATGTTTTCTATGTTATCTCACATCACTACCGTCCTTGCTTTCTTTTGCTTTCTTCTATTTCTATCTTTCGTGTACAGTTCTATAGTCAACTACTTTAGGGTGAATCTGAAAATCCAATGGGTGGCTTGCTACTACAAGGTGGATCTGAAAATCCAATGGGTGGCTTGCTACTACAAGGTGGATCTGAAAATCCAATGGGTGGCTTGTTACTACAGGGTGGATCTGAAAATCCAATGGGTGGCTTGTTACTACAGGGTGGATCTGAAAATCAAGGGTTGCTGGGTCAAGCTCTCTCTTTGATTAGGACGAAAAAAAAAGACAAGAAAACAAGGGTGGTTCTGAAAATCCAATGGGTGGCTTGCGCTCTCTTCAAAAAAAAAAGACAAGAAAACAAGGGTGGCTGGGTCAAGCTCTCTCTTTGATTAGGACGAAAAAAAAGATCTGAAAATCAAGGGTGGCTGGGTCAAGCTCTCTCTTTGATTAGGACGAAAAAAAAGACAAGAAAACAAGGGTGGCTGGGTCAAGCTCTCTCTTTGATTAGGACGAAAAAAAAGACAAGAAAACAAGGGTGGCTGGGTCAAGCTCTCTCTTTGATTAGGACGAAAAAAAAGACAAGAAAACAAGGGTGGCTGGGTCAAGCTCTCTCTTTGATTAGGACGAAAAAAAAGACAAGAAAACAAGGGTGGCTAGGTCAAGCCATCTTTATTTGCACAATCCATCTTTATTTGAAACAAGGGTGGATGAATCAATAATGAAGAAAGATTAGTATACGATGCGTAACTATTATTATATACGTAACTATTATTGGTATATATAATAATAAATACTAAAATCTGTAATAGGTCATCTCTAAAATTCTTATCAGTGTTAAATATGGCGTCTCCGTATAAACCTTATCGTAAACCATTGGAAGAAGTCGTTAAATCAGAAATAAATGACTTATATAGTGATTTGAAAGACAGAACGAAAGAGATTGTTAATTCTAGTACAAACACTATTATTGATCGTCTTGATCGTCATCAACGACAATCGAAAGATGACATCACTCTTGCCAATGATGAACTGAAGTCTACCAATAATGAACTGAAGTCTTTAAATGATGATCTTACTTTTCTCAAGGGTGAAGTTGCGTTTGTCAAGAATACACTTACTACTGTCAATTCTGAACTTGCTGATCAAAGTAAAGAACTTGATAATTTAAATATACCAGTTCTTCTAGAAAAATGTGTAAGTCAGACACTAAACGAAACCATTAATAAACAAATACAAGTTCTTCTAGAAACAGTAAATGAAACCATTAATGAGCAACTACCAGTTCTTCTAGAAAGATGTGTTCAACCAATGATAGATCAAGTATTAAGATCACGTCCCAAATCTGTGAGACTATTATTTGAAGATGATATGAGTCATCAATCGTTAATGACGAATAGCTATCATCCAGGTCCTATTTTAAATGATGTGTCGAGTCCAATGTATCAAAATGTTAGTGTTCCATCAATTGGAAATAAATCTGCTTACTCTACAGTTAGAGAAAAAAGAAAAGTTTCTATGATATCTGAAAATGACGAGGAAACATGTGACTCAACAAAAAAACCAAAGACTGATGACGATGACGTGATTGCTTTTTTATCCAATATTAGACCACGACCAGGCGAGGATTACTGGGAAAACTCTGAGATTGTAAACTCAATCTGGTGTAGATACTGTTTGTGTTATAACAAATCAAATACTCACGATGAAGACAATTGTGAATACAATATAGAGAATCGTCAGACAAAGAATGGGAAAAAACACAAATTATGCGAGATTTGCGGTCAAACACAATTTAAACATCATGATCCAGGTAGAGAAAAATGTAATAAAACAAGAAGAATCATGATGAAACTTTATGATATTTGGCCTATTTCGATAGAACGAATTGGGTTTGACTCTCGATCAGGGACATTCACGTCAACTTACAAAAATCGTTAATGTAAAGAAAAGAAAAAAAAAAATATTTAAGAAGTAGTTCTTTCGTTAGAGTAAATAGAAAAAAGATGAACATTCAATTTGAACAATATTTTACTCAAGGGTTGATAGAATTAAATTTAGAAACAGTACTTCCACAGACACAAGAGAAAGAAAAAGATAGATATATAATTTTATGCAAAACAATTAAAGATTACGCTCATCCTACATCTGAAACAAATCCTGTATGCATTATTTGCCTTGACCAGTTATCAAAACATGCAAGAGTGTGTAGAACATTTTGTTGTAATGTAGAAATGCATGAGAAGTGCTTAGAGCAATTAATAAAGAAAGAGTATACAAAAACATGCATAGTATGCAATCGCTCATTACCTTCTATAAAAATTTTAAAATCGTAAGATATCTAAGTTTAATCTGTCTTTGCTGTTGATTTCTTCTGTAAATTATGTAGAGTTAATCGAACATGCTTCTGTGTATATTTTCCATATTGCATTAATTTTTCCTTTTTTTGTTGTTTCTTTTTTTTGATTGTTGGTCTCAGAAAAGCTTCGTTGTTTTGTTTTCGTGGCATTGTTTTTAATGATAGAGCTTTACACTATATCATATTTTCTTTTTTTTTAGCGTAATTAAATCATTTGTTGCTGCTCATATTTTGCAAATAGTTTTCTTAAAAACATTACAGCTTTTTTGTCTAGACATTGATCAACTGTTGAATGTTTTTTGTCTTTGTGTAGATCTACATCTGTACAACATTTGCATTCAAAATCACATAAAATATTTATAATTTTTTCTTTTACATCTTCATGAGTTTCATTTTCTTTTTTTCTTTTAGACCAAATAGTATAGACTCCTATATCATTATCAAACATTTTCATATATATGAAATTGACTTGTTGACGAAATACAAGGACGTTGACTTGTTGAAAAAATACAAGGTCCTCGATGTTAACGATTTCTGAGGGATTGTCTAAAGTAAAATGTTGGTTTATCATCATTGTCATCAGTAGCCTAATTTCAAACAAACTAAAAAACATAGGTGTGATAGATTTCCTCATATGTGTAAGTATCAAACCAAATACACTAAATATGTACTCAGAATTTAAACCAAAAACGTCCATTTTTGATTTGACATTGTATTGCATATCATCTGTAGAAAATATACGACTATTTGTTTGTTTACATACTGAAATCCAGAAAAGTTGATGGACAAATTCGTTTACATTTCTAAAATAGCTCGCATTAGGACCTAAAGAAATATTAAAGAATAAACTACCATTTTTATCGAGTTTAAGTGAGTTGTAAACATCTTCGAACTCATCTTTCAATGATTCATAATAAGCCTTTTGATCCACACAAAAATAAGGTAATCCTTTTTCATTCCTTTTAATAAATTTTACCACAGGTGGATGAATTTGCAACAATAATGTAAAAAACTCCTCATGATACTGCGCTATATGAATAAATAGTCCTCGATAAGGATCACGATATAAAAATTTTGAAATTGGTGTATATAGATTTTGAGATAGTAACTGTTCGAAATTCAGTTTCTCAATGCAAGACATCCTGTAATACTTTTTGAATATCGTATGTAAAATACCATCAATTTCATAATTTGAGAAAATTGTACTTAATTCCAATTCTTTTTCTTTTTTTAGTTTTTCAATAATATATTTAATGACATATTCATTGTTGACTAAAACAATTTTATACTGCAACACAAATTTGACAAAAATTCTAGGGTATAATAATACTTCAGCAGTTGGAATATTGCTTTCGATTTTTGGTTTCAAGTGAATAATATTGTTTGCAAAACTTTTCAATTCATCATGTTTTGTTTTATAAAAAGTCTGTCTTACTTTTGAACTCGCATTCAATAATAAACGAAGTAACTGTACATCATTAAAAGTTTTTATAAAGTTATTTTCATTGTTTTCTAGATAATCAGCAATCACACATTTATCATATGTATCACATTTATCATAAAGATCTACAATCTGTTTAGTTCTGACGAGATTATTCGCAACAGAATCGTTCTTTTTTTTATGTTTTGCATTTGTACCTTTAGTCGATACAACAATTTGATCAGTTGATTTTCTTTGATAGGTGACCATATTCTAAACTTTATAAGTACTTTATTAGTTATTTGTCTATAATTATACGAGTAACATTGATGTGTTATACACTAAAAGAAAAACAGATTAAGATCAAATTAAAGTGATTGCATCTGACACAAGATCGAGATAAAAGCAAGACAACAGGCGCTCTTGAACACGCCTGTCACGAGAGCCACATATCGAGAAAATGGAAGAGCGTCTAACGAGGATGCGAGAGCGCGTCCTTATGTAGGGGAAAAGGGGGTTTTCTTGGCTGTTCTATTGTGTAAGCCATATAGAGACGTCTTACGAGCCACAATAGCGACAGACCGAGATGGTCTAATATGAGACTTCTGTCTGACAGATTGAGAAAAAGAGAAAGCAAGCGAGGGTCTCCGTGAGAGAAAGCAAGCGAGGGTCTCCGTGAGAGAAAGCAAGCGAGGGTCTCCGTGAGAGAAAGCAAGCGAGGGTCTCTGTGAGCGAAAGCAAGCGAGGGTCTCTGTGAGCGAAAGCAAGCGAGGGTCTCTGTGAGAGAAAGCGAAAGCGCGTCCTTGTGGGTGGATTTCCCGCAAGATAGGGGGCAAAAAAAAAAGATCGATCATTTTAAGACACCAGCTCAAGTAGATACGTCTTTGGGTATATGTAAATAAATATTTCACTATATATATGTTTCTAATTATCTACCTTATATTCATAGTAAAAAAATGGATGATCGTATCATTCCTGAAGAATATATTTGTCCAATTACAAAAGATGTAATGGGAGATCCTGTTGTCGCATCTGATGGACATACCTACGAACGAATTTCAATTATGCAATATCTTGAAAATGAGGGTAAATCTCCAATTACTCGTCAAGAAATGAATGAAAGTCAACTATTACTGTTAACTATTATTACGATAAGAACGGTTATAAAGAATACGAAGGAAATTATTCTCAAGACAAATATCATGGTAAAGGCATTTATTATTTTAAGAATGGCAATAAGCAGTACGAAGGGCAATGGTCTCAAAACAAGTGGCATGGAAAAGGTGTTGAATATTATGGCAGTAATGGCAAAAATAACAAGAAAAAGTACGAAGGTCTTTGGTCCCAAGGCAAATTCAAATCCGGCACCTTTTTTAACAAGGAAGGTATTGAATTTTTGTCTAAGGATTTAGTCAAAGTACAAAAACTAGTATCTTTGTTGAATATGAATATGAATAGAAGAAGTTCAAAAATAACAAGAAACACAAAAAAGTTAAGCAAAAAGTGAACAGAAGTTCAAGTAGATACAATAAAAAGGATATCAAAGACGAAAAATTTGAATGTGAATATGAACAAAAACAAGAAATAGATAAAGAGAAAAAAGTTAAGATCAAAAAAGTAAATAATAACGTACAATTAAAATTTTATATCTGTTTGACAAATGTTTATCTTATGTATCATTGTTAAAAATATTCATGACGAATTTTCTCTGACTAATGACTTGTGGACAATCGATATATTTGTATTTGTCTTTCAGATCTTGTCTACTATCATGCATTGCTTTTGTAAGTAAAAAGGATTGTGAAGCAGGATAGCCATTTAAGTAGGATAGCAACGATGAAACAACAAGGCTGCTTCTACCATGACCTCCCCTACAATGGATATATATTTTGTTGTCTTTATTATTTATTAGTGTCTCTAGTTTGACTAAAAATTCTATATAACTTTCTTTTGATGTTACAGGAGGTCTATTATCAACAATACTATAGTTTATGTAATGAATACTGTTATTATGATGAATAATATCATACTCATATACGTAATTCAACATATTTTTTTCTTTAAGTGTTGTGAGATCTAAAAAAACATTGAACCCATTATCAATAAGGCATTCGAATTGTTGTTTATTGGGGTAACATCCAAAATAACAATTATTTTTATAGAATTTTGATAGGAACGATAGATTTTTAGTCGTATCTTTATTAGACATTATTTATGTTTACCTGCTATTATAGTCTTATTGATAAATATAATCTTTTATATAGCTAAGAAAAATCTTTTTTTTTATGAAGACTGATAATAGAAAAAATGAAATTAATTAGAGATGCGATTTATGGAGATATTATTTTATCTGATTTAGCAATGAAGTTTGTCGACACATGTGAGTTTCAGAGGCTTCATTACATTAAGCAATTAGGCTTTACGTACAAAGTTTTTCCCGGAGCAACACATACGCGTTTCCAGCATAGTATAGGAGTGTATCACCTTACGAAGAAATATATAGAGAAAATAGAAAACAATCATCTATCTGAATTTGATACAAGCAAATTGACAGAAAGACAAAAAGAGATCGTTTCGATTGTTGGTTTACTTCATGACATAGGACACGGTCCTTATAGTCATTTTTTTGATGAATATTTGAAGACAATAGAGACTATGTTACCAAAAACCCATGAAGAGAGATCATCATTAATTTTTAAACGAATGGTAACGAAATACAAAATTGACTTGACGAATGAAGAAGTTGAATTCATATCAGAATCATTTGAGAATCCATCTAACAAAAATTGGTATAATTACTTAGTATGTAACAAGATTTATCATTTGGATACAGATAAACTTGATTATCTTGTAAGAGACTCGTATTACGTTGGATATCAGTTAGGGTTCGACGTTGAAAGGATTCTAAATCATACAATTGTAAAGAAAAATAAACTTTACATTTCTGATAAGGTAAGATACGAAGTTGAGAAATTATTCCTCCAAAGAGAAGAGATGCATAGATACGTGTATAGACATGGAACAACAGAGAAGTTCCAAGATTTTTTATTTGAGAAATTAAAAGAAAGAAAGTTTACGGTCAATCATATCGATGGGTTTCTAACGTGGACGGACGAGATACTTCTTCGATTCATCCTTGATTCGGAGGTCGACAAGAGTCAATACGAGACAAGAGGCTTTGAACAGATGTCCAATAAAAAGGAAATTTGTTTTCGACTGGACAAGCAGCGAGAAGAGGCTCTTCGAAATATCTCATGGTGGACAAAAACCGTTAGAGATATGTAAACGGCAGAGATAGCGAAGGTGTTGATTACGATTCAATCAAATACCTGCCAATCAGTTAAAAACTCTCTAAAATGAATACCATTCGAGATTGGTGACAAACTAGGTCGGACAATGATATTTTTGAACAATGCAATAAATAGATCATAAGAGACGCAATAAATTTCTTTATAGTGTACATTATGAGCTAGTTTTAGAACTCCATTCATTTCGGAAAGAGAAACCAAACGAGAAGTATTCTTTATTAAATAATCTAAATCAATATCATTAGTCATAATAATATAGTAATCAACAGAAGTCGATATATCTGATTTCATAAACGAATGAAATATATTATAGTAATCATTAAGAGTATATACTGGGAAAACTAAAATATTGCCATGAAGACTATTAAAGAGATCAACAATAAGTTCATATTCTGAATATACACAAAAGATAAATAGTTTGTTTGTTAATAACTTTAGATGATTTAGAATATTTTCTTTGCTTGATTTAAGACGATTGTATTTCGCAAAAAGTATCGTATCAAATACGGGCATTATATTATAATTATCTACTTATGTACTTTATTAAAAAAAAATAGAAAAAATGTTGTCATGAAATTGAATTCGCTATTCGTCAATATAATGATAATGCTTTATAACAAGATACTATCAAATTTCAATAAATTATTTTTATCTGTGAATAATTTATTGGGATTAAAATCTGATAGTAGGTCTGATAGGAAGAATAATATAAAAAACAACTCAAATGACAAACAGAAAGAAAAGGAACCGAAAAATGATGTCGAGTGGGGATATTTTGTTGATCTGACGCAACACAATAAATATTTAGATGAAGAAGTCTTTAACCATGATTTGAAAAAGATAACATCTTATTATAAGAAATAATTAAATTTTATATTAGTATTACAATGATTTAGAATCGTAACCAAATTCTTTATACCATTCTTCACCGTAATGCGCTTTCAGAAGAGACTCTTCATGTTCTTCAACAAAGGCAGGATGTAATCCACTTTTTACTTGTGCCACTATATTTGCAAGACATTCTTCTAATGATATTTCATTTGATGATGACTTACTCTTTTCATATGGATTCTCTTTTGTGTAATCCATCCCATCGTGCATTTTCTTTCCGAATTCTTGATATGTTTTTAGTTGTTCTTCAGACAGTTGACTCATGTACTGATTCTTTATATTTTCAAATACATCCAATTTATTGATATCAAACTGTTTCTGTAATTTTTCAAGGGTGTCTTGACTTTCACTCATATTTTTTTTTTTTACTACAGTGTATTTAATTCTTTAAACTTTTTTTTTTGAAAGAAAACGAGGTTTCGTTGATTGTTGTTCATCCTTTGTGTTTTTGTTATGTTTTAAATTAAATCGTGGTTTCGTCGAAGTTGTAGACATCTTATCGAATTTTCCAGCGCCATTATTACTAAAATGAAAAGATCGTTTCTTTTTCGCTTGTTCTTGTTTTTGTCGTTTCTCGTTCTCTATTCGAATCTTTTCTTCTTCTGATTCTTTTGTTTGACATTTCATTATATCTGCTAAGGACATGATTGGTGATTCTTCCTGTATTTTGGTCCAAGGATTAAATTTACTTATTTTATTGTCAACTGGTTGAACTACACTCGTATCATTTATTAGATGCTTTGCAGATTCTAAAGCCTCTAATTTTTTTTGTTTTTGTTGTTTATAAAACTGATTTCGTTGCCATTCTCTTGTTTCATAATCTAGATATTCATCATCGTCTTTTAAAGATTCATTGTCACTATCTAAAATGGCATCATCACTACTATAATAAGAAGCATAGCTATCGTCGTCATTATAATGACTGTCTTCTGGTGGGTTATTATTCATCATTTTCTGTTTTATTTTAGTAGAAAAACAGTGGTTTTTGTGTTTCATTTTTTTTTCTGTGCTCATACGTTGATACTATCAAATATTCTAGACAACACTCGTTGATTCGTTTTTATAGGAAACAATTTTTCTTTTATTATATTCGTGTTTGTTACTACTTTAAAATAGGAAGATATATAATACAAAACAGATAACATGATGAAAGAATAACAAATTACTTCACATATGACAAACAATGCTATCATTTGCGGCTTCCATTTTATATTTGTTGTTAATGTATATACTATTAAACCTATGTATACAAATATAAAGAAAAATGTTAAGTAAATTATCATCTTTTCAAATACATTCTTAGGAGTTACTTGAGAAGGAATTATCATTACCTTTTTTTTTTATTTTTATTTAAAGAAAAAAATATAATATACTAAAAAAAAAGATAATGGGCATTCGTTCATTTCACAATTTTTTCAAGAAAAAGATCGGTAATGTTTACAATTATATATCTTTAGAAGATCTGGAAAACAAAAAAATTGCAATTGACTGTAGTATAATCATGTGTAAAAACAAATCATCCTTTGGTACCAAATGGTTATCGGCCTTTTACACCATGATCTTAAAATTAATCTCTTATAATATACATTTTATATTTGTATTTGATGGCAAAATCCCACCGATAGAAAAACAAGCTGAAAAAGAAACGCGTGTTATTACTCGTCAAAAAAATCAAAGCAGAATAGAATTGATTATGGATGAATGGTATCAACTTCAATCTTATATGGAAAAAGAACATTTACAAGAGATTGATTGTAATCACCTTCTACAATATTATAGCAACCTATACAAATATCTAGAAAAGAAAATACATATAACAGGTAGTAATCCAAAGGAAAATGAAACAACCGAGCCAACAAACATAAAGAAAGAGGATATTGTTCGTTTCATCTGTAAACTTCAAAAAAACTTGGTTCCTATTCGAAGAGAAGATTACGATAAGCTTATAGAAATGTTTCAAGTCTTGAATATAAATTATATTGTCGCAGAAGATTGGCAAGAGGCTGAAGCTCTTTGCGTTCAGTTATGTAATGAAGGCATTTGCGACGGGGTCATGACTGAAGACACAGACGTTATGGCATATCTATGTAAAGATTTTTACTTCAATATTAACTTTCGAAATGATACTATATCGCATTTAAACTGCAAAACGATGCTCGAAAATTTAAATTTTTCCGAACAATCTTTTGTTGATTTGTTAATCTTGTTCGGGACTGACTATAATAATAATCTTAAAAATATAGGTCCAGTGAAAGCTTTCCAACTGATCCAAGAACATTCATCGATTGAAAATATCAGTAAAGTTCTGAAAAATGTAGAATCGGAAATACCGTATAAGCGCATACGAGAGCTCTTTAATTATGATCGATTTCCCTTAAAAATTAGTTCAATCCATACCAATGATTGTCTAAAGATAGATTGTATCAAAAGTAAAAGATACTGTTTCTATAACAATATACAATCCTTATAGGTTGTGTGGGTCGCTCCCCAAAAACACCAAAAAACCCCTGTTATGTGTTCTCTGAAAATCGCCGAAATCGCAAAAGTCGCCAAGTCGCCGGCCCGGCGGGCGCACACCCCTGGTCTAATCTAAAAAATACAATACTTAATTAAATATATTACGATATTTAATTAATTTTTGTAGTATATTCTAGAAAAAAAAATTGGGATGCCTCGCCAACCAGCGAAACACCAACGCGCTGCCGCAAAAATGACATGGTTCGAATGTGATCAACCAGGGTGTACCTATAAAACAAAATACAATCGGAGTTTAAAAAGACATATATCATATATTCATAATGTTGGTGGAATAAAATGGCATTATTGTGATCAGCCAGGGTGTAATTATAAAGCAAAACAATATAGCGATTTGAAGCAACACAACGCTAATATTCATAATATTGGTGTTGTTACATGGTATTCATGTAATCAGAAAAATTGTTCTTATAAATCGAAATATAATAAGAGATTAAAAGAACACAAATCATATAAACATAATATAAATGTAAAGTTGTATTATTGCAATCAACCAAACTGTTCGTATCAAGCAAAAAGACGTGCTGACATAAAACAACACCAATCAAACATTCATAATATTGATATTAAATGGTACTACTGTGGACAACCAGGATGCGACTATAAAACAAAACAAATTAGTGCCATTAGACCACATAAGGCTTCAATGCATAACATAAATGTCCAGTTGCATTACTGTGATCAAGAAAAATGCACTTTTATAACAAAAAAAGGTTATAACCTTAAAAAACATAAAGAAATGGTACACGACATTGGTGAGCATGAATGTCAAATTTGTCTCAAAAACAGGAATTCTCGAAACAAATATGTAGATAACCAAGGATCCCATATGATCTGCAACAACTGTTATTACAAAGTAACCGGAAAAAAGACTAGAAAAGAAAAGATTTGGTCGGATTATCTCGACCAACATTTGGAGTGCCCAGCAGTTGCATCTGACAAATCCTTAAAAAGCATCGGGGGTTGCATTCTAGAACGTCCGGATAAGTTATATACAGATATATCCTATACAGAAATAGGAGAGTGTGATGAATATGAGCATCTCCACCACAACGGTGATTACACATGTGATGAGCAAAGAATCTCAAAAATTTACGACCAAGAGGGAATTATTGGCACCTTCATGAACGTCTTACGTTGGAACCCCGATAAGTATACTGTTCCGTTACAGTATCAAAGAAAAACACAAAAAGAACGATTAGAAATATATGTAGCACTGGCAAAGAAACTTCGAGAGAAAGCAAACAACAATGAGTTTAGGGATCGAATACATATTTATTATCTCTTTTATTCTGAAGACAATCCATTGATTGCGAAAAACATCCCCTATACGATGATCTATTCGATGGATGATGTGATGACAAAAGTTTAATTTTACAAATCTTTTACATTATCTTCAAATCTTTTTACTTCGTACTTGATTGTTTCTTTTTTCTTTTAATAACGTTCTTTGCAAATTTCAGGATTTCTTGTTTCTTCTCTTCATTTTCTACTACCGATTCAATATTACGTCTTGACATAGGAGACTTTGATTTAAAGTTTTGTACTTGGTCTTTATCATAAAAATGTAAACTTTCATGAATCAGACTGTTTTGACTATCTCTTACACGTAGGGTGACAGGATTAGACATTAAAGACAAATGTACGGGCGATGTAAGGTTTTTATTCAAAGCTTGTTCGGACAACTTATCATCGCTTTCTAAGATTTTATTGGCTTGTTTAATAACTCTCATGTCACCTTTCATTTTTTTAGATGCGAACATTAATGCCGAACCGTCTTGTTTGACTGCAGCCAAGACTATCTCTTTGTCACCTTTCATTTTATTAGATGCGAACTTTAATGCCCGACCGTATTGTTTGACTGCAGCCAAGACTATCTCTTTGTCACCTTTCATTTTTTTAGATGCAAACTGTAATGCCCAACCGTATTGTTTGACTGCAGCCAAGACTACCTCTTTGTCACCTATTATTTTGTTAGATGCGGACATTAATGCCGAACCGTCTTGTTTGACTGCAGCCAAGACTACATCTTTGTCACCTTTCATTTTATTAGATGCAAACTGTAATGCCTGACCGTCTTGTTTGACTGCAACCAAGACTATCTCTTTGTCACCTTTTATTTTGTTAGATGCGAACATTAATGCCGAATCGTCTTGTTTGACTGCAGCCAAGACTACATCTTTGTCACCTTTCATTTTGTTAGATGCAAACTGTAATGCCCAACCGTCTTGTTTGACTGCAGCCAAGACTACCTCTTTGTCATTTTTCAGTTCTTCAGGAGCATCCTTTAAATTCAAACCCTTTTTGTTGACTTTCACCAACACCTGTTTCTTGTTTTGATTCATTTTTATTATTTATTCTTATTAATTGTAAATAAAAAAAAAAATTGAAAAAAGTTTAATTGCTCATTATGGGTGTGCCTTATAGGTCAAATTCAAATTGGACTGGAAATCTGAATAACCCTTGAGCTTGTTGCTGTTGCTGTTGTTGTGATTGTTGCGATTGTTGTTGCTGTTGTTGCGATTGTGAAATAGAAACACTATCTCTACATATAGGACATGTGTGATGTTGAATAAACCAATTGTCAATACAACCTTGATGAAATCGATGTCCACATTTCTTTATCGTTCTTATTATTTGATAAGATTGTATAGAATCTCTGCAAATGGAACATTGTTCTTGTGATTGTGCCTCACAATCTGATTGATTTATTGATAACGATGTATTATTGATCAAATCGTTGGTGGTGATCTGATAATTATTATTTGAAGTTCTTATATTTTCACTTGATTCAGATACATGGAAGAGTCTTCTGACTATATTCGATATATATCCTAATGTAGAGGACTCTTCCTCCTGATCATGATGTGACCGTATATGCGGACCAAAGATAGAAAATGAAACAATATTCATTTGTAATATATTTTGAGATCGATTAAAATGATATGTTTAAATGACCCAAAAAAAAATATTAATAAAATAAAAAAAAAAAATAAAATCTAAATTATAAATAGATAAAAAAAATGACCGGTGCTCATTCTGTAAGTAATAAAATGCGTCAATATAAAATGACTCCATATGCAGCTGCTTTACAATTTATGTCAAACGAAATAAAAGAATGTATCCCTCCTTTACAAGTTGATTCTAGTGGATTAAGAGATGCTCATATTAATACAATCAAAAAACATACAGAGAAGAATTGTGGTGAATTAGACATGTTAATGGAATTAGATATGAAAGCAATTCGAAATCATATTCCAGATGGACCTTCAAACTCAGTTTACAAGCCCAAAGGATATACAAAAAAAACCTATCGTTAATTATAATTAATATCAAATTAAATTTAGTTTTGTCGACAAACAAAAATAAATTATTCTCTTTGAATCGAGTCGATTCAACAAAGCCCGGGTGAAGCTTCCCTCTTCTTCGCATCGCCCTTTGAATCGAGTCGATTCAACAAAGCCCGGTGAAGCTTCCCTCTTCTTCGCATCGCCCTTTGAATCGAGTCGATTCAACAAAGCCCGGGTGAAGCTTCCCTCTTCTTCGCATCGCCCTTTGAATCGAGTCGATTCAACAAAGCCCGGTGAAGCTTCCCTCTTCTTCGCATCGCCCTTTGAATCGAGTCGATTCAACAAAGCCCGGGTGAAGCTTCCCTCTTCTTCGCATCAGACAATGGCTGTAAAGAGGTAGGCTGGAGAGAGAGAAAATGAACCGGGTAAGTAAAGCTAGAAAGAGAGAAAGAGAGAAAGAGAATCGAAAAAAAATTTAGAATGTAAATGATAATTAATTTATATTACAGTAAAGCCATTTAATATCTTCCCATTGCTAGAAATGGGATAATTCGGTACACGTATATCATTTTCATCAAAACAATAAGAGATTCGAATATACTCACCTTCATCGTTTCTCTCAAAGAGATAGTCCATGGAACGTTTATCATAGACCAAATTATCCGATCCTACACACCGATTGATAATAGGATGTCCAAATATATCTTCTTCTTCTTCATCTTCATGATTATCGCTATTAGTAGGATACTCATGTTCAATAACAGATGCCCATAAATGACGTTTTCGTGTGGACGTAAAAGAAATGTTGGTGTATTGACTTTCTACATAGTCACGTAGTAATTTAAGAGAAATCGTGTCGCTTAAACTTTTTTTCCGTTGAGCAATGCATTTTTTAATGTGTTTATACGTTCGTATCTTTGTGAACATTGATCGTTTGTGTACTTTTTTCTCTGTATTATATCTGATATTGTTTTTTTTCATATAGCGAGAGAAGAAAATATTATCGAACTTCATAATTTTTTGCTTAAGATCAATGGACGACTCATTTGATTCTGCAAAAGAGTTTACAAAAGTTTCAAATTTCATATCAGTATCACTTAAAGTAAAACCATCTTTATATTCTACTTGATCGTAATTACGCGTTAAAGGATTGTAAACTTTTGCGAAGCCATCGCGTTTACCATTATTATAGTTTCCTTCAAATAGTAAGTGACCTAATTTAACATCAAATTCTGACACAGAACCATGTTTTTCATTATAACGAAAACAACCAGATGCTATGCATTCTATTTCATATAAGATGCCGTTTCCATGGCGTTCTAAATATCCACTATTGCTCTGGTGAAACGAACCGTTATAGAATGGAAGCCAATACTCATTATTATCGTCATCAATTTCACATACGAATTGTGTACCGTTACTAAATGTATTATGATGAAAAGTTCCTACGAGTTTGGTATACTTACTAATAGTATCGGTACTAGAATCGTACTTGTAAAGTATTTTTTCACCGGAACCATGCATCTTATTATTCTTGAAGAATCCCTCATATTTTGATCGAGTAATATTAGAATCAGGTGAATAAACATAGGCTACACCTTTACCATGCCTGTTACCATTTTGAAGTTCCCCATCATACTCTATTAAACCAGTATGGGCAAACATTGTTCCGATACCGTGAGGTTGGGATTTTAAGAATTCTCCTTCGTAAATTAAAGTTGAGTTTGACTCATATAACTTACCGTGTCCATTGGCACATCCTTTTAGGAAGTGCCCATCATAATATAGATAATGGTGATTGTGATCTTGGTCATCGAATGTATATATCTTTCCATAACCACTTGCTTCTCCGTTTTTGAAGTCACCAGTATACAAAATATGTGAAGAATTTGTAATGTATTGTGTGGCGTGACCATGTAGAACGCCGTTCGAGAATTGACCATCATATAACTTAAAAGATTCTGATGTATAAAATTTTCCGTTCCCATCATATTTATTGTTAGAAAAGGTTCCAATATACTTACAGTAATATTTGTTTGAATATGAATCGAAGTCATATTCGATACCGACGCCATATAATTTATTTTTTTCAAAAGTCCCTGCGAATTGGACTTTGTTGTGACCTGGAAAGAAAGTTTTACCATGACCCATTTTTTTACCATTGAAATAGTTCCCTCTGTACAATAAATAGGCATCTCGATCATATTCAAAGGTATAACCATGACGTTTACCATCACGAAAGTAAGATTCACAGCATAATGTTCCAATATCTTGATAAAAAAGAAAGCCTTTTCCATGATAGCGATACGGAAATAAGAGTGTTTGATGTTTATCTTTTTTCAATCCACCAATGTATGAAATAGTTTTGTAATTTTTTCGATAAATAATGTCATTTAAAGCAAAGTCTGATAATTCATTTAATTGTTTACAGTCTCCTGATTTAAATATAATATAAGTCATATTTAAATCGTCTGTTTCTATAGTAATTTTTGTTTCTTGTTTGTCGTAGTTCATTTGTTTCTAAATGGAGTTTTTACCTTTCAATAGAACAAAGTTACTTGTCAAACTTCATTTTTTTGTCTTAGCATGATATGACTTCATCTTTTGAAATTACAAAGCGAAAAAAGAATCCATTATTACGAATATCATATTTGTTTTTCATTTTAAAAATAAAATCAACCTCCTTGTCTGTATCATCAGGAGTATCGTTCATATTTTTTTTATATGAATTGACCTCATAACAAATACTAATATTATGATCTAATAATTGTTTTTCTTGTAATGCTTTCATCAATCGAGGGAAAAGTCGACGCATCGATATTAACCTATGAAACGAAATAATTAAAATTATTTCATCACGTGTATGCAACTCCACAGTTAAATACTCTATTATTTTTTTTATGTGAACTTTTCCCGTTATTTTAATACCAATTGGATTTTTTATAGTTGCAATATAAGGTATATGCTTCTGTAAATATAAATCGTCAAAAACAAGTAAATGACGGGAAGTGTCAAAATATTCATTGTGCATAGTATCATTTCGCTTCATGTACCCTTTGTAAAGTATATTGTTAATCGAAAAGAAAAATAGATCCTGTGGGAATTGACTTGTAAGAGGGATCTTGTATTTATTTTCGACTATGCGACTCACCTTATCTATATTATTCCATGATCGAAGTATAGATGATGATGATGTATCATTAATCTTTGTAGCATGAGGCATTTCTTGTAAATACATGCCTGTGACAAATGCTCGTAGTATATTGATGTATTGTACATCATCATTATATCGACGCTCGACTTTCATATATCGATCTCTTTCATATGAAAAGTTAATAATACGGTAAACGTTTTTTTCCTGTATATATGATAGTTTGTCAGCAATTGATTTACTATGCTGATATATACGTTTCATAGTTTCGACGGTCATATGAGAACTATTATTCTCTATTTTATAATCGAATAGTACAATACCTGCTTCATTATGACGAACTTCTTTTAATTTTTGATTTAATCGGATACATTCATCAGCAATCACGAGTGGAGCGTTTCTCGATAATGGTTGTATTGTATTACGTGGATGGACAAACCCATCCATAATATCACAAGACATAATCAACAAAAAAGATGTCCACAAAAAGTTACCCACTTTCATTTTTCTAATGTTATTTTTATTGTTTTATGTCTCTAGTCTTTAAATAATATCAATCTAAAAAAAAAAATCTTAAAAATAAATATTTAAATAAAAAGATTCCATTCGGAACAAAAAATATATATGATAGATTCTATTCAACCACAGCCACAACATCCCTCATCAGATCCTACAAACGATATCTACAGTCAAAAGCTTTCTGAGTTTCACGACTTGTGTTATGATACAAGTGCAACTGCACCGAGAAGTTCGAAACTTCTAAAAGACTATTTACTTAATCCCAAAATTATAGGAATTACGGTTTTTGTATTCTATGTGCAGTCTATGATTATCACCTATTTTTTTTTAAATGAAAAGTACTCAAAATGTCCACATACACAAAAAATTAAAGTAGGACAATTTTTATTATCATCGTTTTATTTAACTCTTTTTACATTAATGTATCTTTTTGTTTTCTATATGATCTTGAAAAAATTTGTATTTTAATTTCCATCATATTCTACAAACATTTTTGTCTAGAGGATAATTAGGATTATAAATGTTTGCTTTAATAGCATCTTGGAGAAGAGAACTATGAAGTTCATAAAATTTTGCAGTGTGTCCAAATTCTGAACATTCACAGTGAGCCAATTCGTGGATTAAAACATACATAAGAGAATTTAGATTGTAAGGTTTATTATTTGTATCTGATAAGCGAAGATAAATGATTTTTTTGTTTCTTGTGAAATTATTCTTACCAGGATAAATTTTAATGTTTCGGATATTAGGATAAATTCGTGATACGTCATTTCGAAGATCTTGAATAATTTTTATCTTTTTCATATTATAATCATAAACTAGTAAGAACACTATACGACAAATCAGAAAAATAAGGACAATTATAAAAAGAATCATTAATAGTGTCTTTTTATAATTATGATTTTTTTTTTTAAATATTTTTCATGTTGAAGTTGCCTAAAAGGGTTTTGGTGTTGTTTGTACTGGAGGCAATTTAGTCTGAGGCCCCTGCTTGCTTCCTCCTAGTGGCCCCTGCTTGCTTCCTCCTAGTAGTGGCGGGAGTTTACTACCCTGAGGCCCCTGCTTGCTTCCTCCTAGTAGTGGCGGGAGTTTACTACCCTGAGGCCCTGCTTGCTTCCTCCTAGTGGCCCCTGCTTGCTTCCTCCTAGTAGTGGCGGGAGTTTACTACCCTGAGGCCCCTGCTTGATTCCTCCTAGTGGCAAGAGTTTACTACCCTGAGGCCCCTGCTTGCTTCCTCCTAGTGGCCCCTGCTTGCTTCCTCCTAGTGGCCCCTGCTTGCTTCCTCCTAGTAGTGGCGGGAGTTTACTACCCTGAGGCCCCTGCTTGCTTCCTCCTAGTAGTGGCGGGAGTTTACTACCCTGAGGCCCCTGCTTGCTTCCTCCTAGTGGCAAGAGTTTACTACCCTGAGGCCCCTGCTTGCTTCCTCCTAGCTAGTTTGGTCCTAGATTTGATGAAAGAAGTAAGTATGGATTGTAGTCTCCATACGTCAAAGACAAAAATCAAATGTAATTCAAAAACCTCTATCGATTTTTCTATGAACAATCAAAATAATTATTGTGTATCACCATTTAATTTGTTGACTTCTTCAAAAAGAAAGAACATCAGTTGTTATACCCTATTGAACATTCCTAGTAATAAATCTTTTTCAGAATTCGATTATGTACTAAAAAAACTGTTAGAAAAAAATAATATTTCACCAAAACGATTACAGTTGGGGAATTTTCTAGAAACAATCAAATCTGCTTTCAATTATTACTATCGTACAAAAAATATTTCTCTCCAAACTGTACATTCTTCACTAGAATATCTCTATTACACATTGATCAACACCTCATCGGAAGAAAAAAAGTATGCACAGGCCATTCTTGCCATCTTACAAAATCGATTCAATTCTTTGTCTCCAAAAGTGAAGAATGCTTTCGACAATCATCAAGATCTTGAGAAAATAATTGAGACGTTGTATAACAAAGGAAATAAATTACAAACGATTGTAAATTATAAAGACTTATTGTCTGAAATAAAAGCATCCATGAATGAATGGAAAAACATTAAAAAACAATACAGTGAAATTATCACAAAAACCAAAAATCCGTCTATAAAATTAGTCAGTGGAACTACTCGTAGTGGTAAAATATATAATGAACGTCAATTACGAGCACGAAAATCACCTCGTAGCCTTGACAACCGTTAAAACTTTATGCTTACCGTTTTGTTTTTCTTCTTTTTAGTTTGAAATACTTGTTCGCACCCGTCTGAATTACCATCGTAATAGCAACAGCCGGAGCTTTGTCGGTAGTTATGATTCTGAATAATGGTCAAATCTCTAACAAGGCATCCTCGGGAAATTCCTCGAACATTTTGTCTATCGTAACTGGATCATCTGGAGGTGTCTGTTTGGTATTGTCTTTTTGTGATGATTTTTGTCGCTGTTGGAGCTGAATATCATCTGGAACAGGGTTTTTACCTTTAATTCTGTCTAATAAGGAATTGGGTTCAACATCTCCTGGAAACTTTTCTGGATTAAAAGCTATTAAAGCTTTTAGATTGATTTTTTGATGATTCATCCACATTGTAAGTAACCGTGGATTACGATACGCTTTAAATACTGCTTCAAGTAATGTTTTTCCAATTTTGATATTAAAAAACCAATACTCTCCATTAATTTCTCCGTAATCACATCCGTGTAAAGAGCATTTCTGATGACATAAGGAACTCTCCTCATCTTTTTTTCTTGCACAGTCAATATGTCTATAACGTGCATAATATATCATAATAATTCTCATTGCCTCTCTGCGTTCAATGTTCATGTCATCACCAGAATTTAGATTTAAAAGTTCTGAATTTTTTTTCCATTTTTTTTTCTCTTCCTCTGTCATCTTTTGAAACCATGGAATATGTTCCATCTTTACATCTCTTCCGTACATTATTTGAGGATGTTTAGAAGAGGATACAGATGAAATGTTGGTAGAAAAAGAATCAGAATGAGTGTTGGGAGCTGGTCCAGAAGTGTCAGAAGAAGTGCTAGGAGCTGGTTTAGACGTGATAGGAGAGGGTCCAGAAGTTTTAGATAATGATCGGAGCTTGGCTTCTGCATCTTTATGTCCATTCTTTGCTGCTTTGGACAAATATACTCTTGCATTTTTTATATTTTTTTCAACACCTTTACCATCAAGATAAGAACAGCCAAGTCTGTATTGAGCATCTTCAATCCCTTGATCCGCAGCTGTTGTATAATACTCAACTGCTTTCTTATAACTTCTACTTACTCCTAATCCATACTGGTAACACCTTCCAATATTATAATAACTTACTCTTAATCCTTTACCTGTATCAATAGCATTCTTATAACATTCAAATGCTTTCTTCATATTTTTTTTTACACCTTGTCCTTTTTCATATAAAACTCCAAGTTTATTTAAAGCACTAATATGTCCTTGGGCAGCAGCGTTGTTATAATATGTAAAGGCCTTCTCAGAACTTTTAGTCACATCTTTACCATTTGAATAACAATATCCTATATGAAATTGAGCAGCTGTATGTCCTAACTCTGCGCTTTTTTCGTAGTATTCCAAAGACTTTTGCATATTTTTTTCTACACCGTTTCCAAACTTATATGAGCGTGCAACTTCATATAGCGCATCTTTATTTCCTAGCTCAGCTGCCTTTGCGTAGTATTCGAAAGACTTTTGCATATTTTTTTCTACACCGTTTCCAAACTGATATGAGCGTGCAACTTCATATAGTGCAACTGTATCTCCTTGGTCCGCGACCTTGTTGTAGTATTCGAAAGACTTTTGCATATTTTTTTCTACACCGTTTCCAAATTGATAAGAGCATGCAACTTCATATAATGCATCTTTATTTCCTAGCTCAGCGCACTTGCTATAAAATTCAAAAGATTTTGACTTATTTTTTTTCAAATATTGAGTTCCTTTTTTGTAAGACTTCCCCAGTTGGTTTAGCTCTTCAGGTGATAAACAAAAATTAGTGGTGTGATTAGGTGACTTAGTGTTATCAATAACATTAGAAGGTTGATCATTGTCTACGGTAAGATTCGAAGTAGTAGTTTGAATTGGAAGAATAGAATCATTTGGCTCTACTCTCATTTGTGCGCTTCTCCATTCTTTTTTAAACTCAATATCCTCACAATCCGCAATCAAGTCAATTGCATCTTCGAATGTGTTTGGAATTTCTCTGCCTATTGTCATTGATGCATTCTGTACTTCCTTATAAAAAGAAACAAACTCATTCACAGTAGTAAATCCATTTTTCCTCATATTCCAATTCAATTGGTTTTTGTGGTAGTCTTGAATTACTTTGAATTGATCAAAAGATAACCAAGGAAATAATGCACATCTAGATGGGTAAAAAAGATCTTCCTCTTTTATTTCAGCTTTTTTTGCTTTCCCTTTAAAACTTTCACGGAGACTGATTACTCTATCAAATACAGTTGTAACGCGTCTCCATTCTGTATCGATGTCAATATCTTCAATTTTTTCAATACTATTATCTTCCAACCATTGCAACTTATCTATATCATTCTGAATAATTTTTTGTCCTGACTTATGCCATTCTAATTTTCGATCTAGATACCACCAAATGTCATCAAAATCTTTATGAGTCATACGACAAATCCCTTTGTAGTTATTATTATAGCGATCAAAAACAGTAATAAGATTTATCTCTTTAATGTTTTTACCCGTCCCCTTTATTCTTTCTTTAATCGAATCATGGTTTTCTTCAAGATGATTGTTTAGCTCATCAAAAGTTGACTTCAAAGTTTTCATTCTGTTTATGCCAAATTATTTTTGTGAAATATATTTACTTTGTCTACAGCATCTAAAAACTTATGTATAAATAAATTATAAGGTAGTTGTATGTGTAACCAATCATGAAATGGCTTATGTATTTCGAGATTTCGAGATATGCCTCCTAGCAAATTTGGAGGACTATCACTACTTGATTCTACATATTCAAAAGGATTTTTTATATTAAAATCTCCTTCAACAACAGGACAATGTTTTTTCTTTGATCTATTTTCGTCGTCGTCGTCGTCTTCGTCGTCCTCAGAATTTCTGGATGAATATGTACGTTTTTTACTATAGGTAGAAGAAGAAGAAGACAATGTTTCACAGAAAGATTTCCATCGCTCTTCTCCTTCATTTCGTTGTACGGGAGGAACATGATCGAGAGGAAGATCGAGATTTTCGTCGTCGTCGTTAGAATTGTTATCACGTGATTCTTTTGTAACATTAACATGTGATTCTTTTGTAACATTAGAAGGATGATCATTGTCTACGGTAAGAGGAAGATCGGGATGATAACCTAAACACATTTCATCATCTTCATCAGGGTCATCTCGATGGAAGGGTTTCTGTGGGCACATTTCATCATCAGAAGACAAATATAAAGATTCACAATCATTGAAATTGCTTGTTTCTCTTGTTTTTTCTGGCTCTTCTCCTTCGTTGGAAGTATCACTACGTTTGTCTTCTAAATTTGTATTTTTTTTAGTGGAAGAAGAAAAAAAGCTCTTACAAAAAGAAAGAACACGACTCATTGTTTTGGTAAAATCCCAACTGATCTATTCTTTTTTCAATATATTTATATGAATAAAAGCATTCAAATAGATTCAAGTAGTGAGCACTTACACAGGGCTGCCATGGTTGCAAGTAAAAAAAATCTAGAACTCATAACGATTTTTTTTTTTTCAAGTTTTTCAAGTACGGACGTAGTCGTCAGGGAGTCCGCTGGGAGTGGCATCTCGTGTGGAGTCTGTTGGGGGGGGTGAGTCAGCCTAAGCATGGGTGTTGACAATGGTGATGCTACGTCAGAATGAAAAGATATCGCCTCAAGAGCCGAACCCGAACTTCAAGCTTAGCATCATCGCGATCTTCCGTTGCGAGCCACTCGTTTTTGGCGATTTTCATCTGATCTGACTGTGTTTCTACGACGCCAGGGCTCCCCTGGGCGTTGGTGTTGACAATAGGCAGGGAGCCGAACCCGAACGTCAACCTTAGCCGTCCTTGCGAGCCACTCGTTTTTCGGCGATTTTTCATTCATCTGACCTGACTCCTCCCCCTATTTTTTTTGCTGAAGGTAACTTGAAGTACACACCCCTGTGTGTGTGTGTAAAGAGAGACAAGGACGTACTGATAGAGTCATTTTTTAGCGATTTTTCATCTGACCTGACTCCTCTCCCTATTTTTTGGCTGAAGGTTATACATGTGGAAAGAGAGACATGGACGTACCAATAATGATTTATATTTCTATTAATACCTAGAGTAACATTAAATAGATACAAGACTTATATACAAGACTAGATACAACAGTACATAGAACACTCGATATGAGCATGTTTGACTTTGGTATTCTTGACTTTCCCCGACCTTGTGACTGTGAACAAAATGGCTGTTCGCACTGTGATGTCAATCTCACAATGTTTACTTTTATTAAAAAAGCATGAGAGACTAATTGGGACAATTTATCAGAGGAAGACAAACACTTGAACATTGTCAATTTTTGGAAATCCTTACCTGAAAAAAAAAAACTTTTATAATGGACAACTTCAAAAATTTAGCATCTGATGAATTAATTAGAAACTCATTATCCGAAGAAAATAAAGAGTTTTTAATTGACAATTTTAATTTTATAAAAGATGATGATAAAAAATTTGTGTTTTACCAAAATAAAGAAATTCCTATTCGTTCCATTCCAAGGTTTAAACGTTACATTGCTAAAGAGGAACTTTACTATAACGAAACAAGTTTAGATTTTGAAGTTACTGAAGGAAATATTACAGAATTTCAACGTAGAAAAATTGAACAACTTCAAAATGGACATAACTTTCTTAGCTTTAAAAAGATAAACAACGATCACTATTTGAAGAAAAAGGTCTACCAAGAAATGAGGACAGAATATGAAAGAACATATCAAATTTATGGTTGTGTTTCTTACAAGAAACAGATTGAAAATGAAAATGATTTTGTTACATATTGGACACAAGATCATGAGACCTTTTGGGAAGTGTTTGAAGAACCATGTTGTATATCTGCGAACGGAATGACAGATAAATTGCTAACGTATTGGACTGTGGACAAAATTGCTGGTGATTCAGATTTTTTAAAAAAATATAAAGAATATGTTGAACAAACAATCGAGCAAAAACAAAACGAAGAAAAGAGGGCGCGTGAAGAGGAGAAAAGACGTTATAAAGAAAAAGAAATGAAGAGACTCCGAAGAATAAATGCAGAACGCGAAAGGAGATTAAAAGAAGAAGCTCGAAAAGAAGAAGCTCGAAAAAAAAAAAAAAAAGCGTTGGAAAAAGCTCGAAAAAAAAAAGAAAAAGCGTTGGAAAGAGCTCGAAGAAAACAAGAAAAAGAAGAGTTGGAAAGAGCTCGAAAGGAAGAACAAGAATTGGAAGAAGCTCAAAGAAAAGAGGAAGCTAAAAGAAAAAAAGAAGAAAAAGCTCGAAGAAAAAAAGAAGGAAAAGCTCGAAGAAAAAAAGAAGAAAAAGCGCGTGAAGAGGCTGAAAAAAAGGAACTCGACAAGTTTTTTGACGAAATTGCTAAAGAAAATAACAATAACAATAACAATAACAATTCAACAAATGATTCTGTTCAGAAGAAGAATAACAAACCTAAAAAAAAAACAAAACGTTGTCAAAAATACAGTGTTACCATCAACAACATCGGCTACACAATTAGATCCGGATACCCAAATTCTAATGAGCCAAATTGTTAGGCCTATGTGGACCCTTAAGTACGGGTCTGTAAATAATTTTCAGAATATCAATAATAAAATTTTACTGAATGCCGCTGTAAAAACAGAAGGCAATCAAATTATAGGACAACAGATTTTTCAGCCGGTACAGTATCCAGCTCCAGCCGTATTGCGATTACCAACAATGCCACAAAGTCCTCCTGGTGAATGGACAGTTATAAACGGTTTTGAAACTAGTCCTAACAATGAGACCATTGTTAAAGTGGAGAATATGTTTCAAAATTACATCAAAGAAATGCCTCAAATTGTGAAAGACAATATCATAAAAGATAAAATGTTTATGTTCGATAATCAACAGAAAAGAGAAAACACACGCATTATATTTGCATCGTATATTGAAGTAGGAGGATGCAGACCAGAAAACACAAGACTGGAAGACTTACGAGAAACAACAAGATTAGAAGAGTTGTATCATGAGCTATACGGTAAGTATCCAGTGGTAAGAAAGGTATACGAAGACGAAGAATGGATTCAAGAATATATAGAGCGTGCGGAGACAAAAGTTGATCAGTTTTTAAATGACGATAATGATATGATAAACGATTCTTTTTTTGTAGAAAACAAATGGATAATGAGTTTGAATGATAATCCTAAAGACATATTTGATGTATCGTATGTTTCATCTTATTTGTACTATTTACGGAAAATCAACGAGGGATATGATGATGATGATGCAATACAATACTTTGAAATGTTACTGTAAGTGCTATCTATCTATAAACATTATATTTATTTAAGCGGAGGAGGTAGAAATGAAAATATTCATGATCAATTTAAAAATCCTGGAAACCAATGTTTTCTTTATATCGTAGAAGACGATAAAATGATTGAACTACCCTGAGGCCCCTGCTTGCTTCCTCCTAGTGGCGGGAGTTTACTACCCTGAGGCCCCTGCTTGCTTCCTCCTAGTGGCAAGAGTTTACTACCCTGAGGCCCCTGCTTGCTTCCTCCTAGTGGCAAGAGTTTACTACCCTGAGGCCCCTGCTTGCTTCCTCCTAGTGGCGGGAGTTTACTACCCTGAGGCCCCTGCTTGCTTCCTCCTAGTGGCAAGAGTTTACTACCCTGAGGCCCCTGCTTGCTTCCTCCTAGTGGCAAGAGTTTACTACCCTGAGGCCCCTGCTTGCTTCCTCCTAGTGGCAAGAGTTTGGCTCCTTGCTTTCCTCCAGCTGACAAGATTTGGGGTCCTTGCTTCCCTCCTACTGGAGGGAGCTTGGCTCCTTGCTTTCCTCCAGCTGACGAGATTTGGGGTCCTTGCTTTCCTCCTACTGACGAGATTTGGGGTCCTTGCTTTCCTCCTACTGACGAGATTTGGGGTCCTTGCTTTCCTCCTACTGACGGAAGCTGTTTGCCTCCCTGCTTGCTTCCTCCTAGTGGCAAGAGTTTACTACCCTGAGGCCCCTGCTTGCTTCCTCCTAGTGGCAAGAGTTTGGCTCCTTGCTTTCCTCCAGCTGACAAGATTTGGGGTCCTTGCTTCCCTCCTACTGGAGGGAGCTTGGCTCCTTGCTTTCCTCCTACTGACGAGATTTGGGGTCCTTGCTTTCCTCCTACTGACGAGATTTGGGGTCCTTGCTTTCCTCCTACTGACGAGATTTGGGGTCCTTGCTTTCCTCCTACTGACGGAAGCTGTTTGCCTCCCTGCTTGCTTCCTCCTACTGAAGACGATTGATTTTGTTTTCCGTGTGTTTGTTGACTCACTGATTGTGTATTCGAAGAACTTGTTGTTTTATACGACGATGATCGCGATCTAAAATATTGTATTCCTAATAATAATAATAAAATACCTAAAACAACTAATATGAATATTATTGCAATTCTCTTTTTATTGCTTGTCGTATTCGACTCTTTATTTTTTGTCTTTGTATCATCTTTTGTTGTTTTGCTTGTATCATCCTTATCATCAGACGTTGGGCTACCTTTTGTGTACTTTGACCCTTTTTTTGATGTTGATGTACTTTTATCGGACGATGATTCATACGATGAGCCAGTGCTGGACTTTTTACCTGTTGTTTCGTTTTTTGTAGTGTTTTGACAATTCTGGACGACATTAATGTATGTTTTATTGTTGTCTATATTACCACCAGCTTGTTCAATATTAGTAACGTTAGATATACATGCAGTTATACTAGGACAGTCAGGTTTTAGAAGAGATGGGTTTGACGAATTAAAACAATATGGATAATAGCACTGTGTAGGAGTTGTATCTTGAAAAACATTAGTTAACTGATTTTTTTCTTTAAATTGTGAATAAACAGAGGATGGATAATAACAACCACATACATCGGATGTTGTAGAATCACCAACTTTTTGGGTTGCACATTTTTGTGTTAAATAATTTTCTACCGATGCATCAATATTGGTTGAAGTATATATGTTTTGGTAAAAATTTTTACAGTCTTGACTAAGCCAATTGCTATTATTTGAACAAAAGTTTAAGTAAATCAATCGTCCCTGGGAATAAGAAGGTACTGGAATACCAATTTTTTTAGCAGCTGCACCTCCTTTAGTTACTCCAGTGTAAGTTGATGATGCTAACTGATAATTATTATACCAAGCATAAAGACTATTCTTATTTGTGAGTGCAGCTGTTGCACCATCTGATAAAATCGATGGTAGGGATGAAGTTGGGAAGTTACTACAACATATATTTGGTGTTCCTGATACACATTCAGTCTTTCTTTGCAAACAATAGTCGTACATCATTTGATACGCTGTATTGTAATTCGCTATCGAAACAGTTAAACCGTTTGAATTTAACCTAGCTGAAGAAGGGGGATTTGGAAAATTAGAACAACATTGCAATATTCCCCATAAGTCGACCCAATTCACACTAGTCATGTTAACTTTGTAAGATATACTATATGTATAATCCGAAAATGGTCCAAGTCCACTTGAAAATTCTACACCTTGGTTATTTGGGAAATAGGTAACAGATGATCTAATCGTATTAGTGGAAGTTGATGATTTGTAAACTAAGTATGCTAAAGCTGTTTCATTCAATTGATTACTTAAATACGTTTCAGTAGATACATTTGGTGTAAATGTCTTACCTGTATAAGTATTTAAACTGAAAGTAGGAGATGATAAGGACCCAGTAGCACTTCCGAACAATCTGCTTTTATTTGACGAGTACCATGATGATGAAAAATCCAAATAAAATGTGTAAGTATATTCAATATTTGAACTTTTCTTATAGAAGGTTGAACTTGAATTTGATGTTGTTGATGTTGAACAAGATGAATGTAAGACACATTTGTTATTATCAAATGTAAACCCGACACAGTTTTTATTATTTGTACATAGTGTTTTACATGGTGTACTTCCATTAGTAGAAGTTGTTTCTATAGAAAACAAAGTATTGTTGGAATTACTGCAGGTGGTATTTTTATAAATTGTGTAATTACCGATTACAGATGGAGGTAATATAAATTTTTGTGTGAAGAATACGACGGGATGAACAGGCTCGACAAAATATATACCTCCAGATTTTGCACCATAGGAATCGCTTGCTCTTGGTAAACTAAGATTAGAATTAAATGAAACAGTAGATTTAAAATTTAATGCATTATAAGTTGAAGATTTTACGTTATAATAATTGTTAATTCCCCAATTTTTCAAAGATTCCCCAATAAAATATCCAGCATAACTCGAAAGTGACGTTGTATTAGAACAAATATTAGTACCTAATCCTGTTGACAACGTGTTACATTGTGCAGAAGTATCTATCCAATGAAGAATACCTTTATTATGACAAGTTGATTGTAAATTTGTGTTTGAACAACCGGACCAAAAAGCCGGATTGATCATCCAGTAGATTTGCATTGTGGATGGATTGTATCTGACAATAAAATTATTCATTAGTCCGATAGAACCACCACTAGACCCAGATTGTATACCTGAACTCCACACCATAGTATTACTATTATTTTTGACAACAAGATTCCCATTTGATTCTAAGATCATATACGCTTTATCCATTGTGTTCTGTGCAACACCCAACTTTTTATATTGTGTATTGGTAGCAAAAATTGGTTTTGATGTCAAATAATTATAGAGGACCAAATTACCATCCGTTTGCATGGACAATGAAACAACACCATTGTTGACAGAAGTGCCACTAGTCATTTTTTGATTATTCCCGACAACGTTTGTGATTTGATAATTAGTTGCACTTACATTAATTGCAAAAGTTAATTGATTAATAAAATATTGGGATATATTAGAATTATTCATATTTCTTCCTGCAACAATATATAAGTCATCGAGTAATTGTTTTGCAGTTTCTTGATTAGCCTGGTATATTGTTTTTGAATGAATTTTTGTTTTACTAGTTTTTAATGCATTAAAAGAGACAATTGACAACAAGGTATTTATTTGTGAAAAAATCGGATTTTTTGCTTCAAGTGGACTAGTATATTTCGTTTTTAGGTCAAAATCATAAGTTACACTATACAACGCAGATATGTTTGAATCAAGATGAAAGTTATGATTCGGTTTATAAGGTGTACTTAAAAGACGTAAAGAATACTTATTAATTAATGGTTTATAAGCATAGAATGCATACCCACTTTTAGGTGGGGCGTGACCTAACGGTGTTTTTGATGTAAACTCCTTTGGTGTCATTACATTAAATTTATATGATGCGCTTGCTTGATTATGATGTCCAAAGCAATTTGTACATTTAGGTCCAGGGCCGTCTCCCGGTCCTGTTGTTAGACATTTCACCGAGTTGGTGTAACCCCATGTTCTACCACAATAATTCTTCCCAGCAGTACAAACTGAACAACCTCCACACCCTTGATTGTTCGAACAAGACAATCCGGTATCCAATGCAACAAATTGCAAGTTACTTATTCTTTTATTACCTACGTTTAATGTTTCAAGATTAATTGGTCCTTTACCAAGAGAATTACTAATATGTTCAGTCCATTTATCTAAATGAAAATTACCAGTATTATGTCCATGGTAATATTCAAAATAAAAAGTATACGTCATTTTTATAATTCAATTAATTTTATTTTTGTATTTATTTAATAGTATGCAACTAAATAATTTTAAAAAAAAATCATTGAAAAATCAATTCAGGTAAGCAATTCACATGCTGGAAAGAAGATCGGCAATAAAAACATTGTATTTTTGACATATCATGATCATTGTAACATTTATGACAACAATCCAAGCAAATGTAATGTCCACAGGGTGTTGACCATGTTCCTCCATTTTCGTAACAAATAGAACAGTCTTGTAGTAAATCTCGTTTTTCTAGAATTATTTTATTATGGATCATATATCGTTCTTTCATTACAGAGTTATTATTGTCCATACAAATTTGTATACCATGAAATTTATCGTTTTGGTATTCAAATACATATGTAGGATTTCCATTCTCATCATAGAGAAATGCCTTTCCATGTTTTTTCCCTTCATTATATCTTACTGCTCGTTTTAACATTGGTTGATATTGGTTTGTAGTATAATATTCCAAGCTATATCCGTCTCTCTTATTATCTATATAGTGACATTTGAATTGTAAACAGTTATTATCAGAAAATTTATACACAGTTCCATTCAATTTTCCTTCTAAATGATACAATACACGTTTCTTATTTCCGTTTCTGTAATATTCTACTGTCTCTCCATTTAATTTATCATTCACATAATAATTTGATGACTTCAACTGTTGAGTATCGTAAAAGCGTTTACATACACCATTTCTGTTACCATCACAACTGAAGGTGATAAGACTTTTTAAAACTCCGTTCTCATAATAGGTCATGGATTTGTTAATATATCTTCCATATAAAAAATGATCTACTGCTTTTACCTTCATTAGATTGTCACTATCATAGTAACTAAACCATTTCCCGTGAGGTTGTCCATAGCGATATTGAATAATTTTACATATATTTCCGCTCGAATAATAAATTATTTGTTGACCATGTGGATTGCCTGTATAGTAATCCACAGATGTCTTTAAACGCCCATTCTCGTAATATTCTTTCATGTTCCCAACTAGTGTATTCATTCTGTATTCTTTCATAAGTGAAATTTTTCCATTTATGAAATATTCTGTGAATAACCCATCTTTCATTCCATTTTGTAGAGTATAAATTCTTTTGATATGTTTCATATCGATATCATAATAGTCAATGACCTTTTGCATTTGTTCGATAGTATCGTTACCAGTTAACAAAAATAAGTTATTCATTTTGTTCGATTTTTTTTGCGTAAAGCACTTTTAAATAAAATTAACATATATTATCATGTATTGAAAAAAAAAAACATTTTTTTTTCTTTAAATAAAAAAAAAAACAAACATGGGAAATCTATTAATGGGTCCTATCAATGTTATGATCGGTAATGTTCTTACCATTGCTATCATTGCTGCTATTGTATACTATGTCTTATGGGATATTATTATCAAAAAATTAGAAAAAGTCTTCACTGACATTTTAGAACCAGCTGTGAAAGAAGCTATTAATGATGTCAAACATATATTTAAATAATAAAGAAATTACCAACAAATAAAAAAAATGTTTAATTCCATTGACAAAATTTTCGTATTAGGATTACTAAAGCATAAAAAAGCAATTGAAGAAAAATTTAATAATCTATTTGTTTCAAATGACGATAAGAAAAAACTCGTCTATCATTATACTGAAGGTGTCGGTAACCAAACAAGTAACGATGGATCTTATAATGCGAACTTGAAACAAATTCTTGGTCACAACACTACTGATGCGATTTCAAAAGACATCTTTATGAATCATATTAAGATAATCGAAAAAGCATATTTGGGAAAACATCAGAACATAATGGTGCTTGAAGACGATGCCGTATGGGATGTAAAAAAAGCTCTACCGATTGTAACAAAAATGAACAACTTTATTCTAACTCAGCCGAAATCTTTTGATATTTTATACTTGGGGTACTGTAATTACCCCTTTATGTTCTCAGCTTTTAATCTTAAGAATCCATCGATTGTCCGACCTTTCCGACCTCTTTGTGCTCATGGATATATCGTGAATCGGGAAGGCTTAGCAAAAATTTTGTATTATCAGAAGTTAGTCTATCCAACGTTTGACGGACATATTGACAAATTTTACGCTACTTGTTCCCATTTGACGAAAAAGGCAGTTTTCCCGCAGTTCATCTTTCAAGAAAAGGCCCCAGCTTTATATACAAAAGCATGCGACATCATCGGGGTTAATGTATCATTTGACACCATATGTAAAATCAATGAGAATCTATCCCTTGTAATGTGTCTTCTTTTTTATGGACTCTTGTTTTTAGTGGTTTTTAAACTCCTACGTTATGCAACAACCGGATCAAAACGTCTGACCAACGAACTGATAGACTCACTAAAAAAATAATCAAAGGCTTTCTTTATAAATTCATAGTTTTTTCAAGAGATATAATAGTATATATTTAATATTATATCTATCTTTTTTAAAACTATAAAAAAAAAAAATAAGCAGGCGCGCGACGACCCAAACTAAGCGAAAATGGACAACCGTCCGAATACCAATGACACGGACAACCGTCCGAATGCTATCGTAGGCTTATTTGGTGAAACTACAAATATTGAAGGAGCAGTGGCTATTAGGATCATTATAGACGAAGATCCTCAGTTAGATGGAGACAACAGTCACGGTTCATCATCATCCGAAGAGTCCTCTAGTGAAAGTCCGTTAGAAAGTATTCAAAACCAGATATTTGATATTCGCGGAAAGATAACTGATGGTGAAAATCTTAATTTAAATAATTCACTTCTCGCCATTCATAAAAATCAAGAACATACTAACAAACTTTTAAGAAATAGTCGTAAACGTACTAGTGAGCTACAAAATGAAATTGAGCGTATGAAGAAGAAGAGTCGTCAGCTTGAAGATAAACACTGTAAGCTCGATGAATTGATTTTCGAAAATATGAAGAACGATCGCGATTTCATGTTGAATGCTGTGTCTAACTTTGCTTTTGCTTTAGAATATGCATCGGATGAATTGAAGAATGATCGCGAGATTGTATTGACTTCTGTGTCTAAGTTTGGTTTGGCTTTAAAATATGCATCGGATGAATTGAAGAACGATCGCGAGATTGTTTTGACTTCTGTTTCTAACTTTGGTTTGGCTTTAGCATATGCCTCGGATGAATTGAAGAAGGATCGCGAGATTGTTTTAACTGCTGTGTATGATAGTGCTTTAAAATATGATGGTAGTGCTTTAGAATATGCCTCGGAGGAATTGAAGAACGATCACGATATTGTTTTGACTGCTGTGTCACAGGATGGTATGGCTTTACAATATGCCTCGGAGGAATTGAAGAACGATAGCAACATTGTATTGAATGCTGTGTCTGATGATGGTAGTGCTTTAAAATTTGCCTCAGAGGAATTGAAGAACGATCGCGAGATTGTTTTGACTGCTGTGTCTGATTATAGTATGGCTTTAAGATATAAATCGAGTGCTTTAGAATATGCATCGGATGAATTGAAGAACGATCGCGAGATTGTTTTGACTGCTGTGTCTGAGGATGGTAGTGCTTTAAAATTTGCATCGGAGGAATTGAAGAACGATCGCGAGATTGTTTTAGCGGCACAAAGAATAAATTAAATAAAAAAATACTAAACAAATAAAAATTAGTTTATATATAGAAAAAAAGAAATGAAAGATAAAGAATGTCGTTGTCAAAGCTACAATAAATAAATTCTGTAAACTTGCAAGCGAACTAAAGAAAGCATTAGAAACGAATCAAATAAATAAAAAAAAATATACAAAAAATAATTAAAAATTTTAGATTTAAAATTAAAATCCCATTTGTCTACGGTTTAAATAGTCTATTGTAAATTTTTTCTTGTAGTTGCGCCAAAGACGTTGAATCTTGATAATAATATCTTCTCTTGGAATGGCGATCGTATATGTTCCTTTTATGACTTTTTGAGTTATCAAAGCAAAAACAGGAATCTCGTTGTTTCGTTCTTTACATTCTTGGGTATAATCTTCAAACATTGTATGATAGTCAAATATATTTGTTCCTGACTCTTTCGTATCTAAACAAATATATTTATCTTTTAACAATTGAACCATTTCTTTTCGGTTTCCATGAATTTTTGGGTTATATTTCTCGATTAAGGCGTATTTCATATTATTCTCTTCTTAAAACTTTACTCTGATAAAGAACCACAGTGTGTTTGCAAATTCACTTTTTTATTTTAAACAACTGATTAATAAAAAAAAACGAAACGTAAATCAATATACTTTTCATATGATAAACAAACACAGACCATAATGATAATCGACAATTTTTTATTACCATGTAATTTTATACCATACAACAACGATTCTTCTAAGAAATTGAAAGTCAAAAATATATCGGTAAATCGAAATCGAAATAATATGATAGAGCTTATTTTAGTCGACGACATTGGTATGATCATAACGAAAGAGATAAACAATCATGCAACGTTTTTAATAACAGTATTAACGGAATTTATATCCAAAACAAAATTATGGACATTAAATTTTTCGATGGATAGAATGATGGTAGGTCTTGAAGTAATTTTGAATACAGACTACATAAAGGAATATATTGATTCATCAGCTGCCCTATCGATGTATATCAATCAATGTTTCTATCAGAAACTTGAATATGAACCCAAGTCTAATATGGACTCATATATACCCTCACCGACGTTAGCATCCAGAGTAAATATCAATATAAATTTTGATATATATAAGTCATCGTTAAAACTATTTGAATATCAGAAAAATAGTTTAAGAAAGATGATTCTTATTGAGAAGGATGAGTATCCACTACAGATAGATATCACATACAATAAAAAATTTCTATTACAGGATGGGACAACAACAAAAGTATATATGTATCCTCTAGTAGGAACGATTTCATTAACAGACAAATGTATTATTTCGATGAAGACAAGAGGCGGTGTATTAGCAGATGAGATGGGTCTAGGGAAAACATTAACAAGCCTTGCAATTATTGGACAGAATCAATCGAGCTATCATGAACTTTTAAAAAGGAATAGAATTTATAGTGGGGCAACGCTTATAATATGCCCAAGTCATTTGGTCAGGCAATGGGAATCAGAGATAGACAGAATGTATGTTAATATGAAAGTAATTAAAGTTTTAACAAGAACTCATCATGTTAACATTACATATGAAGATATAATAAAGGCAGATGTTATTATCATCAGTCAACAATTTCTGTTTAATTTCAAGTATTACCCAATTGTAAAATACGATCAAGGATTTAATACAGGAGTATATTTGAAATCATCTTATCATTTTGATAAACGAATGCGACACATTATAGATACGCATCCTTTATCAACATTGAAGCAAGATATCAATAGGACATCGTCAACGCTGATGAGATTTTTGGCTACGGTGATGTTGAAAGAAGAAAAAAGCCCACTCTTTGAACACTTTATGTTCAGAAGAGTATTATTGGATGAGTCTCATGAGGTTTTTGGCTATAATCTTGACAATAACTCACAAGCACAGTATTTGAAACTATGGGTTGACAATTTAGAATCGGATTATAAATGGTACATATCCGGGACTCCTATCATTAATAGTAACTGTTTATACAATACACTTGATTTTTTGGATTGTCAATTGAAAATTGAAATGGGTAAACGTCCTCGTAGTGAGTGTGATGATGCAGATGGCTACATACATTGGAGAAAAATGAATAGTTTTATTATGAAAAAAAAGTACATTATGGAAAAAGTTTTGTCAAAATTTATTATTCGACATAAGAAAACAGATGAAGAGGTGACAAGAGAAGTAAAGTTAGCCGAGCATCAACAAGAGGTCATATGGATCAAATTCACTGAGTTGGAACGAAAATTATACGATTCTAAAGTTAATTCGTTATCATCATCATCATTATCATCGCATTCCCATCAATATCACCATAGTTCGAAATCAATAGAATTACAGCAATTATGTTGTCATATTTTAGTATCGAATCATCATAATAGACGATTTGGTTCCTTAAATGAAATCGACCTTGATCAAATGCAGGACGAACTGCTGAATATGCACTTGAATACCATAAATGTTTATACAAATAAATTAGAAAATCTTGATCCGCTGTCACAGGCTTATCATATGTTAAAAAAGACCTATACGGAAAAGATTTCAGAATCTAAATATATGGTGTCAATTTTGAAAAACTTAGGAATAGGACCTAACAACGAAAGTAAAGAAGAATGTACAATCTGTTTAGATGAGTGTTCGTCTGATGCTGTAATGACTCCATGTGGTCACTTCTTCTGTAAAGATTGTTTACAGCAATATTTCGATACATGCCACAAAACTGAGTGTCCAAATTGTAAAAGGAAATTGAAACCAAATCATGAAGATATCTATTCTTTGAAAAGCAACGACAATAGTCAAAATCAAACTGTTCCTTTAACATACGAAGAAACTGTATTGAAGAAATATGGTTCAAAATTAGGAACACTCATATTGAAAGTACGCGAAATTATCTCATCAGATTCCGAAAATAGAGTAATTATTTTCTCTCAATGGGATGTTATGCTTCGTCTTATAGGAAAAACCTTAGATGAAAATAATATTAACAATTCATTCGTAAAAGGTAACGTGTATTGTAGAGCAAAGGCAATTGATAAATTTAAGAAAGGTAAAGATAGTCAAGTTATTATGTTATCGTTAACAAATTCAGCGAGTGGTACAGATCTTGTAGAAGGTAGTCACGTTTTGTTTGTAGAACCGATTGATTCTGATATCGAACAAATACGTTCGATTGAGTCTCAAGCATTGGCGCGTATCCATAGAATCGGAAAGACCAAAACTATACACTCTATTCGATTTCTGGTAGAAAATACAATAGAAGAACAGATTTATAAGTCGAAATATGTGACAGAAAAGACACCAGTGGTGTAAAATTTATAAAAAAAAAAATAATTTATATACATAAAAAGAATATTAATATGTTAAGATATTTTAATGTTATGGATTTATTAGAGAATGTTTATTTTGAAACAACGAACCATGACGCCAAGTTCAATCGTTTAATGTCACTTGATGTTGCATTTTCAATTCTATTACATAGTGCTATTTATTCAGGAGTTGTTTATGTTGCTAAAGAAAGAAAGAATTTACATCCAGGTAAGAACAAGTTCGATATAAAATTTTACCAAACACTATTTATTGCGTTAGTTATCATTATGTCTGTTGGATATTTCATCCGATTATGGAGAGTAAAAGCTATTCACAATACTATTAAGGCTAATCAAACTAGGTACGGACGGGCTACGGATAGGGTTACAGGCTTGACTGAAAGCGAAACCAGAAGAATTACCGATGATGCCTACAAAGTATGGTACTTCCTCGGCTAAAAAAAAAATATAATTTTATTTTCTATCATAAAAGAAAATAAAAATGCAATCTCAATATATTCAATCTGGTAATACCCAAAGAAAGAAAGCGTTATACCAAAAGAATTCCATGTATGGTACAAATTTAACAGAAAGTCAAATGCAACAAATGGAAAAACAAAAGACAAAGCAAAAACAACAATTACAACAGAAACGAAGAATCCAGCAACAACGTAAAAGAGAACAACAACTTCAACGAAATGATATTAGTATTGAGGACCTGTATCCCCAGCAATCATCTTTTCAAATGACAACTCCTATGCGAAAACAAAAACAATTTCAATTGCAGCAAAAACAAAGCTCTTTTCAAATGACAACTCCTATGCGAAAATATCCCCAGCAATCATCTTTTCAAATGACAACTCCTATGCGAAAACAAAAACAATTTCAATTGCAGCAAGTCTATCCTCAAAAACAAAGCTCTTTTCAAATGACAACTCCTATGCGAAAATATCCCCAGCAATCATCTTTTCAAATGACAACTCCTATGCGAAAACAAAAACAATTTCAATTGCAGCAAGTCTATCCTCAAAAACAAAGCTCTTTTCAAATGACAACTCCTATGCAAAATAAAAAACAACAACAACAACAGATAAAATTACAACAAATGTATTCACAATCACAATCATTGCGCAGTCAGAAACAACAGAAAACGGTGAATCAAATGCAAACAAAACAACAGCAACAAAAACGTCAGATACGCTCGCTCTTAAATGATTTACGAAGCTTAAATCCAAAATACTATTGGCAAGGATTTGGAATAGGGAGAGCAGGCTACGCTCCTACCTTGCCTATCGCATCCCAAATTTTATTTGAATTATCGAATAGACCCCAACTAAATGAAAATCATATCGATCAGATTAATAGCATTCTTCAACAAAAAACAGAAGATGATGCACTTATAAAAATTGGAAAGTCGCCAGCATTCGGTAGTAAGTTTAAAAAATTCAATGATTTTTTGAAGTCGAAACAAAGAGTACAAATATATCAACAAATGAATGATATGTAAAGAAAAAACAAAACAATTTTATAAAATATCTTTTATTTGATTTATTAGCAAATAAAAAATAGAATGATATGTTCATTGTGTTGATGTCTTTTTTTTTATTATTTCATCTTATATTACGATAATTCTCATTAGATTGTCAATTCAATAGTTTTCTCCGGAATTTTGGTCAGCCAGAAAGTAGCTTATTAAAATTTATTTTCGCTGTCTTTTTGCTTGAGAATTTTGGGTTGATAGAAGGGAATAGGCTTTGATAGCAGCCAGAAAGTAGCTTATTAAAATTTATTTTCGCTGTCTTTTTGCTTGAGAATTTTGGGTTGATAGAAGGGAATAGGCTTTGATAGCAGCCAGAAAGTAGCTTATTAAAATTTATTTTCGCTGTCTTTCTGCTTGAGAATTTGGGAATACAGGATCGTCTTGCATTCAGAATTAATACTGGCGATTCTGATTCCGTTATCTTGGCTGTGAATAGTGATGCTTATGTATCTGTTGCCTTTGATGCTCTTTCATGTTATGCAGCATTTCAAGATTGTGATTTTTCAAATACCCAAGATGATATTTATTTGTGTAGCGATGGGGACTTAGTAAATCACAACTTCTTTTTTCGACGAACAATACCACATACAACAGGTTCAACAAACTCATAATTTTTTCTATGAAAGTTGTCGTTCCAGATTTTTGGAAACAATGATACCAACGAAGAACCACATGAATATTGTGTATCTGAATAATTAATAGATCTGTAGTCCCACAACGATATATTCCGACGCATATTATTGTCCCAATTCTGATTTAAAAATTGGAATAACGGTGTCTTGACTCGTTTGACATGCTTTCGGCTGATCCAAATCAAGTTATCTGTCTTGAAGAAATCATACAATGGTTGAATTTGTGATACAATGCCGGAGGATAAAGAAAATTGTTGTAGATAAATGTTTTTTTGATGTGAAAGGCCACGTTCAATTTCAAGACATCTATCTTTTAAGAAAAAAGCGTCAACATACATACCAAAAAAACTTAAATAGCTCAAAATGTATTTATTGATTTGAAATTTTTGTTTGACAGATGGGACACAGGTAGATTGATAAAACAAATGCAGACGGAATTTGTTATTCACAGGGGTATCATTATGATAGATATTATGTATTCTTTTAATTAATTTTACTCTTTCTAAATTCGATGGATCGGTTGTTTCCAAATACCAAAACTTAAGAACGGCTTTTCCAACCGAGTCTTTTGATAACAAATACAAACCATAATACTTATCATGGAATTCTGATTTACCATATATATTAATGTATTTTTTTATGTAATAAAGAACTAAATCATAGTGAATCGGAGTATTCAATACATCTTTCATGTAGGTAGGCGTAACAAAAAAAGAATCACGGTCGAATATTCCAAGACCTGACTCGAATTTTTGCAATATCCATGGCAATTCATAGAAGTCCCAGTCAAATATTGATGAAGATGTCAAAAAGCATTTACTGCTCACGGAATCCCAGTGTTCTTGAGATTCAATCGAAACGTTTTTTACATCTCGTGTAAAATCAAACATAGGATAAGATCGGTGTCCATCATGTTCATTATTAGTATCCGTACCATTGTCTGACGCCGATAATACAGTATTATTGTTAGCTTGAGTTGTCCAATCATGATTATATTTATCAGAGATATAAATAAATACAAAATGTTTTTCACATATCCATTTGCGTTTCAATGTTTTAATAACTTTCTTTAGAAATTTGTCTGTGACATCGTTACTAGAAGAAAAATTAACAAGAAACTCATAGTGATTTTCGTTTTGTTTCAAATTACGTTTCAGAGCAAAATATTTTGAATGAATCATGTAAGAAGAATCAGATGTTGGCATTATAGTCATGTTTAAATTTGTAGAATGATACAATTTAGTCCAAAAAACGGTTTTTTTTTTTCATACAGATACTTACATTTTCAATTGTTTAGGGAAAATATTTATTTTTATGTTCAAACCTTGAATTAATTGAAATAATAATTTCGCAGCATATGGGATAAATACCATTGATATATTGTTTTTAAGACATATTGAACAAGGCTGATTTGGATTATGAACGATAATTCCACAATTGGCGCAGAGAGGTATTTTGAAGGGATCGGACATAAGAAATAGTCTTTCACGGAGAAACCTAGAGAGACCGTGAGATAATAGTGCATCTCTTTCCATCTCTCCGAGGCGGAGGCCTCCGCTACGTGACCTTCCCTCCATGGGCTGGCGAGTGAGGAATACTACACTCCCCGAATTACGCGCATGAATTTTACAGGCTACTAAATGTTTCAGTCTATTGTAGTAGGTGAATCCACAAAAGACCTTGGTCTTGAAAGTCTCACCCGTGTAGCCATTCATAAACATTTCATTACCTAATTCTTTCACAAATACCCTATTCTCATCGTTTGTTTTTGTCATTATATTGTCAACAATATTCGTGGAATGTTTTGAAAAAGCTGTACAGAAAAAAACCTTATCGGATTGAATTGAATATGTCGAAATAAAGGATTCGATTAATTGATTGATTGTCATCCTACTAGGAGTTGCAAGAGGGTTCATTATAATATCGGGTATAAGACCATTATCGCTAAACGGCATGTCCACGTCGTCCAATATCGCTGATATGGTTCCTTTTTGGGCATTACGAGAGCATACCTTGTCACCAACCTCTGGAATACGAGTGACTGACAATTTAATCTTTATAATTTTATAACCTTCAGATGATGTAGTGGTAAAAACATCTGACACATAACCCTCTTCTCCATTCTTGACAGTAACAGATGCGTCTTTACAACTCGTTGTCATTGTTGATTTCGAGTTAGATTTCAATATTTTAGAAACTACTACGTCACCAACCGATACATATATACCCTTTTTAACAATACCATTATCATCGAGTTTTGAATAGTTATAGGAACGATTTTGATATTCGGTTGGAACTGTTTGTATGGATTCAATACATTGTGTATTCTTTTTTTTTTCTTCAATCGTCAATGTTCGATACGAAACTATACGAAGTAACCCTCTTTCAACGGCACCTCGATTTAAAATTACTGAATCTTCTTGATTCCAACCACCATAAGCCATAATGGCACAAACTATGTTTTGCCCAAACGCAAGACTATCTCCATTATTGTATTTGGAGTGGTGACTTTGTAAAATAGGAGCCTCCGGGTAATTCATTACATGCATGATCGTATCTACCCTTTGTTTTAAGTTATGAAATGGTAAACCAATAGCCTGCTTCGTCATAGATGCATAGTAGGTGTTACGTGGACTTTGCGTGTGATCATTGTAAGGGATTAAGCTCATAATATAACTCGATATTACTGTCGGATGTAATTCCAAATATGAATAAAGATTTGGATTTTTTAAAAATTCCTCATACGTCATTGCAATTGCAGTTTTTTCTATTTCATAACTATCTAAATATATAATTTTCTTTTCATTTACTAATTCATTAAATGATTTCTTATTTAAGTCTTCTATCGTCGGTAGATTGTTAGTTTGTAATACAGCTCTTTGTAGTCGTCCGTCATCTGTATATAAGTGAATTTCATTCGTTTCATTATCTATCACAATAGACACATCTTTACTGAAAACATCATTTTGTTTATAAAATAGTAATGTACTGTAAACATAGTCTGGCTGATCTGTAAATACGATAAGATTCCCATTTACAAATACTAAATAAACGTTTTCTACACAACCCTGTAATAATCTCTCAAAGTCTTTACTCGTATGCTTTATATCATCAATGATACTTTGGATCAATACTTGATTGATTGGTAAAGTAACTCTTGTAAAGTTATTTATCTGTTTTACAATACCTACACAGGCTCCTTCTGGTGTCTCGTGTGGACACACCATTCCTATTTGTGAAGTGTGAATTGACCTTATCTTTGTACTCTTTGATTCTTTCCCTTGTGGAATAACGACTCTGCGTAAATGACTTAGCTTGCCGTGGTAAGCTAGATTTGACAGTAATTGCGACACACCTTGTCTCAGATAATTTGATTTTGGTATACCCCATGATCCAACTGCAAAGCAATGCTGAATTCCCAATGTAATCATTGTTAATTTACTGATGATTAACGCAATATCTTGCCTTTTCTCTAATTGTGTATACACTGTTCTCACATATCGTTTCAATAAAGTCCGAAATAGATCAGCTATTAACGTTCCTGTTACTTCAACCCTTTGGTTATTTAAATGATCGCGATCGTCAAAAGGAATTTGCTTTCGATACACCTTCGTCAGTCGTTTTATCATATTCACAAAAAATACTACTTTTTTAATATTCGGACTATTCAAACCAAGATGTGGTAATATTTCGTCATTCAATATTTGTTCAATATATTTGTTACGATTCTCCTTCATTACTACTGATAATGTCATTTCCGATAAAAGCTTTATTGCATTTTCTTTATTACCAATTTTATACATATCTAATAATAAATTCTCTTCCAACTCATCTAATTCTTTTGATGTCGACGATGATACATTATACAATAGTGATTCCATCTGATTTACACTAATCCCATAGGCCACAAATAGTAATGCCACTGAAACATCACTACTTAGATAAGGTAACCCAATATAGATGTGCTTCTTAATTATTTTCATTTGTAGTAAAATACTATGTTTTGTCTCTTCGCTCATTGAACGAATATCCAGCTGTATTTCATGCTTTTCGCTTGCTTTCGCTTCATACACAAAATTTTGATTATATACACCTCTCTGCTGACTAACAATACATCGTTCTTTTCCTCGAATTATAAAGTACCCAAATACATCCTTAGGACACTCTCCTAATTTGATTCTTTCTTGCTCGGTTTTGCCATACAGGTTACATTTTATCGAATTTAACATGACTGGTATTTTGCAAATCACTTTCCGTTTGTGACATATATAATCCTTCACTTCCGTCTTTCCAGTCTCTTCGTTATGATGTATATACGCCGTATTGATATTTGCATACAAAATACCCGTATAATTCAATTCTCGAATCCTACATTCGTATGGATACAACTCTCGTCTCGTTCGTTTAGTATTATCCTCAATCATTGGCTTTTCAAAATAGGGTTGGTCAAAATGCATGCGATAATATGTTGAATCATCTATTTTTACATTGACACAACATTCTTGCTCAACAATCTTCGGAAGTCGAAAATTAATAAAATGATTGTAACTCTCGGTTTGTAGGAATGATGCTGGATATTCTTCATAATAGGATTGAAATAATTTCTCAAGGATGCAATCTTCCCAGTCTGAAATCATATTTGTATTCTTGTCTTTGCTTTTTAAATTCATAATGTAAAAAGGTTTATCATAGTTACAACAACATATATTGTTACGATCTCAATTTTTTTTTATTAGAAATAATAAACAAACAAAGTTATACCGTACATAAAAATTCTCTTAGATTCATAAATTAAAAACTCATTTCATTTTAATTTAGTTTAGGTTGGGTTGTACAGTCGTCATATTTAGCAAATTTAAAAAAAAACAAAGAGAAAAACATACGAGATTCACTATATATTACTTTCTTCTTTGAAACTAATATGGTTACAATGTCAAACTAAATTTTTATTGCAATTTATTGTTTTTAATCAAACTCTCAACTTGTTTTGTTAGCGTTTCACTTGAATAATGCTTGTAGTCATACATATACGAGTTGTATTGTTTCTTCAATAATTTAGTAACAGGATATTTATCTGTTATTCCAAAAAAATCTAGTATACAGATGGTCGCATCAAAATATTTATTTGATTCTTTATTAGAGTCTGGTCCACTATCAGGATGCCCTTGCCACGTGTGATTTTGGTTCGGTACTTTTACAAGATAAACCATGTCATCACTTCTGTCTTTACGATAAGATGTAACTGTTGAATTATTCCAACTGTTACTTTGTTCTTGTTTCGCAGTAAAATTGTTTTGCTTTGCAATTTGTTCATATAAAAACTCTATATTATACGTATATGTATTCTTCAAACTACTATCAACCTTCTTCCAATATTCAGCATCTTTGATTGCTTTTTTATTACGAAATTGTTGTCCTTTGAAAGGCATGACGGTGTCACCCGTCCCATGAATTTCTAATAATGACGTTCCTTCACTGAGTTTTGGTATTTTCTTCTTATTCTTGGATGACTTTAAAACAAAGTGTGCTGCAGAACAAATTGCGACTTTCTTTATTTTTATGTCTACTGTTTCATAATGTCCTTTTACAGAATTCGTAAAACGTGTAACATTAGTCATAGGGAATTCTTTCTGGAGTAAAATACAAAAGCCACCACCGTCAGATTTACCAGAAGCAAAAATTTGAGATACGTCAAGATATTTGTTCAACAATCCATCATCTTTCAGAATTATTTTTAATACCGTTTTGACAAACAAGACATCGTTTTTGGGGTTCGACTTCAACCAAGGAAATGCATTTTCCCATGTGTGACCATTGTTCGATTTTTGTCCTTTAAAACTCAAACAAAAACAATTTATATTCATAAACTGAGTATAATTCATTATACCGGAACCATTTTTGTTGTAAGGTTCTTTACCACCTCCATGAAACAATAAAACAAGAGGGAATTTCTTGATATCCTCATGATGAAAGTCCGATAATGTAGGTGAAGAAAGAAAAAACTCGCGACCATTGAGCTCGCTTGATTGCATATTTTGTAATGAATATTGATATATATTGTCATTTGATTTTACTAGATTTATACTATGATTGTTGTTGATGGGAGTTGCTTTTGTATACTTTGCCATCGTATATTTTGTTTATGTTAATTTTATTTTTATTATGAAAAAAAAATTTTTGATTTATTTATTTTGGAATTGTTATTATTACTTGTTTGGGGTTCCATCTGGAAGTCTCGATATATCTAAGTATCCTATCCTTAGTGTGTTCAGGTGGAGATTCCTCATTGAATCTGTTGACATTGTACTCTGTTAACTGTTGTTCAAGGCAATTATCATTCACATTTTTTCTAAAATTTGTATTACGTTGTAATTTACATGATGCAAATTTAACAAAACGTGAGTCAATAGATGCTGCCGATAACATAATTTCCCAATCGTTGTTGAATTTCCTTACAGTTGGGGTGTTCAGCAAGTGATAAAGTTCTTCATATGATGTAACATTTTCAATAAAAGCCTTTATTATATATTTATCAGATTTCATCATGGATGGTATGTCCTTGTAGTCGATACAACCACGTTGAATTGCATCTATCATCTCACGTACATCCTCATTATTGTACATCTTTCTTAAAAACGTAAAATATAGATAAATACATAATAAGATTATTACGTCATCACGTCATCATTATTAAGATCCTTTTATCCTTGATCGCGATCTTTTGTTTTTTTTTCTTGACCCCCCTGTAGTTGTCCTCCCGATCCCCCGCAGCAGTCCTTGTTTATAGTCGATTGGCGAAAAACGTCGTATCGCCAAATCATCTGACAACCCCTTAGTTGTTCCTCCCGATTCAGCTAGTATGGTCCTATTGAAGTGGCGATCCAACTTGACCTGACACGCTCGTTGACCAACTGAAATAATCCCACTAGCGTTGGATCGTTTGAAGATGGACTTTTAACTTCATGTATTGCATGTAATTGGATCACATATATCATATAGCATTAAAAGACTATTTATATGTATATATTTATTTTGAAAGATTAGGAAAAACTGAATAAAGCATGACGCATAATCCAAATACTGACAATATTAATCAAAATACTGGTGATTATTATCTTGTCTTTCATGGTAATGATGATGAGTCCGTACATGGAGGTACTACATTTGAAAATCTTTATGCAAACAAATATTCAAGCTATGAATTAAATCAAACTAGATCTGATCAAAATGAATCTACTTCAGATTCAGAGGAATCGAAGGCAGATCAAGAAAATTCGGATCAAGAGAAATCTAATGAAGATCAAAAAAATTTGGATCAAGAGGACTCTAATACAGATGAATCTATTGCAGATCAAGAAAATTTTGATCGTCAAGACAGTTCTTCTTATGAAAACGAGCTCGACAGATCAATAAGATTTGATGAAGAAGACGATATAATTGTTGATGGAGCATATTTTTCAAATGAACTACAAATCCTTGTAGGATGCTTGTATAACGACTTCAAACGAGTACCTCTTAAATGGCGTCTTGTTTATATTTTGTTGCTTATTTTCTTTACTAGACTTTGTTTTTTAGAGTATCGAGTTTATAACTTATCGAGACAAACAAAGATGGATATGGATGTATTTAAAGACTTCTTTAATCGATCGTTCGCGTCTAGAGACAATGAGTTGAGAAAATATATTGACATGAGAATGACTGATCAAGTATGCCCTAATGTTCCTACAGTCCAAAATCCAAAAAAACATCATGGTCCAAAGATTCACCGAAAATAATTTATATTTTGAAGCGATTTACACGAGAAAACAAACAAAAAAATATAAATTTACTATATCTTGTAAGAATCACCCTTTTAGTTAAGCAGTATTAGTAGTAGTAGTAGTAGTATTAGTACCAGCACCAGCACCAGTACCAGCACCAGTACCAGTACCAGCAGTACCAGCACCAGCACCAGTACTAGTATCAGCACCAGTACCAGTACCAGTAGTAGTAGCAGCAGCATTATCTTCATCTTTTAATAATTTCGCAACAGCTCCTCCCATAACAAAACAAACAACTAATGAAACCCACCATAGGATTTGATTTTTATAAGATTTAGTAGGAAGAATTGAGATAATCATATTGTAAAAGAAAGGAATTGCCAATACAATAGACACAACAAGATGAACGATAGTGGCAAAGAATAAAGTACGTACAACTGGACTTGCTTCTTTAACAACTAAAGTATTATCTCCAGGTACATTTCCACCAATAGCTGAAAGATCGGGGTTTTTAGCCATATCTAATAAGATGAGAGCACATACGAGACCAGAAACTGCCCATAAAACGACATTCTTATATTTTTGGACTAATTTTTGTTTCTTTAAAGCAGCAACTCGAGCATAGAAAGCAATAACTAAAATAGATACAGTAATATGAGCAATAACTAAACCTGTTGTTAATTTTGAAACTTGATACATTTTTTTTTTATTTATTTATAGCATGCGATTTTATTTTTTTTTTTTGTTTTTTTTTTTATAAATAGAAGATAGTGGTATAAAGAAATCAGTTTTGTTATACATTTTTATATGTATTAAAACATATAAAAGCAATTAGCAACTATTAGCAGTTTTTTAAATAAATAAAGTTATTGTTGTTGATCTTCATTTTTGAACGATTTATCTTCAAAATCAATATGAGGTTTTTTTGCATTGCCCCATTTAGCTTCAATAAATTTTTGAAATTGTTGTTTTGAAACCTTTTTTTCATTTTCAACATATTTGTGAAACCAATCTTTAAAATCGTCGTACATATCTTTCAAAGTAATACGATTTCCAGTGCTTTCAATGATACGTTCATCAATCCAAGTTTGAATGATATCATTACTGGACTTGTAAACATTTGTAGAATCCAAGACAATATTGGGTTCGGGTACATTCTTGTAGAAAGGATCTTTGTAACATTCTAATAGATACCATGCCATTGGTTCTAAAAGGTCATCAATTCGATCGGAAAGAGTTTCATCTCGAGGAAAGATTTTTTTTTCCATCTGCTCTTCTTCAGTAGGTGGGACCTTAGAAGGCTCACTAGGGAAGTAACTTTCAAAATCGATAATACGAATTCTTCTCCATACAGCAATATCTAAAGCAGACCCTGACATCTTAGGTGGATTATTACAAGCCACTATTAATTGGAACTGAGGATGAATATTGATCGGATCACGATTTAAACCACGTACATAAAGTGAGTCACCACCTGTCAATTCTTTTAATAATCCGGTATTCATTTGCTCGTCACCTGTGCATTCTTGGAGGAAGGCGAGACGAGCTCCATTAAGGATGAATAATTCGGGAGACGCGGCGCCAGACTGTGTACGTTTACCCGTTATGAGGGCGGTAGGCAGCTTGGCACACATATCACCAAGTAATTTTTCAAACAATTTCTCCAAAAGACTCTTTCCATTATCACCTGTACCCTTCCATATTTGAAACATCTTTTGGACCTTTCCGAGGAAGAGTTGACTGTTGATGGATAAGAAGTATCGTCTTAGTTCAGCATTCGGAAAGAGAGTTTCGAACAAACGTTTGATCTCGTGAATTTCAGGAGAATCCATAGTATAGCTGCTGTTGTAATTAATTGGCAATTTTTTACTCAAGTAGTCACAAGGAAGACCATCACGAAACAGGTTGTTTTTAAAGTCGTACACCCCATTTTGAAAAGCTACAATGAGAGGGTTTTTATCGAGTTTTTCCTCAAAGTGTTTTTCGTAGAATATCTCGTTACACTCTGTCATTACATTTCGTTTGAAGGGAGACGATTTTAGATTATTAATCGTTTTATCTAAAAGGGCGCACTGAATTTGTGATTTACTTTTCTTGCTAGAATTCTCATCCGAGAAAAGATCAATCTGTTTATCAGATCCTTCCAATTTTGCACGGAGAGTATTGATAGAAGATTCTAATGTTTCAATTTCTGCACGAGATGAATCAATTTCTTTTTGTAACCCCGTTTTCTTGGAAGAACTTTTTTCAAATTCAAAACCTTCAATAGTCGAGTTTATCCGTTTGTTTAACCAACCAATTCTCTTTTCATGAGCCTCAATATCACCTTTGATTTTATCTTTTTCAGCTCCAATAAGTTTTAATTTACATTTTTGATATTTATTGACAATAACCGTAGAAATTTTTTGTTTTAATGTAATTCCTTGGTCACTTGCGTTCCAAACGTGGTCATAATAGTGGTACCATATGTTGCGACCAATGGAACCACACCGAAATACATCTCCATATTCGAAGAAGATTAGTTTAGCAATATCATGGTGAGACGATGATGTTGTAAGGTCTTCAATATAATCATTACAGAATTTTTTGCAAAGCTCTTTATATTCCAATGGAGCGTGTTGATGTACAATGTATCGTAAGGACCCAAGGGACACTTCTCGTTTCTCCATTTGATTCCATGTGCGTTGAAGACTATAGTAATCATATTTAGAAGGACACTTTTTCGAAAATTCATCCCATAATGAGAATCCATCTTGAGAGCCATGAAAAATATTATACAAAATCCAGCCAATATTGATCCAGAGGTCACGTTCTTCTGCGAATTTATAGGGTAACAAATTTAGTAATTCCTGATAAAATTCAATAGGAAAATCTTCTTTTAAATTTCCATAAATATTTTGTACAGAAGAAGAAGTTGATTCATATGTATGTTGATCTTCCTCTAATAATTGCTGATATTCATTGAAACTAGAATCAGACATTGTAATGGGTTTAACAGTAAAAATGTAATCAATTTTGTTATCGATATCAATATCATCAAATAAGATACTGAAAACCTCTGGTAAACATCGTTGGTATTCTACTAAGCCGTCGTCATCAGATGACGTCGGTACCTCAGAATATTCTAACTTGTAATTGCTTACAAGGGTCTTCATCCAATTCATTGAATCTTCTTGAAATGTTTCTTCGAGAGTATCATACGCAATACAAGTTGTTACTTTGTAAGGGTCCGGACATTCCGGTTTTGTGCTACCGTAAAGAAACCAAGGTTTCCCTTTCTTTCCGTAGATGTTTTTATCAATGTAGTCTTCATATTTAGAACAACCACTAGGTAATGGGATTTTTTGTTCTTTCATCTTGTCTACAATCCTTGGATAAATGTGTAATGCTATATCACTTTTTGCCAATAAGATAAACGGAAAATGTAAATGATATCCATTTTTTGTTTCATTCTTCGGTGTTTTATAAGGAGCTCGTTCCATGACATAACATTTAAAGGTGTTTTCGTTGATTTTGTCATCTTCTTCAATAATCTCCTCTAATACAATGGTAATGATTCGAATTACATCTTTCACATGACTATTATCATATAAAAAACTGGTTTTATCGGGATCATCATCTTTAAGTTTTAAATCCACATCAACAATAAAAGGAATGTAATCATTCTCCGGACCTGGTACTTCTAGGATTGAAAATAATTCTCCATTGCAAATCGCATTATTATATATATTATAAAAACGACTTTTATCATCTCGAGTGACATAGTATTTACCTCTATGTTCTGGCTTCATTGAAAGTAAATTCCTTGGCTCCCCGTCTTTTGCCCGACGATTATTAAGAAATGAATATAGTTGGTTCATTTCTTCCTTTGTTTATAGATTGTGTTTTGTTTTCTTTTTAGTTTTGTTGCTTGTCGGTTCTTTTCTTTCTTTTACTCCCAATATTTTATTTTCATCGAAAAAATGTTTCATTTTTTTTTTTTTGAAAAATGGAAAAATATATAAAAAAATAAATTACAAATTGATTTAAAACATAAAACAATGTTGCCTTTTACTATACCAAACCCAAAAAAAATCAAGAAACATCGTAAACATTTATCTATATTGTCAGCATGTTACATACTATTCTTTTACTATAAGATAATTCTTAATTGTCTTGTATTCCAACCTCTTCTCATAAATGTCGTGGATACAACTCCAGAAAATGCATCAGTCTATTACTTTTTAAATCAAATGGGAGGGTATATTTGGAATCACCCAAACACTAATCAAAATAATCATGAATATTATCAAAAAAACACACTGTTTTATTTAAACTGCTTCACTGGTAATTGCTCTACACGATTTAATATTATTCAGAGATTTCATTCCTATCTACCTTCGTCATATCAAATAATCCAGTTTGATCTTCCAGGATATGGTCTATCAAATTATCTTCGTACGGACTATAACACTATCCTTACTCACGTGACGGATGCTATAAATTTATTTATGAGAGATCAAGAGGAAAAACGTTATGCTATCTTCACTGAGTTTGAGGCTTGTCTCATAATATCGCAAATGTATTCCAAACTGATACACAAGCCCTCTCACATCATTCATTACAATCCATCTATGTCTTTGTTCCATCATCTACTTTCGAAATATACATCCTTGAGCACCCCAATCTTTTTACCCTATCTCTTTCAACGAACAATGACACAATGGTATGATAAAAATAAAGACAATAATACAGCGTTAACGAAGTTTGCTATTTTAGAGAACATACGTCCAGAAAACAACAAAGACCTCTCAGTAAGTGATGAGATCTTTCTAAGTTTACCTGTTAATTTTGATCATAAAAAGATATTAAAACTCGATGGGGATGGTATTGCTTCCCTCTTATCAGATTGTAATCGGGAAATCTTGAAAACGTTTTTTGAACGGTTTTTAATTTGGTCTTGAATTTTTTCCTTTCTTTTTTTTTTGTCTATATATAAAAATCAAAAACACATGAGTAGTAATTATCAAGATTTTATTAAAAGTACATTACAAAACATTGCTTCCAAACAAGAATTAGATACTGAAATAAAACAAATTTTTGAAACAGACGTTGATGGAAAACTAATTAGTGGTAAGATGAAAAATGCGATGGATGATTTAAAAACCGAAGTCGATACATCGATGTCGTTGAAAGCCGATGAAACCGATGTTAATAGGAAAGCCAATGCCGATTCTGTCTATACAAGAACCGTAGTCGATGAAAAGTTGGCATCGAAAGCAAATCAGACAGACGTTAACAAAATAGTCACGTATGCAAAAAGTCTTATAATTACATTACCAGAAGGTAATAAAGTGAACGAAGACACAGCTGTAGCGTTACAAGGTGACTACATAGCAAACCCAATTGAGTCAAATATAACATTACAAGAGCTAGGAATTACTGATCAAACGATAGCAAATTCAAATCTGAAATATATAGGTCCGAATGGATTTTATCTTGAATCGACTAATCTAGATAATTGGTGGTACCTACGCAACCCTAATAATGATGCCATCTTTAAGATGTATATAGAGAATGGTAAGTCTTTTATCAATGACTTACATGTACATACACTACAAGATGGTGTAAATGTATTTATAAATCAAATTTTCTACGTAGGTAATGAAAGTAGTGTTTCTAATAACTATCCGGTTGGTTCAAATATATTTGAAGAAGGTAACGATGGACTTACAGTGACAGGTGGTCTTCTGGCATCGAAAGCAAATCAGACAGATATTTATACAAAAAGTGAAATTGATAGCTCCCTTGCATCAAAAGCCAATCAAACCGATGTTTATACAAAAAGTGAAATTGATAGCTCCCTTGCATCGAAAGCAGACATTTTTAACAAAATTATCGAAACTCCTGATTCTGTTGTAATAGATTCAACATTACAGATTCAAAATAATAATATAGAATTTTTACGACCCACTGACGAAGGAAAAGCAGCTTCTATTGATTATCAATGGGAGGGATTAATTTTGAAAGAGGAACGTGGTGGTGATATAACGTCTATACAACTCGGGAGTGAAGACATCACAATGAAAACAAATGAAACAGAAAGGCTATTAATTAAAAGAGATGGAAACATTGAAATGAAATCAAATCTATATTTGGGAGAATCTGATGGAAGCTCTGCGACTCTATATATGAGCGGCGGTGCCTCTGGTGATGCTGATTTTAACTACAGCGTTATTGAAACTAGGCAATTTGGCACTACCGATAATTCTGAATTACTATTGTTTAAAGGGAATGACGCTACTCCTTCTAGTAATATAGATCGTATTCGTCTAAGATCAAGTGAAATTAACATTGATACATTTAGTGAAAATTCAACAAGTAGAACAGATCAAAATACCATAGCTAAATTTGATGCTAATGGATTAAGAATGTATCGAAATGATATGGATATTGTTAACTTTCAAGTAAGCACCAATCAATACGATAATGATAGAATTCGCGTTTATCGATATGCTAATGGTGGAGGAATTGGAAATAATTATTTTTACTATAACAAAGATCACAACTTCGGAAAAGGTTCAGATCGAAGATCAAAAAAAAATATTGAGGATCTTGAAGAAGAAGACATTGAATTTTTAATGAAAATTCGTCCTAGAAGATACTCTCTGATTGGAAATGTGGACGAAGGGGGATGTTGCCAGTACGGTATGGTTGCTCAAGAAGTTGCCGATGTGTGCTCTACTATGCATCAACAAAAGATTGTAAATCATTACGATGAATATATCGCAGATTCAAATACAGAAAAAACCTTAGGGCTCTCTTATGAATCATTCATTCCACTGTTAATCAAAACAGTGCAGGTACAAGATACAAAAATAAAAACGTTAGAAGCGGAAATCGAAGCAATCAAAGCTCAACTTGCATAGAATATAAATATAAAAAAAAATAACGTTAAATTAAAAATGCATGATATCGGACTTGTTCCTTTACATGTCATTTTCAACATCAGACTTATCTTATATTGATGACTATTTTGCCATTATGTTTTAGAAATTTTTTTTATTAGTTATGATAATAAAAAATATAAAAAACTAATATATGATTTTGAGTGCAACATTAATTGTAACATCTATTGGCGCAATCTATAGTTTCCTAGCATGGAAATTTGAATATTCAATATGTTAACAGATACAGCTATTAGTAGTAATTGGGAATCGTTAGAAGTAATCATATATTATGACAAATTTATCTCTAAAACAACTGCATGGGATCAATTTTACGAGGCTGTAAAAAAAATTTTTGCAGCTATTCAATATATTAAAGACAGAGTTTTGATCGTAGATATATAGAACATAAGAAGAAAAAAATTGATGATACAAGACATGAACAAACATTCTTATTTTCAAACACACGCTAGAAGAACAAAAGAAAATGTCGTCGTCTAATAATATTAAAGAATACTCTGAAATTGTCCAATCAGTCACAAGTGCTCCTTCTGAATCGATTGATGCTATGATTGAACGATTACAAGACTTAAAAGCAAAAAGTATGGAAACTAACGAGATCAACGTGAGCCTATTCATGACAGGTGCGGTAGGTCTATCGTGTGAAGCAAATGAAATTCTCGAGATAATGAAAAAGATTGTGTTTCAGGGAAAGCCGTTACATGATGAGAAAGTGTTGTTCCATTTGAAGCGTGAAATGGGTGATCTTCTATGGTATTACGTGAATCTATTAAGATCATTAGGGATGACTTTAGAAGAGGTAATGGAAGAAAATGTCACGAAATTGAATGCAAGGTATCCAGAGAAAAAGTTTTCTGTCTTTCGCTCAGAGAATAGACAAGAAAATGATTTGTAAGATTTAATTCATAAAGTTTATCGTTTAATGCATAAAGTTTATCGTTTAATAATATTTAAACTATTTTTTGTCAAAGTTTTAATATTATTACTCATATTATTGTTAAAACCAGAATAAAGATGCTCGTTCAACACTGTTAAAGTCATCACACAGTTATGAGCAGTTTCCCATTCTTGCACTAATTCCCCATTTTCAGTCCATTTTTGGATTTTATTGCCACCTGTTACGTTCCTCATATTACAATCTAAATACCTACCACCTCCACCAGAATAAAGATACCCGTTCAAGACTATTAAAGTTTGTACAATATCAAAATCTTCTACATTATGTTTTGGTTCCCATTGTTGTACTAATTGACCATTTTCAGTCCATTTTTTGATTATGGGTACATACTCATCGTACTCTCCAGCAGAATAAAGATGCCATTAAAAGTGCTTCAATTCAAAAAACATTAAAAAAAATACAGATTATTTTGACAATTTCAATCATTATATATTCTTTTTGTTAATATAGACCAACATTGATTATAATATACAAATTCCAATTATAAGTGTTTATTTAGTAATGATTAGAAATTTAGACACTAATTTAGTGGTTTGGTATGGCGGGTGGCGAAATCTGTCTCTCTCGCATCACCACCCTGCGACGAAAGTGATTCAGGTATTGGGAAAAGATCTCAGCTTCAACCGCCATATGGCGACCCATTCTACTACAGGGTGTGTTATATCTGGGTGGGTGGGGGGTCCGCGCTGATGGAGAGGCGACGTCAGAATGGAATTCGCGACGCAACCTGTAACTAACTTCAAGGTAGAGTATCTTAGCAACTCGTTTATCAGCGATTTTTCCCCGAGTTGTTGTTTTCCTGAAGGTAAACAATAGCGTTCTTAACTATATTCATATATATTATAAAAAAAAACAGAAATGTTCTCTCATATTCGTAAAAGAGTTTCGAAATGGACACGAGGTGTCTATACAAAGTGTATTAAAATTCTTCGAAAGAATCCTGAAAATAAAAGAAGGGTTTTATATTCCAAACAAAGAAAACTTGGTGATATAGAATATGATGCATCACCAAAATCACCTAGATATCCAAAAAATATAAAACCTAACGTATGTAACGAAATCACTCCTCTTGATGAGAATGCGCAAGAGAGAACAATAGACGGATATAAGATTTATTTAGATAATGACGATGTCAATTATTTCGACGAAAATACATGGAGAAAATCCGCAAATGGTACATTGACAAATAGAAAGACACAGAAACTACTACATAGGATCATACTGAAAGTTGAAGATAAAAGATGCAATCAAGTACTGTTTAAAAATCCTTGTTCTGGTGATTTTGGTGATTTTCGCAAACAAAATTTAGTTTTGAAGAAAAGCGATGAAGTATTAAGACAAGAAGAGAAAGAACGTGAAAAGACAGAACACTTTGTATTTGTTGATATTAAAAGTACCGGTACTCCAAAAGTTAGATATAGGGGGTATAATTCTCCAAGAAATAATGACAATTACGAAAATGCAAGACTAATATCAGTATCGTATATGATAACAGATGGGATGAATAATACTATAATGGAACCGAAACAATTTTACGTAAAACCTAATCGTTTTGAAATACCTTCTAACATTACTGAGTTAACTGGAATCACAAACGATTTTGTAGTTGAACATGGTTCTCAGTTACAGTGTGTACTAAAAGAATTTGAAGAAGATATAAAAAAACATAATGTCAGTATTTTTGTTTCTCATAATGTATATGATTCATATATAATGAAAAATAGCGCGTTCAGACCTAGAAGGGACAGACAAAATTCTTTACTATTACATTTAGAGCAAACAATGAGATATTATTGTACATGTACTTATAAAGGTCAGACATTAAAAAAAAGTATCATCGAACTCTTGAAGGAAGAACCAGTTGGATTACATAATGCATTGAATGATATGATTTATTGTAAAAGAATATTTTTAGAATTAAGACAACAAAACTTAATTGAGCCAACCAAAATAAATACATTTAGAGAGTCTTCATCTAAAAAATACCGGTTATACCGGTAAAAAAAAATAAAAACAAACAGAAAATTATGTGATCTACCTCACGATCTTTAAGATAGGCTCGTAGTGCATCTAGTAGTTCACGTCTATAGCAAAAACATTGCTTACCCTCAAAACGACAATTAGATTTTTTTTTGATTGTAATAAATTTATCTAATTCATGATATTATTTCTCAATTCGTGGAATATAATCGGAATATCAGACCAAAATAATTCAGCATTTCTTAAATATAAGTTGAAGGACATTTGTAATTCATCATGGATAGCAATCTCATTTTCCGTTTCTATATCTATTCTTTCTACATTTGGTGGAAGAGACAATACAAGTGTAGAATCGAAAACCCCTCTTGGGGTTTGACACCCATTCTTATGAAAAACTTGACGATTGATTAAATCACAAACGTCATAATTATTGCCATTTGAAGTTATCCAGAAATGAGATTGTGCGTATCTATTTTGATTAAGAAGTTTGAAACCATTCACAATTTGGTTTTCTATACCATAATGTGATAATAATTCATGTGTAATAATTGAAGATAACAGACATTGACTAATACTATCAATACGTACAAATTCGTCAACAACTCGTCTAATTAGAGTTTGAATATTATCCATCCTAATAAAAATAATGAACTTAATGGAATGAAAAAGAATAAAAATATAATTTTATGTAAAATTATATTTATAATTTAATAAAATAATTTGATTTATTCATATTATGTATATATTATTTCCTCCCCTCAACCTCAAGACTATAAGCAACCACCAGATGGGATTCACACACAGGACTATTCGCATGATTTGGGAAAGACACCACAGGCTCTCGCATCTATCGCCCTGCAGAACTGACTCAGGTCTTGGGAAAGATATACGCTTCAACCGCCAGATGGAATCACACACAGGACTATTCGCATGATTTGGGAAGCTCGAATCTATCGCCCTGCAGAACTGACTCAGGAATTTGGAAGAGTCATATTGTGAATCTCTCTCTCCCAATATCTTGAGTGGTGACACGATGGTATATATAGCACATCATGTAGATATAGTTTGATATTATGTATAAATATTATATTATGTATAAATATGACAAATCTTTATTAAAGATGAATCTATTATGTATAAATATTATATTATGTATAAATATGACAAATCTTTATTAAAGATGGATCAATTAGAACCTACTTCTAGACAAAGTATTTGGCAAAAAACACAACAACAAAAACGACTCTTTATTTGTGGAAACAATCAAAGTGAAAAGTATGAGCTGATAAGAAAACTCATAATAGAGAATAATGTACAACCGGTTAATGTATTTACAGACAGAGATAGACCAGGTGAATGGTGTAGGAGTTTTCTACGGAAATTGTATAATTGTTCCATGGGTAAACCTTGGAGTAATGGGATTGATTGGAATAGTAGACTAAATATATTTTACAATATACAGTCTATCAATAAGTTGGATGAAATCATCGATGATGTTTTTGAATTTCGAAGAAATCCAATTGTGATATTTGATGGATGTAATGATATATTGTCAGATAGCGAACTGAAGAAAAAAAACAATCGTGTATCTCGTGTGAAAGCTCTCTTTGATTCAAATCTGACAATAATTTGTATATCAGATAATTTTCCTGATAATAAACTAAAGCTTTTAGAAGCGAACCCATTTGATTTTATTTTCTTTTCACCATTTATTCATCCTATTACCCAAAACACGAGATGTAGAGCATTAATTGACTATATATTCAAACGTCAGCTTAAAAAGAATCTTCTGTATGGACTATTCATACATTTCGTAGCTAATAAAAGTGATAATGAATTTGTATACTTAAAAAATGAAGAGTTAGAAACTCTTCACAAAGGAACGACTTCTACAAATGATTACGAAGATAATGACGATTCAAATGACGATAAATCTTCTGTATGGACTATTCATACATTTCGTAGCTAATAAAAGTGATAATGAATTTGTATACTTAAAAAATGAAGAGTTAGAAACTCTTCACAAAGGAACGACTTCTACAAATGATTACGAAGATAATGACGATTCAAATGACGATAACACAATTCTTTTAGAAAATTAGCAAAACTTGATCGAGGACCATTAATATTAAAAAAAAAAGATGTGCACTAAAAAGAAAACAGAAAACTATACATATGATCTGTCGTTTGTTATATCATGCAATTAAAGATACACATGGTAGTCTCTTATCGAACATCATAGGGAACGAAAAACAAAACGTCAAGTCGTCAACTACCGTCATAGACATAATGACTGAAGTCTTCAATAAATTTATTCTCATCAAGCTTCCATTTCATAGACCATCATATCTCCCCGATGTAATCGGCAATCTACTATTTGGCGACAACTCTAGATATATCAGCTGTGATGAAGACAACGAGTCTTCTTCAACTTCTTGTTGTATATATATCAATGGGATGATGATGACGGATCTAGAAACAATAAAAAACCATAAAAAACAATTAAAAAGTAAATTTCCATTATTACCATCTATTCATTACTTTTACAACGCAAGTGATTCATTTTTTACTGATTTATATGAATGTATTTTAAACAAAGAGACAACAAGACATAGCGAGGCCTCTTATAAGTTTTTTACTTTAGTTGTTCGCAAACTCGTAGATCCTCGAATCAAAAAGGTGGTCTTAATTGCACACTCCCAAGGGACGATTTTAGTCAGTACTGTGTTGGCGAAACTGAAAGAGTTAGGCCTCGATAAGGAATGTTATATGAACAAATTGGAAGTCTACTTATTCTCAAATTGTGCTAGCAAAACGAAATATGTTTTACCTGACAAGAAATTACCCTACATCGAAAACATATCCAATCAGCATGATTTTGTATCAAGATTTGGAATGTTAAGTTCACAACAAGAGCTCGTTGACATAGATGGTGAGATGATTATCATGAAAGACAAATATGGACATTTATTTGGTATGAATTATCTAGACCAGAATTTGAAGGATATCCCAGAGTTTAAGGACAAGTCCAGATTGATGCAGTATGTCACAACAACAAATCAAACTAGAAAACAGTGTACTCCATTTGCGTCTTATTTTTCATGAATGGATGGTATCGAATTTTTTTCTTTAAAAGAAAGTAATATCGTTGCCTGACTCACGCGACTCTTTAAAAATGGGTAAGAGTTCGTATTTAACCTGTGTTAAGGTCTCAAGTAAATTCTTGTCATTCTCAAGATGACGGTTTAGATTGGGTTTTATCAACGCATACACTTTCTCGAATGTTACTATAAAACAGCCGGCTTCATCGCTGGTCATCATCCCCTGATAATCCTCTAAGTGGAATATAAAAGGGAAGAAACCCTCTAATTCATCGCTAATGAAACAGAATGATTTACGCAACTTATATTCACGATCATGAATTGTATCGTTACCTATTAATTTACATAGAAACCCTATTCTGTCGTCATTATTATTAGCCGAATCTAATGTATACATTTCCAAGTATTCTTTTAATGCTACCAGAAGATGATAGTGAATACGATTAATTCTTGAGTAGGATCCTACTTTGATACAACAGTCTCCACATGCCATATCCATACCCATCTTTAAGTATGTAACGAAACTAAAAAAAAAATGATTTTAAAATCTAAAATATAATGGGTTTATGGAATAACACATAAATAAAAATCCAGTCTTATATGCCACGACCAAAACCAAAAGCAATCCATGAACAATATTTTGATCTCTGTCGCGAACACCTTGAATCGGAGAGAGATATTATGATTCTACAAGTTGGTTCGTTCTTTGAAACGTATTTTTTCAACAATGTAGGCTCTGCACGAACAGTCGCAAGAGAGTTAAATATTATTCTTACACGAAAAAATTCCAAAAAAGAGCCAAGTGAGAAGAACCCTTATCAGGCTGGTATTCCTATTGCGAGTATCGAACGACATATCAATTTATTAAATGATAAGAATTACAACGTCTATCTTTATATACAAGACGATGATAATCCGAAAAGTCGGAGGTTCAAAGGGAAATACACCAACAATATTCGCTTTACTTCGTATGATAAAGATGTAATTGAAACAACAAAAGAGAATAAAGTTTTTTCTCTTATATTGGAAAAATACAGTTTGACTCGTAAACGAGGTGAGCGAGAAGAAGAATTCAAGGCCTCTTATGCTTTCTGTGAACTAAACACAGGGATGATTTCGTTTTCAGAGTTAGTAGATTCGAATTATGTATCGTTAATTGAACAAGTATTGATACAGAATGATCCAAAAGATATCATGATTTGGACAAGTAAGGAATTTAGTTCGAGACAATTATCAGACATTCAAGATATTTTTGCATCTCAACCCAATATCAATTTCAAAATGAATGAATATAATAAGAAACCAAGCGAACGAATGATAGAAATTATAGAGAAGTCTTGTGGGCATAATAGTAAGATTCCATCCGATTTACATTACTATCCTGAAATGATATTCAATGTTTGTTGTATTATCGACTACATTAGAGCTCACGACCCGATTCAGGTAGAGAATCTGACTCTAGATGAAAACCCATGGGTTTATCAAGAATCGAGAAATATGCGATATAACAAAGACTTGTATAAGGAGCTATTTATATTTACATTGGAAGAAGAGCAACGTAGCAGAGAGAAGAATACTAGATCTATATTTGATATGTTAAGTAATAGCACTGGAATGAACCGGTTAGGGAGAAGATGTTTATCAAAATATCTCCAATCTCCTCTGACGAATGTCGATGACATTAATAAACGGTATGATGAGTTGGAATCACAGAAAATTCCAAAGGAGTTTTACACGAGTATCATTGATGTGGATCAGTATTTTCTCAAATGGAAGCGAAACCTACTTTCAGAACGATTGTTTGCTAAATTAATATTACAATACAAAGACTTATCAGCAAAGTATCCCAAATTGGGAGTTTTAGTAGAATTTATAGAATGCCATTTCAATCTTGATAACATGCAGGAATCAAATATGGAATATATCAAGAATCCCAGTAACGAGTACCTTATGTGGCTAAAGGCATTTCATGATGAATTGAATGTTTTCAATACCCATGAAAGTTACTCGTCATCGTCCATTAATGGTTTATCTTTTCATTTAGATTCATCTAATATTGAGAATTCAAGTTATAGCATTACATCTACAAAATGGAACCAAGTCAGTAATGATGTTAAGAGAAAATATAGAATGATTTCAAATAAGAACACAGTCAAACATGTTATGTATACTGAATTTGACGATCGACTATTTCTTCTATCTGATTTGAAGCAAAAATTGGATCAATATCGAAAAACATATTTCGAAACAGTATCTAAACAAGTGCTGGAGAAATATCATACATTCATTCAGTCATTTCATCAACAGTTAGGGAAAGATTCCATGAATAGTGTGTTAAAAAGTTTCTTTCAAGAAAATCATTATTCCCGACCTATTATTCGCAATACAAATGATAATAAAGGCTTTTATCAAATGAAAAGCATACGACATCCTCTGATAGAGTATTTGAATCGAAATGACGAAGTTTATGTACCCTTTCATGCATCGAGTACAGATAGTCGAAATGGTGAGATTATCTATGGAATGAATGGTAGTGGCAAGTCAAGCTACATGAAATCAGTTGCATTAAATATATGGCTAGCTCAATGTGGACTGTTTGCCCCTAATGAAGAATTGATTTTTTATCCTTACAAGAATATGTACTCAAAGCTATCAAGATCCGATAATCTATTTAAGAAACAGAGTCTGTTCTATTCTGAATTGATTGATTTGAAATACATCATGGAACGAACGAATAACTCTTCTCTAATATTCCTAGATGAATTGTTTTCAGGAACAGAAGTACACAGCTGTACATCACTGTTATTATCTGTGATAAAACAATTAAGTCTAAAGAAAATCCATTTTATTGTGACATCACATATACATCTATTGTCTGACATTGTCAAAGAAACGATGGGTTCGCGTGTTCAAATTCGTCACTTTCAGATGAAGGAACTGAACTTAATTGAACATTCAACTCTTGTTTCCTCTGATCCAAACATATTTTATAATCGTGTCTTGCTTGAAGGTTCAGGACCTTCTCAGTATGGAATCGAAGTTGCTCAACAATTTTTAAACGATAAGATAATTAAAGATGCATTTGAATATAGAAAACATATTGAATTTAAATATAAGTTTAAAATGACTAATAAGGTTTCTCGTTATAATAATACTCTTCTTATGGTTTCATGTTCGATGTGTGGTTGCCGTGATAATTTGGAAACGCATCATATCGTGCAACAACAGTATTTTAACAAAGACAATGAAAATATACATATCTCGAAAAATATGAAACAAAATCTAATTGTATTATGTCGTTCCTGTCATCGTAATGTTGAATCTTCTTCTTCTCCTAGTTAGTTCATAAGTCTTTTTCTATCTTTCCACAAAATTATTGGACTAATGTGTATTATAATCTAACGGATTATCATACATACATCCTTCATTTCTTGTTTCAGTTCCAAAAATTTAAATGTAATAACAGTTCAATCCGATTACGTATATATCCTAGTTTCATCTCTTCTTCCATGGTTTTTTTAGTGTTTTCTAATTTATACATTTCTTGATTGAAGCGATCCCACCATGAAAAAATATCATAGCGATCTAAATTATCGACAATCTCTGATAACTCATCTTCTTTAATCTTCATATACAATAACATGAAATCAAAATCAATTCCTTCTTTTTGCTGAGGTTCGATCATATTGAACTTGATGAAACCTTTGCGATAGACGTCTTTTCTTGATATTTTCGGTGATTTCGTCAGTTAATTTTTCAGAAGAGTAGATCAGACTAAGAAAAAATAGTTTGGTTACAATCGTTTTCAGTAGTTGCTTCAGCATGTAGGCTCCCCTGAGACTTGGCTTGTTACCAAAAATTTAAATTGGAACAAATATTGTACAAAAAGTATACAATTAGTATAAGAAGGACAATAATCAGGTAGCTGGTAAAAATTTTCCACATTAACCTATCACTTAGTAGTGTGTGTGCTTACTTAGACATCAGGTATAATTTTATGATATAATTACATATATAGAAAAACACTATAAGTTTATTAAATAAAAACTACCTCTTTATTTAAAAACTACCTCTTTATTTAAAAACTACCTCTTTATTTAAAAACTACCTCTTTATTTAAAAACTACCTCTTTATTTAAAAACCACCTCTTTATTTAAAAACTACCTCTTTATTTAAAAACTACCTCTTTATTTAAAAACTACCTCTTTATTTTTACATAGGATATGATTCAAATTTTTACTGATGGGGCATGCCGAAACCCGGGGCCTGGTGGCTGGGGAGTCTACTGTGAAACCGACCAACGAGAATTAACTGGTTCTGAGTCACATACGACAAATAATCGTATGGAATTGTACGCAGTCATTCGGGCGTTTGATTTGATCGACGATGATACCGAACAATACACAATATATACAGACTCACAGTATGTATATAACGGCATCATGAAATGGCGTCAAAATTGGAAAGCGAATAATTGGTGTAACAGTAAAAAGAAAGTGATTGAGAATATTGACTTATGGAAACAATTGGATCTTTTGGTAGATTCGCATTTAAACACAACGTACGAATGGGTCAGAGGCCACAATGGCACTCATGGCAATGTACAGGCTGATAGATTAGCAACACGAAGTATTAAATCTTGAAAATAAAAATTTGTTATATTGATGTTGATGGTACACTAGCCCAAAATTTTTATGATGACCTAAGTATATACATGTGGCATATTATAATTTCACTTTTAGATTTTTTAATACATAACTATTTTATTTTTGTGTTTACCAAATGTTAAAAGATATCTTCCTATTTTCTTTTAAAATTCTCCTCATAGTCTTTTTTACATTGGTCCAGACTTTTATTTTTATCTTCTGTTGGTGTGTTTTAATCTTTCGTTGATAACTATCTGCATTATTGTTGTTGCTCATATTCGTTATTGAGTTGGCTTACTAACCTTGACATATCAAACGAAGTTAGGCGATTGTCTTTCTTCAAAACACAATGGCTTGGATTTAAGTGATTATTATATGAAAATTGAACAATGGAGTTATCCCTGTTACGTATTGTAGAGTCTTGTTGAACATACAAGTCTTCCGTACACTTAACCAGTCGTCTCTGTATGTATCCAGAACATGATGTCTTCAACGACGTGTCGCTTATTCCTTCACGCCCTGACAGGCTATGACAGTAGGCCTCCTGTGGTGTTAATCCATGTAAAAAGCTATTAAATATAAACCCTCTCGATTCATAAATCATCCTGTCCGTCATGTCTGCTTCAGCAAGAGGGTAATGAGGTAAGGTTCGATTACCATATAGTTGTGGCTCCACTCGTTTTCCAAGTACCTCCATTTGACCAAGGCAACTGCTGATCTGACACAGATTGAACAGTTGTCCTTTAGCCCCTGAGTCAACGGCAATTTTGAAATTGTTCTCTTTAGACATGCACTTCTGGCTTATTGATAAGCCCATATCACGAGCAGCAATTAAAGAATAACGAGTATACACTTCTTTGATATACGGATTTTTAACATTCATATTAATGTTCTTTGCGTTCATTATAGCTTTTTGTACTGTACTCTCAACCGTTTCCTTCTTATTATCGATTAAACAATCCTTTAATCCTATGCTAAATCCATGAAACAACAAATACTGATTCCCTAAAAACTGTACATTATTAATGAATTGTTTGACAATTTTTATATCTTGATGAAATTCTAGATATAAAAGAGTAATAATCTTATTTAAATCTTTTTTAGATACAGCCCCTTGAATTAAAATCCCTTTTCGTATAATTAACTCTTTCTCAATTGAATCGACTTCGTTGGTTTTCTTGTAATCAAACTCTTCTGGTAGTAAAAGAGAAAACAAAAATCGTCCATTATAAAAGTCTCCATTTATCATTTCACAAAACTGTTTTTTCTTTCGTAAATACCATTTATAATCAAAGTTATCAAGTGCTGCTAGTGTCTTCATGAATGATTCTTTAGACATTGGTTTTTGATACTGGGATAATGTCATTAAGTAACAGGAGACAATACAGTCTTGTACAACTTTAATATTCGCAGATGAATTCTGCGGTGTTTGAATGAAATTATCAACAGATGACAAACTTTCAAGTTCATATTTTGCTTCACTATTAGAAGGTAACATAAGATTAATTTCATCTCCATCAAAATCTGCATTATAACTAGAAGTAACAGCAAGATTCATCCTTATTGTTTTACACGGCATTATTCTGATTTTTTGCGCGATAAGAGAGCCTCTATGCAAAGATGGTTGCCTATTCATTAACAAATAGTCCCCATCTTTCAACTTTCTTTCACATATATCACCTATCTTAACTTCAAATTTACGTCTCGTTATGTGATTCTTTGAATTTAGTTTCTGTCCATTTCTTACAATAATATCATTTGGTTGTAGATTGAATTTGTGACTATCATTTGTAATCATTGTATTAAACACACCTTCGCGATAAATAAGATCACCGTTCTTTACATGTGAATTTACACTATTGGTTGCATAATTCACATTGATGCGAATCTGTTCGTCACTATTATCGCTTTTCTTTCGTAAAATAAAATTAGCTTTGTTATCTTCAATTAATTTTTCAACTTCTTTAATATTATATTGATTCACTTTGATAGGGTAACTAAGTACGTTGGCAATCTCTTGAGGGACTGCTATTTCATCAACGCGTAAACTAACATCAGGACCAATAACTGATCGAGCACTCTTTTCAACCCGTTTCCCTGATAAATTAGATCGGATTAGCCCCTCTTTTCCGCTTATTCGACGTTTAATACCTTTAAGACTTCGCCCATTCGATACCTTCTGCTGTTGATTACTATTGTCAAACAGACCACGGATGCGGAACTTCAATATATTTTGAAACTTGATTCGTTTTACTTCACTTTCATTCTTTGTGATTTGAATATTTGCTTTCAAGCATTCAATATACTGTAGACTCAAATCATCATCACTTGTTAACCCATCATCTGATAATACAAATGGCCTTGCCACAGTAGGTACTACAAGTAGTTCGCTCATAATCAAATCTTTCGGGTGACTAATTCCTGGTTTCATACCTAATAACTTTATATCACTTGCTTTCATGTTGGCAAAAATTTTATAAATTTCATCATCACTTAATGACAACTTCTGTATACCACCTGTACCATCTTTAAACGACATTTGCACGCTCTTCTCTGCATTGTTGTATACATATTTCGCTTGGTGAGATCCACAGTGGCAGCAAATAAAAACCTTCTCCAATTCTTTAATGATTAGTTGAAATCTAGAAATATTATTCGTTTTGTAGAGATTGTTCAATCTTAGTTTTTGTTCACTGTATAATAATCGACTACATTTAAAGCAAATGCATTTTAATATTGATACAATTAATCGATTGTACAACGGATTCATTATTCTGCTTGCCAGTGACATGTGACCGAAGTGTCCCGTACACGATTTACTATTTTGTCCACATGTTACACAGGGTGTTTCGTCTAATGTTCCCATTCTTGGGTCATAAACTGACCCGACCCCAGATAGTTTAGTGGAAGTAATCTCACAAACTGATAGTTTCTTTATGTCTTCACTTGATAAAATCCCAAATTGTACGTAAGAAATCTCTTGATCCATCGTTTTCTTGTTTGTTTTTTCTTTGACTGTTGTTTGTTCATTTATTATGTTCCATTCAAAACGACTATTCTTTTTTTTTTTATTATATATAAAACAAAAGAATGCCAAACAAAAAAATTCAAGTCATTGATCTCACAAATCAACAACAAGAATTGAAAGATCTTACAAATAAACAACAAGAATTGAAAAAGACAATACAAGAACTTACAATACTAAAAAAAAAAACTCCAACAGTTAAATAAAAAAAAACAAACACAACATACTAAAAAAAAGGAACAAGATTGATGATGACACCTTTCCCAAAATGAGGGAAAATATTGATAAAATATATAGGAAATGGCTGGAATCTAGAAGGTCTTAGTTAATTGAGCGGTAGTCGGCAGAGTCGGACACATGGACGGCACTCGGTTGCAGGGGCGGACGCAGGGGTTGCAGTTGGCAGAGTCGGTTGCAGGGACGGACGCAGGGGTCACAGGACACTTCTTCAACTTATACTCTTTTACTTCAACTTTAAATATATCTGAAACAAACCATCATTAGAAATTTAAAATGAACGTGAATAGACGTCTACATTTCACACGACTATTTCGAACTAAACCATGTCGAAATGGAATCAGATGCAAATTCTGAGATAAAACTTGTTTATATTATCATTCTAAAATCGAACAAAGAAACTCCGAAGACATTAAAATCCCTCTTACCTATGATTCAGAGTTAAATATATCACCTGAAAAATCAAAACAACTTGTTTTAAATGTAATAAAACTCGCAAATGTATATCATAGATACAGACAATTATTACTTTTCAAAACAAAAATGTGTAGATACTCAAACTATCCAGAGCACAACAGATATAATTGTCCATTTGCCCATCATGATGATGAAATACAAAAACAAAATATACATGCTCAAAAACCATTCCGTGTATGTACACGTCAATTAGAGTCTGCTCTTCTTCGTCTTGAAATATATATCAACCAGAATACAAATTAATTTAAATAATTCTGGAATGTAAAATAAATTTACTAAGATAAAAACAAAAGATATGAAGAAATATGATACACTTGTATTGTCTGGTGGGGGGTTAAAAGGATTTAGTCTATTAGGGGCACTTCAATACATAGTTGATGAAGATAAAGATCATTTAATCTATCTTAAAAAATATTATGGCGTATCGGTTGGAGCCATCATATGTTTGTTGTTGATCATGAAATACCAACCGAAAGATATATTAGCTGAGTTTATATCAAATCAATCCTTATCAGACGTCAACATTAATATTTACAATGGATTGTTCGGGAAAGGCTTTATAAATTTTGATCAACTTACTTCTATTTTCTCAAAAATGGTCCTGAGTAAACTAAAACGAATCCCCACATTAGGCGATCTTTGTCAAGAGTTTGACTGTCAGTTCAAGTGTTTATCTTACAACTTTACAACAAAAAGTGAAACCATTATATCTAATACTACTCATCCTGATATGAATCTACTAGACTGTATCAGAATTACTAGTAACATTCCGTTTATATTTGATTCGTTTCAATACAATGAGAATTTATACTATGATGGATTTCTATCATGTAACTTTCCAATTCACTTAATTGATCAGGAAAATGACAAAGTAATTGCTTTAAATATAAAAACAATAAGAAACAAAGAAGACGACGACGACTCATCATTATCAAAATGGTCTCTCTTTTGGGATATTATCATGATACCAATGATTGAACTACAAAAATTAAAAACAAAAGAATATAGACAACATGCTGATGTTTACGAAATCATAGGGGGTGACTTTTTTGGTATAGATACTTTATCGAATGGATACTCAAGCATTTTGGACATGTACTCCCATGGCTATACGTCTTTGAAAAAGAATAGAATGGAAGCAAAAGAAAGTAATTTAAAAAAGAAAATAACAACATAAGAAAAAAAAAACAAATATGGGAAATAAATTATGTACTCGTCAAAAAGATACGAAAACTTTAAATGAATCTGAACAGTGTATATCGGATTATGTTCGTAAATTATTAGAGTGTGATGAAATTAATTCTAATGTAATTCCTGATAGTATGGAAAGTAAAATGTATGAAAAATTTCTCTTAAAGATGGTATGCACTATAAAGCTTATCTTACAAGATCTGCATATAGAAGTATTGAATCATCGTTTGAAAATTTACCTTGAACCAATTCTTACTAAAAAAAAGAGTGTCGCTACAAATGTAACGGTTGATGAAATCCAAGAGAGCCAACAAGTAACATCGGATGAAATGGTGTAATGTTGTCTTTATTCATACCCAAACAATGATGTCATATTCAACTGTTCATTGGGTAAATTAAATTCTAATGGGTCAGCATCAACAGCATTGTCTCTTCCTTTAATATAGTCTTTTGGATTGTCAGGAGTAGTGTTTTCATGTGTCTTTCGAGGATTGAATGCGAGTCCGTCTCCATCGGTCTTTCTTCGTTTCACAACCTCTTCTTCTTGTGTGTTGTCATCATCACATTGGTGGCGTTTTCTCTCATTTGATGAGACATTTTCTAATAAATTAGGTAACAACAAATGTTTATCTAATTTCTGCTTTAATTCCCAGAATTTTTCTGTGTTTCTTGCACTCAATTTACCATTCAATGATTTAAACATGGTATTCTTATCAAAAAATCCAGACACTTCTTGAGCATCTCTCAATAAAGAATCTTCATCATCATCCTCATCGATAGTTTCATCCTTGAAAACAAAGCCAAACGTCCCCTGTCCAATCGGATATCCGTTTTCGAGAGGTCCTTCCCAATAATAGAAGTTCTTGGTATTGAATGATTCCATCGGTTGATTTGGGAAACTTTTCAGAAACACTCTCCCGTACTTAATGTCCCCATCTTTATTGAACATATCTTTTTCGTTTACACATTTCACAGAAAAATAATGAGGGTGATTCTTATTAAAGACAAGTTCTCCTTTATGAGGTTCTCCATTGAGATAACTACCGGTGAATCGTTCGTAGAACTTTGGGTGACAGTCGTTATAGATCAATGTCCCGGACTGAAAGCTTCGATCTTTAATTTCACCTTGGAACGTTTTTTTTGAATATTCCGGTTTAAATGTGATTTCTCCTTTTACAAGATCACCATTTTCATCGAAATCACCTTGGAAATGTAAAATAGTTTTGTGTGCCTCAATATAAACCAATTTACCTGTCTTTGGATTACAAGTATTAGGATGCACATCACCTTCAAATTTAAGGTAACGAGGGTGGTCTTTATAGAAAATTGTACCATTTGTTGGTTGGTCAGATTCAAAAATTCCTTCGAATGTTGGTTCGTCAGATTCAAAAATTCCTTCGAATTTATCAAAGAACGGATGGGACTCTTTAAATGTCAGAGTACCTTTATCACCTTTTTCACCTGGTTGGTAAAAATCAAAGTGTGATGCGTTGTCATTATATTTACATCGATATGTTTTTGCGTGATCTAGAATCAAATTTAAATCAACATTACATTGAATCGATTTAAATACATCAGGTCGAAAGAAATTGTATTCAGGACTGAGCTCATTTGTATTAATTTCTACATTGACAGAATAAGCAGGCATGTTTTGTAATTAAGCCTATGTTTTAATGTTAAATATACTGGGTTTGAATAAAAAGATACATTATATTACCATAAGTTTGATATACTAATTTATTTTTTTCGTTAGTGTTGTTTGTCTTCATCATATGGTAATCGTTTTGACGCGTATTTTATCACCTCATGATTTTTTAAGGGTTGACAGCAGGCAACACTCGGACAGTCACTCGGACAGTCACTCGGACAGTCACTCGGACAGTGGTCCGAAACCGTTTGAGAGAAAAAAAAAAATGAATTTTTTAAGAAATCCTATTTCTAGTGTGATTTTCACTTAAATCATTAAGTAAACCTAACATTATTACAATTTAATTAGTTTCTTTTCTAATTTTTTCATGATTTGAACACAAAATATCTTATGTTTTGGATTTTTGTCGTCACCCAGTCTACAAATCCGAAATTATATTCCTCTTTCGATTGGGTCGTAGTAGTCGTCTCCGCTGTAGAATACGAATATGTGTCATTATCATCGCTTAAAGAGGACACCGTCGACGACGACTCAGCCGTTAACGGTAGTTGTGATCGCTTATAGGTTCTTTCTGGGCACTCTCTTATAAAGTGGGAAAAGAGGTATTTGCAAAAAAGCATTCAATAGCTAAAAAATTATATAATTGAATTCGGAAACAATTATATAATTTGTTTGTTTGCTTACGAACACAAAGAACATTTTATAATACAAAGAAAAAAAAAAAGAACGAGCAACAACTGAATACGACTTTAAAAAGAACACGTACATGAATTTAGATTTAAGAGAGAATCTCTTTACGATTAGAAGTTTCTAATGGAATGTCTGGACATAACAACGACATTCTTTGTTTCGGACCACCATTTTGGCTTTCCGACAATTTGAAAGAAACTTCTTTTAATTTTAATTGTAAACTAATCTTAGATCCAGAGATGAATATATTGTCTACCTTTAAAGCGAATTTACAGTGGAGACGTTTTTTCATGGTTGATAACGGATTAACCTCTGTATTCTCATCTTCATTAATGAAGGTTGTTTTAATTTCCTCATTGTTCTTATAAAAGATTGTCTTTGCATATAACTTCGGTGAAATCCCTTCCAAAACCTTTCCTTTTTCCTTCTTTCGATAAATGGGGGATAGGTTCTTAAGATCTGAGCGTACCAAGTCATATTTCTCGATATCGTCTTTGTGATCTACTAGAAAGTCTTTCGTCTTTTCAGTGATATCTTCGATTAACTTGATAAATTGATCCTCTGCGGGGGTTCCTTTCGAACTATTTGTAGAGGTGAGTACAATCGGTAGTTGGTAGCCTGTCAGTTTACCCGTATTCATATCGGTATCCTCTTGTAGCCCGTAAGACATCAAATTTGGAGGACTTTCTAAAATCAAATCAGTCTCTTTCTCGAGTTCTTCATTGAAATAAGCAAATTTAACTTTTTTATACTGAATGTTGGTGTTAGGAATTGATTGTAACTCTGGTTCTTTAAAGATAATGTTTTCGAATTTAATATTTTGAGAATTAACTAATGACATGTTTTGTTTGACCTTTTTTATTTGGTTTAATTTTCAGAGGCTTGTACCGACCAAAACGTTTTCATTTTTTTTTTTTTGATATTTTTTGTTATTTAAATATATTTGATATATTAAAATAAAAACTAAAACAAAATGCCATCATTACAAGGGTATTCCTCCAATTTATTCTATCAACAATTGATATCTGATGAAAACATACAACGTTTACAAGTCATGATTACGAAAGAGTTAGAAGGTGTCCACCCATTAGGGATACCAATCGTAGTCAAGAAACAAGCTATTCGAGATGTCATGAACAATAGTTATGAATCAAAATCCAGAGAACATATTGGTGATATGTTTAGTAGACATCATCAAAATCGAGAATCCTTAAGATGTGATTACGATCTGATGAATCAAGAAACTTTCAACAAAATAGTAAAATCAGTCAAATCAGATTTAGCACAGCAATCTACTTATCAAAATTTATCTATCTGGACATCAGAAGACGACAAACAACGCTTTGCTTCTGTTAAACTCAATGATAATAAAATTAAAACAGCGTTGATTCCCCAGAGATTTTAATATAATGATATTATTTTATTATTGTATTAATAAAAAACAACAACAAAAATAAATATGGCATCATTATTAGCAGGTAAAGCCGCTCTAACTATAGCAAAAGAAAATCCTCAACTAATTCGCCAAGGTATGCGATTCGCGCAAAAAAATCCAAATTTACTTAGAAGTATGTCACCCTTTGGAAGCCCTACTACCGGAGGCACTAAAACGGTTCCAATGATTATCGCATTCTTTATGGCAGTCTATTCAATTGTTATCTTATCAATTCTAGTGTATGACGCCAAAAAAATACGAAAACATAAAAAAAAATCAAAACAACACGGATATGTATCGGCTTCAATCTTTAGTGCAATCACTGCTTCGTTGATTATGCTCATGTATGTTTTTAAAAAATATATAGGGCATTCCACAACAACCAGCATAATAGGATATTTGATATCCGCTGTGTTGACTGTCGTTCTTTATTTTACGATTATTGCAATCGCCGACATGAAATCAGTCAACGGAAGAAATGGATTGTATTTTTTGTTTTATATTCTTGGCTTAACTTTTTCAATCATACCACCTTTCTTGTAGTAAAAACTAAAATAAAAAAAAAATCATTTAAGGAATTACTATTTTAAAAAAAAAATAATAATTGCAATAATAAACTAAATCATCATGTTTCAGTTCTTCTTTCAAAGGTATTGGAATAAAAATGGTTGGTATGTTATATTGATTGGTTCTCTTGTTATCTTATTTATTATTTATATGTTATTCAACGAGAAAAAAGGATCATCTGATATCAATCGGGAAACCTTCTTGAATTATGATAGGTTTGCACCTGTTATAGGGATGTACGATAATCCATATCATACAACTAATAATATATACACACCAACTAGTTTACATCAACCGAAAGTCATTGATAAAATCAATTCCATGAATAACTCTCCAACACCGACTATTACGGACGACGATCCATATTTAGACGAGTTTATCCCTGAAGACACAGCGAGTAAGGGTGAAAATGAATGTCGTCGATGTATTGAACTTATTACTAAAAAACAATTCATGAAAATTCGTCATCCAAAATTAAAAAATCCTGTGACAGGTTCTTTCCTTGAGTTAGACTGTTATAACGACGACTTGCGTCTTGGTATTGAGTATCAAGGCGCGCAACATTACAAGTATATTCCCCATTTTCATAAAACAAAAGCTGAATTTCAATTACAGAAGTATCGAGACTGGATAAAAAGAAAATTATGCGAAGAAGAAGGAATTAAATTGATTGAAGTCCCTTACGATATTAAAGTAAAAGACATTCATGAATATCTCGAAAATGAATATAAAGCATTTCGATTTTAATTTTCTTTTTTTACAATGAACATGTTTGGCATTTCTTTTCTTTGTTTTGAAAAACAACAGGAAACGAAACAGTCATAAATTTCTTTCGGATTTGTCTCAACTCTTGTGCAATTTCATGTAAGGGTTTTCTGGCTGTATACCAATCCTCTTGAAGTCCACGAAAAATAGACGGTAATGTTTTCAAGTAAGTATAATCAATAAGCTTTGATTGAGGACTTAATGATAGTAATTCATCCGCGTAGCTCTCTAGTGCCAGCATGTGTTTCATGATGCAATCCCCACATTGTTTTCCAGGATGATTTAAATGATCTTCCAATAAGATACTATTCTTTACTATCTCACGGAAATTGAATTCAGGATTGAGGACAGGCAGAATTGTCTTTTTGTTATTATTGTTTGAAGAATTGTCAAAAGTTGTTGATTGTTCTTGAGTCTCGGGCTGTTGCACGGCCTGTTGTCTTGGCTGGACAATCAATGAAGATCGTTGCTTCTGCTGCTTATTACTATTGTTTCCTGATAACAGTTTATTTATATCAGATTTATTTTGTGGGAAAGATTTTGTAAAATGGACATCGTTCGCCATTTTTCTTGATAGAATATTATCCAACATTTTTGTTTTTTTAATTTTACTATATTATTTTTTTTTTAAACGTAAAACGAAAAAAAAAAGTTTTAGACTAAAAATGAAAGAAACCATTATAATTAAAATAGATGGTTACTTATTTGACTTCACTTCTTACGTTGATCAGCATCCTGGTGGCTCTTCCATTTTAAGAAAATATAATGGAAAAGACGCAACTGATATTTTCAATTCAATCAAAGAACATAATGAGTCCTCTTCTCTAGAATTACTAGATAAATTTTGTTTGGGACCAGTTACAAAAAACTAATTAAGTCCTCCAATTCCAACTCTTCTGTTTCAAAAAATTCAACGTTCGAAGGATATCGCCGGGTCTTTTCATGATTATGGTCATCGTCGTCGTCGTCATTATTTAGATACTTTTCTGTCACAATCTCTTCATCCCCATTCACTTCATAAATTAACAGTTTGTCCTCATTTTCTGTTATGTTGTCATCATTGTCTTGGTTTTCAAATTGTGCATACAACGAATTCATCAGTATACAAACGTCTGTCATTACAGATTCTCCTCTTTCATTTAGATCATAATAAAAAGAAATTTGTTGGTTGTCATTATCTTTATACTGTTTACGGGTGACTAATGATTTGTCCTCTACGTCTTCATTGACATTAACACGTAGAACAATCATTTCCATTAAAGGAACGAATACATTTTCTCCGAGACCATTGCATTTATTGCATTCGCCATTTTCTGTTGAAAAACTTGAGATATGAATTTTTTTCTTACACTTACTACATTCTCTAGAATTCAAATGTTTATCGATTCGATTTTTTATCTCCAATAATCGATAAATCTTCTTTTCATGCTTAGAACTCTCATCCACTTCGATCACAAAAATGAATTTATTATTGAAGATGTAAATCTTATCTGGTTTTGGTGTGTCCATTTGTTTTGACTTCCCTAACATAGTCAACGGATCGGTATCCCAAGAAGAAAGACACTGGTCTTCCCATATAGACGCAATCTCAGAATTCTTGATAAACATTAAGATGCATAACTCAATCGATATTGCTAATTGTGATTTCTTTGTAAAGATATTATAATACTTCCGTAGTTCTAATTTTTTCTCTTCGTCCAATTCTTGTTGAATTATTAACATCGCGCCTTGCATACATATTTTTCGTCTATTCGGATCTCCGAATTGTAGATCGTTGTCTTCGTGGTAGATTTTGTAGGCACGAGATGGATTTGTTAAGAATGTACAACATAAATTGCATTCAATGCGTTGAGCCCCATGACGAACACAGACACCATTATTTCTGACTTTATTGGTACACCCTTCAACCCTACATTCATTGCGTTGAGCCCCATGACGAAAACAGACACCATTATTTTGGACGTAATTGGTACACCCTTCAACACTACATTCATTGCGTTGAGCTCCATGACGAAAACAGACACCCTTATTGATGACTTTATTGGTACACCCTTCAACCCTACATTCATTGCGTTGAGCCCCATGACGAGCACAGACACCATTATTGATGACGTGATTGGTACACCCCTCAACACTACATTCAATGCGTTGAGCCCCATGACGAAAACAGACACCATTATTGACGACTTGATTGGTACACCCTTCAACACTACATTCATTGCGTTGAGCCCCATGACGAACACAGACACCATTATTTCTGACGTGATTGGTACACCCCTCAACACTACATTCAATGCGTTGAGCCCCATGACGAAAACAGACACCATTATTTCTGACTTTATTGGTACAACCTTCAACACTACATTCAATGCGTTGAGCCCCATGACGAGCACAGACACCATTATTTTGGACGTGATTGGTACAACCTTCAACACTACATTCATTGCGTTGAGCCCCATGACGAACACAGACACCATTATTGATGGCTTTATTGGTACACCCCTCAACACTACATTCAATGCGTTGAGCCCCATGACGAACACAGACACCATTATTTTGGACTTGATTGGTACACCCTTCAACACTACATTCAATGCGTTGAGCCCCATGACGAACACAGACACCATTATTTCTGACGTGATTGGTACACCCCTCAACACTACATTCAATGCGTCGAGCCCCATGACGAACACAGACACCATTATTGATGACGTGATTGGTACACCCCTCAACACTACATTCAATGCGTTGAGCCCCATGACGAACACAGACACCATTATTTTTGACGTGATTGGTACACCCCTCAACACTACATTCAATGCGTTGAGCCCCATGACTCTTACAGACACCATTATTGACGACTTGATTAGTACAACCATCTATTTTACATAGAGTTCTCCATTCTCTACCATTATATAATTGGTTTTTACCTTTGTACACCCTAGTCTCTCCTTTGCTATGCTTAACACTCCGGCGTGGCGAGCGAGGCGAGCGAGGCGAGCGGGGCATCCTTATTTTTTTTCCACAAGCTATGATTTTTTTCCTATAATATGAATATAATATTTATAAAAGTATTCATATTATTTCAATTACATGGTGTTTTTTGGGTGGGCGAGCAAGCGAGCGAGAAAGCGGGTAGTTTTATCCTCTTGGACCATAATATGATGCAGCACCGCTGGATCCCCCTCCAATTCTACCTACGCTCGTCATGACATTTCTGTTGATTGGAAATTGTAATTGCTGATCAGCGCCCCGACTCTTATTCAGTTTGGTGAGTTGATCCGAGTAAAGCTGTCGTTGCTCTAAAGTATTCATGAGAAAACTATCATGGCTTTGTCGAAATAACTGCTCTTGATTAAATTCAACCTCATCACCAGCGATATGTTCAACGTTTGATCTTATCATATACCTAGAAGACGATGCTTTATTATTAATAAGAGATTTTTTAGGATTATTAATCTTTGTACCTTGTTGTGGTACTAATCCAATTGATTTCCAGTGATTTGAACCGTATGGTTTTTCGATGTAAGGAATATCTTCAATTAAATTGGGATTCTGAAAAGTAGAAGTCGTTCGTTCATAAAAACTATGTAAAGGTAATAATTCTTTATATTTGATACTCACCGGTATATTTGGTCTTTTTTCTAAATAGATATCTCGATTATCAGTCATTTCATAATTTAATTTAATGTTGTTGACACTTGTTCGTCCATTTGTCATTGTCCTACGTGCTGTAGGTCGTATTTCGTCATCTTCCTCAAAATTTTCTCTTTGTTCGAACATTTGATCGAGAATGTAATAACTAACACTTACTATTAGAAGTAAAGAAAGAGTTATTGTTAAGGACGTTTTAATATTATGCATTGTTAAGAAAATAAAGAATGACAATACTATTAATTTCGAAAGAATGTTAAATTGCTCTTCTAAAGTTCGTTGTTTATGTTTACCTCCGAAATTTTTCGGATCATTCGCAGCAGGTTGTTGTTGTATTATTTTGAACAAGCTATCCAACCAATAGCCATTATCATTATGATGCATCACCATTTATTATATCACGAATATTTTTTTTTATTTTTTTTTTTGATCCATAGTTGCTATATTTTTTTAAATATTATAAATCCTAAATTTTATAATACACTATTTTTTTTGATTAATAGACTTACGTTAATTCAATTAGTAACAATGGAATTCTTTAATAATTGGTTTAATTACAATAACATCCATTTCACTTTATCATCGTCATCGAATGAAACGTTACCATCCGAATCCGATATTTTAAAATGTTTTTCCTACAATTTAATCCATTACATTCAATCTTATTTACCCATTTTCCCCAACGATGCAGACAAGATTTATAAAGATTCATGTGACTGCATTGATTCATCGTTTGCGACTTTGGACTCTAAATACACAACAAGACATAATGGTTTGAATCGTTCAGACAACGCACATCATTACAAAATATTATCTATTTTTATGTTGGACAATGTTCTCGACAAACTAAGGAAATTAAAACAAAAATTGAAGTCAATCTCTGATGATGATATGTTAGGGGTTAAACAATTTATTGATGATATTAGCATTGAGCTACCCCAATTGTTAATGAACAAAGACCAGAGAGATCATTTAGTTCAGTATTTGATAAGTCCTTACAAAAATCAATCGAAAATTGACGTAATTCAAGAAATGCTCTGTACCAACTACTTAATAACTCACACAACTATTAATAGTGATAGCTCCATGCAGTACATTGAAATTTCACCGTTGTCCTCTAAATCAAATGATAAACAAAGCCATCTTTATTTTTGCAAGGATGGTTCGATCACTCTAAAATTGGAAAAAGAAGTTAATCCATTTATCGTGAAGTCGTCTTTTTTTCTTCACCAAAAATCACCCAATAAGTGGACCCACCTGTTTTCGTTCTACTCACAAATTTTCTCAAAGTCGTTCTCGACCATCCTGACGAATACATGTTATGACAATCAGGTCTACAGAAGTATGTTAGAGAAAACGTTTGATATGGCAATTATTAACTTACAAATTCATTTACAACACAATCTAGGTACGAGTATTTCGAATGCTGAGACACTTAAGAGATTACACTCTCGTTATTCAAAACTAGATTTACAAATGAAGAAACTCTCCAAAAAAGTGCTACCGTTACACAGCATTACGTATTATTACTTTCTCGATCCAAGATATAATATTCTTGATAATGATGAGGTCGACGATATGGGCCCGGAAAATTCATTATTATATTTTGAAAATCAAAATTTAATTAAAGAAGATGAGCAAGAAATATATGTAAAACACCCTCATCAATTGTTTTATCAATACTATCTCAAATCACTGGACGATCTCAACGACCCAGAAGACGACCAAGGTCAAACAATGACATCAACAACAACACCAAGTCTCTATGAAGAACGATACAGACTTCATCGTGCAAAATGGATATCTCGAGATCCAGACTGTTTCTCAAATGGATTCAAGCATTGTCACCTATCAGCCTTAGATGCTAATGTCAAGCAATTATTTAATCTTTGTCTTGTAACAATGACGGAATTTAACTTATTCGAATTATATAAAGTAAATGGTACTCGTGTTATGACGTTGGACTTTTGTCAAGGAAAAATCTCGTTTTCTATTCCTGAACAAACTCGCTCGTCGTCTTCATCCTCAGTCAATTCCGAACTTTTTACAGATCTTATAGAGTCCTGTTTCTATGAAGAATACCAGAAAGAACAAGAAGTTTTACGTAAACAACTCACTCGGTTGTCAACCAAACACAACAATAAATTGCAGATCTATGGTACAGATGAATGGGTCCTTCATCAACGAGATCATTTATTCGTATATCAGGATGAGGTATTGAATTCACTTGACTCTGTGTATGAAAAGATTATACAAACGCATTTGACAGATAGTATTACAGTCAAAGATGTATTTGATTCTATTCAGTCTTTTGATGAAGAACTTCAGCATACCACCTGTGAATTTATTTACAAAACCACGCATAACAAAAGTCATATCGCAATTAATGCCGACCGTTTTATTCGAGAAACCATTGGCGAGATTTCCAAACGTCGAAATTCTACTACAAAAACAGCAAATGATAAGTCATCCACCATTGTACATCCTTTACTGGATTTACATGAAAAAACGATTCGGGGAATTAACAAAGAATATGAAACAAAAGAGAAACAAAAACAAATTTTTATTCAACTCCAATCTGGTACTGCATTTGACAATTTTACTGTTTACTAATTTTGATAAAAAAAAAGTTGATTAGCACACTTTTATACATTCTTATATGTTTTAACAAAAGAATAAATTACATATGCTACCCGTGTTATGCTATACTTGTGGAAAAGTGCTCGGACACCTATTTTATATTCAAGAATTCAATAATGAGATCTATGAAGAGCATGGTATTAAACGAAATTGTTGTAAAAAAGTCTTGAAATACTCGATTGATATCACAGATTCCCCCAATGCATATATAAAACCTGAATTTGAAGAAATCGAAGTAAAACAAAAACTTGAAGAAGTAAAATTATTAATTCCTCGCTGATAAAATTACTCAAGTAAATCATTAATTTGATCTCGAAGTTTACTATTCTCTTCTTCTAAAAAGTAATTGTCATCTTGTAATTGTTGGATATAGTTTTCTAAATCTTGAATTTGTCCTTGTAGGGTTTCAATAGAAGGTTTAAATTCTAAAAGAAATTGCGCGAAGCTTCTTTTTTTTCGAACTTTCTTTGCGTTTTGTGTTGTTTTACCGTTACGTAACAACATTCTTTCAAATCAGAAAAAAAAAAAATGAGACCTTCTCTATTTAGATGCACTGTTATTCTTAATAAACACGTAAAGAAAATGAGTGAATATTATCATATAGATTGGAAATTTTCCGACAACACTTTGTTAGATATTGATTTATTGAACATAATCATGAGCTATGGTGATCCTTGTATCAATCAACAGTTTAAATGTGTTCTGAAACAAGTCGAGTATCTTTCAAAAGAATTTGATTATCTCCGAAACGTTTCGACGAGGTCCGATCGATTGTGTACCAAAAAATTTTATAGATTCGCTTTAGCAAGAACACGGCAGAAATTACGGTTGATGAGGAAGAAGAACAAGCGTGCCCACCAAGAACTCGCCAACGGCGATAGCCAACCTGTCAACACACCACCACCATCACCAGTCTCGTTGATAAGAGGTAAAGATTACAGAAACGTTAGTGACGCGAGTACTAGTATGGAAGACGAATGCGACACCACACACCAATTCTAATAATAATTAAAATTATATATGTTTTTATTAATTTGACATATATAATTAATCTTTTTTACTTGTCTTTTTTTATTTATATATGCATTCTTTCTTGATTACTCGCCTCCCCGCCGGTGGTCCCACCCGTCCCACCCGTCCCACCCGTTCCCCTGACGATCGGACAGATGTCCAATAAACCCAAGAGAAAAAGTGAATTTGTGGATCAGTCGGAAGATGTTCGGAATAAAAAACAAACAATAATGGAACCATCGGAGGTATTGAACAACTATATAAATCAGATAACTAATGAAGAATGTAATGTATATGAAATAGATTCAAAGATTCAATGGGATGACTTGATTAGTTTTAGGGAAACGAGCGAGTGTAAAGAATTCAACATTATAATGAACAAATTTGAAAGAAGTTACAAAAAATATTATTTCCCACGTGGGTTTTGGGACAATGAAGTGTCACATAAGTTGTATATGTTGATTTTACGAGTTAAATTGGGATTTTATACCATGGAAAGTTTATACAAAATTAGCAAGAATGATTTAAAAAAAAATTATGGAGGTGGTGGATTTTTTAAAAAATATAATGATAGTCCTAATCTCATATTAAGTTCTTTATATCCTAGACACGAAAATCTAAGAATGTTTAGTGCTTTTAAAGGAAAAAGACCAAATGGGATACCAACTGTTGAATATTGGCACAATGACAATCCTAAAAAGCCACATGAAGTTTTCATGAATTCACATACAAAATATAAATTTAATTGCGACGCATGCCCTCATCCTTTTAATAGTTCACTTGACCATATTGTAATCGGAAGATGGTGTCCGTATTGTGCAAACAAAGAATTGTGTGAAAATAGTCTCTCATGTCCTACTTGTCTCTCAAAATCGTTTCTTTCGTTTAAAGAAAAACGACCAAATGGAATACTAACTGTTGAATATTGGCACGAGGACAATCCTAAAAAACCACATGAAGTTTTCATGAATTCAGCTAAAAAATATAAATTTAAATGTGATTCATGCCCTCATAATTTTGATAGTAGACTTGATGATATTGTTTCAGGAGGAAACTGGTGTCCATATTGTGCAAACCCGCCTAAGAAGTTGTGTAAAAATAGTCTCACCTGTCCTACTTGTCTCCCAAAAACATTTTGTTCATTTGACGGTAAGACATCAAGTGGAAAATTAAAAGTTCAATGTTGGTCGAAAACAAATGTAAAACAACCACATGAAGTTTTCATGAATTCAAATACAAAATATAAATTTAATTGCGACGCCTGTCCTCATAGTTTTGATAGTTCACTTGCTAATATTGTTTCAGGAGGAAACTGGTGTCCAACATGTAAAAATAAAACAGAGAAACTAGTTTTAGAATTTTTACAAACGTTATTTTCAAAAAAAGATGTGAAACACCAATTTAAACACGAGAAAGTCAAAAATATTCTCTTTCTGCCATTTGATATATGTATTTTACCCCATCAAATAATAATTGAAGTGGATGGTATGCAACATTTCCACAATGTTTCTCATTTTAGATCACATGCAGTGGAACAATGTGAACGAGATTGTAATAAAATGAAAATTATATTCGAAGAAGGATACTCAATAATTCGTATAGTACAAGAAGATATATGGTTATCAAAAACTCGGGACGAAGTGTTAACAAAATTAGAAAAAGCAATACAGGAATGTATTCATCATGAACTACCGATGATACATTATATCACTATGGACGATTCGATGTATGACAATCATAAACGTATCATATCTGAGTCGTCTTATTCGTCTTCGACGTCGTCGTCTTCCCTTCAAAATAGTTGTTAATCCGTTTCACTCTTGTCTCCTTAGAGTATCCTGTGGCTGGCGATGCGATGTAATGAACACTAAGAGGATATTTTCTTTGAAAAGATTTGAGCTCTTCTAATAGTAAAACAAATTGTTTCGATAAACTTACATCATAAGTAAAATCATTAAAGCTTTTATTCTGTTTTAATTTGTAAATAAACATATTTTATCTCTATATTTCTTTTTTTTATTTTCTTACAAAAAAAAAATCTATGTATAAAAACAAAATATCAAAAACAATGCAATCTGAAATTCAGCGTAAAGATCTGTGCGTGTCTGTAGGTGTCAGACGATCCTTGTAGTGGCTACTATATAGGAGGCATCCCGTCCAATCTACTGAGGATCCTTATATCGCCTCTGTAAGCCCCCATCTACTAAGCTGTACGCCCCCCCCCCCCATCTTAGTGAATGGGTGGCTACCGTAGGAGGGGGACTGGTGGGGGCCTCTGTCTACTGATTGGCTACGGTAGGAGGCGGACTGGTGAGGGCATCTGTCTACTACGAAGACTGGTGAGGGCCTCTATCTTCTGATTGGCTACGGTAGGAGGGGGACTGGTGAGGGCCCATCTACTGAATCTCTACTGAATGGCTATGGTAGAGCACAAAAACAACAACAACAAGACTGAAGAAATTAAAGTCTAATTAGATTCAAACAAAAAAAAGAAAAACAGATGAAAACCGGTTGTGAAAACAGAAGTGAACCGGTGGTGAAAAGAAAACAGAAGAAACTTAAACAAAAAACTAAAGTAACATTTCTAATTATCTTATATTTGATAAAAATAATGAAATTTTTTTATCGTAATGTATATAAAAGATGTCTAAAAAATCATCAACATCTGAAATGGACGCTTGTCTACAAAAATATTTAGAGTACAAAGTAAAGATCGATGAATATGAACAAAAATTAAAGAAGTATCGATCAAATTTGAAAACACTATTGAAAAAAAGCGGTGAAAATAAATACGTTTCAGATTTTGGAATAGTAACGTTAAACGAAGCGACGAAGAGTACTTTATCAAAGAAAGACGTTCCAAAAGAGTTTCATTACTTGTGGGAGAAGTATAGTAAACATACAAAATATGATATAGTGTCTGTCAGAAACAAGAAATGAAAAAAATTATGACTGGATAATCTTATGACTAGACTTTATATCTAATGCACATATTTGACACTTTACTATATTTGAATTAGAGCATTTACTACAGAACAGTATATGGCTGCATGGATTATAGAATACATCGCTAAGATTGATTTCACAGCGTAAGCATGATCGTTCATCATCATTTACATGTTTCTTCTTTCTAAAATATAGTTGGCGCGCCCATAGTATTTGTTCTCTACAAATAGGACATTGAAGTTTTAAATTGGTGGAATGTATCATACCAAGTGTACAATCAAAGCATGATACCGAGTGAAGACATGACAAAACGATACAACTATCTTTTTGGAAGCAAATCTTGCATTTTCTATTGACATTTGTTATCGGTTCAGTAGTCTGATTATCTGTCAAATTACGAATTTCATGGATAGGTGTGTGAAGTAAAACATTGAAAGTTTTTTCTGTCGCTGTAAGGAGATTGTTGTACGTATGTTGAACAAATATCGACACATGACTATTATGGTATTGTTTATCGAATGCAAGTTTATACAAAAATGACATTCTATCTTCTAGTGTTTTCATATATCGTAATTCATATATACATTTACATGTGATAAAAATTTCATCAGCTGCAGACGATGACCTTTCATCTAATAATTTGATTAGATCTTGATTTTCAGAAGCACTATCAGATTCTACTAGCAATTTGAAGCCTACTTGCGGTAGATAAGGAATTTGAATGACCGTATCATTTTTAAATTTGTCAAAAAGATAGGGATCTGTTGTTTCTATATAATGATTGTTAATTATATTATAATTGTCATTATTGTTTGAATATAAGAATGAATCATCCATGCTACCGCTCACATCTAAGACAAATAGATAGGTCTTTTTGCGTGATTCTGCCATATTTTCTATTAGAGTATACTCTTTACAAAAAGAATGCTGTAAAGAAGGAATATCCGATAAATTTTCATCGGAATGATGAATATCACTATTGACAATATAATTTGTATTACACACAAAAAATGTATCAGAAGGGATTTTTGTTGTTTTAGGAGGAGTTGAAGTGAATAAGAAATCAAATATATTATGCTGACTATTACTAATAATAGTTTGTTGAGAGATAGCGGATAATAGATCGTGATCAAATTCACTCCCCATTCCAATAGCATAATTGAATTTATGTAACAATTTTTCTTTTACATTTTCTAAAGTATTCTCATCATTATTTAAAGTTGTATGATAACCATCAGATATAATTATTGATATCGTATCTTCACCAATTTGATGCTCCATTGTAGGAATGATACAGGAGAAATCAGTAGTTCCCGAACATGTTACCTGGTCTAATTCTTCAAAAATCGTTTCATGTGAAACACGATCCTGAGTGGATTTACCCCAACTTTTAGTGTTGAAGAACACAAAATGTAGGTGATGTTTTTTCAAATACGATTTGATTTTTTGTACTGATCGCCGAACTGTCTCTATCTTGCTCAACCTTATCATATTCTTTTAATTTTTTTTTTTTGCAAAAAAAAACAAGCTCTGGTGTAGATTTTTATATAATATCTTATTTTTTTTTTTTATTTTGGAAAAAAAAAGAAAAGACAAAATATAAAAGGAGACACAATGTGGTTGAACGATTTGAAAAGTAAAAACTTTGATTTTATTGTAGATGTTTATATTGATAATATTGATCCGAATCAGAGTTTTGATGTTATCAATTCATTAGTCCTATCTAATCTCAAATATATTTCTGAAGCATTTTTATTCCTTGTGGAATATTTAGATGATGACAAACAAGAAAATGTTGTTCTGCAGAGTCAACGGCAACAAACCTTTACAGTGCGAAAGCAGATTCGAGAAAGTGTTGATAAACTCATTCAAGATTTACCACAACAAGAACGTAATAGAATTCAGCAATTAATACCTAGTATAACTAATAATGTAAAGAATCAATTAATCAAACATAAACCACTGACACCATCACAGTTGCGCAAAAACAAGCTTTTTCGTATACAGACTCAACTAGCTATTTCAGTAAATGATTTAAACTACGATTATGAACCATTTTGCCTTTTTAAACTTATTGAAATTGTTGTCATACTATATAAATTTCTGGCAAATATTGAAAACTATATTGACGATAATTCTCTTTTTCTAAATCATGATCAAAACGTTCAAGTATCATCATCTATGAAAGAAAAATTTAACAAAATCGCATTAAATGATAATCAACGACCATCACAAACACAAATGCAAACGCCCAAACAAAAAAAACAACAACTAGTCGATAATATATCTCGTTTCGTGGTTACCAACTTAAAGCAAAATAATTTTAAAATGATATAAAGCACAAAAAAGTAAACAAAGAAAAACATATCATGGCACCTTTATTCAATTTTAACATACAAAATTTATATAGTCTTATTTCAACCTATCTTAATAATCCATTCCTTTATCGAATCGATAGCAATACATATGGTTTCAAAATTAAAAATTTATCAAGGCAAACAATTATAATCTTATGTAAATCTAAAAGTAGTATCAGTTCTGAAATACAGCGTATCCCTCTTACAGAATTCTACTGGAACTCTTTTCAAATTAGATCCATCGTTTTATCCAAAGATGATTCGATGCCTCATATACCAACAATTGAGTTGAAATATAACGATACGATTTTAAAAAGTTCACTGACTAATATTAAAGTTCTTAATAAGAAAACTATCGCAGGTTATCCTGAATTTTCTATGTTAATGATTGATGATGAAAACAATTCAGTAATAGAAAATCTTTATCAGGCTCTGAAATTTGGTAACATTTTGATTTATTTGAACAATTAAGCTCTGCTATGTTCTCGATTCATAATTTCCATCCTTATCGTCTGATTGACCCCACCCCAAGCGGAAGAGGGAAGATGGAAGCCAGCCCTTACTTGAATGTCGATTCAAACGACCCCACCCTTCCAGGGTAAGAGGGAAGTCGTATTTTATTGCAAGTCATTCATCATAGCGTCGATGCTTCTTGGAGCCCCTACGATATGCTTTCCTGTCTTTCTTGACTTAAGAAACGGGAACGCTTGAACTTCGGAAGGAATTTGAATTTGATCTTCAATAATTGTAATATGACGTTCGAGATCGTCGTTTTTCAGCAAATTTTTGAATTGAATGCAGAAAAAACAACTAGGAGAACTATACATTACAATATCTAACGCTTTAACTTTATCAGCAGTTGACAATGCTGATGTGTTGGATAAATTCGTTGAGTAGCGAGTGGTTTTATTTTTGTTGGAATGATATGGCATAATATTTTGTATTTTATATGAATAAATATTTATTTTTTTAAATCTCCATCAAATTTTCAAGAAGAAATGATTTGTATTGAATCATGTAATTCCATGAGCAAATTAGACAGTCTGCAATATCATCCTTTTTTTTGAATGAGTTAAACCATTCGAGGGCTACCTCGTCATCCTGTAGTTTTATTGCGTTCAAAGAAAACTCTATTCCCCACTTCTTTCGTTCTCGATACGTTGAGTATTTCGATGTTCCTAAGGATATAAAAGTATATTTTTTAGAAGGTGAATACCCTACGACATGTAATTTGGGAAAAAATATATATAGATGGGCTTGTAGTTGATCAAATAGCTTCGTTGCTTTAAAATTTTTCTTTGCTAATTGCTTCTCTATAAGACATGTGTTCGCTTTTTCAAATATATAATGTTTGGTCTTCAAGTATTCATGAAAGCGTTTTAAGAACGTTTGGTCCATTACGAACTTTTTATTGATCTTGTCATTTGGACAAAGATCTTTATTTTCGATGTACAGAATATCATAGTTTCTACTTTTGTCCGCATTGAAGTCTACGAGTGAAAAAGAGAAATTTTTTAATCCAATATCGAATGATAGAACAATCATTAGTTTGTTTACTTCTATCATCATATGACTTTAAATCACTATAATATACGATATATAAACAACAAAGCACACACATTTTAGGATGAATTATCAAGATTTAGAAAGAATACCAGGGATATCTTTAACAAAACATCATCTGATTCAAAAAAAACAACAATCACTGGATCTTCACCAACTTGATTTGGAAAATAAAGGATATTCTGTAGTCACTTTATCTCTGGAGCAAACATTCAATGATATTCTGAAAGTAAATCCAACTAATAGGAGTGCATTCAAAAATTTATTCACAAAAGAGTCCATATCTACAACTATGTTGCAAAAATCATTTGAATTTTTCTTTCGACTTATGATGATGACGACTACTACCGCTGATAAGAATAAGAGTAAATCCCAATCTGATACATTAGTGATAAACGTCGATACTAACGATAAATGGTTTTTTGAAAAATTCATCAAAGCCGATGAACCTATTGGGTTTCAATTAACCAAACGATTTATAAACAATTATGAAATGGAGGTAGATTATGAATTCCAGCAAGAATTTAACCGTCGTATGAACGATTCTATTTTCTTTAATATTCTGAACACATCCACACAAACCTATGATTATCGGAAAAATATTATGTTCTTCATTGAATATATATGTGTATCTAGATTATATCATTTTGCAAAGACTGCTATTGAAGAATGTCAACGCGTATATCCTGGCTTTCATATTTCCCTCGATAAAATGTTGATTTTGGAGAGTCATGATTCATTTACTAATTGTTATGATTTGTCTCTTCCGACTATCATTCATTTGATAGAAAAACGATTTCGATTACTGTCCCAAGAGGATATTGATAACATTGATGCGTGTCATGCAACTTTGAATTTTTCCTTTAAGCGAGGTCATGTTGATCCCCGTATATTTAAAAGACAAGATGATAATACTCAAAACTGTAAAACTAATATTAATGTTAAGAAAAAAATGGTTTATTTGAATAAACTAGAAGCAGCGGAGAAAAGAATATTCAAAGTTTTCTCTAAGTATATTCCGAAAAGCTTAGTTAACATTATGTTATTGGTTCTCGAAAAAAAAAGTTACAACGGTAGCATCACATTACAATCTTTACTTGACACAATTGAACTTTTTTTTACGAAAGATAACATCAAGAATATACTATTAGATCTTCAATCGCATCATTTGTCAAGCAGTATTAAGTCGATAAGTAGTCGTTACAGTCACATCCATCCAATCAATACATTAGCCAACTGTTTTACGTCTTTCCCTTCAAAAGCTACTACATCTTTCAATTCAACTCGTTTACATCATCTATTAAGACAAAATTTTCCTTTAGAAAAAATCTTTCGTACAGACTTTTATGAAATAACCACAATGAGGAGTTTTGCTCAGCTATATAAACATACAATGCGAAAGAACTCACAACCACAACCATTACCATCACTATCACTATCATTACCATCCTCAAAATGTATACATAGACACGATGAATTAGTCGTATACTATTATATTTCTAAATACATGAGTGATTTAGTAGGGAAAAACAATCATACATCAATTATGACCACGTATCTCAATATGTTTGAGACAAAATTTAAATATTACTTTCGGTTGAATATTCGTCAAAAACTGAAACGTTATGATGTCCGTCTAGATTTACTTGATATTATCTGTGAAACCATTCCGACAAAAGACGACGACGCCGACAACGACAATATGATTCTCGAATGCGATGATATCATCCAAGACGAATTGAACGTTATTTTGGCTAGTATGAACGCCAAACAAAAAAGTTGTTCATCCAAAAAAAACTACATTATCGTTGAACGGATTTACATTGGATTTCAATTGTTTATTGATTTCTTTTCGTCGTTAACGCAGTCAAATCTTGATATTCTTCAGTTCTATTTGCAATTATTATTTGGGATACAGTTACAAAATAATAATTATACACTTGACCAGAAAGATACATACAATCTTATTTGGAGTATATCACCACTATTCTTTTTGAAAATTTATTCAATTAATGTCGAAGATTTAACATTTCTTGACAAAATAGAAACCAGACATTTTATTTCGGAAAATTACGAACAGTTTCTCCGTTTATTGAAAACAATTGAATTTGAAGTATTCGACTTTAAGAATCGTCCTGACGGGTATACATTTTTTGAAATTGAACATATCTTTATGAAACGAATGCAATCTATCTATTATGATGACAACCTCACATTTTTAAAACAACTCATGTAAACAAAACATCCTTATGGTATACGTTTCGGACAAATGGGTGAACTGTTGCTAATTTGCTAAGATTTTTCTTCATCAAGAACTTATATTTATAATTATTACTGTCATCACATTTGGATATTGTGTACATTACATCTTTATTGGTGGCATTCTTTACAACATGGTTCAGTAGTTCATCAGTCTCTAACGCCAAAAAGAAAATCATATTCAATTTGGTAATAGATTGTTCCATGTTGAAACTGATTCTTTTACAATATATTTGCATAAAATTGAATAAACACACATACCAACTCTTAAAATTTACTTTTGACGTATCAATATAAGATGTATACTTATTTATACTATAGTTCACCTCTTTCTTAAACAAAATATAATCTTCAATCTGTAAGGGTGATCCTAATGGTGTTTGTTCAATTAATGTCTGCATAATATCAAATATACTAAGCAAGATCTGTTCTTTTGTATATGAAGAAATAATTTGATTAAAAATGACTGTACAGTTCTTTACATGTGTATTTAATAGTTGATTCCAATTTACATTTCTTAAAACTTTATAATTTGTCTCTCTTAATGAAACGTACAAATACATATATGGTTTTATCATCTCTGTTGTTAATCCTTCTACGGTTGTTAGTAATAGATCCATGTCGTTTATTGACTTGTAAAATGTTTCGTCTAATTCTCTTAAATATTCTTTTAGAACAACATTTAATTTTGGATAGTTCAATTCGGTTAATCTTTCTAACTCAATCACCCAGTTATACCAATCGATTCGATTCCAGACAGCAGCATCACCCTGTCTTTGTTCGAAAGTAATGCGCATCCCCCTGGGATGCTCTAAGTAATGATGATCACTCTGTTGATCCTCTAGAAATTGTATGAGCTTTTTACCTCGTTTTAAAGGAATAAGAGTAATGTCTTGTAGAGGAACTATCTGTTTCTTTATTAAGAAGTAGGATGATATTGTACGCAAACTCGTTACTAGTGCCTCCTCATTCTTTATGTAAAAAAGTGACATGAATGGAATAATAATATCTGTCATATCAAAATAATTTTTTTGTCATTCCAAAATTATTTCTTTATATATCGGTAAAATAAAATAAAATTTTTATTTGAACAAATAAATTGTTTTGTCAATCACATGATAACTGAGAGTCATATTCAGCATTTTCTTCAAATAAACTGTCTTATTCGCGTCTAGATACTTTCGCACTTTCGAGAGGTCTTCAAGATCAGTACAATGAAGAATCAATAAGCCATTGTCTTCGAGAATGTGTAAAGCCTTCAAAAAAGACAGCATCAAATTTTTATAGTTTTGCACTTGAACAACAGAAAAGGATGCATGTGGAATACCGGGGTAGCACTCAAAGTCGATAGGGATGAAGTTATTGTGCATATATTTTTTCTGAGCTATTTTGATGTTATGTTTGTTTCCGTCAATGCCATAGACTTTAAGCTCAGGGTATTTTGTTTGTAGTTCAAACGTCGTTTTGCCATGATGGCAATGACAATCCAGACCGTAGCCCTGAAAATCTTTTAATCGATATAAAAAATTGAGTTCGTCACCATCATTATTGGAATTATTCTGTTTTTTATTGAAGATATTGGATGTAGAATTTGAAAATGATTGAGCCATGGATGAAAAAGAGTAGGAATCGATAATACGTTGTGGTCTGTGCGTTTTTGTGATTTGAGGTAGCATCGGGGTACTCGATAATAAGAAACAATGAATAAGTCTTTTGAAAAACATTCTAGGATTTATTGAATAAAGTGTCTATCTTTTTATATAAATTTAGTTTTTTGTTTCATTTAATGAGATGTTTTTAGTTGGACTTTGAGGGTCTACTTTCTAGAACGTCTGATATGGTATAACCGTTCTTTCGTGATTTCGGACCGCGCCGTGTTGTTGATGTTGTTGTTCTTTTTTGCTTTTCGGTGCGGTTGTGTTTGGATTTCAATGATGAAAAAAATATAGAAAAGGCAAGAGTATATTTGTCCAAAGCACTATTCCCAGGATAATTGATTCATGTACATTCAACAATTTTTTTTTTATTCATAACTATGGATTAGAATTAGAATTCCACATATTCGGTAAGACAGGAGACCATATATTCACATCGTCATTTTCAAAACATGTAAATAACAATTTATTTCTTTCAGGAAGAAACAGTAATGTCGTCACATAGTTTCTTGTTCCTGTGTTGATTATGTCAAGACAGTCTCCTGACGTTGCAGACAACAGACAAACCTCAGAGTTTCTTCCGGAATATCCGCCGGATATAAATAAATCTTTATAAGGAACGTATATTAGAATATTAGCATACCCCTTATGGTGCTGAATGACATTCTCTTCAACGACAACAGGTTTAAATTCTTCTTCTTCTTCTTCAATAGCAGTAGCAGTAGTAGCATCAATAGTTGTGATTGTCTTATTTGTTTTTGCAGGCATGGATTTGGCTCCACCAGCTATCCTCCATAAATTGATATATCCACCACTTGTAAATACAATCTGCTCCTTATCCGCCAAATACATAAGAGAACGAACACGATCGTTTTTTTCGATAGTATGTATACATTTCTTATTATCAGAATCAAGTGACCATATTTTTATCTTACCGTCTTTACTAGCTGACACGAGAAGATTTTTTTCCTGAATATAAATGACACATTTCACGGGTGTAGTGTGACCGAATAAAGTATTACAGCATTCCCCCGACGACAATGACCATATTTTCAATGTTGTGTCTTTGCTTGCGGAAACTATTTGATCGTTACCAATATTAATAACACATTTAACACTATTAGAATGTCCATTTAACGTGTGTAGACACGAACCAGCACTATCATCATCAGCAATTGACCAAATTTTTAAAGTATTATCTGTACTTCCTGAAATTATTTTTGTTTGATCAACATGAACGACACACTTTATAAAATCACTGTGCCCTTTTAAAATATGCATACACTGCCCAAAGCTCTCATTTGCAAGTGACCAAATTCTTATAGTACGATCCCAGCTCGCCGAAAGCAGTTGTTCGCGGTCTTGAAGGTAAAGTAAAATTTTGACAACACTCTTGTGACCTGTTAAGGTTAGAAGACATTCGTTGTTGGTTATAGACCATACCTTCAAGTCACTTTCCAAAAAAAAACCTGTCCTATGCCCTGCAGATACTATCAAATTTTTTTCTTCAATATACAATAAATTTCTTACATCAGCATGATCTAATGTTTCTAAAGATATAGATTTCACCCCTGATCTTCGAATTATTTCCTCTATAATCGTATCTTTCTTATCAGTCTCTATCTGAAGTGTTGAAACTTCCTGTTGGAGTGTTGAAACTTTCTGTTGGAGGTCTTCCAATTGTTTTTGGAGATCTTTTTGGAGATCTTTTTCGAGATCATACGGGTTTGAAACATCATCCTCTTTGTTAAATTTCCGTTTCTTTGATGAATTTTCTTCTTCTTGATTTGTATTTAAAAGATTTTCTATTTCCATGATTGGTAAGTTTTCTTTTTTTCTTTCTATTGATTTATGATTATAAACTATGTATGGATAAAATCTAGGATAAAATTACAGACAACACCGTAAAACGAAGCTCAGATAATCAGGTACGCGGATACAAGAAAAAAAAAAAAGATCCATCGTACGGTCAATGATGGGGTGTCAAAACGGGTCGAAAAATTAAGCTGGAAACACAGGTCGCTTCTGTTCTACACAAGGATCGACCTCATGGAATTCATGGAATCGGGGCGTGCGACAACCATAAAGAAGGATCGACCTCATGGAATTCATGGAATCGGGGCGTGCGACAACCATAAAGAAGGATCGACCTCATGGAAGAAAATCGGGACGTGCGACAACCATACGTATATGGGCGTGCACAGGGCATGAAGAAGGATCGGAGTGTCAAAACGGGTCGAAAAATTAAGCTGGAAACACAGGTCGCTTCTGTTCTACACAAGGATCGACCTCATGGAATGCGTGCACAATGATCGACCTCATGGAAGAAAACGACGGACGGTTATAAGAACACCTATGTTCTTCAGTTTTTTTTACCAGCTGAGAGAAGTCCTGCAGGTAGGGGAGGTCCGGGAAAGGCCGCTAGCACCAGCCGATGAGACGTCCGCCGAGAAACAACAAGTGGCGAGTCCGTGTATTTTTTTTTTACCCCTGGGAGGCCCGTTGGTTGCTACAATTTTCTCGCCATCTTGAGGACATTTTGTATTTTTTTGAGTCCCTATTTTTTTTCTTTTGATTTTTTTCTATATCTTAATTCGAATACTATAGGGTTTAATTCAAATTATATTTATATTTTCCTAGAATCAAAATTTATTCATCATTTAACCAGCAACTATGAGCTTTGCAGCAAACCTCCTAGACTTTTTGGACATTTGTCCAAATAGCTTATCTACCGAAGCAAGAGCATTTTTAGATCGGTTAAATCCGAAATCACTCAATAGGTACTTATCCACCGAGATAGACCTCGATACCTTCAGTCTTGACCGGGAGATCCCCAAAAAAGAGTCCGGCTACTATGATGTCGATACTAAACAAGTAGAGTATACGTTCCCGGATCTTATTAGGAAATATTTTTTGCTACCCTGGCGTGAGGATCAGCGAGACTGTCTCATGAAGTTTTTACAATTCTTATTACCGAATACTATGGAGAATCAAAGAGTCATGTATATTCAAGCCGTGTTCGGCTCTGGAAAAACAACAATGCTCAAAGCTATGGTGTTCTTTTTGTTAATGAATCATCATGAGTACATCGATCAGGATCACAGGACTCGTTTTCATGTAGTGAGCACAAAAGATATTCTTATTACTGCTTATAATCTTTCTGTAAAGAACGAGCTCGAAGAAGAAATGCGAAAATATCTAAAAAAAAACGTAAATGGTCGACATCGACACTACAGTAAATATTCAAACACTTATAATAAATATGAAAACGGTGTATTTAACATTCAAACATATGATAGTATTATTCATGAAATCAATACAGTACTTGGATCCAAATATTCATTTGATGATGCGCGTTTCCATGCTGAAAAGAGATTGTATGCATATACGAATGTGAAAAAGCTAGAAAAAATAGTTAGTCGAGCAACAACCAACGATCGGCGATCCACAACAAGACGTTCAAACTTTACAGATAAAAGAGAAAAGGATATAAAATATTTGTTTTTGGATGAAGCACAAGATTTAGATCAACAAGCTCTTGAACTATTACTGTCTTATTATCCTAATGCTAAGATTATTATTCTTGGAGATATCTTTCAATCTATTCAAAGAGAGCCCCGTGAAAATCTGTTGTATCGACTATTAACAAAAACAGATAACCAACAAGAAATTGTTGTCAAAGGGAAATTTTTTGCAAATGAGACTGATCGTACGATTAAAGTGGATCCGAATGTAATGTATATCACACCGAGAGTACCGCCCCAAATATTAGAGATATTAAAAGAAGAATTTATGAATCATTATAGTGAGAAAATAAACAATTTACCGTTCAATGAATGGAGATCAACATCAAAGGAAACGGATAGTAAGATTGTATGGCGACAATTCGGAACATTTAAGGAATTATATCAGAAAATTGCAAGGTCTTTCAAAGATGAACATCAAGAATATGACGAGACTAAAATCAAGAATTCTATGATTTTGTCATACACTTCTGAAATAACAGTGAATCAGAGATGTGGGGATATACATAGAGGTATGCGTGAATTAAATGATACTCATGGAATTAATAAATCTCTAATCAACACGAATTATAAGATTAAAGAACAGAATAAATTGTTTATGTCAACGATGTCTTCGTCAAAAGGTTTAGAAGCGGACAACGTGATTGTCATCATTACAGATAACATTGATCAAAAGCACAGCGCGTCTGAAGATGTTGTCATGAATTTATTGTGTGTTGCATTTTCACGATGTAAAAAAAACTTAACAGTGTATTTTCAGAAGGAGGGAAAACAAGGATGCACATTTGTTTCGAGATTTTCACATCATACACGGTTTCCAAGATCTGATTTTGACGGTGAACTTAAGATCGATATTGTTAAGACATTATTGCGTTCTCACTCAATTGAATCATTAACGGATGATTCCGATATCTTCTCTAGTAAATTGTATAGCAAACTCAAAAGTATAATCAAGATAAATGAGCATTGTTTGATCGAATATCATCCTCTGGCTGACCGAATTCAAAATATTAACCAACGTGATCGAAGGGATTTTGAAGAGCGACGTATGAGAGAGATACCTAGAGATGCCAATCGTATGCAAACGAAAGTCAATAAAGACATTTTCTATTACTTTTTATTACAAGAATTCAAAAAGGATTGGTTAGATTTGAGCTCTGAACAAGATGAACAATTAAAAAGAATCTACCTTCCAGGCCATTTATCATGGTTGTCAGAGGAACATCGAGAACGATTGAACGCGTATCAGCAAAAAACACAGAACGAACCATTTGCTATTCTGAATAGACAATATGATGAGCTTGAAAATCGATATAAACAGTCAAGAGAACAATACGGATTTCTTTCAAATTCACAACGAGAACGTTGCCATCAACTTAAAGAGCAACTATTTATATTGTTCAAGAAAAAATTCGATAATGCCATGGAATTTTTTCTATTGAAGAGTTTGTTGATGAAACAATCGAATATTATTAGCGATATTCCAGATGTTCGTCATTTTTTTGACTTATATTACAATGAGGAGTTAAACGATGTGTTTCAAGGTTCTCGTGGAAGAGCAAGTGGTAGATTGTTTGAGTTTATTAAAGAAGATGGAAACTGTATTAGATACAACTTTACTGTCTACGGTAATCATTTAGTAACCGGTACGGCAAGTATCTTAGTAGAAAAAGAGAATCATCTAGAAATTTGGGTTATTGATTCTCACCGACTTGTATCTAAAGAAGATGATGAGAATCGTACTCTTATTCGTTCACAAGAGGTTCTCTATAGAGAGACACGTTTACTTCGTGGAATCAATCTAATTTTGAATCATATTCAATGCAATGCAATTTTTGATAATTTAGAAAACAAAACAATTGTTCTGAAAGTCATTAATATCTATGAACGTATTTGGTATAAATACCTGATGAAACCGAAGCAATTAAATGAACGGAATCATGCTAGATTGATCAATGAACGAAATAATACGGACTACTACATTAAAAAGCATCATGTAGAAGACTTTAAGCTGTTAAAGAAAGATATAAAAGAAACCATTCTTCTTCATAATCTAAAAACATATCTTTCGAAGATAAATTTTTTAACTGACTCCAATGATGCGGAAGCTCCCAAAATCGATGTGAATAACTTTTATTTTATTGATGGAGAATATATCATTGATGGCAACGGTAACTTTGAATGGAAGCGCGCTATAATTCTAGAATTTGTAGGAGCGTCTAATTTCAATGTAGTTTACGATAAGAAAGTCTATTCAGGTGGTAGCGTGACATCTGATATGATCTCTGATGAATTAGAGAAGTTCTTCACGAATGGCGGAACCAAACAGTTATACCAAGATTTTTGTATTCTTGAGCACCTTGCGAAGCTTTTCTATAAGAGAAAACATGGGTCAACCAAGTATAGCCCTTCTGACATCAGAGCAATTGTAGAGGACCGAAACTTTCAATTAAACTTACATTCTAAATTCGAAAAGCGAGAAGAAATTACATCAAGCTCAAATAGAAAAAGAACTCGTTTAGATTTTCAATACACTCAACATATCATCGATACGTATTTAAATGGGTTTATGAATACAACGAGTATTGATCCTGTCTTAAATGACGAGAAGTTAGTCAAAGTCTTTGTCTCGAATACATTGCCTAAATCTATTTTCCAGGAAGTGGATATTGATCAAAATTTAAAGAAAATAGATTTGACTGTTGTAGACAGAATCGAATTTTACCCTGTACACACATTATATAAAAGACCGATTGTGTTCAAATACTTAAATAACATTAAAAGTACGGAACTAGAGTCGAATCCACAACGTGTGATGTATATTAACCCACAAAAAGATTACATAAAACATTTTTGGGGTGAATATATTGAAGATGGAAACTATTACAAATACAAAGACTACTGTAATCTAAACGGAGAATACTTTCTGTATAAATTACATCACAAAGAGGAAAAAGATAAGAAGACATCTTTGAAATTTCTTACCGCAATCGTCGATAGACTAGTTTACCAAATAGCACAACTAAAAAACAAGTATTATTTCTATGCATAAGTAATTTAAAGTTTATTTTATGTTAAGGGTGTCTGAGTCTATACGGACTGTTATTATTTCGAGTTTTCTCATCATTAATTCCGAGTTTATATTTTAATGTATCTCTAATTTGTTCCAATTCTTTTTCCTGTTCATGTTCTTGTTCATCGCCCCTATCGTTCCTTTTTCGTTTCAATCCTTGTTTCGGGTTTTTGGAAACATTTTCAAATTCATACGCCATCTGTGAATGTTCACAATTTAGTTTAGATACAATGAAATGAATAAAATGCAATGAAATAAAATGAAATAGAGTGTCTGATTGTAGATCTGTCAAAAACCGTTAGGTATTGGGTGTCACTTGCACATGGGATCTTCTAGTTTTTTTTTCAGTATTTTCCAGTTTTTGACAACTAAGCGCAGGCCTGCCTATCAGGCTCGTCTACTACAGGATCAGTCTAGGCCTATCAGGCTCGTCTACTACAGGATCTCGTTTTTTGCACGAAGCCTTCTCTCTCTCTTCTGTCGAATCAAGAGGGAGAGAAGGGTACTCGTAGTAAATAAAGAGGGTGTCAGGTGATGGTACAGGGGTTGTTGAGGGGGGGGGGGGAGAATTGAAGAAAAGTCCCCCTCCTAAGGTGTAGGCCCCTGTGTTTCTTCTATTTAATCTAGAAGGTCTGTGCCTACGTGCAGGCCCCTGTGTTTTGCTAAAGACGAATCCAGATGGTCTGTGCCTACGTGGGTAGCCCCTGTGTTTCTTCTATCCCCAAAAAGATCGATGGTGGTTGCCCTCTTTGACTACATATGTCTTAGGGTACCCTCGTAAGGACGGACCCTTAGTAAACTGAGACCTTATGCGAGTATTTGTATCAGACGACGTAGGTACTTCCTCCAGTTTCCCCCCTTCGACTACATAGGTCTTGAGACCTTAGATCGTGAGCGGGTCATCTGTTTTACCTTCGAATCTCACTGTTTTAGTTGTCATTTACTTTTTTCACATCTATCTATATATATTGAACTAATTAAAAAGAGTTGACTATCTAGATACTGAACTAATTAAAAAGAAAATTAAATGAAAAGAGATCGGGAAGAAGAAGAAGACGAAGTTCCAACTCACTTAGTATGTCCTATAACTAGAGAACTGTTTAAGGACCCTGTACTTGCAAGTGATGGATATACATATGAAAGAGATGCCATAACAACACATTTAAAGTCTAGTAAAAATAAAATTTCTCCCATGACAAGAAATGAACTTACTGAAACTCTTACAACCAATCGAAGTATTCTAGATGCTATTGATGCCTATCAAAATAACGGTACAGAGTCTTCAAAAAAAATAAAAACAGATGATGCTGATTTCGTTTTCAATTATAATTACATCGAAAAGATGGCTGACAAGGAATATAGAAGCGTCTTATATGTGCAAAAAAAAGAAATTATTTTCTCGTTGATAAAATCGGGTTCTGAATATAAACTCGATGTATGGATTCCAAGGGATTTTTTTATAAATGTATGTGAATTTGAAGAAAGTTTTCAGTACGAAAAGAAAACCTTGTATAAAATTACTACAAACGATATTTGTGATGTAAAGAATGCCGTTAAACTATTAAGAAATGCACTCCTCAATAAGGCTCAGAAACAAGAATTAGAAAGATTGTATCCATCGTACTCTGACATTATAAATATATCTTTTAATTCACAACAAGCCATCTTTAATATATTACTGTGTAGAAAAGACGACGAAAAACGTAATATTCCACGTTCTGATCCATGTTCAGTTTGCAGAGGTCTTTCAACTACATCGATGTCTTGTTGTAGCAATGTTATTTGTTTGTATTGTTTATTAGACACAGAATTAAAAGCAAATGTGGTACATTATACCGAAAGCAATAATGAAGGAAATATAAGATCAGATGTTGCATCAGACTTTAAATGTCCGAGATGTGATGCAGTGTTTCAAGAGCATTATAGAGAAGATTAGAATTAAATTATTTTAAAAGTATGTCATGACCAGATTTGCGGTTACAAACATACAGAACGCGAACATGATGAAATACCAAATGGACAATTTCGAGTTATCACTGAAATTACATAGTTTAACTTGAGAAAAGGAACGGAAAAATAAGGTAAATGATATAAACATTCCAAGTAACGACACAATAATTAGACCGAGGAACGTATAAAAAAAGAATAACTGAAAAAATACATTCTCTTCATTGTCTACCATTTGATTATATTTACGAAAAAACAAAATCGAAACGGTATACATAAAAAAAGAACTAAGGAATATTTTATAATAATTCAAATGAAACAAGCCAAAACGATGAAAGTTAATAACTCCTAACATTATGATAAATAATAAAGATAGAGTAAAAGCAGTTTCAGCGATGATGTGACCAATTCTACTGGAAACATTCTGTTTATTATATCTAATATGATTGATGGAATATACGAAGGCTGCTGAAGCGAGAAACAAAAATAAGGCAAAAAATAAAGTATTAATTAATTTACATCTCAGATACACATTAATAAACGACATTACTACTTTTTGATCATTTTTAAAAATTTGATTATACTTTATGTTTGAAATGCTCAGATTCATCGAACTTAGAAATTTTTTCACACTTTGAACTCTTTTGTAAAATCCAACCGAACTTTCACTATCAGGTTGAAAGATATTATTGTATGCATTTGTATCTGTCGGTGTGACACTCATTATATTTAATTTTATTTTTATATAAATAAACATTCTTTTTTTTTGTTTTTCAATAGATTGATTTTCAATAGATCGATTTCAAAAAGTCCATCATTCGAATATAATCATACTCTTCAATTTTTTCCTTGTGTTCAAAAATTGTTTCGCATATACTATTGACATTTTCTTTTGATAAATTGTTTGTAGTCTGAATCTTCTCTTGAGCTTCCCTTAAACATGCATATTTGTTTATCTTTGCCTCGAATGACTCAATTGACTTTTTCGCATTCTTTCCGTTTACGAATAAGCCTTCGTACTGCACTGTATGATTCTCGTCAAAAAGTTTTCCATGTCCATGATACTTTCCATCTTTGAAACACCCATCATATTTGATTGTTTTTCCATCAGAATAAAACTCTTTACCACGTCCATGATACTTTCCATCTTTGAAACACCCATCATATTTGATTGTTTTTCCATCAGAATAAAATTCTTTACCACGTCCATTAAAAAGGTTACCTTCCATTTCCCCTTCATAGCATAGACATCCATTACAACGATAACATTTGCCCACTCCTTTCATTTCGTCATTTTGAAAATCTCCTTCATACACTACATTACTACTCATCGATAAAAGTTTACCTTTTCCATGAAAAAAGCAAGCTTTAAAATTTCCAATGTAATGAATTTTTCTGGAACCTTCGTAGAAAAGAACCCCGTGTCCATCGTAGTCACCGTCGCTATCAAAATCCCCTTTATAAATAGGAAAGTTATTCTCAGCATACAGCTCTCCATACCCAGCTGACCACTTTCCTTCTTTAAAATGTCCTCGGAAACTGATTGTGTTATCTTCGTAATATGCAGTCCCATAGTTTTCATATTTACCATCTTTAAAATGTCCCTCATACTGTATTGTATTTTTTTCATTGTTATAAAACAATATGCCATTACCATGAGGCTTATTGTCAATTAAATTCCCTCTGTATTTGATGTTTGTGGAATTTTCATAAAATAAAACACCATATCCGTTTCGGTTGTCTGTCATTTTCCTTTTTTTTCCCCGTTTGTTTGCTTTAGTAGAAAATCTATTTTTTTTGAAAGATCGATTTTTTTTTTATTAAGTATTTACTAAATCAATATGACACAATTGTACAAAACACCATCGTTTTCTTGTTATAAACCGTATTATTCACTGTTATCATCAGTTTCATTGCTATTCTTATCGATCTATTTAATTTATCGACAAAAACGTATTGGATACCTTGCGCTCATTGTTTCGATTCTATCTATTCTTCATCATTGTAGATCTTATGATGGTGACGACTATAACGATGTCCTACAAGTTTTAGACGTGCTCTTCGCAATTACTCTGGGGGTTGTTTTATTTCTACAAAATACTTATAATAAAATCGTTACCGCTGTAATTATTGTATTATATTTAGCTATATTGTTTATGTTTTCAGATAAACCGCATATTCAATCGTTCATTCATATGATAATTCACATTTTAGTTATGCATATGCTCTTCCATGAATTACGTTCTAAAAGCAGAAAGACTCGTCGTCGTCACCGCCGCCGCCGCAATAACAAAAGACTGTGAACAAAAAGTTTTTTTTTTAATGAGACGCATATAATAAAACACATCATAACCAAAAAAAAAATATGGGAGTAGAAGATTTAGGATTGTTAATAAGTAATATATCTGTTTATAAATCTATCGATGAAACTTATTTTCTAGACATTAATTCAAATGGTTACCATTTGCTACAATCACTCAGTCAGCAAAATTATAGCAATGCGTCCTTGAAAACACAAGGTCGTCAATTTGTCGTTGACCTATTCAATAATTTTATTTGTATTAATAATCACATTTTGAATTTAGACGATATAAAACGCAAGATCTATATTCTCGATAATTTAGAATTATCGGTTAAAAATTACTTTCTTTCCAATTCTCTTGGCTTTACAAAAGAAGAAATCCAAGACTTTTACCGTCATTCTTACTCATTACTTATCAACTTGAAAACTCTCAGTCAGTATATTGAATATAAAGAGCAAAGTCTCAATGAATACGAATTCGAGCATATCAATACACTACAAGATAATCTACGTGATTACATTGTTGATTTTTTCTGGGATAAATACTTTATGTACCTCAGTGAAAATAAAAAATTAATACGTGAACTTCAACAAATTGATCAGATAAGTCGTATCATCAAACCAACGACCATAAGAACATCTTCTTATAATATTCCCTTGAAATCTGATTACATTTGTACGTATGATAAGAAAAAGACAAAGTATTTCGATCACATTGATTATTCTAAAAGCTCTCAGTTTTTCGAGAAAAATCATAACGATAATCAAAGAATGATCCATCTTTATTCATTCAATGGATTCGACGATCTTGTTCAAATTAAAGAACCAATATATTCTCATAGTATGCTCGCTCATGAAGCAACAGAGAATAACACTTATGCAGTTAACTTCGATATGAAGAAGTACCATATCAAGTATGACTCGAATGGTATGCGAGAAAAAGATATATACAATATCTTCATTTATGGATATCAAGTTACCGGTGCAAACAAAAAATGTCTCGTGGGCTTTTCCTTTTTTGATAACACTCATTACGAGAACACTTATCAGACTTATATTTCTTACTTTCATGATGATATTGTCACACGTGATTTGTTTCAAGATCTGGAATTCGAATACAACACTAGTGATCTAGTTGACATCTCAACGACTTCGTATCAAACAGTGCTCTTCGACTTCAAGAATAGAACACATGATTATGATGAGACACGTTTACTGGTTGACACGGACAATTCATCGTATACTTTTTTGGTTCGATCGAAATTTTATCAGAATAAAACCTTAGGAACGATTCAATTCGATTTATCGGATCTCTCCGCACCTGTCATTTTGGAGACAAGTGGATTGTTTCGAAATTTTGTAACGACAACTGCTAAAACGCCAACGGTCACTGTTCTTGACAAATCGGACAACACAAGACAAATCTTTGTTTCAATTTTGTAGAATCGTAGAATCGTAGAAATCGTAGAATCGTAGAAATCGTAGAAATCGTAGAAATCGTAGAGTGAAAAAAAAATATTATTATATTATTAAAATAGATTTAAAAATGAAATTAAATTTTAATGTCAATGATTTTAATAATACTACTACCACGACCCCAAGTTCATCTGTTATTGAACAACAAGGGCCGTTTAATCTCACTTCTTCGAGCAATACTTCTGCGGATCTTACCAGTCAAGTAGTGACCGTAAAACAGATTCAAATATCGGGAGACGCTTCCGATTCTGTGATTGAACAGTATAATTTTACGATTGCGTCAACAGGGGATTTAATTGAGTATACCTTCTTAACCTCGCCAACGTTGTCATCAACCCATCCCAAACGAGGCTACGTGACGAAAGCGAGTGGACAGCTGTTCGGCGAGCTAGGCAGTGCCGAGGTAATGCATAAGACGCTACCGACGATGGGCGATATTGAAGTTATCTTTACATAGACTTTTTGTTTTTCTTTTCATAATTCGTCTTCACACGGTGACAGTTCAAACACAGAGCCATTCCATTGTCAATGTTGCTTGTTCCTCCTCTATTAGTAGCAACGATATGATCGACATCACATAAGTCATTTCTATCAAATCTCCCATCACCACCCCTTCGGTAACACGGACATTGATATTCATAGAGTCTCTCAAATTCGGAACCAGGAGAATTCATACATTTATAGTCTTGCTTACTTTTTATAAATTCTTTCTGTTTTAAACTGAAATATTCTTTTCTAGTTGATACCAATTTCAATTCATTACTCCTATATTCTCTATTATCATTTTCAAATGCTTTGTTATTGTTGGTGGTGTCGTGGTCTTCATCCTGTTGGTCCTCGTCGTATTCTACATGGTTATTGTTCATGTTCATGTTCATGTTCATGTCCTGGTCGTCGTCTTCATTCATGTTTTCTTCTTCGTCTTCCTTTTGCAGTTTTTTTACATACTCTTTCATCAAGTCCCATTCTTTATTATTCATATAGTTTTGAATTTGTTTCCAAATATCACGAACGATGTTGTCAGATTTCATTATGTATTTATTATTTTTATAATTTCTATTTTGTGAACAGATCCAACACTTCATGGCTGTGTTATATTTTGAGGTAGGGCGTTTTTTATGTGTGTACATCCACTTACATACGTCATACAAACGGTTCTTCCAGTTTTGTCCTGGTGTCGTTTTCTTTAATTTTTTACCTTTTTCATCACAGAACACTTCAAATTCCTTTTTACAAATTTTATTATTGAAAACGGTGCTACATTCCTTTTTATAAAATTGAAGTTGATTTGAAACCCAATCATTTTGGACCCATTTCCCCTTTTTGTTTTTAAAATTTTTCGCTTCTTCGAATTTCGCGAACCACTCTTCTTCTGGTGTTAGTTCGTTGACTTTTTTTTCTAACGTTTTACCTTTTTCTTCACAAAACAATTTAAATTCCTTTTCACAATTTTCATTATTAAAGACGGTGCAACGTTTGTTTCTATAATGTTTAAGTTGATCCTGAAACCACTCATTTTGGATCCAGTTGCCTTTTTCGTTTTTAAAATTTTTTGCTTCTTCGAATTTCGCGAACCACTCTTCTTCTGGTGTTAGTTCTTTTTTTAAAAGTATTTTTTTTTCTAACGTTATACCTTTTTCATCACAGAACAATTTAAATTCCTTTTTACAATTTTCATTAGTAAAGACGGTGCAACATTTGTTTTTATAAAATTGAACTTGAGTTTGAAACCACTCATTTTGGATCCATTTGCCTTTTTTGTCTTTAAAATCTTTCGCTTTTTCGAATTTCGCGAACCACTCTTTTTCTAGACATAGTTTCTGTAACTTTATACCTTTTCCATCACAGAACAGTTCAAATTCCTTTTTACAATTTTCATTAGTAAAGACGGTGCAACGTTTGTTTTTATAAGATTGAAGTTGGTGATAAAACCATGGATTTCTGATCCATTCGCCTTTTTTACCTGTACACGCTTTCGCTTTTTCGAATTTCGCGAACCATTCATCTGTTACCTTATCATAATTGATTTTACACTCCATCCGCGCACAAAATATATTTGTAAAATCATTTTCATTGATGAATTTATGGCACTCAAAATCAAAGAATAAGCGTTGTTTGTAATTTTTCTTTTTCCTATTCCGCATTCGTTCCAGAAAGGTATCTCCTTCAGCGTCTTCGATATCGATTTGCATGTCATCATCAAGATCATCAACGGAAAGAAGTGGTCGTTTGGTGGACGACGACGCCATCGACTGATCATCATCAATTTCATTCTCAAGTTCTCTTTTCTTTCTTGAAGTACTTGATGAAGACGAAGAAGACGATGAGTGAAACAACGCTTCTAATTGAGCCACGATTTCAGGATTCTCTTCTTTTAGAGACGATAACAAATACACAATGGGATTGAAATTACCATTTTCGGAGTCTAAATCATTCTGAATTAACTTACTCATATCTGATTCAGACTCACAACTTGTGTATATATAACGATCAATTTCTGTCGGCATGATAATAGAGCCATTACGCGATTTGTTTGATTTCCGACAAATCCTTCCAAGATTTTGGATAATCACTTTATACTCTCTCCTTGGATCAATCCAAATAAGACCATTAGCATCGTAGGTATCCACACCTTCTTGAATGGTCTTGCAAGAGGATAGTATAAAAACACTATTAGGATCATCGTGTGCTTTAAAATTATTCAAAATCTCTTGTCGTGTCGTATCTAACATAGTTCCTGTTAAGCATTCAAGGTGGAATGAATACGATGGATACATTGCATGTAATTTATCTAAAACACGATCTCGATGTTTTATCATAATTTCGACTGGCAGAATCGACTTCATATTATCTTCTTTGACTCCTCCATGAAATCCCATGATTTTGTTATTACCTGTTTGTAGAAAATTTTTCACCATATAATGAACATATCGATCCACAAGGTCGTCTTCTGAGGCATCCTTCTTTTTGTACTGCATGATATCATAATGCTCATTGTAAAGTTGGAAACAAAGACATTCGTCATGTTCATAGTCATGTCGTTCTGAACCAGGTGGCTTGAACAGGAAAGTCTTTTGTAAATTTCGATTATAAATCCTGATGGGTTTATCGTAGTATATGGATGCCACTTCTGGAAGGAGATCAAACTCTTTGTAATCCCATTCACCGTCTTTATATAACTTTTTTATGTTTTCGATATCACATGCGTGTTCTTGGATGATATCTTCTTGCGTAATGAAAAAATCAATTAATTCTTTTCGAATGTCACTATGAGATTTTAAAATCTCATTGAATGACGATGACGACAACGATAATGTGTGTGCAAGACAGTGAAAAAAACAATTTCCATCTATCGGGACTTCAATAAGCTCCGATTCAATCTCTTTGAACGTAACATGAATGTCAAAAGCTTTTAAAATATCATCAACAACCCCGTCGAGATAAGTATATCGGAATATTGTATAGTTTTTTTGTTCAGCAGTTGGTGTCGCAGAAAAATTAAGTTGTTTCAAATGTGTATATTGACTCATAGCATCGACAATGACTTTCTCACAATTTGATTCACCCAAGTAATGTGATTCATCCAGAATAATAAAATTAAGCTGTTTGAATAAATCATCATGTTGACGTAAACAGTTTGTCAACTCTGGAAATGATTGATACAAACAAACGATAATCTTTGGTTTTCCAGGGTTAGTAGTTAACTTGCTAAGAATAACACTATGATTAGAAACAGAGTGTGCATTCTTCCCAGAGTTGACGCCAATAACATCAAAGTTAGGTTTGTCATGAAAGTATTCGGTTTTAAATTGATAGTATAGATTTAATGAAGATACCAATAAAATCGAAATTTCGGTTGTATACTCAACCAAGCAATCTATCTCGACCTTCGATTTTCCCGTTCCACAGAAAGAGTGAATCGTCGCCTTTAACGAGTCTGGTGATTTCATGAAAATATCGATATCTCTCAGACACGCAGGCTGCCAATGGTATTTGTCGACGACGTCCATCCTGATTTTTAGAGAGTTTTTTAGAAGTATCTACTTGAAATTATCAAAAAGACGTTAACTTAAATAAAAAAAAAATAGGGATTATTGTAATTTTATATTTTAATTTATTAAGCATAAGAAATCATAGAGAGTTTTTACCAAATCTCGCCAACAAGCACGTCGCCGGTCGCAAAAAACTCGCCAAAAAAAAATTTAGGCTATCGCTGGCGCTGATCCGGCCTGCCCTGATGCACGTCGTCGCCAGCCATGCCGTGATGCACGTTGCCGCCAGTGTTTGAAATTTAGTTGACGAATGACGATACAGGACTATGAACGTGTTTTCATATATGGTTCTGATGAATTTTTCAGTAACAGATACATAGATTATTTCTATTCAAACTCCTATATAAGCGCTGTAGATCTTCCTTTTTTCGATGTTCAAGAGTTTTTTACAAGAAAAAAAAAAAATTATTACCGTAAAGATAAGAATGTCAAATCAATTCTACGACAAAGCATATTTTAATAAAACTATAAATAGAGACTGTGATTATTATATCAAAGATAAGGATGGTAACAAACAATTAGTCTTTTCTTTCAAAAAAAATGCAATTGATAAGAAAATATGGAATGACGTTATCGAGAAAATCTATGATAAAAACATTTTACATTCAAGCAATAGGAACATTGAGACATCTGATGAAAAAAAAGAGTCTTTATCAGGTATTATTGGATACTTTAATACTGTTCCGTCGACATGGAAAGCAGAACTCCCTTTTAAGTGGGCAGGTCGAAAAACAAAGTATACACGTTTGAAAGAGAATAATTTTAAAGAAATTGTCAAAATAGCTGAATTAGTGCAAAAGATTTACAAACAGTCATTTCCTGATATTTTTTCATACCACCAAAAAGAAAGTTCGAAAATTATAGCCGATTTAAAGATTGGGAATACAGTTTTTACCACTTGTACATTGAATAAAGATTTAAGAACAAGTGCTCATAGAGATAAAGGAGATTTATCAGATGTATTATCCTGTATACTATGTTTAGGAAAAGACTTTACAGGGGGGTATTTAGGGTTTCCTGAGTATAAGGTCTGTGTTAAATTACAGCCTGGTGATTTGATCTTAATGAATTCAAAAGAACTTCATAGTAACACAGAATTAATTTTAAAAACTCAAGAATCAGTAAGATATTCACTTGTGTTTTATACACGTCATAATATGGGACAATTTAAAAATAAAGTCAGAGTGAATACAGTATCAGATGATGTGTATCTGAATGATAAAGATTATATAAGATATAAACAACTACAAAAAAAATAAACTTTATGATGATTCTTTTGGAACTTTTAGAAAATATAAAAAGTCAGAGGCACCAAGTGCATGGCACTTGAATAACATATTGCTTGGATTATTAACAAGTGAACGCCAATCTGACTTGTATTCAACTACATCACATTCGTTGTCGTTTACGCGCTCACATATATAGCGGGCATTAAATTGTACGTACTTTGTACGACGATTCAAATCATTTAAATCTTTTTTTCTACCCTCATCCCATGCGATTTGGACGGTGTCGTTCAATATTTCTTTTAGCTTCTTATTGACACCATTAGAATCGTTCTTACCAGGTTTTTTTTCAGGAATATTAAATGCAAATCTGAATTTAGCATCCGTTACCAAAACCGCTTTATTTTTTTCATATTCGCTTAATTCTCCTTGAAATTTTGATAATTTGTAATTTATTTGTTGACTTTTTGTATATGCACTTTCAATAGATTTTCTCATCAATTCTTTGATGCTATATTTTTTATCATCCACATTAAATTCTAGAAAGGGATGAAATTGTGCGAGTAAATTATTACCTGGAGTTGTCAGTCCATTTTCATTGGTGTTGACAATCACAAACTTTTTGTAACTAGGACTTTTATTGTCAGTATAACTAATTGTATTTTTTAAATCATTTTCGTTAATTTTGAATGAACGTAAATTTTTCAAATTACCACTTGTATCAATCAATAAAGTATGAAAAGTCTTGATGTAGTTAGGATCATGATGTTTTTCTTCAAAGACATTTCTAAAAAAATTAACAATGTTTTGTGTTTCTGTGAAACTTTCCCAATTTTCTTTTGAAAATTCAGGTTGAAGTTCATATAATCCTGATTTAGTATGCTTAAAGATGACTCCAATTGCCTTTGAATTTTTAGGAGGAGTTGAATAATGCCATAATGAACCACCTATACATTTTGAAATAGTAAGAACCTCCTGTAATTCTTTTCTTAAAAACTGTATTTTTGGTTTCACGTAAATTTGTTTCATAAAGTTTGAAGCGATATCTTTCTGTTTTAATTTTTTGATAATGGATAACGGTTCCTGATATCCATTATTTAAATCTTGATCGTTAAACTTTCGAACCAAATGTTCATTATAATAGAGAATAAACAATCGAAGAAATAAAGAAAAGTCTTGTTTCTTTTGTTGAGAAAACTCCATGTATTTATTATTCAAGTCTTCATTGACAAATTCAAACTTGATACGTAATTTTTGTTTCGTTTCATGTGTCTCTTCAACATCAATAAATTCATACCATTTGTTTAAGTTAAGATCAAAGTTCATAACATCAAATGTTTTGTAAGTATCATGACTCCATTCACGTTTGTCTTTATCAACAGCTGATTTTTGTGTTTTTTCTTTGTCTTCTTCTTGACATATAATAATATTACATTTCATGATGTTCTGAAGTTTTGTGTTAATCCGTAGACTTAAATCTGAAGTAGTCTTTTTATTTCTTCGAACACTCATATAATCACAAAGATTTCTATGATCTTTCTTAACAATAATTCTTTCATTACTATAATCATCAATAATGTCATTAAATTTTCCTTGAATCGAATCACCAACTTTTTTGATTAGTTTTGGTAATTGATCATTTAACTCCTCTCCTAATCGTTCGACACTATAAAATAGTTCTAGATTTTGTAATTCAACATCATTATTGAAAAGTTTAGTAAAGAATTTGGGGATGAAGATATCTTTAAAAAAGTCATCTATTTTTCCAACAACAGCAAAAATACGTCCTAGTTGATTTTCTGTTTTGTTACCAGGACAAAAATAATTCAAATCTGAATTTGATATATTGTCTGTTGAAATACAATTATGATCGATAAAACCAAGCATTCCCATTGCAATGCTTTTGTCTACATGATGTTCTCCAGTAATTCTTCTAGTATATTTTAACATATTCGAAAGTCTGTCAACGTCTTCGTCGCTTATTTTAGACGAATTAAATGTCTCTACTGTTTCTCGAGTATATTTATTAACTGGTTTACTAACGTAATCACATATAGCAGGTCGTGATTCATTCAGCGATCTATTTCCTGATGATAATGGAACCCAACAATCTTTATATCCTCCAGTACTCATATTTCTCAAACGTTTCTTTAATCCACATAAAAAATAATCTTCTCTCGTTTCATTATTTTCATCTGAATAAATAGTATGTCTGTTCTTATAGACATAATAAAACAACGCAATATCTTGAGTTAGAGCTTGTATCAATTCTGAACCGTAATTATCCATATAAACATACATTTCAGGGGGTTTCCTATCTGTTGATGTTAACGAAAGTGTATTCTTATTGCGTTTCAACAATCTTACATTTTTTAAACTTGTATCGGTACAATAATTAAAAAATATACCACATGAATTATTACAAGAGCGTTGTCTCTGACAATTATCTTCGAAATGCCCTTGTACTGACTTCCCTACTTTAGCACCTTTTCGAGGGTACACCGCTGCAAAATGTCCTCCATCACAGAATCCGATTTGATCACATCTTCCTTTGTTTGGTCGATTAACAACTCCTCTTTTATTCATATCATCTGCTATCAATATGTGAATTTTTTCACGAGGCTTCACACTTTGGTTGTTTCTAAGCTTGTTTAATGTTTCATCCTTAAAACCTGTCAATTTTTCAAAATAATGTTGTAAACTTGTGAATGAAAATTCATTATCAGTGTCAGAATTTTTTTTTTCAGAGTTAACAATCCAAATTCCAAAATATTCAGTATTTACATATGTACCATCAGCCTTTTTTTTATATTCATTTGGATGGATCATACCTTTCTCTACTAACGTTGAAAATATTAAATGTCTCAGTCTATTCTGACCTGCCTTCGTATGTTCTATCCCATTCAATAAAATACTGTAATAAGGCAGCATAATACCATTATTTTGGTTGATATCGAACAAAATTTTTTTCTTCACATCATTATAAATGCAACAGCAAAAATCTAGTTGTTTTTTTTGATCTTTTGCTAAGTCATGTACACTAAGCGTATGATAATTCCTTGCACCATCTTTCTTTTGCATCCACTCCTTTTGACAATCAATTATGTTGATCATGGAGTTGATGTTTCTATGTTCCAATTTTTGATTCTTGTAAAATGGACAGTGATACGTGTTCTCTGGCAAAAGAAAAAACATTGAGGTTTTTTCCTTTTCATACGCAACAATCGCATTAATAGTTGCAGTAATATAACATATTCTTCTTAACCTTCCTATTTTTTCGAATATGGAGTTCCAATCTTCTTGTAGTTTGGGTAAGTCGTATTCATAATCAGGTTCTTTATCCAGTTCATCAAGTTCATCTTCATCAACTTCAAATTTAAAATATTTTGTTGTATCACCGTATATAGTTATAATATATTCTCTTTTCTGATTTTGGTTTCTGTCATAAAATGTTTTATATAACATTTTAATAGGGTCCGACATTTCTATATCCATTTCCTCAATATCCATGTCCTCAATATATTGAGAGTTTGATTTTTTACATTCATATTCTGATTCTTTCAGTTCCACAAATGTTGATGCGTTTTTTTCCGCATTTTTTTTACTCAGTTTCAATCGTTTAAACACATCTGCTGAGTACTTAGTTAATTTTGTACATATCATTGTATCTCCTTCGTCAATGTAAACATTTTCTAAACTTACTGTGTTAGAATCATGATTTTTAAAATATTTTTTCAATGCTTTGACTCGTTCTTTTTCATTCATTGTCACAATTATCATCTTTCGATTTCGAAGTTTTTTGAAAATTTTTTCCGTTCTGTCGTACATACTTTGATTCACATTTTTAACTATTTCAATTGTTATTTCCTCCTCAATTAATTTTTCACATAAACCCAATTTTTTAACGACTTCGTCCAATTTCTTCTCAATCTGATCAAATATTTCTCTTGAATTTGGTGATATTATTAAAGTTGATTCATCAAAAATCACATATTGAATTATTGATGCATACACAAATAAAACAGTCTTTGCTGACTGCACAAGTCCCATCATAATACTTTTTTTAGTTTTTATCGAATGTACAAAAAAGTCAATCATTGAAAATCTCATATCAAATTTATCTTTGTTATCATCGTTTTCCTCCTTGAAATAAGATTCCAACTGATATAACATTTGCAAAGCCTTTTTTGTTATTTGATGACTCGGTAATAATTTCAAAAATTGTTTAAATGTATCTGATTGTATATTATCGATATAATTCTTACTTTCAGACTTTTCGGAACCATGTTGATTTTCTAAAAACATTTTCAAAATCTTTTTATTTTCTTTATCTACAATATCGTTTAATGCTTCTACTGGAATAGGATCACATTTGTTGAATCGGCGTTTATTAAAACTTCTGCTACTATCGTAGAAAAATTTCTTTTGTAACTCAGGCTCATCATCCCAATTATCAAATTTTTCAATTTGTACTCTCCCGGCTTCAGTAAATATATCATATAGCGATTTTTTTTTCTTCTGTGAGTCAAAGCCTAAAAACAATTGATCATTACGGTTCTCAAACAAAATCTCATTCATGTCGTGCTCTTCCATTGTGTCAATTGTAAATTTCAAATCATTTAAAGTAACTCTCATTGTTTTATTGTATTCTTGCTGTATATCGTCTAGAAGATGACACGTTTTTGTTCGAACATTAAATAGATCTTTGATCTCATACTCAGGTCTATCTTTCTCTTGTCTACCATAATTTTCAAAAGTTTTTTTAATTAAAATTGTAGAATTCTGATCGACACTTTCATCATCATCGTCGTCGTAATCGTCACAATCATCGTCAGTTTCCTCATCAAATAACGAATCTTTACTTTGTTGGTCATCTACATCACTTTCTCTCATTATACTTTCGTCATCATCGTCGTCGTAATCGTCACAATCATCGTCAGTTTCCTCATCAAATAACGAATCTTTACTTTGTTGGTCATCTACATCACTTTCTCTCATTATACTTTCGTCATCATCGTATAGACTCATTGAGTCACTTTGTGTATCATCATCGTCGTCAACAAAATTGGCAAGGTCCTCCTCTGGATCATATTCAGAATCAGAATCATACCTTTTGCGTTTGACATACTTCTTTTTTTTTTGTGAACGTTTATCACATTTGAATTCTCGTTTACGTTTCTTGTTTTGCCGACTAACTTTAGACTGACCAATGTCAGTAGATATAACGTTAAACGATCTACGCGTCTCCTCATAAATACGTATTTCTTTTCCTAACAATTGTTTGAAAGCTTGATTGAAAAGTGTGACGCAACCATCAAATAACATATTGTCATAGTATCCTCTTGCCCTTAACAATCGCATTTGTTCATCCAAAGAAATGCCCTGACATTCTAGACTTTCTTTATATTCTTCGTCCACGTCCAGATAAATTTCCATGTAATCAGCAAGCTTATTTCTTAAATATAAAATTTTTCGTTCTAACTCACCTTCCCATCTAATTTTTTTTTTTTCTAAATAATCTTCTTCATCCCCTAAAACAGTAGGACAATTTTTTAAAATCGACGTAAAAAAGCAATCACCATCTCCAGATACAACAACAATTTCATAATTTTTTAGAGATAAAGATGAAAAATTTTCATTCTCTGAAGTTTTGCGTTTGTTTCGGTTTTCAGAACTGGTGTTTGATTTTTGAACTAATGCATTGTAATGATCAGAACGATTATAAACTATTGGTATATGACCTAACGTTTTCACCGTTTCAGACCATTCATGTCTTACAGTATCAGAGTTAACTATATTAGCAGAACGTTTAACAGAATAGTTACTACCATAATTGTTAAGAGCAGAGTTACCGGAATTATTCAGAGCAGAGTTACCATTATTCAGACCATTATACGGAGCAGAGTTACCATTATTCAGACCATTATACGGAGCAGAGTTACCATTATTCAGACCATTATACGGAGCAGAGTTACCATTATACAGAGCAGAGTTACCATTATTCAGACCATTATTCAGACCATTGTTTACAGCTGAGTTATTATTATTTAAACTAGAAAAACAATTGTTTACAGGATGGTTCACAGGAGAGTTTTCAAGACGATATTGACCAAGATTACCTGATTCACGAAAAAAATTAATAGATGATTGTTCTTTACTAGAACTTCGAAGTTGCAATTTGCGCCTTCCTTTTAATGTAAGATTTAACATTACCAGTAGTTTATTCTAAACTAATAACTGTATGTATAAAAAATATTCATATTATTAGAAAAATATACGTAAACAAACTTAAGTAACCAAAGTGAAGTAAGCAAATCATCTAACTTAAAGACAAACAAACATATGGAAGAAATGAAAGTCGCATGAAACGCAATACATCCAACAACTCAAAAATTAGACACACACAAACACTAAAGGTAGAAAAAGATGAATTAAGGAGATTGCACGGTATCCAAATCACAGACGTCCACTCCAAAATAAGAGAGAAAAAAAACACACATGAAAAACGCAGGACAAACACTAAGGAGGAACGTAGACGTGCGACAGCCACTCAAAAATAAGAGAGAAGAAAAACACACATGAAAAAGACCCATCTAAAATTGCAGACAAAGACTAAGGAGGCACGTAGACTCTCCAAAATCTGACAAAGACGCAACCAATAAAATAATGACGGACTGCACTCAAAATTATGGACGCGCGACTCAAGACAACCACTCAAATTTTTCCAAAAATTAGAATTTGAACGTACTCCAGGAGAACGCTCGATCCAAGAGTACTGATTGGATACAGAAAAGTTTCTAGAATGTTCTATTAGTGAACAGATGTCCAATCAGGAAATATATCATCGTCGATGCGAGTCAGGCTATTCCGGCCGGCTCACCAGCCCTACCGTTTTGCGTCGCAGAAGCTTCCTCTTCCTTCGTACCAAGGCCTAGTCATGACAACAACAACTCCGACAAAAGTAACAGATACATCGATTGTGTCTATTCAAACTCCTATATAAACGCTGTAGAAGGCCATCTAGACTATGCTTCGGAAATTGATAACCGCATGAGGCGGCGAGATCATGTTTGTATTCTAGTTGTCGAATGACGTCATTAAATTTGGTACGATATGTATTATCATAGGTATAGATATAAGCCTGTAATTCATTTGGTAAACTGTCAAAAAATAAGTTCATCAATCTTCTTTGAGTATGGACACCTTTACGAATTGAACAGATGGTTTCATTTTTTTCATTAACAGTAATGTGGTTCATACTGAGCTTCAACATAATGTATTATATAATTCCTTTTCTTTAATTATATAATAATAAATTTTATTTTTGTAGGTGAAATGATGAATCCACCCTCCTGTTTTCGATTTGCAAGTAATCACATGGATTTTCTTATATGTTTACGGTGTAACAAAGAGTCAACTGGAATACTGTTTTCTAATCCTTCATATGAGTTCGACCACGAATGTACAAACAGTAATTATGATCTTCCTGAAAGCAGTAGTGTACAACTTCTTAAAGACAACAATGTAGTTCACTTGTTTTCTAGCAATTATTATTACCATAATAAGGGTAGTGACAATGGACAAACAAAAGCAAATGGTATAAAGTAATGAATTGTAATATATACAAAAAATATATTAATATGAACAAAACAGAGATTTTATATCCGATCTTTCTGTCGTTAGCAGCTCAAATGCAATCAGATGATCGATTCTATCGCTTTTTATATGAAGATATGGCTTATGGGAAGACGCCGTATGGAATCTATATCCAAGATTCTTATCTTGTGTGTTATCGCAAAAACAAAGAATTTTCATTAAAACTCATAGACGATGATGAGAATATTTTACAAGAAATTCACTCATTACTGAAGAACAGAGCCTGTGTTTTATCGGAGAAAGACAATATAAAGAAGATTGACATGTATTTGACAAATGATAACATCGATGAAAAATATAAAAACAAAAAGAGTTATCGAGATAACTTAATACAAAATTATATTTTGAGAAAAGGTGAGAAACATAAAATACATGTAAGCAAGTTAAAAAAGTTGGTAAAGCTAATTAATAATGGTTTATTATTTAAAATTATTTCATGTGATGATTTTACATTTGAGAAGAATCACTCGATTAAAGATATAAAAGGAATTTATTTTTCAGATCGCAGTATCGAAGTGGATCCCGAATTGTTTTCTAAATTTATCAAATCCAGTACGACAAACATTCCGATGGATCAATATTCGCCATTAGATGAATATGACAGTCATTTGTCAAACAAAATAATTACTATAGGAAAGTTATGGGACCATTTTTTGAATGAATTTCACATCGATATTGATTATTATAATACGTGTGACGACTCTACATGATGAGTGGTCACGTCGTCGTCATCATCGGTTTCTAATAGCTTAAACGAGTTTTGATTGCGAATACCATCACTGAGTGTGTTGTTTGTTTTGGTTTCGGTACTTGAGACTGGTTTAACAACTTCTGTTTTATGTGAATGTGGTTTCATGTCTACTCCAGGGCGAAGTATACTCTTTTTCTTTCGATCTTTCTGTTGTCGCGGTTGATAAGTAGGTAACTTACTATACAAAGACTCGATCATCTTTACTTCGATAATAATGCGCTTTTTATTAATAACCACATTTTCGATCTTCAATGCAGATGTAAGAAGACCTTTCTTATCCACCAGAGTTAATGGGTCAACCTCTTCATTGCTTTCTTCGTTGAAAAAGTTGGTAAGAATCTTTTTAGATTTGTTGTTGACAATGAGTTTAACATACAGCTTTGGATTATACTTTGTATTTTCAGTACTAGTATCATCACCTTCAGGTTGATTCTCTGTTGATGATGATGGCTTTGTTGACCAGTTGACAAGTCTGAAATTATCAATCATTTCAGTATCTAATTCGGCCTCGTCTTTGATTGAATGTAAGTAACTTCGTGTATACTCAACAATCTCTTCAAGTTTCGATGTGAAGAGTTTTTCATCTTCACTAACATTCTTGAAATTGTAGAGATTAATACAGCAATTGTAACCAGTTACATATTTATTTTCACGATCAAAGATAGCTTTTATACCAGATGAATATAGCGAAGGGGGAGTATTGATTAAAAATGGTTTGATTTCTTCATTATCTTCATTAGATTCTTGATCAACTATCCCGATTGGAATAAATGTATTATAGTTTCCCCTGTATAATTCTCCGAATACAATGTTTTGTACGTTAATAGTTTGAAATTCGCTTAGTTCGTCAGTGTTGCTCATATTTGTTATCTAGTTCGTTTGGTTTTATTTGATTTGTTTTTAGTTGCTTGTTTTTTTGCTTGTTGGATGGAGTTTTAACTGCCTTGATTTGTTTTTGAGTTTAGAGCATACTAGGAGAAATTTTGCGTTCATTTTTTTTTTGTAAACAACCTACAGAACGTTACGATCTGATTGAAAAAAAATCAAAATAGTTTTATATAAAATTAACATATTCTAAATTTTTTTCATTGTCATTTTGTTTAACATACCAGTCTAACATGTGATCCAGATCGAAGGCGTTCACTTCATATATCATTAACTTTTCGTCTCCACCAGAATAAAGATACCCGTTCAAGACTATTAACGTTTGTACATTATCAAAATGAGGTTCTAC